AAGTAGTAGTAAGGCTACCTCCTCCAGTATCCCCCGCTTGTACGTAAACTGTACCACAAACTACTAAACCGTTAGCTTGTATTGCACCTAATTTAGCGTTCGTACCAATTGGGTTTTGGTTGATGTCACCACCAATGTATACGTTACGCGCTACACTAAGAGTTCCATCAAAAGTGGTATCACCTGATACTTTTAGACTGCCTGCTTCGATTTCATTAAGGGTGGTAGTGCCCGTGACAGACAAGCTACCGGCTGAAATGCTCGAAGTAGTAGTAAGGCTACCTCCTCCAGTATCCCCCGCTTGTACGTAAACTGTACCACAAACTACTAAACCGTTAGCTTGTATTGCACTTAATTTAGCGTTCGTACCAATTGGGTTTTGGTTGATGTCACCACCAACAGAGAAATCACTTACTACGGACAAGCTACCAGCCAAAGCAGAATCACCGGACACACTTAAGGACCCCCCAAAAACAGCGGAATCATGTTCAATAACAGTATCACCAATACTCAGTTCTACCCCGGATGTTGTTCCTTCTGTGTAGACAGCGTTATTGAGCTTAACTACTTTTTTTAATGCAGTTACGTCAGCATCGATACCATAGGTGCCATCAATACCGTATAGGTCAACAAGAATATCAGTCACTTTATCAATAGTCTGGCGCTGACCTATAATTAGTGTACGACCCCATTCATCGTCATCATCTGTTTGGGGTACATTTAGCACTACTTCAAAGACACCTTCTTCCTTAAAATATAAGGTCTTAGGTCCCTTCGAGTATGTTAAATCCGAATATGGAGAGGTAAATTGTGCCATGGGAGTCTCCCAATATTAAATAAAAGCAATAATTATCTATATCGTAGATAATTAAACATTAAAAGATAATTATGAGAGGCTTTAATCAAGGGGAATTACTTTTAGCCTAAATGTAACTGTACATTTAAATTTCTCAGGATGACGTAAGTATTCGAGATAATGGTCAATAGGTACTTCCTCATCTTCTCCCCGGCCTTTTACTCGCAATATCTTATTGTCACCGTTTTCTTCCAAAGACAGCTCGCCTTTGTGGGCATATTGGATTACACCCCCAGGGTTGTCGGGTGCTCCGTCGTCAGTACTGCCAGAGCAATAGGCATTGGGTTGTGTGGCGTTATTTTCAGCCTTTCGGACCTTTTCAATAGCCCCTATTATTTTCGGGACATCTCTAGGAGGAAGGGATTTATCAACAATCTGTTCATAGACATCTTTAATAGTTTCTTTATCTTCCACATTTTTTAGTTTATCCCAATGGGCGTCGCTGAACTTAGCCTGGTTATCAGGTTTTTTAAGCTCTTCACGGATTTCTTCAGTCATCTTATTCTTATCGGCACTCAAAGCGATAATTCTTTTTAATCTATACGGGGTAATATTAAGATATTTGGCTATATCCTTATCCGATAACCCCACTACCTGGTTCAATTTAAGAGCGGCCTTATTCATCTCAAAAGGGCTTAGTTCTCGCCTTTGAGTATTCTCCGACACAGAAAGCAGGACTGCATCCCTATCATCGAGTGTATAAAAAACCTTATATGATTCTTTTGGGAGCTCATAATCTTCTCCATGGATTTCTTTTAGAGCTAAGTAACGTCTTTGCCCGGCAATAATCTCATACTTATCGTCAGCAGTAGGTCTCAATATAATTTTACTAATAAGGCCCTGAGATGCAATTGAATCTTTTAAACCTTCAATATCTAAAACCTCTACATCGACGTCTCGAATGTTACACTCTGATACCACTAAATCTTTTAATAACATATTCTATATTCCTTTTTATTTTATCACCGGGGGTCCATATAATATAGTATTCCGGACATATATTTTAAACTTCTCATATTCCTTTTCTTTCTCCTTAATGGAGTCAAATTCAGAAATAGAGCACATATTAATAGCAACTTGTTCAGCGGCGACTTCGATCTCTTCGTCCGTCAGGTTTCTTTTCAAATAATCTGTTACGCTTTTTACTCTCTGATAATCTTCTGGGTCTTCTGTATTAAATAAATCCGCAAATTCTAAAGTACTTGCATATTCCGGGTGATCCTTTACCATACGCCTAATGACCTTATGTATTCGGGCTATCGTGTCTGCTTTAAACATTAGTACTCTCTTTTTTAAGTTTTAGCTCTTGGGCAATTTTTTCTTGAGCTTCATCCAGTTCTTTAGTACAGACACCCACTGCATCCATTATTTCACGCATTTCTTTTGTATTTATGCAAATATCGCTATTAAAATGGACAGGTTTCCCGAGTAAAATATTTTTGGCAGCTACGACTCTGGCAAACAGTTTCTTTATAGCTACTGAAAAGAATTCCAGAACGTGGCTCGGTGTCGTATAACAAATCCTGGGACCAACTAAATGAGTAATGTTAAACTCCCATGTGATATCATCGAGAGCAACATAACCCTTTTTACTGAGTTCCCTATAAAACAGGATTCTTGAGTGGTGATCGATACAGGAACAGTTACAAAAATAGACTATATGCTTCGTTAGTATAATTTCATCTTTATACTCTTCTCTTTTCAGATCACCTACACTAATAAGAGAGTTGCCCATTTTATTCCTCAAAAAGGTTAATGTCTTCCAGTATGACTTTATCTTCTTTTTTATCTTCTTGTTCTTCTATTTCCTTCTGTACGGTCGTATAGCCAATTATGCGTAAAAACTCTTCTTCATTAATGACCTTAATCGGAGGCTCTTCTCCTTTATCCTTCGCAGCATTATTATACTTGTCTGCTTTGGCATTTTTACCAGTACCTGAATCAGGATCATTAGTTACTAAGTAAGACAGGTCTGCTGTTACGGATGATTTAAAGGATCCTCCGTTTTCTACCACGAGATCTTTGGCTTCGTTACGAGACATAGAAGTCAAACTGCCTGTGATACACACGGTCTTTCCTGTAAGAGCTCCTGTTTTCCTCTTTTTGATCTCAATTGCTTCCAGCAGATCATCAGCCATACTGGACACGTCTTTTATACCATTGCAGATTGCTGTCGCTGAAGTAAGAGCAAATCCGGGAATCTGTATCAAGTCATCTACAGAAATCTTCTTTACATTTTCCCAAGTATCGAACTTGTTCATCAGAATTTCTGCAGTAGAGGATGAACAGGTGGGTATACCTAGAGCAGTAATAAAAGTATCCAGGTACATTACGGATGTGTTCTTCAGTGCCTTTATAAAACCCTTTACCTTCTTCTCTCCAAAGCCATCTAACCCCAAAAAGTCATCCGGCTGAAGCTTATAGAGATCCGAGGCAGAAGTGATACGTTCCTCATCCCAAAGTTTTTCTATGAACTTATTTGAAAAGCCCTTTATATCTATTGTCTTAGCCCAATAAGAAATCCTATTGACCTCTCGTTCCTTACAACCGTGGTTACGACACCATAGATTCACACCATCGTTGGTTAGATTGCCCCCACAAGACGGGCAATCCGTTATGCGTTGATAATCATCGCCGGGAGCAGCTATATCTACTACCTGAGGAATGATATCGCCTTTCTTCTCAACAACAACCTCTGCCCCAACTCCGATAAAATTAGAATCAATATAGGCAAAATTGTGAAGAGTAGCCTTCTGGACAGTAGAACCCATAAGATCTACCGGTTCCAGGATTGCTACAGGTGTCAGTTTACCAGTCCTGCCCACCTGGACCTGTATACTCTTAACGGTTGTAATCGCTTGATCAGTATCAAACTTCAGAGCAATCTGCCCTTCGGGCCGGTTTCGGTTTACACCTCTCTTCTCCTGAAGTTCAATCTCATTCAGCTTGAGCACTAAACCATCTATTCCGTAAGGGAGTTTTTCCCTTTTACTCTCCTTATAATCCTTATAGATTGAAATTATTTCATCTATAGATTTAGCAGTATACGTGACTACTGGCTGAAATCCAAGCTTATCCAAAACCTCTATCTTTTCGGTTTCGTATTTTACTTGAGCATTTATATCATAGGCTATAAAGGAGACAAACTCGGAGTAGGCTCCATCATATCTACGGCTTATACCTGCTGCAGCATTCCTGCCGTTTTTGTAATGATCTCCAGTATTACTCTGAATTACTTCAAAGTTTTCCTTCGTGAGGACACCTTCTCCCCGCACAACTACTTCCTTATCAAGAGGAAGCAGCCCCGGGAGAAAACGAAAGTGCTGGGCATTCTGCAGTATGTTTTCCCCGACTATGCCATTTCCTCTGGTTACGGCTTTTTCCAATTTATTGTCCAGATATTTGGCTTCAAGAGAAAAACCATCAATTTTATGCTGAAGGATAAATTCTGGGCATTCAGACAAACCGAGGTCCTTCATCACAGCCGTCACCCAATCCCTGATAGCCTGCTCTGTAGCTACCTTATTCTGACTGCCCATGAAGATAGTATGCTTTTCCTTAGGCCAGGAGCTTACTGCTGCGTGCCCTACCTTTTTAAATCGTGGGTGATCAGGGGGCAACTGCTTTAGGACTTTATCTCTTAAAAGGTCATAAGCAGTATCACTCATTATAGACTCACCATCTACATAGTAAGCCTTATCTGCCTCATCTAGCCTTTTAAGAAGTTTGTCCAAATTATCCATTATACAAACCTTTTTTCTATATTCCGAGTGTTAAACTTCTTCCGAGTTTCCTTTAATGCCTTTGTAGGCTTTCTTCCTTCTTTAACAAGCTCGTTATACATCTGCTGAAATTGGTCATTACGTTTTTCAGCTCTGGTCATATTGACCACTATCAAACCTCCTTAGCTGGTTTTCTCATCCACAGCATCTTCCTTTTTATCGACTGCAATCAGGTCATAATCGAAGTCAATAAAAAGTGTCTGAGTGTTGTTGTACATAATATTGGGTTTATTCTTAACGTATCTTTTTATTGCACATGGGCATATGTTCATTAGACGCCATGTCTTGCTTTCCTTATAGAGCTTCTCTTCTCGCTCCATCCAAATCTTTTGCTGTTCCTCTGAAAGGGTCTCCGGCATGGAATGCTCTGGTTTAATCTCAAGATAAACGGAAGGATCTGGCAGCTTAGTTTTTAGGATATTAGATACGAAATAACCTTTTCCATAACAATCCTTACATGAGCTATTTGCCTTTTTAATGACCTCTTCATGATCAACCCTGGTAGGAGTAATCATGTAACTCTTTTTGTCTGCTTCAAACTCAAAAGGCTCGATAGAAAAAGGAGCCTTATCGCTCATGTTTTTCACAGCCTCTTGAAAGAGACGGTTCAGATTGAAGTTACTAAATTCTTTAGCGAGCACTTTTTGAATTCCTGTCTCTGACATAACTTCTCCTTAGAATATACCATTTTAAAATGATTATTTAAATCTATTTCTTACTAAAAACCAAATTTAGATACTTACCAGCAGCTTTTTCTATGTCTATACGCTTGAGGACATCAAAATCCTTTGCTATCAACCCCACATGCCGCGCAAAATCCAAGCGGGTACCCATATCATCCCCACAACCGGCTACCTCTTTGAAGAGAGACTTCTTGAACTTAGTAGGTATTTTTTTGTAGTCCCTCAATTTTACAGCCTCATCCATCGGAACAACTTCTTTATTGGTCTTCTCTACCCTCTCTTTAATTTCATCCCTTTCGGATTCGATACGCTCGATCAACTTAGGGAAAAGCTCTTTTAGCTCATTAGGCTGTACACCCTCATATTTTGTCTGAAAAAATGACTCTTTACCGTAGGTAGCAAAAAATACAGTTTTGCTTTCCATCAGATATAGAAAGGAATCAATATTCAGAGGGCAGGCACCTAACTCGGAAGCTGTTACGGAGAATCCAAGGCATGCCTCTTGGCCTGCTACCTGGAAAATTTCTCCAAAGACATACCGGGCATGTAATATAAGATCATCTCTCTGGTCACCTTTTACATCCTCTAACCTGAAAAACTTATAATCAATACTTTGATTAATTATATTAATAATCTCATGATTCTGTAGCGGAGAAAAGTTATCGGGTACTATAGCCCGGATTATAGCACAATCCTGTGAATCTCTGATACGAGCTATGCAGGTAGCCTTTTTTTCGTCAGCAGATAGCGTAGCCTTCCAGGTATCATAGATCTGTTTTTTCAAGGCCGGTCTAGCGTCCATAAAAAAACCGACCGGGATACCTACAATTTTACAAAATTGTTTCCAGGCATGGATTATTAAAGGATTCTTAGGATCTTCCGGATTTACCTTAAAATAAAGAGGCTTCGGGAAAAAATCTGTATCGTCAAACTTGAGGCACATTTCATCATCGTTAGCCTCTAGACTGGTCTGGCGGAAATCAATATATAAATCCCGGCAGGATCTATTCCAAAAAGCCAGCCCTTCTTCTAACTTCTTTGATGAGTCGTCGCTAGCAATTTCACTCATTATGTAGTTTTCAGCATCTGCTGAAACATCCGGATTTGCTGAAACTTCTTCTTCTACGCCTAACAGTTCGTCTACATTTATATCTTCCATATAATCTTATTTGTCTCCTGATCTTAGGATACTGGGGATTTCATTTGGCGTATAAATCGTTCTTTGATTTTTGCAGCCTTTAATTCTTCGACACTATACACTACAGGTATTCCTAATGATTTAGCTCGCGCTATCTCTCTATCCGCTCCGGGCGACTCACCGGGGAGTCTAAGAAGAACATCACTTCTACTGACTAGCTCCTCATCTACCTGCATCCAGTCTTCATAGCAACGAGGTTTATGGATATACTGAAAGTGAGTAAGCAGAGGAAGGATAGGACAATAACCTAAATCCATTAACTCATCGCCCACATCAAGCTGTGCTTTTACGTTTTGACCTACATCTCCTCTGGTGTACGGACTTGCTACGTAAACTTGCTACGTAAACAGTAATCATAGCCGCCTCAAATGTTAAAGATATTTATCATCGAACGCCTGGCCCTTCATCACAAAACCCTGAAATCCATCTTCTCTAGCATTAGGTAAAATGCAGTCGTTGTAATGATACAGCCACATTTTCTTTTTGATTTCTGGTGGTAGCTTTTTTAAATCTTCGTAGTTTGCGTGGACCCGGCTTTTCTGAGGAGACACTTCGCAGTCATGAAAAATCACATCTGCTTTCTCCATCGCAGCTTCCGTCTGATAAGGACTAAATTGGGTATCCGATGTGATGTATACCTTTTTATTACTTCTCGGTACACTAAGTAAAAGCCCGTGGGATTTCATAACATTTTTATTAGCAAAACAGTGCATCGTTGGTACTACTACCATATCCAAGCCTCTATCACCAAAACACCTAAAGGTAGTGGTGCCGTTTACGGGCAAAGGTTCTATGGTAAAAAAATCATTTATATCAGTATCACTATCACTTACCGAACTCAACCCATTTTTTAAAGAATTCTCCCAAAGAGGTTCGATTAAGTTATGTGGGCATAGCAGCACGATTTTAGGAGCGCCTTTGATTACCTTCCCAAAGTAGCTCACAAAAGCCAGATATTCTAACCCGCCTATATGATCAGCGTGCAGGTGAGAAATATAGACTGCATCAATATCTAAGGCAGAAAGACCTTTATCATTCAGGGAGAACCGGATATCAGAGCCGCAATCAAAAAGCATTTTCTTCCCACCTACTTCAATGAGAATATTGCTCTGATAGTTGTTCAGGGTAAATGCCGACCCACTGCCGAGAAAAGTAATTTTCATTACTACTCCTTTTCTTAATCTAATGTAATTAACTTTTTCTATTTTTTAAAGAACGCATTCGATTTCGTAAGAAATGTAGTCCTAATATTGTGTCTTTGTAGTTAAAATCAGGCGGCAAATCTTTATCGTTCGCTTGGTACTTTTTCAGTAATTCCTGAAATTCTCTTATTTTCGAGACCGTCTGAATATATGTAAGCCTTTTAAGAGCCTTCTTATCCATTTTTTATCCAATGCTTAAATCTTTTGTGGATATCCTGCTTAATAATCGTTACCATATAATTGGAAACTCCTAACATAATAGCTATATCCGTTGCCTTGCACCCTTCCATTTTTCTTCTCAGATATAATTCAAATTTTCTAGCCTTAGTTTGGGATTCAGTACGATGGATATAGGATATAAAATCCTCTAGTAATTGATGAGCTTCCTGTTCCTGCTGATCCTCTAAGGCTGATGTATTGAAAGATTCCTCTACCTGAAAATTTGTGTGCTGAAAATTTTTGCTCAGCAGTTCCCAGATATCTACTCTTTTAGGTGTAGTCTCACCAATATCAACCCGGGACATTAGTTGATGATTGACATTAGGATTTCTCCTCTTTAATACGGGAAGCATCCAGCAAAAAAGACTTATTATGTACTGATTAAAACAGCTTTCCTCCGTACCGATATTTCTTTTTTCGGGATCGAATGACTCAAGTGCTCTCGATTCAATCAGTTTTACGTAAAATTCTTGAATAGTCTCATCGTGGACTTCCGGATCATATATACCGGTTTTATAGGTAAAGAATGATCTTAATTCAGCCTCATTTTTCTTTTGGAAATCTTCTACTGTGCGTACAGGTACCATTTATGCCTCCAAAACATGGAAGCAGAAAGCTACCTAAATATTAAGCCAGGTACATGCAAAAACGAACGCATCGATTGATACTTTTTTTCTACAAACATAGGCTACCTGTCCATCCGGGAGCTTCAATTTTATTCTCTTTTTAGGGCCTACAAACACATCGTTTCCATGCACTAATAACCTTAATACCGTAGCAAACTGCTCTGAAATTACAAAATCTAACTTGTTTTTTGATATTGGATAGACGAAGTAGTCATCGTCATCCAAGCGGTCTAATAAATTTGAACCGTTAGATATTTCAGCCTTATCTGTTTCTTTTTCTAAGTTATCAAGTAGATCCGTACTTTTTCCCGAGTCGTTTGCTTTTTTATTAATTTGATCTCTTATAGTTACCACAAAATGGTGCACTGTAGAATCATTTAGTGTAATCGGGTGAGCTTCATATTCTTCCTGAGGCAATTTTTGTACTGGCTGACTTACGGTAAGTTTTTCTGCAGCGGTTATTTTTTCCGATACTTCCTCTGAAGTATTCTCCTTTCCTTCCTCAGAGGGGTTAAAGTTTGAAGACATATTTTCAATTGTGTTTTCATTTTTTATCTCATCTGATATAAATTCTTCATTCTGTTCTGCATCTTTAGCAGGGCCGTATTCTTGTTTCCCCGCTTTTATCTTGTAATAGTCGTATTCCACTTTCCAAGTATCTCCAAATTCAGCATCGAGTTCAAAGCGCACATCCCAACCTAATTTTTCCACCAGGTCATCCAGCTTCATGATTCTAACTAATTCCGGGATATAATAATCAAGCTTTTCCCATTCACCCTTCAACTCAAATACAATTTCATCGTGGACGGGCATGAGTATCTTCACTTCATTCTCATATCCATTATCATAGATCCACTTCCAGACGCGATATAATGCTATTTTAATAACGTCAGCCCCTGTATTTTTACTTATAATCCCAGCTGAGTCAAATCTATGTAAAGGAGATTTTACTGATAAAGTATAAGTATTAGATATTGTATCTATTTGGTTCTTTATTTCTAAAGGATAATGGTAATAAATTGTTGGCAATTCACAATTATACTTTTTTAATAGTTTAATTACAGTAGGAACAAGTATTTTTTTCTTATTTTTTATATGACTTACAAGTGCCTTGTCACTATTAACTTTAGCATAGTCCTTATCTTTCAATAAATCATAAACTTCATCATAAAGAAAACCTGGGAGTAACATTGATCCCCCCGTTTTTCTTTTTCTTACACTTAAACCAAAGGTCTCCTCAACCAAAGAGAGATCCGACCACAGCAAAATTGAACTACCGTCTTTTCTATTTTTTACATAAGAAGCTAATCCGATAGTCCAAGCTAAAAGCTGTATATCCAGTAATAATTTTTCATTTTTATTATGTATACCATATCTATTCTTAGCGCTTCTGCTACCATCTGATAATAAACATCCCTTGATAAAAGCACGTCTCATAAATACCGGGCACTCATACAATAGCGTAGGAACTCTCTTAGTCTTTGAATTAGCCTGATTATATCCGTAATATTTTAACAATTCAATTAAAGCTTTAGAAGAAATATCTGCTTGATAACTTTCTCCTTTAGCTTCCTTAGTTTTTCGGTAAGGGGCAAGAGTAACTCCTATACGGGTAAATCCTTCTTGAAGTACTCGATAATATTCTTCTATTTTATTTCTTCCAAAAGAAATTGTAGTAGAGCATTTGTTTCCATCTATAAAACCGCGAGTATTTCCGTCTCCAATTAAAATCCCCATAAAAAAGGAAATAAATTCAAAATCTTTTTTATCTTTTAACCTGATATCTTTTGAGTTATGTGCACTCCCCCCGCTAAATTTCTTTTTTTCCGGTATTTCACCAAATTCCAGGCAATTCGGTGCGGAGACACAGATATTAGTAGTCTCATCTAAATCCTCGTATTTTTTAAATTCATATCCATTTTTACCTACAGTTAAAACTTCATGGCGTGTGTCACAATCCAGAACCATACCATTTATTAACTTAATCTGGGCCCACTGGCACTCACCTCTATTAAGCACTGTAAAATCTTCCCAAGAAGTACCTGTCCATACTTTTAAAGGTTGTCCTATAGATAGCCTTCTCTGAATTTCAGCTATAGGCAAATAGCCTTTATTAGTTAAACACCTCTCATGTGGTTGTAGGCATCCTTGGACGGCACTATTGACTGCTCTTCTATCTCCCTGGGATTTTGTATACCGATCTGTTGATTCGTAGAAAAAACTAAGATTCCTTCTTCTACCAAAGGCCGTTTTACTATAACCTCTTTTTCTAGATCTAGCGGCTTCAAGATCTATCCATTTTTTCAAGCCGGGCAGACTTTTGAAGAAATTATACTGCATTTTTTTAGCAGTCTCTAATGGAATTTTTGCCTGCTGGGAAAATCCTAGCGCTCCTCCGCCATACAATGTGAGGAAGTTTAAGACTTTTCCAGTCGAACGTTCTGCTTTTGTAATATTTTCTCTTCCATGAATAGCCCTGCCAGTAATAGTATGGATATCGCCGGTACCGTTATTAAACTCATCTACCCATTTTGGCTCCTTTGACAAGTTTGTGGCTATACGCAGTTCCTCTCCGCTGTAGTCGATAGCAACAATCTTATAGCCTTCATGCGCTTCCACACAATCTCTAAGATCAAATGAGGTGGGGTCCTTCTTATTATAGGTACTAATATTCTGACAATTCACCCCTGAATAACCGTCCTTTTCCAAACCTGCTCCACCTGAGGCTGAAAATCTTCCAGTATCCGCTTGTACCTGATTCAACTGAAATTTCACCTCATCATTACTATCCATGTTTTTGAGGAAGTTATTCACATAGGTGGAAAGGGTTTTTTGGTAGGACCGGTAGTTTAAAATGTATTGTACTAGCGGGGACTCATCTTTAATCTTCTCTAAAGTCTTTTCGTCGGTCTTATACGTACCGTTATCGTTCTTTTCTTTTTCCGGGTATCTTACACCCATTTCATCGAAAAGAACTTCACCTAACTGTTTGCCGCTAGCTATATCAAATTCTCTACCAGCTAACTTATAGATATTAGTAACACAGTCTTTTACCTTTAGATGTATCTCATCACGAATTGCCTCTAATTTTTTCCTGTTCATTTTTACAAGATTGCGCTCCATCTCCATCACCGGAAACACGGCTCTTTTCTCAATCTTGTTGTATACGAGCCAGGGGCCTCCAGCCCCATTCGGGTCCTGCTTATTTAAGCTCTTAGCTAAATACTCATATAGGGCGAACGTATTCATAGCATCAGAGCCGCCGTATATAACCGCTTTTTTAGGCGATACATCGGTAAAACTTACTACTTTTTTCTTTGACCCTTCTACACCCAGGTTACTTATCTCAAGCATGGGCCTTCCCAAAAGATGCTCAGATAGGTACTTCAGACGTTTATTTTTTCGTGAAGCATCTTCGACCGCAGCCATCAGCAGCGTATCCTCTATCTGATCAGGATCAAGCATCTTGATGCCGTGATTGTACAGAACTTGTCCGTCATATTTAAAATTATGGAATATTAAACGGCAATCGGATAGACAGAGGAGCTTAAGCATATGGACAGCAAATTCATAGGAGACATTATCATCATATCCCTCGTGCCCTACAGGTATGTAAGCGGATTCGTTAGCGCTTGGGGCTAAACAAATACCGACAAGCTTGGCGACGATCTCACCGTCTATTACCCGAGTGTTCAACGATGTGGTTTCAAGATCTAGAGCAGCGATACCATTCTCTATTAAGCTATAGATATAATTTTCTATCTCTTTTCTATCAGTCAATAACTTAAATTCTTTGTCTTGCATCCATGGATGTAGGTCAATAATATCTTTGACATTATCATCCACAAACATATCTAATTCCCTGGTAGCTAATCCCATATCCATCTTCGGCATCTAAATCTCCTTACTGATCTTCTCCACCGCTCTTTTTAATTTTAGAGCGTTCTCTAAAAATTCATTCTCTTCTTTGAATGAATACTTGATAACCATATAGGCGTAAACTAACCGGATATATTTTTCAGCCGGTATTTTGTTTTCAAAACTAGAAATCATATCCTTTACTTTAAAAAGGAATAATTTCTTATTGTCATAACCCTGTTTATTTTGCTTACGTAGGTTTGTATTAGTAGAGATTGCATCGGGGAGCTTAGATATATCAATACGGTATGTTTTTAATAGGTAATTAAGCGTCTGCTTAAACGTTAATGTATCCCGCTGCTGTAAATAAGAGTATAGGTCCCAACTCTTATGACATGTGAAACAATGGCATGTATCTGATTCTTCGTAATATCTAGCACTCTTTTTAAAATCTGCTCCATGGAATGTACAAGAGAACTGCTCTTCGGGTAATATACCATTTATTTTCCCTGACTCTATAAGTATGTCTTTTAGGGAAACATGCTTTTTAATTTCCTCCTTTACGGCCTTTAAATCCTTATAGCCCATATACCTGTCCGATGATTTCTACAGGATCTTCATCCGTTAACTCTATCCTATCTGTAATACAGCCATTAGCCTGATTAACATTGGCTATGCATGTAGGGAAATGCTTATCTCTTCTACTCTTAAGATTCTGTATACGGGTCTGTCCGCTTTCCCTCATTTCTTCATCTACATACAGGGATACTACTATATCAGCCGATCTTTCAGCTTCGTTATAGTCACCTAAAGCAGTAGCGTCATAGCGGCCCTCGTTCTTTTTAGCTTCAAGAAAAGCTCTACGGCTGATCTGGAAAGGGGAAACCATTCTTATACCAGCGCCATGGTTGAAGGTCAAGCAGGTCCGCTTCAAGCTTTTAATTATATTGTTCATATCCTGCTTATGGTCATGACTCTTCATGTCCTTATCAATGCCTAAAAGAGTGATATAGTCAATGACGCAAAATTCTAGATCACGATCACCTGCCTTAAATTGCTGCTGCACGTCAAGAAGATGAAATTCTATATCTCCCAACGTGGTAAGCGTTTTCTCCGGTTGCCACAGATCACACATCCCATACCCATTGCTCTCTATGCTACCGAAGTCCTCAGAGGCTATGTAAAAGAGCTCTTCTTCTTCATCTCTGAGCAACCCATACGTTACGTCGTTGACGTTGATTTTTCCTACTACGTGGCTAAGATGAGGATACAATGTGCGGAATTTAGGGTGACACGTATGGAGTGTGTAAAATTTATCACGTATCTCGTCGTGAGACATTTCCAGAGAAACATAACAGGTATTCCACCCAGAGATGATGGCTTGATATGCCATATTCATGGAAAACGTTGTCTTACCGTGAGCGGTAAAAGCACCTACGAGCATTAACTGAGATCTTCCCAAACCGTTACAGTTTTTATCTATAGCATCGATACCGGTTGGGATACCCATTACATCTTCGGGTTCTGTTTTTACTTGCTGGTATTTTTTCTTAACGCTCTCTGCACTCTTCTTGGATATAATCTGGGATTGGGTGACAATGTTCGTACGGTTTTGCCGAAGCTTACGGGATTTTTCTGCAAAGTATCCTATAGCTGCTTCTAAACCTTCTATCTTCTTTTTATTTCTTCCAACCCCTACCTCAAGGCCTACTCTAGCTATTTTATTAACATTATTTAAAACGTACTCTAACTCCTCAAGCGCCTGGTCCTCTTTATACTCACGCAGTATACTTCTGAATTCTTCGCCCTCACAGGGCCTCTCATTTTTTATCCGCTCTAATACAGCGAGTACTGCTTCGTTTCCTTCCCTATCCTCAAAGTACTTTTTCGTATACTGATAAGAAGGAAGCTCTAAAAACTCTCCTTCACACTTCTTCAGAAAATCATATAAAAAAGTGTAGAGCCTCTTATACGCTGGATCCTCTGGCGTACTAGGAATAATCTTCTGCAGCGACCGGAAATTCTTAACCAAATCCTCTTGGGATAGGGTAGGTTTTCCGTCAGCAGTTTTGAAATTCAGAACAGATCTGAAAATGGTATCTAATGTAATCATATTTTAACAGTTAATCTGAAAAATGAAGCTAAATACTAATATTTTAATAGCTCCCAGCGTCTTCCTGAGCTTCCCTTTTTTGAGCGATCAATGCTTGGTGGTAGGCAGTTCTTGAAACTGTCTGCTGAAATTTGAACTTATCTACACTAAATGATTTGAATTGAGCTCTTTTCATTACATCGAATAGATCCTTAGAAAATTCTTGGCTGAGCTCAAAATCTCGTACGGAAGCTGCAAAGATCCATACCGGCTTATTTCGTACAATCCTATCTCTTATGACTTGATACACAGCTTCCTTCATAGGAGCCATACTTGCAGTAGCAAAACATGTAAGTACTAAAAGATCGTATTCTAATAAATCATTTAGGCTGCGCCCCTCTTGAGCTCCTGCACTATGGAAATCTTTTATCATCTCATAGCCGTTGAGTATGATAAAAGAGCGCCAGGAAAAATATAGAGGGCAAGCAATGAAAGCCCTTACAGCATATAGGAAGAGCTGCTCTGGTCCTACCACCAACAGGTGCCTGAACCCGAGAGTTTTTACTGCTTCTTTAATATCAGCAGGAACAGCATCGGGGGTGCCGGAGAGCACCTTATATTTTTTACTGATCGAGGGGTTTATTCTGCACAGACAGGGTAGAGAAGCGTTCTTCTCCATTTCATTTCCATGCCTATCTCTCGTTTTTCTTATCTTATTTATAAACCCTGCATCATTACAGTAAGGACAGCTCATTTTTCCTCTTGGTAGTCAAAAACAGCGTCAAAGAGGGCATCGATATCACTTTCCTCCTCAACGAACAATTCCTTATTTTTATCAAATTCCAGAGAGCCTTCGGCTATATCTCCCATTACTTCATTAATAAGCTTTTTCTTATCTTTTAACACATTCAAAACATGCTCATCGATGGTACCCTTAGCAACAAAATGAAGCACATAAACATGCTCATGCATACTACCAATACGCTGAGCTCTACCTATAGTTTGATACAGATCTCCATAACTCCATGGAGTGTCATAAAACAATAAAACATTGGCTTTTTGCAAATTGATTGCAGCAGAACCTGCAGAAGTAATGATGATAGCTGTTACATCATCATCGTTTTGAAAAGCATGACGAGCCGCGTCCCTTTTCTTCTGGTTCATAGTCCCGGTCACTTTAACCGACTTTAACCCAAGATTTTCTAAAATCTTTTCCAGCCTTTTTACTCCAGACTCGAAACGAGTGAAAACGATCACTTTCTCTGCGCACAACTCTTGTTCAAATATACGCTTAAACTCTTCTTCTTTTACACTGGAGCCCTTTTCATCTTCATCCAGCCACTGGGGGCCGTTGGATATCATCTGGCAATATGTGAGAGAAGCCGCTTTATTCTTCCACATGCAATCTTCCATAGTAGACTCATCATACTGAGTCTCTAATTTTTCAAGCTTCTCTAATTCTTTATCAGTAGGCTGTTCTTTGGATTCAACCAGCTCTTTAAACTCGAAGTATCGCTTTTTTACTATCCGACGATATACATCACCAGCCAAAGCTTCCTTATACAGAGAAAACTGGTCTTCGTCCATATCCAGGAGTACCCGCTTGGATATTAAACTAGGCAGCTCTGAGGCTACCTCCGAGGTTCTGCGGATCAAGAAATAGGGGCGTATTACTTCCTTGAAATCACCCAAATTTTTGTAAGATGCTATCTTATTAATAAAGCGGGTACGGCCCCCACGCCTCATCTTTATTTTTTTCTGATTCGTGTAATGCTTTAGGAACTTCTGTTTACCACCAAAGATACCGGGGATAATAGCTTCAAATATATTATATGCTTCTTCGAGCCTATTCTTAATGATAGTAGCACTGAGACCTGCCGCCTTAACAGAGTGCTTTACCAGATACTGAGCGCCTAAATAAGCTACTGTTTCGTTGTTTTTTATTTCCTGAATTTCATCGAAAATTACCATATAATCGGGCAGTCTGTTCTCACAGAGTATTTTTGCCTCATTCTGAACAGCGTACCAGTTAACGATAAGCACATCAGTATCGATGGTTTGATACTGGGCTATTCGGGCATCAAGTCCGGTTAATGTTTCTACCTTGTAGCCTTTTTTTCTTAGCTCTTTCGGCTCCCCAAAAATATCATCACCTACTACCTTGCCCCATGTGTTTTGTACTACATGAGACGTGATGCCCTGAGTGAATTTATCAAATTCCTCTTTCCATTGATAACGAGCAGATTTTTGAGTAACGATTAGAAGTTTTAGGCCTGGGTGTCTTATAAGAGAGAAGACATACCCCGATATAGATTGCAGGGTTTTACCTAAACCGGCGCTATCGCCAAGAATAAATCTGGAGAGTAGGAGAAAATGAAGGCACCCGACTATTTGGTAGTATCTCAACTCAGTAGTATCTTTTAGATACTTATTAGGTTTGAGTTTGAGATCCTTTTTAGATCGGATGGCTAGGATGGTATCAAGATTGGAAGGTCTTTTTGCAAAGCTCGCCATTTAATCTGTGGTCCTCTTAATCTATAAACTATTTGTGCTCGTATTAATATACTGATCAGCAATACGAACTTAAAGCATCAAAAACTATTTTTTTAGAAAAAATCCAAAAACGGGGACTCATTAACTTTTTTAAAAACATTAGGTTTATCTGATTAAACCTGTTTACTTTTTTACAATTCCTGCATATACTTTTTTAAAACGCGCTGTGTCATTGAGGCATACTTATTAGGGGAATATGCGGACTCAGTTTGTTCAACCGTTTTTTCTACTTGCTGTAATTTCTGGGAAGTGTCCTTTAATACCTTAGCAATTTCTTCGTACTTCTTAGCCTTCTGGTGCATTTGCTTGGAGGTATCCTGAGCTTCTTTACGGACTTTCATTTTTTTATGCTGGTCTCTCACTAACCTCTGCATAATATCAAACCCGCCAGTATACTCATGGGTGTAGTCGTCAACAGAGGCTTGTACATATTTATCTTTCGATTTTTCAGTAGTCATTGGTTCTTTAGGTTTATTCGGTTTATCCGTTTTCATCTTTTCTCCCAGGGATTCTTCTTCCGGTTGCTCTGAGCCTAGTTCCTTTAATCTCTTATCTGCTATCTGTTTTAATTTTTCTAACTGCCCTGGTATACCAGCAAACTCATCTGTCTGTGCTAATTGATAATCAGGAGACGCAAGCTGGTTCTGCGGTATCAAAAATAATCTAAGATTTGATAAATCTCTCATAAACTCTTGCGATGTCTTTTGCACCCCGCTTTGGCCAGGCTTATTCTTCCTATTATAGTTAATGTCGGCTTTCAATAACATTTTTAAATGTTCTTCTTCCGGCTCACCTTCTACAAAATAATCATTTGGACCAAACTGCACATTCACATATTTGCCGCCAAACTGACTTACAAATAAGTTAAATTTATTCTCGAAATCATCCAGATTTATATTAGCGCCATCTTCAGAAATCGCTTTTCTATTTGCGTTAATAACTTGCTGCCCATCTCTACGCAAGCCGCATCTGTATACAACCGTTCTTCCATTATAGTTATCAGCCTTAACTACCAAATTAGTCCAACCAAAATTATCACCTTTATCACCACCAGTTAAGCTTTTTTCTAAACGAGATATAACATTCTTAATAGCTGATGGATCATTGGCTTTTGACACAACCTCAAATACTCTATCATAATCTATTTGATTAATATCATTTGCGGCTATAGACGTCTCATAATAATAGTACCTTAGTACTGTCGGATTATTAGCGGGCTGAGCATCTAAAACATCTTTTGCATCTGCGGCCATTACTGCCTTATATAGTCTTTCCTCTATAGTACTCATTTTCTATCCCATTATACAGTTTTAATGATCGGTCTTCCCTCTAACTCGAACAAATCGACAACATCTATTTCTGAATTTCCATTTAGGATAGTTGCTCCGCTTTTTAATCCTGTTTCGTTAGCAATAACAACCATATATAATTTACCACTTAAATCTGAGGGATTACTGCTAACCGCAGCGTTAAGGATATAGGATTGATAAACCTTTTTTACTCCTTCTTCGGTACTCCACTCTAAAGAGCTATCATCAATCATAGCTTTCATTTTTTCATATTCTATAGAAGTAGTTTTCTTACCAAAAAATTCTGAGGAGTTTGACAAAGTAAGCTTAAAATTAGAAAAGCCACGCAACCTTATACTTGATGAATCACCCACCGTAAAATCATTTGTAGCGGCATCAAGAGGTGATTGGCCTACTAAACGAGGATTTGTTTCATATATATCAGTTTCAATATTTCCTACATCCATAAGGGTAGATTTAGCCTGGTAATCATTTTCTAACTTAAGGGTTGGCATTCTATCGATTACATTAGCTAAATAACTTTTTGGGACATCAAGTCTTACAATCTGATATGATGAATTTGCAGAAGGAGCCCCAGAGGGTGAGTAGAACTTTTCTGATAAAGTCAGGTGTGTAGGTTGAACCTCTTCAATTCTATAGTAATTGGAACCATTGATCGAAATGTAGTCCCCTGAAAGAACGTTAAAAGTAGCTCCTGAGTCCTGGACCCAATCAGTATTTTTTCCATTAACTGTTCTTGAGTTATTTATTACTGTTACAGAACCCTTAGAGTAGGTGTAGTTACTAATTTTACCAGACCCTGATGTGGTTATTAGCGCTGGGCCTTGCGCTACTATTTTTCCGTAAAACTTATCTGTTGATAACTCTAACCTTCCCTGATACGGAGAAACATTCAAAACGAAATTATAAGCGCCCTCTCCAGACTCTACGTAGCTTCGTACGAGTGCTACTACTTTTACATCAAGAATTTCCAAAGGATTTCTCAGTTTTATTTTTAATCTGTTTGGTAAATAATCTTCTCCATATTGATCGGGTTCTACCGGTAAAAAGCTATTAGCAGGGTCACTAGTTGCTGATGGGTGGTACAGCTCGAAGGATTCAGCAGCATAATAAGTTGAGTGATCAGATCTTCTAACATATACATATGCTTGTGATTCTACAGGGTTAGAATTAAATGTCTTTGAGGAAAAAGCTATGAAAGGCTTGTCTAAGCTTTCAACTACCCAATCTGCCGATCCGTTACTAACAGCCGAAGCATCAATCTCTATTAATTCATACGTATCTACGACACCTCTTGCTTGATGACTTGTTTCGAAAAACTTAAACGACCCAAATTCATTAGATCCTACAGAGAGTGTTATTTTAAACTCATAAGAACCGTCAGATAATCCTGTACTTTTTATATAAAAAATTGAAGAAGTAGTTCTTTCCATTTGTAGACTAAAGGAAATAGGGTCTGACCAAGTTCCGAGTTCTTTATACTGTACTGTTTTTACGCCTAAAACCGGATACCCGTTTAATTTTCCGTTCTCGCACTCTATAGAAAATCCTCCAGATCTAACGTCGATTGTTCGGTGGATTACTAAGTCCACACCAAAATTGTAATTTTCAGTTTCGTTACCACCTGCATAATGAACATAATCGTTCTCGGAGGTACCATCGGAGGCTAAACCGTTATTAAACTCTAATAGATTGAGGTCATTATCATACCTCAACAAGACATCGCTATTTCTGACAGGAATAGGCACTCGATAATCTTTATTAACCTCTAGTATCTTTTTAGGCAAATCCTTAAAACCGTTATTGCTCTCGTTATAGTAAAAGTCAAACTCTACAAAAACTTTCACATCTGTAGTGCTTTTACCGCTTATAGGTGCTTGGTTTGTAAACTCTATATAGGGATCATCTTCGTATTCTATATAATCATTTACAGATAAGTCAACACTAGTTATTGCCTCCGTATTGCCCTCTAAATCTTTAGATTTATAAGAGACAGTTCCTGATACATCTAATTTTCTTCCACTAGCAAGTGTTATAGAGTTAGCGTCTTTTTCAATTATCTGGTCTGTATTAGAATATGAATTATTCTGAACTAATTTATAGATAGTAGTTGCTTTATATTTTACATAGACTTTATCGCTTGGATCAGGATCAGCATAATCCCAACTGATATCGATACCGTCGCTAGTCGCGGGACTGCTTGAACTATCTACATAAAAAATTCCAGTCACGTCTGTTATAGTCCCGAAAGATTGGATAAAATAAGTGTTAAGATTTATTTCGTTAGTATGCCATGTACTTTCGGGAGAGATATCAAGTTGAACTACGTTTCTTTTTGAGTAACCCGAAGCAAAAGAAAATTGTGTTCTTTTTACAGAATTTGCACCAGAATCACTTCCGCTTCCAATGTTTGGTAAACTACCGCTCCCGTTCAGTTGCTCTATTTTAAGTATCTCGGAGCCCCCGGAAGCCGTATACCTAGACCCAGAGTTCCCAAATACTTTTCCTATTTTTGTTCTCAGATTTCCTGATATTAGTTTTCTGAAACTTCTCTTTAAAATGCTATCCAGGTTACCGTTACTAGACAGTGACGTATGTCGCAGGTCTACAATATCTGAACTATATATTAAATCTAATTTTTTACCATCAGGACGGTCGGAACGAGTATTATTACTAGTTACTTTAGCACCATGGATTTTATTTGTGCTATAATCATAGTTAGCTCTTCTGTAGACGACAAACATTGGAATAGCATACACAAAACCGTCTACTGTATTTAAAGCTATTTTGTCAGCATCTGATCCTGTCCCGGCTATATATAATCCCGGATCTTTTACTCCTGCATTAGTAAAAGAGTAAGTAGTAAAGGTTCCGTCTGGGTTTCCCCCTATAGCTTTTATCTGAGGTGAACCTAACCCTTCGGGGTACTGGTTAAAATCAATATTGCTAGTATAGGCACTGTCTATTTTATCTCTAATTCTATACTGTAGCTGCACTCTCTTTGTGGTTTCAATCCCGACACTATCCCATACTATCTGTTTATCTAAGGAAGAGGGAGCCTGGACATTTCCGTACGGGTATATTAAATCACTTTCTCCTACAAGTTTTCTCCATACTTCTAGAAAAACTACATCATACCTGTATGAACCAGAATTAGGGGGCAATTTTATGGAAATAAGATCTTTAACTAGGTCATATGGTTTTTCAGGAATTGTCTTTTGAATTAATATAGGCCACCCATTAACTACCGCTACATTCGACATATCCGTAGATACTAATTTAAAGGTATTAGATCCATAAGAGGAAGAGCATAGAACCTGTCCACTTCTAGCATTATTCTCAGTAATGCTATCAGATAACTGATCTATACTATCTACCTTCAACCAACCGGAAGGATATATAGACTTCAGAACCTTTTGAGTCTTATCGTTTGATATCTGATTTATTAGGTTGAGTTCAGACGTAAGACTTGGGATCCTATTCTGGAATACAACATTGTCCAGGCTACGATTCTCTACGTCTAATACACGATTCTGATTTGTTCCAAAATTATCGCTCATTAGGATTTCCTATTAATAGGATATCTGAAGTTTATAAAAATCTAACGGGTAGATTACTTTAGTCTCAATAACAGGTATTTGGGTCAAGAACTTTATTAGCTTGTTATACTCTTCCCGTAACCCGTCTAATACTTCTTCCGTAAAAAACCAAGTAGCGGGATATGTGGTGTTCTTATGAAAAATGTCATCAACGTAAATAAGAGGAGTGAGTATCGTTACCGCTTTTACTATAATTGTTTTCATATCCTCGTAGCATTTTATGATATCAGGAATAATTACTTCAGTAATAAATTGAGCATTTTCTTTTAAATTCTCATTCAGTTTTATTACTAACCTATTGACGGCCTTTGTCATGGTTACATAAAGAATTTCCATTTGTGACCAAAGACACTTATTATCGATAATTTGATATTTGATCTCATTAATAAACTTTTGAGTATCTTTTGCCCCCCACATGCTTGGTACCAATTTTTTCCTACATAAAAGGGTACCATGATCCAAGGCTTTCTGCAACACGCGCATAGCATCTCTCATTATAGAGCACAGTACTACCGTGTTGTTTTTTATTACCTTATCCGCCTCCTGAATATCTGTCGGCATAGCTACGTCAATATTTAGCGCCTTTTCCATGTTCTTAGCATCAGTAGCTTTTTTATAGACAGAAAATTTATTTTCATCTATAGAGGCCTTTATATAGTTTACTGTCTTTTCTAAATAATGATCGGGGGCGCTCTTCCAGTCCCCCGAATAAAAACTTAATTTGCTATCGTCATCACTCTTTAGAACCGCCACTAAACTTGCTATGACAGAGGTGTTTACGTCCTTGGATGCTTCTCTTAAAGGCCCGGTAAACACCTCGCAACCATTCAGAATATACCGTACAGAGCTGTTTTCCGATAGGATAGCTAAGCTATCATCCTTTATCTTAACATGCCCTATTACCTTGGACCTACTATATGATATCTTTTTAAGTAAATGCTTCATATTATGAAGTAATTCTAAAAATAATAGTCATGATCATAGAGTTTGTCTTATTGATCACCGGGAAGGTTCTCCAATTTACCATTGTCCCCGAATTCAAAGAAGATGTAGCGTCACCACCGAATAAAGCAAGCTCCATAATAGGACCTACGGCTTCAGCTTCCCCAAATGTGACCGAATAATCGACTATATTCGTAGGAGTTGTTGTGGGCTCTCCAGTGTCAGGATCTACAAAGCTCTTTAAATCAATAGATTTTCTTGAGAACTCATTCTCTAATTGAGTCTGAGAGGTAGTAGGGGCGGGTGGGTCAAAAGGGTCCCAACCACCAGATCCGCTGCCGACCCCAAGATAAGAAATCCCGTTATCGGGTTCTGTATTATCTTTTAACAATTGAGCAATAAGAATAGAAGCACTATTCACAATAATATTGTGCTTTTCATATGAATAGATCTCTTTGCCACCCTCATACAAATGTATAGTAAGATGACCCTTCACCTTGGGACCTTCCTCTTGGTAACGCAACGCCGAACCAAACAACATTCCTAGTGGCTTGGTTTTCTTTAAAATCTCTTTAAACAGGGCCATGATGCTCCTCACTTAAATTTTAATTTAGATATAGAGATACACTCTATATATGTACTTTTGATTAATAGATTATTAGCTCGTTCTACCGAACTCTTTAATTTCTGTGACCTTAAGGGAGTTATCGTGTAATATTTCTCTTACGAACCTAGTATAGAGAGGATATGTATCGCTATTTAAATTTAAAGCAGATACGGCGTTATTAATTCCAGTATAGGGGTCATTTAAATAGAGATAATCTAAATACATAGCCTCATTGCTATCTAACGCTATGAGAGCGTCCGTATTTAAAGTAGTATCTACAGTAGAGTCCTCGTCTTCAGACATCTCTAATAATGTTCCAAAATAGTAATTATGAATAATACCTGTTTCTCCAGCTCTATACTTATTAGGATCCCAATAACTTCTTCTTATACTGTCCCCTATATCATCGGTCATGTTAATAGGATCTTCTAATAAAATACCACTAGGAGAGGTTTCTCCACCAGCACCAGTCCCCCCGCCAAAAGAAATAAGCACTAAGTCCTGATCCCAATCTCTCCATTGTACCCTGTATTCTGCTTCACTATAGGAGGCGTATGTACCAGTTACAGCACTTGGGACAAAATATTTGTCATCGTCGGTTACTATTAGGGGGTTATAAGATCCCGTAGGACCAGTCAAACCGAGATCAACAGCCCCACTTGGTCCTGTGAATCCTGACAGAGAACCTGTTACATTATAGACTGAACTTCCATCCCATTTAATAATCTCAGAGCTTAATAGCTCAGATCCTGCGGGTAAACCTGTAATATAAGGGTTGTCTGGGCTACGAGGATAAGGATCGGGGTCAGGATCCGGAAAATTCAAGGAAAAACCAGCACCTGAATATCCAGGTAAATTTTTTAGTACGGACTCTGGTAAGCCATAGCCAAACCCAGTAGATTCTTTAAATACGAGCTCTCTATTTAGATTTCCAACCTTACCTGTTACGCCGTTATTCACTACATAGTTACCGCCCGGCAGCAACACGTCCACAGCAATCACAGAATCTCTAACTATCTGATAATCATAGCGTCCCGTTTTATGTTTAAAACTGGTGTGCAGCCTTACTGTTTGATAATCGATGATCTCAACTACAGTATATACTACATCCTCATATGTGGTCACGTATTCTTTGGAATCATCATCCCATTCAGTTATGGGTACTTCCTTAAAAGTGATTGCATCACCTCTATGGAGAGTAAGCCAATTTTTATCTATGGCTTTGATGGTCTTAGATCCGTTTAATGTCTGGGCTCTACCTGTCTCAATTTCTGAAGGAAGCAGATTTATATAATCCAGATAATCGTTAATTCTGAGCTCTCTATTAGGATAATAGATATCCACATATGAAAAAGAGAAAGGTAGAGATCTGCTACCTTCTGAAATGGATGCCAGATGTGCGTCATAGCCCCCATTATCAAACTCAACTATCTTGAGGTCAGAATAAAAATTCAGTTTTTCGTTTTTATCATATTCGCAAATAGGGTTTTCATCGATGAATCCTGATTGATCTGGATCTATAATACTAAATCCAGCCTTAAGGTCGTGAGTGTATTCATCAGCCTCCTCATAAGTATCTTCTCCATCAGGGAGTATAAATCTCTTATAATGCCCGTCATCTGTGAATGTTTCTATAAAAAGAGGAGTGCCCTCATACAGCACAGTATTTGCAGGTAATTCTTTTTCCAAATATTTATCATTAAGAATGACATTCTTATCTTTGTCCAATAGATATTCAGGACTAAAAGTGAGCCCGTACTGATCTAATAAATTTCTATTGGACTTTAAAGAGGCCTGCGTGCCATACTTTTCATAACCATCGAGAATAAGAGTCTCAGGGGAATTAAGCACAGAGCTTTCGGAAAGCATGAAAGCTCTATACCGATATCCTATTTTTTTAATTTTTTCAAAGTCAATGACTGGCTCTTGTATACCAGTAACCCCTTGGTCATAGATATGGCTATAGCCAAACCTAGGACCATAAAAGGCATCTAGTAGATACCCTGATCCATTATATACCCAAGCGGTATCTGTAGTTCTTGAAAAAGCATCTACAAAATCAGGGACAAATCTATACTTTCTTTCAAAGTGCGTATAGTAGTAATCAAACTTTATTATTGACCCAGAAGGTGGTAAAAAGTTAATCCTAACATGACCCAATAAAGGCCTTACTGATTCTACTGCGTTTTCTACTGTTACATATCGTATAATTTTGTACGAATAAGTCCCCGAGTCTACACCAAAATTAGCATCAATAGTTATTTCTTCACTAGATTCTACAGAATTAATATTATAGATTATCTCTTGATCTAAATAATTAGGGGCCTCGATAATTACTGTATCATTATCTTGGACTTCATCCCAATTAGTTTCTGTAGAAGTTAAAGAAGAACTACCTTCATCGGCTTCTAGTGTCCCTGCAACTACCGTATACCCCACCGATACCTTAATATCATCAACATCAGCTAAATGTCCCTCTCGATTTAGTATAGGAAACAAATTTACATTGTAATCCCTAGAGTCACCATACATTAATGGATCCGATATCTCGTACGGCCAATAAAGCCTCTTTACCACTCCATTCTGAGGTATAATGGAAAATTCACCACCTACATTTTCCTCATCATCAACAATATCGGTTTTAAATTCTTCCCGGTATTGTACTGGGTTCGGATATCTTTTTGCGTAATAATAGTCTATACGTAATGTCGTATAATATGGCGGGAGAAAATTTAATGTCACCTCCCCAGTCCAGGGGTCTACAGAGGATATTGCGTTATCTACCTTTAGCCCATCTAAGTAAACTACTAGATCTGATGCTTCAGCTAGATCCCCCTCTGCACTGAACATTGGCAATGAGGGCATGGAATAAGAGTTGGGGTCTGAAGAAATATTAAAATAAGCAGGTGTACTTTTTCCAGTGGTGTCTTCAGAATAACCATCTATTAATTTATCCTCAGCATTATCTCCGTCTTCATCGGTATCGTAATCTATTTTTATAAATCCTGATATTAGCTGTAGACTTGGCCAGGTGAAATATTTTCTTGTATCTTCATAGAAGGGGGTAAGGTAACATGACCCCTTTCTGTCGCATAAATGCATACTATCGTCAGAAGTAGTCATCAAAGAGCCGCCATCCTGCGCCTCTTTATACTTCTTAGTGGTAGTCTTTTTAATTTCCCAATTCGAATCAGGCTCTATTATCTCAGTATAACCGTATACATCTATGAAGATGCTTTTTATCTCTGATAAGCTTGGTACAATCTCCGGTTCCTCATACTCTAGCTCTTGCTTAAAAACCCCGTCTATGAAAAGATCAAACCGAGTTACTGAAATCTCTTTATAGTACTTCTCGTTTAAAAACTTGTAAAAGCTTCCATCTACTTTTACTACCTTAGCTACACCATTCTCATTTATTACATGATAACCTTCAGAAAGATTATTGATGGTTTTTAGCTTCTTCTTTACATTCTCCTGAAAGTAAGGCTTAGATCTAACTGTGCGGTCAAACTGGGCGTAATAATTATCTTTTACTTCTTCAGGAGTGTTGTAGAAGGTAAACTCCGATGTAAATTTCTCTGCCTTAAATACAAGTTCGTCACCGATTTCTATAGTAGAAAAGAATGTTCTATATTCTCCGTTTCCATCCCTGGTATAGAACAATGTATCAGAGTTATATACAATTTTAGAGTTATCGGATAAAGTAATTATTGATAGCGATTCATCAATATCAGAGATCGTACCGGAGTAGGACCAATCAGATTTAATAACTGAGGAATTTGAAGAAGAATCTTTAGTAGCAGAATATTCTACAGGATCCCCGACGGAAAAATCACTTAAAGAAGCACTGCTTACTTCACTCCCATCTTTCTCAAAGTAATCGGTATCAGAACTGTATATTAATACTTTACCATCTTCTAATATGATTTTTTCAGTATCGCCTTCTATTTTTGTTATCACTCCGTAACCGCTGCCGCTTCCCGAGCTCTCTAACTTATATAGCTTCTTTAAATCGTACGTTACTACATAAGCTATTTCTGTGTCGTAAACAGTTTCTGCAATAGGGTTAGTAACGTACTCAAAGGTACATTTTTGATCGTTATTTTTAAATTCGTCAGTCCATATCAACCTAGTGTCATACAAAACATGAGCCGGTCTGATAAGGCTAATAAAGAAATTCAAATCTTCTAACAAGTCTCCGATGTTGGAACTGGCGGAAACTGAATCCATTAATATATCAAAGAAGATTTTGTTTGTATCCTTTAGGTTGTACACTGTGTCTGGCTTACGCAGCTCAAGATACAACTCTTTCAATTTTACGGGAAGACCTAAAATTTCGGATACAGATGATTCTAAATTATCCTTACCGCTACCGCCAAGGTATGCATTACGTATTTTTAAAAGATACTCTCTGTATTCTACATCAGTTAGCTTCTCATTTATGGATCTTTCACCCAAAAACAGCAAATCCCCGAGTATCTGATAAAGGTACTTGGTTCTTGTACCTTCGTGGTATTGATCTAAGTTAATATTAGAAAGGCTAACCTGTAGACGCGCTATTTCCTCAGCTATAGCTTTATACAGTAAAGCAAGATTGGTGTTTGTAGTCCGGGGATAATTACTAGGTAGATTTCTCAGCAGCCTCGCTTGGATATTATTAGTTACCTCACGAAGGTTCTTTTGAAACTCGATCCCAGTATCGGTTCTACTTTCACCGACTCTATCTTGATTTGATATTTGACTAATATTTCTCATAATTATTAATAAACTTTAGACATGGCAAAAAGCTCGTCTTCCGAGACACCTATTTTTTCCGCTAAACCTCTGACCATATTCATCATCTGACCTAACGCACCTAACTCCAGGGCGTGCATCTTACGTACATTAATTAAGTTACCGTGCATGATGCCCAGAGAATTAAGTCTTTCTTTGTACTTATCAATGACACCCTCTGTTATCCCGGCTAATGTAAGTTTTGCAGTTTCCACTAACTGTAAATCGTCTTCTGCGTCATAGGACGATTGAGAACCATCAATAATTAAATCTCCATTTCCTTTTACTAACAGTAATCCTCTGTCTCTATTAAGCACGGCGAACGCATTATCGGCTGCCACTAAAGAGGCTAAGGATCCCCCTGAAGTAGTGGCTGCCACTACGGTTACTACGGCTTCAGTATTAGAAGGGTAACCGTCATAAGTAGGGGGCGATGGTGAAACACCACATAATATCATAGATATAGATGAATCACTGTAGGATGTAATGTTCAACCCTCCGTGCCCAGATCCGTACATGACGTCATCGTAAATAGGTTTTATAATTCCTATAGTTTTTTCTAGTGGGTTATCATCTGCAGACATAGCTGGATTAGAAAAACCATCATCGTGTAACTGAAAATGAAGCATCTTTCTACCTACCGTATGTCCACCAAAGTCTGCGTCACCATAAAAATTTAAATTTAGCTCCCCATCTCCTCGCAAACGAGTGAGTATAACTTTAGAACCCGCAGAACCATTATCAATCCTTAATAAATCCCTGTTAACTACTTTCGACCCACCAGATATAGAGTATTCCATTAAATGGGCGGGTTCGCTACCACTATCGGACGTAGAGTCGCTTAAGACGTATTCGTAGTTAATAATAGGTTGAGTAGTGGAATCTGATACAGCGCGGAAATACATATAGTCAGAATCTGAAATACTTAAGTCTATATATCTAGAAGTTACATTATCTTTTATAAAAAGACCGTAATGGGGATCATCTGACCTATATAAAGTTATAGTTCCACAAAACAAGGTATCGTCACAATTAACAGTCAATTTTCCTGTCGAAGATATACTTAAAGTCGTAGTATTCACCCATTTACTTTTATTAGTACCGTCATAATAAAGCATGCTACCATCTTCAACCGATGTAATATCTACATCAGCTATATCATCAAGATTAAGACTAAGAGTAGCAGCTTCCCACTTAGAAGAGCCACCATTAAACTTTAGGTACTGATCTCCTGACGGAGAACCGATACTAGTATCAGATAAATTAGTCAAAGAGTTGACGGCATTGATCCATTTTGATGTGCTACTATCATATTTTAATATATGATTTTCAGCAGGAGAACTAACAGTAGTATCCGGCAAATTAGCTAAGGAGTAGGCTATGTTATTCCATTTAGAGTTAGCGGTGTCGTACACCAAGACCTGGTTTTTAGCAACAGAGTTTATCTGAACGTCATTTAAGTCATTAAGTTGCGTGACATCGAATTTTAATTCTGTCCAGGTTGTAAGATCGCTCTCTAATTTATAATACTTATCATCATCCCACACATAAGCTAGCATCCCACATGCTCTTAAACTAGTCCAGCCAGTAGCAGGGTAATCCAGATCAGCTTCTATCTGTGTCAGGTTCCTTGCTCGATGAAGACCGCCTACCATTTTGTTGGCGTCCAGGTCATCCAATACAGCTCCGTGCCTAAACCATCCACAAGCATTTCTAAATACCAGACGAGAGTCAAAGGATTGTCTTATATCCGATGTAGTTTCTATTGCTATTTGAGGACTTTTTAAAGTCTGAGCTTGTGTGCCACAGAACAACTGAGCGGTCGTCCCAGTTATGGCCAAAATATGTTTATCAGTTGAATTGCTGGACATTTATTCCTCCGATGAATTTTGTACATTATCCTCTGAACTATCCGCTGTATCCTGCCAGGTATCTTCATCGTCATCTGTTGTGCTCTGTATTATGTACCCGTCCACAGTAATAGTTTTTGATACAGTATCTGAGCCAGAAGGCCCCGTTACTGTAAGGGATACTGTAATTTGACCAGATACCCCATTATAAACATGGGTCGCAGTCTCTCCCGTAGCAGAAATTGAATCTCCAAAATCCCAACTATATGAAGTTATCGTTCCGGCTGAGAAACTGCCATCAAAATTAAATGTAGTTACTCTCTCGTCACCTTCTGTGGGGGTTACCGCAAAATCAGCAGCTAATGCTTCGGTAACTGTTATGTAATCATATTTAATCTCTTGATCCTCACCAGCTGGGCTCGTAGTTACCAAAGACACAGTATATGTCCCAGCTGAAGCGTAACTATGAGTCGGATTCTGTTGAGTAGAAGTATTTCCATCCCCAAAATCCCATAGCCAGGAAGTTGGATTTCCGTTTGATAAATCGGTAAAGGATACAGAAAGACTTGCTTCTCCGCTTAAAGGGGCACCTACAAAATTTGCTACTGGAATCGCATATCTGGTCGGTTCAAAAGCTGGAAGGCTCTCCCCCTGCTCTCCTCTAACTCCAGGATACCCTTTTACAGAAAAACTATTAATTCCGGTCTCTCCTTGTAGCCCTGTAGGACCAGAATAACCAGTAGCTCCGATAAAACCGGTAAGTCCTTGAAAACCGGTACTGCCAAGACCCCCTGTTTCTCCCTGAGGGCCCCTCAGAGTAAAATTACCATACCCTAAGTACTGTTCTACATCGCTTTCAGTTATTCTACTAATACCGGTTAACCCGTAGCTTCCATCTTGGGTAAGCTTAACTACCATTATAGGTAATTTACTCGATAAACTAGGAAAAACTTTAACATCACCGGTCGATGTCTTGTTATACGATATACTAGGTATTACTTCTAACTGTGCTTTCTCGTTAATCGCTATCAATACATAAAGCACACCAAATCGCTGATTAAACAACCTTCTTGAATTGGTTATATACTTTTCTACAAAATCCTGGAGATCAATTTTAGTACCTTTAAACTGTATCCAGGTATCTCCGATAGCAACAGAGCCCCCTTTAATGGACACGACATTCTCGCCGTGGACATTAACATCTTTATTAAGGGTAGAGAAATCAGCTACTTTTCTAGTTCTAAATGCCATATTTTAAGCCAAAGTTATTATTAGATAATTAGAGAAAGAATTCAAAGGGAATATGTATATTCCAGTTAATTCCTGTCATACCTTTAGTACCGGTTTCCCCCCGATCCCCATAAATAGTAGGGCCAATTATTCCAGTCTCACCCCTCAAGCCTTTTGCGCCCCGCTCTCCCTCTATTCCTGTCTCCCCCAACAGCCCTGTATACCCATATGATCTATTTGATTCTCCCTGAATTCCCTTTTTATCTTTATCGAGGACATTACCGGCACCAGAAAAAAATATGACATTGGAATCATTCAAAGGTTTGTAGCCAAAGTTTAGATCTCTAGAGCCATCCTGAATAACAATAAGCCCCACAAGAGGAATAATATCTATCACAGACGGTACTGGTACAGACTTAATAGAAGAAAACTTTACCTGGTTACCCTCTAAATAAGTCAGCTCCCCATTTTTATCTAATCCAATAACTAAATAGAAAGCGTAATTTCGATCATTAAAAAACCTTGTCCTAGGCGGAGCTAAGACCCTACCTATATAGTCATCTAGCTTAAACAGTTTGCCTCTAAAATTTATCCAATTATTATCAAATACAAAGGAACCCGCATTTATTCTAACAGTCCCCTTAGATATAGTTGGTTTTAAAGAAGCATTTATCGTGTTCTTTTTACTTTTTAACATATCATATCCTAATCATATATATGGCTAGGCCCGTTGGATCTCTTAAAGCCATAGGGTTTTTGGCTTGTTTCCCCACTCGGTATCCTAAAGCGTACGCCTCTACCACCATTAAAAATCTGAAGCTGCCCAGGCCCGGTAATCTCCATTAACTTATCTGGATCCGGGGCTCTATCGTAAGTGGAGATATCGTTTACGACAGTTATTCTTACAGTAGCAGAATCAGTTTCCCCATACACATCCGTAACTGTAAGTCTAACCGAGTACTCACCGGACTCAGAAAAAGTATATGTAATCTGCTGTGTTGAACCGATAGTAGTATATGAGGTCGATGCTTTTCTTACTTCCCACTTCCAGGTAGAAACGCTATTATTTGCAGATCCTGCAAAAGTAGACACAAGAGGTTTATGTCCATGTAAGGGATTAGCAGAAATCGAAATCACAAGAGGATTCTGACCGGCTATTACAAAAATTCCTCTCTGGATAGACACCGTAGTAGATAGCGCTGAGTTGTCAACATCCTCAATATGCCACTCTACTACCAGGGTAGAAGAATAAGTATCCGGAGTATTATAAGTATAAGAAGAAGTATCGCTTGTTGAATCCGTTGTCCCATCACCATTTAAATCCCATTTAATACTATTAATTCCTGTCAGGTCCAAACCAGAAGTAGAAAAATCAACCTCTAAAGGAACTTCTCCTGTAGCGGGAGAAGGATCAGTGACGATGCTGATATTTTCGGATGCTGTAAAAGATTCGATTTTACTATACGAGTTACCCAGGTCATCCGTAATAGTAAGTTGGATTTTATAATCACCAGGTACTACTATATCTTTTACGTAGTTTCTGTCAGCTTGTGTAGAAGTTGTTTTTCGATCTATTGTTATCTCTCCGAGTATTGGATCCACATAAATAAGATCCCACACCCATTGATTAGCGTAAGTATCATTAACAGGGCTGAAGGTTACTGACTGAGTTACGGTTGGTGTCGAATCTGAGACATCTATATCTAAAGGAGATAATGCTATCACCTCTGCAGAAGATGTATCCGTAAGACCGTATATATCATACACGGTAAGTGTAGGATTATATGTATTAGCCGTGTCGTAGATATGAAAAAGTCCTGTTTCCCCTAGTACCTGAGAGGAGCCATCATCAAAATCCCACTGCCAACCGGTTATATTACCTATACTATTGTCTTCAAACAAGCCGGTTAAAGGAATATACCCATAAATAGGAGATACGGTAAAAACAGAATCAACGCTGGATACAATTACTTGCATATCAGGGTCAACAACATCGACTCCTGGATAACTTGCATCCGAGCTAAATATCTGTTGAGTAGCAAAACCTTGATCTATTATCAGTACTGTATCATACACTCCTTCAGTTGTATACTGATGCGTCGGGCTCTGAGAGGATGATTCCGCCCCATCTCTGAATATCCAATGATAGGACACAGGAGAAAATCCAGAGGCAGGCGTCGCTGTAAAATTGACAACTAAAGGCTTTTTACCTAAAGTAGGGCTTACAGATATAGTTAGATTATAAATCTTAACATCAATATCAAATGATGTGAGCTGCTTTGTGGAATCTAGACCCGAAACTCCTATGTCTCTTACTGTTAATTGTGCATTAAACGTTCCATAAGAAGTAAAATCGTGGGAAGGCCCCGTTAATCCTGTGACTACAGCAGATCCGTCTCCATAATCCCAGGAAAAACCAGGGTAAACCCCAGCAGGTGTAGGATCTAATGTCCTAGTGGGGTTAGTTACTCCAAAATCTACAGGAAGCCCGCCAGGAGGTATAGCCCCATAGTAAAAACGAGGATCAGCTACTATGGTAGCTTCTAGAGTCCTAAGAATTATTATGTATCCCGCTTTAGTAACTGTAGTAACAGGGGATTCGTTTATAGTCAAGGAGACAGTAAACACACCTTCTGACGTATAGCTGTGGGTCGGGTTTTTAAATAAAGGATCGGTAGTATAAAAATCAGTACCATCCCCAAAATCCCATCTCCATGAGGTAGCGCCCGTATCATCAATTGCTGTAAATGTAACAGGTGCCGGGTTAGTAGGGCTAAAATAGGCTAGAGTGGGAGAAGCCGTAAAATTTAGAGCTGTATCAAAGTAATACGCCCCAACATTTGTTCTAATTTCTCCCCACAGACCCTCATTATAATTGGTATAATTTCCTGAACCTGATAGAGTGATTCCTGATCCTATAACAGAAAGCCCAAAATCTGCCTTTGTATTAGATAAAACGGAGGACCAAGCTGGCCAAGTAGCTGAAACCCATCCAGACTGATTGGTTCCGGAATACACTAAGCCACTAGCTGACCACGTACTATCTGTTTGTGCTATATAAGAAAGACTTATGCTATTAAAAGACCATGAAGATTCAGAAACAGTGAGAGTATCTATTACAGAATCCTTTAGAATAGCATCAAGGTCTTTTGCTCCATATGGTAAACTAGAAGTATCCCCTGGTGTAGAACCCTCAACCTGCAGAGCAAAGCAGCCTGCACCTATAACATCACCACCCTCCATTACTATGTAATGTGGGTCGGCATAAGTATACGATCCAGAAAAATCCGTATAATTATCTGGCACATATGGGGAGTAAGATGCAGTAATTACGCCATCTTTTCTCCTTAACTCTATATAGATTTTGTCATAAAGATCCGTAGGCACTATAACAGAATCGAGAGTTACTAAGGAAGCATCTACAAATTCGAGCACATTTGTGCCCATACTGAATTCAATTCCGCCTCGAGCTGTTCCCGCAGTATCGTCATATATATAAAACTTTTCTGATCTATTTCCTAATCCAGTTTTAGAATCTACTATACAGAATCTATAAACAAAATCTCCAGTTAAAGCTACTCCCGTAGGAGTCAGCCTTACATTTACAGAACTATTCTGAACCGCTACCCAGTTATCACTACCTTCGGGTATTTCCTCAAGCTCCCATGCGTCAGTACCTGTTCTAAAATCGGTACTCCACCAAGTGTTATATTCACCGCCTACAAAACCATCGTTTATATAAGACCAGGTATTGTTCTGGCTTAGAGGTACTGTCTCTACAAAAGCTATGGGATTAGCTTCGGAAAGAAGCGTGTCGCCGTAGAACTCATATCCCCCAGACCCTATTATTATCTGGTCACTCGCCCTTACAAAGACATCTCTAAAGTAAGTTGTGTCGGTATAGGGCTCTATAGTGTATCCAGTTAGATAAACATGCTTATCCGAGTATATGATACCATTAAATAAGTTTACCCCACTAAGGGTAACTTTGTCGGCTCTTAATCTCCAGGGCCCTTCGGTATCATTATCCCAATCAGATAAAAGGTTGTTTCTATACGGTATACCCTCATTTAACCAATAAATCTCATCGGCAGCAGTATTCGTGATATCCCTCACGCCTTTTAGCCTAAAATCCCCTCCGCGCATCCTAGAGATAACATCATTTAAATATATGTAAGATGCCGGGGATGAGCTATCACCGCCTTCTGTAAGAGAGGTATCATTACTACTTGCTATGTCTACGTAAATCGTGGTAAGAAAACTCTGCACACCATAATAAATAGCTGACGGCGATCCCGCTAATCGATATTCATTATAGTCTGAGGTATCCCAATCTGGTAATGTAGGAGCCGTCCAGTTAAAGGTGTTATCTTCTCCATATACTAGGGCTCCACCGCTTGAGTTATCATCTACCAAATCCGCGAAGTTAGACGCATCAGATATGCTATTGCTAATTATCAAGTCTACGCCTACATTCTGACAATCTAGCTTAGCCGACCCTGTTTTATTCAGTATGCAATTATTAAAAGTTGCGCTACTGTCACTTTGTACAAGTACTCTCGTATCAAAATTAAGGGTACATCTAGTTAAGTTACCGTAAATAGTTGATTGATTACCAACCGACTCTATGTAAAGATCTTCTCCGTTATTAAGAAATAAGTCACCCGCTCCCCCTGAATAATTATTTCTTATACTTCCACCTTGCATGTTGACTCTGCCAGAGGAAAAACCTCCTACAGCATTCTTATTAATCTCTAACTTCCACGGTCCATACTTAGAAAGATTCCAGGCTTTAAAAGATGCTGTGCCTGATGTTATTGTGATATTCGTAGAACTTGGAAGACTTGCTTTTCCTCTTAAATAAAATGTTAGACCATCCGAAAGTGCTGCTATAAATTCGGTTAGTCCTACAGCATTTTCCCCATAGTAACCATCATTACCTGTAGAAGATACGGATAGATTAACAAATATAGACTCACCATTAGCCCATCCGTCGTCATACCCTACCCCAGCAGTATCACTTATTGTTGCTGGGCTAGTACCTCCATCTAAGGAAAATACAGTTAGATCTGTACTCGTGTTACTCGGCAGAACTGGAGGATTCCATCCGTATGTCATATTAGAGGAGCTAATAGTGCCTGTGCCCGTGAGAAAGGCTCCTCCGGTAATAATATTACTGACACTGTTAGATACGGTAAATGTAGCGCCGGTATCTACAAAAACCTCATTACCATTGAAGATGCACCTATCGACAGTAGCTGTGTCTCCTGTCTCTACTGTAAACGGATTAGACGTACCCGTATTTACGAAATTAGTTTGTTCGTGGGTACCCGCTATATAGTCGGTCGTAGACGCGGCACTACCCTGCATATACATTCTCTTACTTCCATTAAGAGAGTAAATGCGCTCAGCATCTACAATACCATCTTGCATATAAGCATCTACATCAAAAGCATTCGATGGCTGTAGTATTCTCCAGGGACCGTACTCATTTAAGTCCCAAGCGATAAGGCTTACTTGATAAAGAGAGGTAGCGGTAATATCCGATAGGGATGAGGACCTTGTCCCCTTTAAAAGATAGATAGCTCTACCTGTAGCAGCGGAAATATTACTTACAAAATCTTCATAAGAGTATGGATCATTATATGAACCTGTATGGCCTGTAGACGTGTATGAGTTACTAAGCTGTACGTAATATCTTTTCACAGCATCTGAAAACTCATAGGCTCCCATATCTGTATAATTGGGAGACCCTGTGCCAGCAGGACTAGTTTTTACCTGGACTCTTGGATTCCCTTCGATGTCGTATGTAGTGGCGTTATCTCCATCTCCAGCGTCAATGCATTGTGATGTATACTTTAACCTTAAGTCGCCATTAGAAGGATCGACAAAATTTGGATCTCCAGCTACATTACTACTACCAATTGTAATATTTACTACATCAGGTGCGGATAAAGACGTAGCAGAGCAATAGTTTATTTCGGAACCTAAAACAAAAGGATCTACATAAATGTCATTACCTGAGGAAGTAGCGGTGTTACCATAAAAAACACAATTATAAGGGTCTGTATTTGAGTTAACTATGAAAAGTGCTCCACCGTTAATACCCGCTGTATTCCCGTAGAAAGAATTGTTTCTGAAGGTTGCTGTTGTTAACGTATTGTATACAGCACCACCGTTCTCTGTCACGGTATTATTATAGAACGCACAAGATTCCAAGACATTTAGTCTTGTACTAATATAAACGGCACCGCCTCTAACAGCAGAATTGTTATGAAACATACAATTCCTAATATTTGTACCGCCAACATATGTACCACCCACATAAATAGCCCCACCATTGCGTGAGGCTGTGTTATTATAAAACTCACAATTCTCTATTTTCCAATAAGAATAAAATGCGTTTCCTATAATTGTAACGGCACCGCCGTCGAAACCGCTATTATTGCGGAACACGCTATTGTATACTTCTAAGTTATCGTCTCCGTCTGTTCCTGAATAATTAAAGACTAAAGCTGATAAGAAAAAATCACCTGCGCAATTTTCAAAATACAGACTGTCTATTATTAGAGTGGATGGATATGTTGTGTTTGTATTTTTTAATATCGCTTCATTTACACCGTCGCCGTCGAGAATGGATTCAAATCTTGTTCTATCTCTCTGATTCTTATTTACTTCATCCCCTCGAAACCCTCCGTATATACTTAGGTTGGAAACAGCAACGTCAAAAAAGTCACCCGCTGCCCCTCCTGGTGAATATGTACCTTGGGCCACCCACAACTCATCCCCGTCAGTCGCCGAGGATAAAGCTGTAACTAGGCTAGTGTAAGCATCAGTCCAAGTAGTACCATTATTTGAACCGCTTGCGCTTTCATTTACATAAATAATCGCCATTACGCCCTCTTATATACCCAAGTTTGTTTTATCTATTTCCATTAACTCTTTTAGCCATTCTTGATGAATGGTAAAATTAAATCCTACTCTCCAATTATACAGCGATATAGCAGAACTCTCTTGAGTAAGGTAGGGGCTATAGACATCCCCTCCTCCTATGCGCACAAATTTAGACCTGGCTATATTCTTTGTAAAACCCTCATCATCCGTATCCGTATCAGAAGGAACCTCAATACCATCGACATAGAACTTCATTAACCCTTCATCATTAACACAAACATAGCTCAAAAAATGCCATTTATTATCAGCTAAATCTATTCTATTAGATCTATTTATTAGCAAAGACTGCGCTCCGGAATAAACAAGACGATAGTCCTCGTCTTCCCTTTTTATTCCTATTTTAAAAGAAGCAACATCATCTCCAAGGACATTCCCGTACATATCTGACACAGCTATAGGATAAATAATTTTGCCGTCAGAAACAGATGGGTTTTTTACCCACCCTATCGCTATAAATTGATTACAAGTTTTTTCTGGTCTATCCAGTACACTAACAAGGTTACCTTCTGTATAGTTAACCGTAAATGTTGGGTTAGTATCAAAATATAGAGCACCTATACCTAGCCTATCATTCTCAAATAAACCCGTGGGTATCTCCGTATACTCACTGCTGCCTACCCGTACTAATTTACCCCAGGTAGACCACCTTGCCCACTTTGTTGAGTCATCTGGGCTAGTAGAGGCATTAGCTCCAGCGTTCCAATCAGGCCACGCCTCTGGTATATCAAAATCAAATTGTGGATCCACATGAATACCCGTGATACCATGTAAATCCCCAATTCTATTTATTCCACCATAGTTAAAAGATGTGTTGCTTGTCCTCAGGATGGACCCCTCTAGCTTAGCGCTATCTCCCGTTACTCCTAAATCCTTAAAATCTATAATAGAGTCTTTAATAGAAAATTGAACAGGATCAGAATCCTCTTCGCTATTTATATCGAGAAGAGTTTTATTCCCACTGGGCCCGACTATATTACTACCACATATGTACGCATCCCCGTAAAGTGTAAAAAATAATCTATCATGTGAAACTATATGAGTGTTTTCTATAGTGGATCCACATAGGTATAAATTGAATCTTACGGGATCCCCAGACGAAATATCTAAATCAGTAGCTAGGATAGCACCAGAAATTTTCTTTGCTGATATATTTAGATTATCAAAGTTTGATGAAGACACATGTAATCGCCAAGGACCATACCTATCTAAATCCCAAGGCGTCATTACTATATTCGATTCTCCAATTGTAGAAGAAGAATGAACACCTTGTTGTAGATTTAATGAACCTCTAATTTTATACTCCAAGGAGTTATCAGCGCTTGTTGTTCTACTACTAAAATCTTCATAATTAAAAGGGTCGGTCTCCGTGCCTGCCCCAGAAGCTGTTTTGTTTAAGTCTACATAGTATGCATCTCCCGGGAAGTCAGCAGTAATGTAATCTGTTTTAGTAGCTGATCCTGACCCCCCAGGACCTGTAACTATGAGTTCAACAGTATAAGTCCCAGTTTGGTTGTAAGTCTTTGTGGGGTTCTGAGAACTACTTGAGGTACCATCTCCAAAATACCACTGCCAGTTAGTTACTGTAGTCACCGACTTATCAGTAAACTGCACGGTTAGCGGGGTGTATCCTGAAACTGGGCTAGCTTCAAATTCAGCCCTAGGGGAAACATTTACAGTTTTAGTAATAGTATCGGTAGAAGCCGGGCTAGTACGTGTAGCCGTAAGTGTAACAGTATAGGAACCATTTTCGGTATAGGTATGACTAGGATCCTGACTGGTAGATGTGTCCCCGTCACCAAAATCCCAACTCCAAGCATCTGCACCTCCGGTAGAGGTATCCTCAAAATTTACAGTTAATGGCTGCTGGCCTGTATTAGGAGTAAAAGTAAAATTAGCGGAAACTTCAGCAAGTATAGTCACTTCTTTAGTGGTTGTATTATTGCTAATATTCGCTTCATCATCGATAACAGTCCCTTCATAAGGACTATAAACCTTTAACGAAACTACATATGTCTCCCCGGGAGAGAACGTAGGACTTGAAAAAGTTAGGGAAGGATCTTCATAGGGCCAGTTTAAAGCTTCCGGTTCTGTAGAATAAAATATTTCCCCGTCCTCAGGCGAGCTCCCTTTTTTATACCACGACCAAACCCATCCGCATATGGTCACTAATGACTGATCAGTAAAATTAACAGTGTCACCAATAGATATAATAGAAGAACTTAGGTTGAAATCCGCTACAGGTCTTACATTAATATAGTCTTCTCCTGTTTGCTCGAATAGATTAGTAGAAAAACTACCCTCAGGACCGGTAACCGTTAATTCTACATCATAGAGACCATTTGCTGCAAAAGTACGATCAGGATTTTGATCGGTATCCGTCCCATCATCTCCGAAAGACCACAGCCAAGAAGTAATTGTACCCGTAGTGGTGTCAGTAAATTTTACATTTAATGGTACATCACCCTCTATAGGAGTTACAGTAAAAGAGGGATTAATATTAGTTTCTACATTTAAATAGGATAATTTTATCGAGGAATCCTCATATTTATAGGCAGAGGAAAAGCCACATAAATAAACTGAAAATTCTACTACCTTAGTATGTAAGGAAACATTATAATATTTTGCTTCTTCAAGGTTATATGTGGGAAGCGGATCTGTTTTTGAAACCCCATCTATTTCCCATAAGAAATCAAATTCATAACCCCATTTATACCTACCGGTCGAAACGGCTGTAGTAGATAGAGGCGAAAATCCAGAAGTGGGAAAAAACTCAAAATCCGATACATCGTTTCCTACAATACCTATATCTAAACCGTCTAAAGCTTGGCCTTCACAAAGAAAAGAATGAGCATCAAACCCAAATAAAGAAGGTTCTCTAAATAGTGGGTCAGTTATGACTAGCGTGCCGTCATCTGAAACAACTATGTTTCCTGGACTATTCTCTGTTAGTACTGCTCCTGTCGAGATACCGTCCTGAATACAACAATGCTGCACTTCAAAGGATACAGTTGTAGAACTTGTATTTATTACATATATCTGGTTACCGTTTGAAGATAACGTGCTCTCATTTTCCCAAAAGATAGAGTTCTTTACGCTTTCATCACTTTTAGTTGCTATACGAAGAGCCCCCCCACTTCCATATAGGGCAGGATTTGCAGTTGATTTATTTTTGTAAAAAACACAATGATTTATATCTATTGTATAAGCCCCGTAATTAACTATATAAACTGCTCCTGCGAGATCACCTTCATTTTCTTTAAAAACGCAGTTGTCTATCGTTGTCTCATATATAGAATAGATTGCTCCCGACTGTGTAGTTGTCGTAGAATCAGCCTTATTATTAAAAAATGCTGAATTATTTACATAAAGTGCTAAGATACTATTTTTAGAAATACAGGAAGAAAGTTTGCCTTCATTCCTGGTGAAATAACAATTTTCTATAGCCAAAACAGAATTATTTGAAGCTAATTCATATACACAAGCTACAGAAGACACATTACCTTCAAATAAACAATTTTTAAACTTAACCTGTGTTATTTCCGGGCCAGTACCGTCCACTATAATGGGGTATGATGACGTAGTACCAAAATTCACTATGTCAAAATTATCTAATATAAACTCGCCTGTACTAATTTCGAGCTTTAATAGGGAATGAAAAGAGTTACTTTGCCCGTTAAGTATACTTTTTTTATCGAAAGTTCTTTCACTAATAGAAGTGCTACCTACGGGCATCCCACCGTAGATGGTTAAAGGCTTATTTACTGTTATTACTTCAGTGCTAGGAGAAACACCAGGTCCCGGATGGTACCACTCAAGGAAACCGTTGCTTTGCGCTACCCAAAGCTCATCCCCCGCAGAGGCATTATTAACCGCTGTATAAAGTTCGGTATAAGCGTCTGTCCAACTAGTACCGTTATTAGCCCCAGTAGCCTTCTTATATACATAAACGATGCTCATTTTATGTCCTCTTTACCGTAAGCTGTAGATCAACAGCATATGTACCCGGTTGCGAGTACGAATGGACAGGGTTTTGAGATGTGACCGCACTAGACCCATCTCCAAAGCTCCAGGATCTTGAAGCAATAGAAAAACCCGTAGGAGCTGTGCTTTTGTCGGTGAATTTTACCGACAACGGAGCATATCCCTGTACAGGGATAGCTTCAAAATCTACAGCTACAACAATTATATGCTTATTTTTTGTGAGGGTAATAGACTCTGAAGTACTACTATTAGAAACTGTAAGCTTAACAGTATATAAGCCTAAGTTATTGTAAGTATGTGTAGGAGATGCTTGAGTACTAGTGGTGCCATCCCCAAAATCCCACAAATAGGAAGAAGCTGTGCCCTCTAAAAGTGTAGATGAAAAAGTTACACTAAAAGGAGCCGCGCCTACATTTGAATTTACTGTAAAAGCCGCATCTAAACTCATATTCCCTCATCTATTCGCTGCATGTAATGATAAGGGAAAAATATTAATAGATCATGGTTTAATGTTAGGATCGATTATCCAGTAATCCCGCTTTACCCCTATTTTGCTGAAAATGGGTTTTTTTGTTTACTTCTTTATCCCATATTTGAATGTCGTCTATCTTAAATGTAGAATTCGGAACGACATACGTTCTGGTGCTGGTTGGAGTATCCGGAGACCCGTTAATGAATTTAACAAGATCTACTTTTTTCCAACCAGAGCTGTATTTCCCAACGTACATGGTATCTTTATGCGGTAAAAATTGGATAAACGTCCATTTTTTAATCTCAGCTTGAGGATCTACAGTTCTCCATATATATACATTGGTCTCAAAAACAAATCTTTTCTGGTCATCTATGTATATCTTCCAATAATCCCCTGTAGAAGCATTACTGGATTCCATCAAAACCTTGTCGGCTACTATAAAATCTTCACCTACAGTTACGTAGTTAACCTTTGTCTCTAAATCTTCTTCTAATGAAGGATCCCTCACCAACAGGCTGACTGTGTATAAACCAGGGCTGGTATATGTATGGGAGGGGTTTACGGTATCTTCTTCAGAAGTCCCGTCACCAAAGGTCCATAGCCTATAAGATATATCCCCTGTAGAGCTATCTGTAAAAGATACTGATAAAGGCTCAGTGCCAAAAACAGGACTAGCAGAAAAATCAGCATTTAGAGGCGGCTCTGTAACTGTTATATACTCGGTTCTTGTTTTTATATCTTGATTGAGAGATGCATCTCTAATAGTTAAAGAAACTGTGTAAACGCCGGAGTCGCTATAAGTATGAGATGGGTCAGTAACGTTTTCTTGCGTATTCCCATCTCCAAAATCCCACAATCTGTATGTAATACTGCCCGCAGAATTATCTGTAAAATTAACAGTAAGTGGTTTTTCTCCAGATTGTGGGGTACCCGTGAAATTAGCAGTTAAAGGTCCAGAGGATACTTCTACATAATCTGTTTTAGTTTCTGTATCTTCATTAGAATCTGCATCACGCACTGTAAGAGAGACGGTATATGTTCCTGGATTACTATAAGTATGAGATGGATCGGTTACATCTTCTAAAGCCGTACCATCACCAAAATTCCATATACGATAACTTATGTCACCGATTGAGCTATCCGTAAAATTAACAGTGAGGGGCTCTGATCCAGATAAAGGTGATCCTGAAAACCCAGCTGTGAGTGAATCAACTGCTATAATATAATCAGTTCTAGTAAAAGTATCAGTAATCCCTTCTAACCCAGTAACTGTCAACGTAACCGTATAAGTACCCGCACTGGTATAAGTCTTTACAGGGTTTTCTTCTGTAGAAGTAGTACCATCTCCAAAATCCCATGAGTATTCAGTTATAATACCTGTAGAGTCATTATTAAAATTCACTTCTAACGGTATACCGCCTGAAGTAGGGGACGCTGTAAAGGAAGCTACCACCTCCGGAAAATAGTAGGCACCCACCCCGTATCTGGGATTGCCTGAGATACCAGTAGAGTAACCTGATTTCGTGCTATAATCTGAAGAGGTAGTAGTGATGCTATTATATATATCGGAAGGGTATAAGTAATTATTTTCATCGAAAGTAGTAGAAAAAGAAACCACTGAGGGAGTGACACCAAAAACGCAATCATCTAATTGAAAGGTCTTAATAATACCCTCAGAAGGATCAAAAAAGTCAGATTCGGAATTAGAGGCTTGGCTAAACGCTGTGGACAACCCAAAATACCACACAAAAACATCTGACCCGACATCCGCTACCCCGGAATCTATGTAATTAGAATCGACAAATAGGTATATCTCGGGAGTGTAGCAGTCACCTATCCTTGTTGGGGTGCCAGAACTTATCACTGTAGATCCTTTAATCTTAGCACCTCTATCAGTAGAATACAGTATTACTCTATTTGCCTCTAAGTAGGTATTCGACAAATCCAATGTATTAATAAAATCGGCATCAGTTTTAAATATTCCGCCTCTTGATATACCTCTATTTGATATACCATCCGTAGTATGAATTCCCCAGGGGATACTACTCTCCCACCTTTCTAATAGTAGATGTCCCTCAAACGATCTTTGGCCTATAGAAATATAATTAGTAGTTTGTGCCATCCCTTTAAGCTTAATAATCGTACCCGTGTCATATGACCGGGTATCCAGGTCAGAATAAAATTGAGTAAAATTATAGGGGGATCCGGAAGTCCCACTACCAGCGGGGACACCACTATTCAAATCTACATAAACTATTGGATTAGCCCCATTGCTATAAAAGGCACCCTGGGATCTAACTTTGGGATTACCGTCAAAAAAGAAGGTAATGGGGTCATTAAAAGGGTCGGATACAGTAATCCCGGAAGGGAACTGCGGGTCATCATTTATGTCCGTAATTCCCGTAAAATCAAATAAATCCTGGTTGTTCGCAAAGTTAAAATACCCTGAGAATCCAGGATCAGGAGTAACTGCAGTAGAATCTCCGTTGTAAGTAGAATAGGTTAGTGCTGCGGTGGATGCTGTAGAAGGAATTGATATACCGTTCTCTACCTTAAGACAACTAGTAGTTATGGATCCGGTGTCGTACTCTAAAATTCCATCTATCTGTACTGTGGACATATAGATATTAGAAGCAGCCGAGCCTCCCAATATAAATTTGTCTGTAATTGTAGATGTTTTTCTATATAAATAGACGTTTTCTAGTTGAAATAAGTCAAAAGATATATCCCCTGTGTCATCTATTAAAAGGATACCATCTTCTATGATAAAAGTAGATCCTAATGAAAATTTAGAAAAGTCTTCTACCTTTAATCTCCAAGGACCAAACTCTTCTAAGTCCCATGCTATTATTCTTTTATTACCGCCACCCGTATTAAATGCTGGTGATGCAGATGTAATAGTATATTGGCCCTTAAAATAGAAAAGCTCATCATCAGTTGAAGGCCCAACAATATTAGAAAAATCCTCATAAGAAAAAGGATCTTTTGGTGTACCTGCGTGGCTAGTACCCGTAGCTGATAGGTCTACAAAATAAACAGAATCTAGCATTTAAATCTCCGGACATTTTCTATGGTCTATGTAGCCCACACTCAAACCGTTAGATCTTATATAGCCACACACGCATCTGCAATTACAATGTTTTTCATTATGAAAAGTAATCTTCTCCAATATACTTCTTCTTATTACCATGCATGCTATATCTGTATGAGTATTATCAACCAATAATCGGATTTCTTTTTTTCTAGTATTTATAGCTACAGCTCCAAAATCTCTATTAAACTGAAGAAAATTTATCATATCCTCAATATCTGTGTCTCTTTTTAATACCACGTCTCTATTGAGCAAAAGAAAATATTCAGAATTGTATTGCTCCAAACCCTCTTCTTTTGCTATATTTCTACATTCTGACATCGATATATATCCCGCAGGAATATTACGATGCCTTTCGCTTTTAGGTCTAGAAACAGCCATTATATCAACAGGCACTGTTTGCTTGCACAAGCCCCTTAAAACCTCAGACTTAAAGGCGTGCCCATCTTTTAACGGAATCATTGCTAATATTCTATCCATTATGGAACCACTACAATTTGAGTAACTTTATTAGATCCATAATTGTTAGTAGCCGTCAATGAAACCTCATATGATCCTGAGGATTCAAAATCAATGACAGGGATATCTGTACCGGTGCTGGTCTTATTTATTCCACCAAATTCCCAGAACCAGTTCGACGGATAATTCTCAGAAGTATCCTGAAACCGTACCTTCGTAGATACTTGTGAATCTATGCTATACGTAAAAGAAGGAATTGGCGGAACGTCAAGACGGAACCACATAGAAAAAGAACCGGTTGAACCTATACCTGACTTACCGATACCAATGTATTCATTTCTTAAATATCTAGAAGTCCCACCGACGTACTGAGCAAAATGGGCATTATCAATTATTCCTGTCTCTGTAGAAAAATAGGAGGCACCACTAGAAATCCATTGAAAATCTTTTTCATAAACGGAGTAATCGACCTGCACCGTATCTGCACTCTTAAATTTTAAGTGAAAAGTTAAATCAAGATCGGGATACCACCCTGTTTCTCCTTGCGGGCCGTGATACCCTGTCTCACCTACGCCTGTAGGTCCTTGTATACCCGTATATCCTATTTCTCCTAAAGCTCCTGTTATGCCTAAAGCTCCTGTTTCTCCTTGAGCTCCTGTCTGCCCTAAAGGACCCTGCAGCCCCTTTTCTCCTTTTTCTAGAGAATCTGAGATACTAAAAGTAGCAGCTTGTGAATACTCATAGACTTGAATAACTTCAAAAGTAGGGTCTACTTGCCTTAAAATGAACTGGCAGATAGGAAGTGAATTATATACTACATCAGACTTAACAGAGCCGATATTTGAGATAGACTTCTTGACTGTCTTAAATATGAACCTGCCTTGCTCTACATTATAGTAAGCGTTTACAGCAGCGTACTTATTGGCATCATCAGGCAATCTAAATATGGATTCATTAAAAATAGGAATTTCAAGGTTATCTAATGTCTTAAATACATTGTTATATATGATAGTACCTAAGTTAACGATGTACTTAGTATTGCCTTGTCCATCCTTAACTCTTCTAATGACATTGTTTTTTCCTAAACGAATTTCCATGTATTACATCCGAACAATGGGTTTATTTGCCAGGCGGTATACACCTACTGCAGTATCAGCTTCCTCTATGTAACCGGGCTGGTATTCCTCATTCTCGTCCTCATAAAAACCAGTAGAGTTTTCGATTCTAGCTTTATACACCTTTGAGACTACCAACAGCACCAGCTCTCCCCTAACAAAAGGCTCTGTTACGGCTGACCTTATTCTGGCGATCATTGGTATAAAAACTTTTCTTGGAGTAGCAATAGTTAAATCCTCAGCCTGTACCCTGAAATTTTCGGAGCACTCTGAGTAGAAAGCCCTACCCAGGCTATCCCCCACATTATTAGGATTTGATAGAGTAATTGTTTTTCCCAATGTCCTGGAGATTATAGCGGGCAGTTTAACAAACCCTGAATCAATACTATAATTAATAAAATCTAAATCATCAACATTTGAAAATATGTTCTCATTCAGAAATCCAGGGTCATTCACAGGAATATGCTCAATAGGGTTCTGGTACGGCTCCCCTCTAATTATTGGAGTACCGCCAGTTCCGAGGTTAGATACGTAAACATTCTCAAAAGACTTCATTATTTCTACAGATAGTGACTCCGGTAATGTATTCAATGTTTGATAGGGCCTGTAATAATATGTAGCGTATGCTACGCTAGTATCTCCTAAATTAGGTAGAGTAGTCTGCTTAACGAGCATAGGCACGTACACCAGCTTCTGGCTGAGGGTAACTCTAGGGTCTATATTCAGCCTGATTATTGATGTTCCTAGTCCGGTATTATCCGGGTCGTCCGTTGTACCTGTAATGCTTGAAATGGGTAAAGCAGAAAATTGTTTTTTTCCGGTATTCTCCTGGTACCAAACATAGAGCTGATGGTTGCTGTCATCGGTTTGAATTGTGCTTACACCAAGAATTGACCCATCTTCTAATTCTCCCATACCAGAAAAAGCCGGAAACCCCGTATAGGGCTCATCTTGATTTATTTTTTTTTGATTATTTAAATCGACCTCTATATAATTCTGCTGATCATTGATAAAAACTGGAAATAGGATGGAGCTGTATAGTCCGCCTATGCCTTTTGATCCTACATTATAGTTTGCGATATACGGAGCACGTAAACTTCCCTGATTATCACCCTCATTGGTAACTGTGATACCTAAATCAGAGTATAAAGAGGATGGTGCCGTATTAACTTCCATTATCACTTCTACCACAGTATCAGCAGGTATAGTGAATGACTCATCAAGATAAATAATAATATTGCTATTCACCGACTGATTCAGATCATTAATTTTCCAGTCTCTAAGTGTTTCCCCCTTAGCATAACTATTAGAAATCTTATAAAGGGATCCATTTACTCCTTTTACCTGACGAACAGAAAACACACTATAATTGTTTACGTTTTTCGGTATTTCCAAAGTTCTGGTGGGAGCACTTGTCCGATAGAAATAATGGTATTCTACCAATGACCCTCTAAATTGTTGTCCTTTAAAGGTACGTACTGATCTGTTATAAGAAGTACTACCCTCATCCGAGGTTACGGCTAACTTATACAGATCTCTGGATTCTTTATTATCCAAAATGGTCCTACCGGAATAGGCCACGGTATAATCAGGATACCCGGTTACTCTTTCCGCTAAAGTCTCAATGGTCTGGGACACGTCACGAGTATTTATACCTCGATAAAATCTGGAGTTGCCCGTGGCATCCGGTACGTAGAGAATACCTAAAGGCTTGTGGGGGACCTTGGATAAACCTGTACCTGAGTAGTCTATGTAGCTGGCTGTAAATCTATATTCGATGTTGTTTTCTGCAACATTAGCATCACTCAAAACAAAAGTTACCGTATTTGTACCCAAACCCTCCCAGGTACCTTCCACAGGCTCAGTAGTAACTTCACCATCACGTACGACGACAGCGCTATAAAAAGCCAAGTCGTTATGATACAGAGCCTTTTCGCGGGGTCCAAAAGTGAGCTCTGTTTCGGTCAATGCTATTGTAGGATTCAATTGCTTAACATCTTCTCGAACAACCGCTGTTGAAGAAACTCCTCCTGTAGCTAAATTTCCAATGGAAGAAATTCCCTCATAAGAGTCAACCCCCATTATACTTGTGCTAAATTGAGTACCACGGTTATCTCTATTATCGAGCTTTGTCCTAAGATTATTGCTTAGCAGAGAGTCCAAATTTTGCTCAAGCAAATGACTATAGGAATTGATATTTAACTTTCTTCTAAGATCTACAATATCAGTATCTACAATCTCTTCATATGTTAGACCATCCGGGCGGACAGCTCCTAATTCAAAATAGGTAGAACCATTAATATTAGACTCTATATTAAAAGGGGACGAATTCCTTCTTGACACAAAAAACATTGGGACAGCCCAAGTAAACCCATCAAAGGTGTTCCTGCACCGAGCTCTCCAAAGCCCGTAGTCTCCATTCTCACTGCCCATATTCTTAAACGTGTAGCTACCCGCATCCGATGCATTATTGTTAGGCCCTTGGCTGTATACGTACTGAGCACCTAACCCTGCCTCAGGATAATTAAAAGGATCCACTCCATCCACTATCCGAATACGGTACTGAATTTGGACTCTCCTGGAGGTTTCAACACCCACATTAGGATCGACCATTAAATCCTCAAGGAAATCTTCGGCGTCTGATAAGATATTTCCCTCCGGATATATTCTCTCTGTAGTCTCCACACTTAAATCCGTAGTCTGCTCTTCATAATTGTTAGTCTGGTTTTCCGGGTCATACTTTAGGATAAAACCCTCGGCACCTACCACCCAACCTAAATTCTCGTCTATGAATTCTATACCATAAAAGTCTATACCCTTACCGGTATCTGATATTTGCCACCTAGAACCGCTATTAACCGTGGTCAGTACGGTGCCGTCATTACCGGCTATCCATGCTCTATCCTCAATAGAAAAGTTGATATTAGTAGTTGTCCTGGAAGGTATCGTTCCAGATATAGGGTTAATATTTGACGGAGAAGCAATGGGGGCGAAGTTTACGATAGACTCGAAAACTCTTGTTTTTCTTCTATCGTCATAGGGTAAACCCACATCTGATGCTAAATAAGGACTTGTTATATTATTGATAGCATCTCTCAGTTCTTCTGATGATGCGTATACCTCAAGGTCTAATACCTTTGAGTAAGACTTTCCGTCCTGCACACCTCTCCACTCAAGCACTAACGAATTCGGACTACTTGCAGGAGATATCTTATATGTGGCACCAGTGAAAAAATTCTTAGATGAAGAATAAACTGAAATGGTAAAATTTAACGGAAAGTTTCTGCTAATAAACACTTTATTTAGATGGTTCTCTTTTCGTGGGTCTATCTGAACTAGGGACTTATATTCGGATCCTGTCCATATTCTGCCGCTCACGTTAGCCCAGTTATACCCACCATCTGTGCTCTTTAGGATTAGGCCATCATCACCTACTATAATCCCATCATTTAAATTATAAAAACCAACAGAATTTAGATTTTTCTCAATCTTAGCATTTGTATCTGAATCAGTAATGGTTTGTTTAGTCCAGGATCTACCGCCATCTAAAGAAATAAGAAGTGTGCCATTATTTCCTACGACCCACCCCACAGATGTATCAAAGAAAAATACACCGTTAAAATCTTCCGTGACCCCTGAAGTCTGAGTAATCACATTAAAAGTTAAACCATCGGATGCTAATAGAACCGTGCCGTTATTACCAACTGCCACCACATTTTTAGAATCTAAAATCACTATATCGTTCAACGTATCGTTTATGTCGGTATCTACCGTAAACCAGGTTTGTCCGCCGTTTAAGCTCTTAATGATGTATCCGCCAGAACCCACGGCAAACCCAATAGAGCTGTTTAGAAATTTGACAGCCTTCCAACTTACAGAAACAGGAGCCTCTTTAGAAACCCAATTGTTACCGCCATCTGTAGTCTTTAAAATGACTCCATTATCCCCGACAGCCCATCCAATATTGTTATCAAGCATATCAACACTATTAATATCGTTGGTGATACGTATGGGCTGAGGCTTAGCTGACGAAGCATCCATATCATCTCTATTAGGAGCTATTTTCTTTCTCCATACTTCAAGGAAAACTCCGTCTACTCGCGTACCTGAGCGTAACTCAAAATCATTAAAATCTATAGAGTTTACGTGCTTTAGTTCAGTATCCGTGTTGGTTACATAGATTGGCCAACCGTTTACCAAAGCTACCTCTGGTTTGGCTCCTTTTGGGTTCTGAGTGTAAAACTTATTCACTAATTCAGAAGAAGTATAGTGAGACCTACTGGTTAACCACCCAGAGGGTAAGTGCCCCGTGCTCTTTTGTGAAAGTAGTTCAACAAACTGCTGGGCATCATTAAGCTCTGCAGCAAGAGGAGGCTTTCCGGGTTGGAAGAATACCTTATCATAGGCATAAGAAAGTCCGTCATATACGCTAAAAACATCATCACCGAGGTTTGTGGCCATCTTTATAATCCTCTTCTGGTAACTTGCTCAGTTATAATTTCTAAATCTTTTAAACTAGCTGAGTCCACCACTAGGTATTCAATTTCCGTGGTTTCTATATCCTCAGCTACATTAACATCATTTGGGTATAAAACGTAATAGGCAGCTTTATAGTATTTACTTTGTGGAGGGGCCCCGTCTTTTGTACTGACTATGATCCTACCATCAGACTGTATATAAGCTCTACCAGGACCATGCGATACCTCAGTCGGGTCATCTACAAGCATTAAGCTGATATTATCCTCGTAAACGGTACGGAAAAGGTGATCAGGCCCGCCGTTTTCTGAAGTCCGGTAAGTAAGAACACTATCAAGTGTCCTATACGAGGGCACCCCACTGCTGCTAGTTTTCTGGAAAACTTCAAATGAAAGATTCCCTAAATCATCGAGAGGAATAAAAGACCCGTTACGTTTCATCATTCGTATTAAGGGCAATTTTATATCTTTTACCCCAGGTACGCTACGGATAACATTTACCAGTGAGGCCTGAGTAAAGGTTTCCCCCATCCTGAGCTTTTGTACATAGTTAGCTACGGCTGTTTGTATTCTAGATTTTAAAACAGTTCGATCAGATTCTAAATACCTACTATCTAACCTTCCATCTTTTATAACACGGGCGCTGATATCGACTCTATTTCCTATCCCTTGTTTAACAACAACATCGGCATCTGCGTGCTTTAACTTTTCTACTTCTTCTTGAGCTTGCTCAACCAATGAGTTGGCTTGGTATGTGACCTCAAAATTTTCATTTGCTCTATAAGATACAGAGATTCTTTGTCCTTGCCTAATCGCACTATTAGGCAGCAGGGATAATTGTGTTGGTATGACCTGCGTCCCTCCGGTAACCTCATAGTCTATATCTTTTTTATAGACTATGGATTCGTCATCCGCGTTCAAAACCGTAATGGAATCAATATCTACACCCTTTAAAGACAAAGATATCGGTATATCGAGAAACATGTCATGTTGCTCATCATCTATCTGTCTAAATTCATTTACGTCATTTTGAGAGTCGAATAAGAATTCTATACCATATTTAGAAATAGAGGACTCCCCCGTTAGCAGCGGATCTTCCAGTCTCACTAACCTATATTCTGCTTCATCTACCAGATTACCATCTGAATCAGTTACAGAAATAATAGTATTTACGGGTTGATGTTCCAGAGTAATTACATTAGAGCTTCGATAGCTGTAGTTTACCTCTATCACATCTAATGTAGCCATACCTATTCTATTATTGGTCTGATTATTTTCTAAAATTACGGTATCCCCATCCCCTATAATACGGTACCCGCTTATATCATAATCTGATCCTCTAGTTACATTTCTAACATTAGAAACCGAAATAATAGGATTAGTGGCCGTAACTTTTGTATTCCGGGTTTGGATTCTAAATTCATTAGCATTAATTACGTAAAATCTCTCCCCGCTGAGCTTACCGAATGTGTCGGTGGGGTACTCAAATTTAAAGGCTACCTGATCAATGTATTGGCGTCTTCTCTCGCCTTTAATGTATATGTCTACTTTACCGCCCAAATGTCTTCTGCTGGAGATATCCAAATCTCTAACCATTAATTCATCACCAGCTTTTTCTACTCGGGCCTGCTGTACCCCGGGAACGCTTTCGCTCGTTTTCTTGTAGCCACCCTCTGTACCTGAATCCACACCAGCTATAGCTAGCTTTATTCTTTCGGACAACTCTCTATTAGTTTCTCTATTAGCGCCGTAGTTAGTGGGATTAGTATTAGTTACCTGGATATTACTAGGTAATCCAGTAGCTCTTTCTATAGACCCAGCTGGTACATTACCTTGAGACCCGCCGAGCACAGCCCTTACGTCAGCCTCAATTTCGTATCTTCTTAAAGTAGGATTATAGTAAAAGTCAGGATTTGAAGAATCAATTAATTTTGTCCCTACTACAGTAAAAGCCACGGATGTTGAGCCCGTAGTCGGGTCAGCCGCTGTGCTTACCTGAGTACCTGCTGGAATGATTATATCATTTGTCGGGGCATTCGATACAAAAAAAGTTACTTTACCTGTAGCCTGTATCGGATCTCGTCGTGTGATATTGCAGTTTGCAGCTCTTTTATCGAACTGTTCATTTATAATTAACTGTAAATTTGCCCCATCCCTAATCCCGAGAGCGTCGGCTAAGTTTCGCTTATCTATATTAGTTTCGATGGGATCACTGACACCATCTCCATCGGCGTCGTCAAAATCTATAAGCGTATCCACTGATAGCGTCTTGAATATAAAATCCTGAATTATGTAATACTTAGAAAATTCTAATGCTACGGGATCTAATATGTCTCTTACAACAGAACCGCCTATTACATTAACAGTATTATTATCAGTAGTAAGAGTTTTTGTTACAGAAAAAATTATATCCGAATTATTTCTACCCGGTATGCTTTGAAAATCTGTAGCATATTCCAGGAATTCACCCTCAAGTTCAACCGAGTAATTACTCTCGACGACCTGCTTTAATGACTTATCAAAGGAAAGAGCAGTGGTTACAAAATAATAAACTATGTCCGGGTTTAAAGTAGCATCGTTATCCAAAAATACATTCCTAATTTTATTCTCGGATACAAGTCTATTCAATACTGTTGAATTGATAGTGTAAGTTACGTACTCTCTTTGCACCTGACGGGTTTTTGTAGTTGTAACCGTCAGGTTATTAGTAGTATCTTCCGTTGATGAAACCTGTAATACTTCCGATTCTGTTTCCGACACATCTGCTTCAACAATATAGGATTGATTTATCTTTTGGTAACCGTTTACTCCACCACCGGCATCTAATGAAATGTAAAAGTTTACGCCTACAAGATCATTGTCTCTGTTTGTCTTTAAAGAATTAACCGGGACAAATACCTTTATGTAATCCCTAGCACGCTCTAATCTGGTTCCAGTAGGTTCTATGACAGAAGCCGTGATTTTATCTTCTGCAATAATCCCTACTGTTACCTTTGATAGGGAGCTCTCTTCGGATACATAACCAGCACCCTGATTGTTTGAAATTCTTTTTACTGTTTTTAATTCAAACTCTATAGTATCATCAACATCGAAGCTAACTATACCTTCTGTGTTTAGCGACCAGGGAATTTCAGTAGCCGTGCTAAGAGTGCTACCTACTGTGATTCCAGCATTGCTAAAGTTAGAATAAGGCGAAGTAGTGCCGCCTGAGGTAATTCTGTACCTAAACTCTACAGTAATTATAGAGCCTAGTTCCTGAACGTCAGCAGTAGTCACAGGAACAGTGCCCGATATTATCTGTATCAATTCAGATGTGTAATATTTATCAGTACCGCTGCCAGTCCAATCGGTCATAGGGTACTCAATAATAGGAGCAGCTATAGTCATGAGAAGTTAATCCTTTGCCTTAGATCTGCCAGCTCCAGTAATTGCGTATAGTTTAGCCTTTTTCCGCTTTGAGCTGTAAATCTTACGGTTACTGATATTATGCTTAAATCTTCGAAATCCTGGGTGAGGTCTACTGATATCAATTCACCAAAAAGCTCACCCGCACTTACCGGCCTTCCGGTAGAGACTAACTGCCTCTGAATATCCTTTAGCTTTTCTATAGCCGAGTTTACTTCATCTACAACTTTATTCCGTAGTAATTCCATGTCCAGTATCTTTGTACCTACTAATTCATGGAGGTTAGTTCCCATCCAAGAATGAAATTTGTTACTTCTTATATTTGTAACTATGTACTTCTCTACTGTTTGTAACAATAAAAATTCATCTTTTACTTGTGTAATATCCCCAGATGAACTATAAGCAATATCATCCAAAAATTTAGTACCCTGGCATTTTGGGCATCTATTTAAAAAAGTTACGTACTTTACCTCGACCAGAGGGTTATTATGCCTTATTTTATTGTTCATTAGTATATAAAAAGGCTTTTCAGTATCGACTACCGTTACGTCTTTTACTATTTTATAATTCGAGGTTGGAATAGCTACATTATTTATTCGTAACGAAACAGATGATTTAGAAGCTATTCGATAAGTGACATCTATGCGTTTTCTATCAGAAGAAAGAGTTCCTTCCTCCCAATTTATCTTATGATCGCATCTATTCTGTATTTTAAAATCTTGTGACATATGGAAGGTCTTTTAATTAGTAGATAATTAAATCCTCTGGCGAGGGTCATTCGCCAGATTTTCATCTATAATTTCTTGATTTTTCTTATCTTGCCGCCTAATATATGTGCCTGATTCTGAGTCTAATATCACATCTGTCTTTTTAGCGAAGCTGCCGTCCAGAAGACGCACCTCGTCACAAAAAGGTATGTCACCTCCATATTTTTGTCTAAGCTCTTCTCTCCAATACTCTTCTAAAGTCTGATCACCTGTACGATCCTTTTCCTCGGTTCTCTTAAAAAGAGATCCCCAGTTTAAATATTCATACTTGAAATCATTTATGAGCTCTACAGTGTTTGCCTTTTTTAGTCTTTCTCGAAAGCGCCTAATTCTATTATCAGTGGCTGTTTTTAGTCTCTGTGTGGCTTGGCGAGCTACATCTTGTGTGAGTGACTTATCAACTATATCATTTATAGCGTCTGTAGCTAACTGCGTATTAAGCTCATCCTTTAGATCTTTGACCCTCTTATTTATCTCAGCATTATGTTTTTCCCCAGCCAAAGCCTCAAGTTTTCCTTTTATTCTGATCTTATCGGATATAGCTCTCTTTAAAAATACTTTTAATGTCTTTAATACCTCTTCTTTCTGAGGCATTATGACTGTGAGTTGCTGTGGTAAAGATTCCACGTAAACTCTTAAATCGATAATATAAGTAGTTGCTACTGTCTGCTCGGGGTAATCTTCTATATAATCCTCAGAAATTTCAATTAGTGCCCTACGCTCCAAATTATATGAAAAAGTTTTTTGGTTAAACTCGGTTTCGAACTTCTTAGATTCACTTTCAGTGGTAAAATTCTCAGGTATATCTTCTAAAACAAATATTAAGCTACTCACCTTACTGATCACATTGTTTATATCAGATATATTCTGAACAATATTTTTATACCTTGCCCCGCTAGTAAGCTTAGCTTTATTTAGGCTACTTTCCTGAGACTGGAGTTTTTTTATTATATACGAAGTCCGTCTTTCAAATAAGTCGGTTTTGGATAGCTCATAATCAATATCTCTAATAGCTATATCAATAGCTCGGATTACGTCTCTTATCTCTTCCTGAGCTACAGATTTCATATCAAAGGAGGGATTAGGCCCATAAATCTTTGAGTAATCAAATTTCTCTAATGACTGATCGGGCTTAGGTACGTGGAAGACCGATGGCCTATAAGTTTTTAAAGTCTCCTCAGGGTTATCTGTCTTTGTAAGTATATCCTTGAGTAGAATTTGTTGGGACCTTTGCCGAGTGAGCTCTTTAATCCTTTTTTCATACCTACGTTGCTCTACCCGAAGATGCTCGATATAGAGGCTTCTGTGCTCCTGAGTTTGGCTGGCAACCTCCAGAAGATCCTGATAATCAATTAAATCATCAACCCTATCGATCTTAGAAAGATTATTTATGTTATCACGCCTGTATCCCATATTAATCTCCGCCAAATAATGTTTCTTTTAAGAAAGAAAAAGCATTATCGCTACTGTCGATCAGTTCTTTTATTCTTTCTTTTTCCTTATTAAAAAATTCTTTAGAAGATTTACTCATATCTAATCTCGTCTGCAATTGATCTATTTCTTCCTGCGGGAAATATAGCTTATACGTGCGGCTATTAAAGTTTGGAAAACCATAAACTATTACTATTCCGAAATAAATTCCATCCAATTCAAGAACATCCGGACTAATAGTAGCATCATTAAACCGGCGCACAAAATTCTCAATACCACCATTTTCCAATTCTAATTCTAAATAAAGTATACTGCCCCCAAGTCGATACTGTGATATTGTTTGTATTGTATCTTGTATAGTTTTTATTATATTAGTATACTGCCTTATTCTGTTAGAATAAAAGTCAACATACTGCGTTATGGCATCACTTCCTGTAGTTACCCAGCCGTTAAAGATATCAACGTATCTTTCTAATCGTCTCAAAATATTTTCAAATTCAGTTCCTAAGAGAGACCTGACGTTGAGGGATATCCATTCGGAGTCAAAAAAATCAGGATCTACAGGATTTCCGTCTACATCCAGTAACAACTTTTCTCTTAGCTCAGAGACAGGAATGCAGTTTCTTGCAACAATGGATACCCTATTTGACGCTAATGGACTTTTTAAAGATTTCATTACAGGTACTTTTTCCAGATAATCCTTACTAGGTAAACTGTATACTACATAGTGATACTGAACGCCCTCTTCGACTTCGTAATCTATATAACTAAATTTAGGCCGAGTCAACAAGGCTGACTTAATAACCGGCTCGTTATTATTAAAATCTTCATCCTCAAATACATTTATTGTTACCGGTTTCCCGTTGTATTCCACATTACTTATATAACCATTATGGTATCTGCTACGGAAAATGGCGAAATTTTTAATACCGAGTGTCCCTGGGTGGTCCCATATGACCTTTACACCAAACCTATCGTCCTTACCGTATCTCCCTGCTTTTAATGTCACGTTTTGTGGAGATGATAAATTCGGGTTTTTAAAGCTGAAGAACCTCGATAAAATGTCAAAATTACGTAAAGTGTCAAACAAAGCATTAGGGTCGTTCTGGCCTGCGATACCTGCAACCACTATACCACCAACCTGATCCGGCTCTTCAAATTTTGGAGCTCCTGGATCATTTGGGTTCAAACAAGCACTAGAAACCCTCGTTTTAAACTCTTGAAATCCCATATTTATTGGATTAACAAACCCGGATTTTCGTTTATCCACATCAGGTAGAATCAGGGTAACGGCTAGTGGCGTGGACGCCAAAGACTCGGTGAAACCACGAATACTACTTACCAGGGCATTTGATACAGTTTTTAATAGCCTTGAGACAGACTTTAAGTCGTTTGAAAATAACCTTAATATCTTTGCTGTACTACTAATAGTTTCTGAGATTATCTGTAAAGTAGAGAGCACATAATCTGCCCCATTAACAAATTTTTGTACATCCGACAACCCAAAGTTAAGAGTCCAATTCTTCCAGTCGTAGCTGCTAGTTGTCGTCCCAGGGGACCGCTCGGCAAACGCCGTACTTGAAGGCTGCACAGTAAATCCTAATAAATCAGAAAATGATACAGCCGTAGTATCTTCTTCTATCTTAGGTTTTACGAGTTCTGATCCCCTGCTGGGAGAAAATCTGACCTTCATACAGTCCTCTTTATCTTCTGCAAAAGATTCTCTTTTTCAATATCTATAGTTCTATCGACAGCCGATATAATCGGAGCCATCATTTCATCTAAAATAGGAGACGTACGCTCTTGAGGTTTAATTACTCTCCACTTATTGGTGCTATCCCCAGTTGATTTCCTGACTCCTCGTCTTCCTCTATCTGTTTGGTCAGTACCTTTACCTGTTGGTCGCATCCGAACTCCCTGTGAAATTTTAAATAAAGCCACAGATAGGCTTTATTATTAAGCTCTTCATTTATTATGCTGTTGGCTAATTGTGTAAACCTGGTATCCCTTAAAAAGCTTAAAAATTGATCCCTACTAATTCCGTACTCAAAGTCATAGTAATTATCACTATTATAATAATCGGGAATGAAATTACCTTCGCTGTCTTTCCAGGGCTTTGCCAGCCTACGTTTAATGTACGATAGCTGTGCATCCAAATTTTTATCAGAAATCTGATAAAAACGGATGTCAGAAAGAAATCCAAAATAAACATGAGCTCCAGAACTTGGAGGAGCATTTATTGGTAGATCATTACTATCAACATTATTTAGTAAGCCGAACTGATTACTTTCTAGAAGTATTGGGTATATTCCTATCTCCTGTAATCCTGACAGCACACTACCAGATAAGTTATCTCTAATAGTGTTAAGCTGTTTAGTCGTAAGCTTAAAAACTTTTGTTTTATTATCTTTATTTACAGTCAAACTCTTATTTAAACCAGTACCGCTAACTTCATAGGATGCTGGTGTGTCCATATTCAACAGCCGCAATCCCGTCTGATTTCTTAAATCAATTACTAGCTCTATTGATTCATCAGCAGTTTGTGCCGTAGAACTAGGCACTAAATACTTAGCTGGATAAGTACCATACCCTTCAACAGCGGTAGCCGTAAACCCGGTACTATCAGCATCATTGTTAATAGAGGATACTAATCCGTTTAAAGTAATATTAGTAATATCGTATGATTTAACTGATTGTAAACGTAAATATGAGAACTCCCCTAACGCTTGAGCGCCTCCCGAATCTAATAAATCAGTAGAATCATCATCTGGTATTAACAGCTCAGCATTAAATATACTATTAAAGGCTGAATCCGGTTTTAGGTCTCCGATAGCCTCAGTAAGATTCTGCAAAGTACCATAAGACGCGCTTAATAGATTAAATGCAGGAGGATTAAATGTTCCTGTGTACCTTAAGGTAGCCTGTAATGTAAGTGTCCCACCAGGGGATACAGAATACCTAGCCGATCTAACCGTGTACGAAGGATCCGGGGGTAATAAGGAAATAACTATAGCCTCAGAAGGAGAATCAGATTTCAGCAACGTACCCGGAAGATCCCCTGACTGTACAACCAACTTACTTGCTGGTTCAGATTCTGGCACCCCTACGCCACGGGAAGCGTTAAATAAATCAGTATTAGTAACAGGATCCCGCTCACCATTAATAGCATCTTTTAAGTCGTCTAAGGTATAAGATGATAGATTAAATGATACCGAATATTCATAATCATACTCATAGCTCACTGAAAAAGATAGGGTCTCTGCTGTTCCGTCTATCGTGTAAGTCCCCTGAGTACTGTTAGTGTACCCATCCCCAAAGCTTAACCTTATAGCACCTATATCAGCTTCTAAATTTAATTGCTTAGACTCATATACTGTGTCTAGATCTATCGGAGATGGTAGAGTATCCGTAGGAACTACCTGATATTCAAAATTGATCCCATCGGATTCTATTGTTAAAGCAGAATCTTTATCCAGGTATAAATCCTCTAAAGATGCTTTAGGCACAGAGGTAGATTTAGTCTTAGGAAGATAGGTGTACACAAAATTATTTTTTCCCTTTCTTCCAAATTTTAGATTTGCATACCAATACCTGTTACAATCAGGATTTCTGTTGATCCTGTTAATTAAACCCTTGCCGTCACCAGAATAATCGTATAAAAGCTCTTCTTCCTTGAGAGGTATCGTACAAGTACCTCTATCGCTTGATAGTATTAAACTATTTTTGATTACTGTGTCCCCAGACACCTCGTACTCGATTTTATATGACCCGTTTTCCGCCCATGTATAAAGATCAAAAGGCAAAATATCTATTTTCTGGTTAGAAAGAGCGGTATCCCGGGCCTGCTCTGGGGGCTCCGGTAAAAAAGCATAATTTTCAAGTAAACTATATCTTTTAGGGTTAATTTCTATAGTAGCGGTTTGCCCCGGGTCTAATTCTACAGTTGCCACCTTCCATCCCACCGGAAAATCTCTTAGATAATATTGGACTGATTCAGTATCGGTAGTATCTACGTCTACCCCAACTAATACCTTCAATATCTGCCTCTCATAGTCCGCCTTTAGCTCATAACTTTTCATTCTGCCTTGAATGTTTTCTTCTCCTACGACCTCGGCTTTGAAAAGCCTATTACCCTGATCATCTTTAGCAGAATTAATAGCGGTAACAAGACTGGAGATATCCTCGTATCTCCTTAAGTCGAATTCCTCATCGAACGAGGTAACGCCTTTCTTCGTGATTATTAATTTCTTCAAGAGGAAAGTCTCGGGGCGACTCTTGTTACCACGAGATAGAAGAACTTCCCATGTATCTTTATCTATATCTACCCGGCTTTGCTCGTTATACCTATCGATAACATCTTCTGGCGTAGTAATGTCGTCCCTTGTTGTTCCATCCTTATAAGTATCTTCAAAGGTATAGGAAATAGACCAATTTGAATTATAAGGACCTATTTTAAGGACATCAAAATAGCCTTCAGGAAAATCTTCCGGTACCCGAGCCCACCTGCCGGGTACTTTAATATTCAGATCGTCTATGAATTTCTTATTTGGGTCTCCGTTACTTACATAAGTAGGAAACGGCTCAATAGCGGTACTATCGGCATTATCGAGGATAAGACGCTGCTCCCTACGTTTATCAAGGAAAAGCACTCTACTATCATTTTTTCTGTGGTCAGAAACGTTAGAAGCCTGTATCGAGACAGTGTCATCATCTATGCTTAATAAACCATCCGTATATACCAACCTCTGAGTTGTATAGTTTCCTTTAGGGTAATGAGCAAAGATTAGCTGAGCAGAAAAGAGCTGTTCATTACCAACTTTAGCTTGGCTGTTTACGGCTGAAATTAACGAGCTTAGGGTTGTGTGCTCTCTAAATGGAAATACGAATGTTCTGACACCTTGATCTTCTGAATTACTTACACTGTCTGCTTCTACCTGGAGCACTAATGACGGGCCAGAATTAGAATAGCTATAAACTCCGTACTTAGGATTAGATAATAGATATGCTTCCGGGTTCTGGTTATACCGCAAAGACACAGCATCAAAAGATAAGAAACCTATATCAATATCTTGCCTCAACAAATCGTACTGCCTGCGTGCTTCTTTCTGAAAAACCGTTCCTTCATTTAGGCTCAAAACCCACCTGATATAGTCCGTGATCCATATAGACCTGTTACTAGCATTTACCGATATCGCTAAATTCTGCTCATTCAAAAAATCCTGATATACCTGGATTGCTCCTTTTGTCCCTGTCTTTCCTGCTGCGTCTTCATAAGATTCCTTAATAGCAGGGGAAGCAAAACTAAGCTCACCAGTCTCAGAGATAATAACCTCTTCCATTGTCCTTTCAATAGGACCCTGTTCCGAAGTCATTCCGGTAAGGAATAGTAAGTGGTCCATATACCTTGGGATTCTCACATCTAGTACATTACTTATACTTATAAGATCGTCTTTAAAACCACTTATGGATCCGTTTAGGATAGCGGCCTCAAAAGCTCTACCAATTTTATCGCTTACATCAAAAACATCTCTAATTATTGCTTCCTCCGTAAGCCATGCCTGCTGCTCTTTAAGAAGCCATCTATAAATATTATTGGGATCATAGAAATTTTCGTATACTATACTATTGCCCGTAGTTTCATCAATATCTCTATATCCATACTGGTCAGCTACGTCTAATCCATCTTCTAATAAAAATCTAAAGACTTTATTTTTATCCCTTGATCTAAGAACAAATCCTTCTACATATCCTTCTTCTGAGCCTGCTACGTATACGCGCTCCAGGGAAAGATAGAAATATTTACTCAACCCAGGCTTATCATTATCATCAGCGTCACCATCCGTATTCTTATACAGAGCGTCCTGTACGTTAATTACATTTCTTTCCTGGAAATAATTCAAATCAGCGATGTTTACAGTAATAGTTTCTTCAGGCACGAAAGTCAAAGAATCTTCATCTAAGTGCCCGGCTTGTAATCTAAAGTTTTCTGCTGGATCATATTCGCCAGGTACTAGCGCAAAAAGAGCAGCAAAGAAATTAAAACGCCCAAATTTTTTGATTTGATTTTTATTTGGGACCTTCCCATCAATGTCTTTTCCTTCTATCTTTACACCCAAATTAAAATTATCATCATACGCTGGGAAAAAAGCTGGATTAAATGTTTGCACCTCTAATTTATAGCCTTCTCCTGCATAGAAGGACTCAAATTCTGAAAAACTTTTTGTTTTTACCTGGTCACCAAAAAATTCTTTTACTACTTCTTCCCTTACTTTTCTTCCATCTTCTTTTACCTGTATAGCAATTGTCTGAATGCCGCTTTCAGTGAAATACTTACCGTCCTCCATAACCAGCACTTCATAAGTGCCTCCTACTCTACTATCCTTACCTACTTCTATTTTTCCTATGGTATACCTGTTTTTCTTTCCTTCTATCCTAAATTTGTCACCTACTGAAATTCTCTTCAAAAAGTTCGTCTTCTTATCGTCGGAAAAGAATGTTCTATCATACTCCTCAAATGGCATATTATACGGTGCCACAATAGTATTGGATTCATTTTGCAAAATTTCGAAATCTAAATTTTGAGTCCAATAAGGATTTACGGACTTGACTCTACCCTCTAGTACATCAGGAGATCCATCCTCGAAAACATACCTAACATTGTAAGGATAGACTTCGTTATAGGATATATACTTATCACCTAATCTGTCTATATAAACAGGAGCACTGCCATCATACCCAAGAGGGAAAAATCTAGAGGAGTCATTATTAATTTGTTCTATATCGCTATTAGTGATCATTGAGTATTGAGGTCCCTCAACAGCGCTATCCGATAAAGTAAACCTCCCGTCCTGATAAGCAACATGGGGACAGTTGCCGTATTTAAATCCCATTATTAACTGAGCCTCAGAGGTAAAATTCCTCCGACGCTGCTTGTACCACTCAAATATTTTTAGATATAGTTCTTTCTTTATCTGTTCGTCCCTAAGCCGGTACTGACTATTGACTGCTCCACCTTCGTATACCGGAATCTCCCCGCTATCTCCAGTATCTGCACCGTTACCACCACCACCGGTTTTTGTCCTTAATAACTGTTCAACCTGTGGGGCTGTGACTATCTCTAAGAAAAATCTTTCAGTAAGAGTCTGTAGGTAAAATTGATCGATATTTAAATAATCCATATAAACATCGACTCTGTACCCTTCAGGCAGAACTGAGATAAACCTGCAGCTACATGTAATAGCCTCTCCACCACTCTGCGGTAAGGTGTCTAGTCCCATATAGCTTATTCGGAATCTATCACCTTTTTCTACTGTATCACTTAGTACAACAGAGCCCCCTTCAATGGTATAATCATTGTTTTCCACTAATCTATTTTCATTAATCCGTATAAGTTGGGACCACCAATCTTCAAAAACAATACATTTTACTCGATAAGGATTATCTAGCGTAACCTTTTCCGGGTTCCCTGCAACTTGATATTTACCTGGATCGCCTCTACCTACAAATTCCTCTGTATTCTTTAGGTCAACCGAAAAAGGATTGTTACCAGGCACTAAAGATTCAATATCTTGAATCTCAGATACTATGTCATATATGGATTTCCCGACAAATGTTATGGTAGAAGTTTTAATATCGCTTCCAGATCCGGATTCGATTACTTTCATCTGGTCACTGTAAAACTCAATTTTAGCCGTATTGCTATATCCAACAGGGCTTGTGTAAGTAATTTCAAATGTAGATTTAGCAATTTTTACATTATACGAAACTTCTGTCTTTGGAGTCTCTGCTAAAGAAAATGTTTCCAGTTTACCAGCTTCAAGCTCTTCCTCGTAGGCGCTCGCATCAGCAGAAAAAGGGGAATATCCTGGGATGTTAAAGTCATCAAAAGAATCAATGTCAGCTACTAGTTGGTTAAGATCATTGTAGTCCGAAAACTTAAACTCTTTGTCAGCGCTTTTCGATCCATCTAAAACTTCTGTAAGTTTTAAAAAATCATCTGTTATTTCAACATAGCCTTTTCCCACATACCCGCTAGGAGCCTTGTAAGTAATTGTAAAATTGGGTTGTCTGGTAACTCCATCTAGAATTACAGGGACATCAGAAAACTCAACATAGTTAAAAAATTTTTCATCTCTTACATTTAGATCTATGTTTGGTTCTAAGTATGCCAAAGTATTTCCAGAAATAACTTCTATTTTATTTATAGAATAAACATAAGTACTACCAAATCTCACCAAAGTATTTACTTTTACAGTTCTAGAGATGTCACCTGAAAAAATAACTATAGAATTATCCCTATCTATAGACACAATATCAGTAACAACATTCCTCCAAGAAGGCCGAGCATAACGATAAATATAGGGATTAATTAAATTATCAGAAAAAGTCCCTTTAATGGTTACTTTTGTCTTCGCAGGATCACTGCTGTCGTCGTACTCTGATTCTTTTACTTCGTAAAAATAATCAGTACCCGTATCTCTGGTCTTAAAGGCTATCAGAGCTCCTGAACTAAAAAGGTCGGTCCTGTCTCTGTCTTCTACCTCGAAATATTCCCTGTTCTTGTAGGCACTAACGAGCTTCCATTTAAATAACTCGGGAGTTACTGTGATCATATAAGGCAGATTTTCTTTTTCTCCTTCTTCGAAAGGAATAACTAAATCTGCGCTATAATTATTTGATGGCAGGTAGTACTCTTCAACCCCATCGGGGTTAAAAGTAAAAGGCCTATAACTTGGTATCTTACTATTAATAGAGGGAAAAGTAGACTGGGTATCATCAATAGCCTCAGCTAATTCCCGAATATTAGAATAGTCGCTAAATTTATACTCATAAGAGTTAGGATTTACATTACCTTCTACGTTCTCCCTAAGTATGATCTTCTCTGTATCCACCGCTATAGTTCCGGATCCCTCATAACCTTCAGGAGCATTATAAGATATTCTAAAAGCAGGCTCTGCCGGGTCATCCAAGACAGGATACTCTGCAAAAAGATCAGTATCCCCTTCAGAATATACGGGAGTGTTTGACACCACTACAGTGCCAGAGGGCGCGTCCTGTAGGGCTGGGAATACGGAAACATTTATGATATCCGGATCACTTTCATCTACTTCGGCTGACAGAATAGTATGGATAAAGGAATCATTGATCATCAGTATCTTATCATTACGCATTTGATTTAATACCGAGAGCGGGTTATTCTTGAACCGTAGCTGTGTCGAACCTATTAAGGACGTTCTGTCCACTAGTGTCCCGCTAGGCAAAGATTCCCATGTAATAAAATCATCAAACAAGAAAAATGTTGGATTTGTAATATTTTCGGGAAAAATTCCTGAGATAGTTACTGTGGTATTATCCCCATCATAAGATATCGATTTCACTTTGAAATAGTATGTATTCTCCGGATCAAAATTATCTATCCGAATCACCATCCCTGTTCTAATAACATCTGTCTTATCAAACCCCTCTATAACAAAAGAGTCACTTCCCTCAGCAAAAATTGGGAAAAAGGGTATAACAGGAGCGTAAGGAACAGTGTCAGACGTGTACCTATAGGTAGCTAACGCCACGTCATACTGCTCCATTGTTATCTCAGCATTTTGGGATTTACCTAGTTGTATCTCTTTTGTTTTAGGATCATAACTAATATCTTCAACATTAAATTCTTCTTTCCCTCTTATTTTTACAGCAGTAATCTGCTCTATATCATTCTCAAAGCTATACCTATCAGGATCACCAGCGTCCTTAAAGGGATCTTCAGAGGCTATTGATACCGATGGGTTTCTCACCAGAAACCTGAGATTGCTTACATCCACGTTATCAAGAATATCATCTACTAAAGTAAACTGATAAAATCCTGGGGACCCTGTAGGCTGGATTATCGCATTTATCTGAGTAAGGGGCGTATATGTGGCCTGCAAACTCCTAATCTCTTCCCCTTCGATAGTCCGCAATAATCTAATTTTTCCTGTCAAATAAAATATCTCATAATCCACGCCCTCTACTAAAACTGTAGTACCCGTTTTTTGAGTTTCACTGTTGCGCCATTTTTTGATTAACGTTAATGTGTCCGGTTGTATAGGAAACTTATCAGTTCTAATGTTTGTAAGCGGCAGGTCTTCTTTTTCTTGATCCTCTCCCTCTACGAAGTATGAAAGTAGTAGTGCGCTTCCTTCTTCCAGATCTGTTTCTATGCTTATAGCTCCAGAATTGTACTCTAGTATATAGTCAGCGTTTTTTACCAATGCTCTAGAATCATTATCTTCGAAGTATAGTGTTTCGGAAATTCCTGGTAAACCTGTTACTGGTGGGATTATTAGATTTGATTCATCCTCTACTTTATCCTTAGTCACACCCCTTATTATGCTAACCCCGTCCCAAATCAAATTGGTGGGGAAAGTGATATTATCTATTAGTAGTTCTGAATTCTGATGCTCAATGAAGGTAACGTTACCACTTGGGTAATCGATGTCATAATCCTTATACCTGGTCTGAGTCTCACCTCCAACTTTAATGTCTTCGGTACCCGATATAATATCCTGAATGGGTGTTACTAAATCATCTGACCCGGGAATGACATCTCGCTTTATAATACTGAAAGAACCTGGGAAGTTTCCAGCTAAAGACTCTATTTGAGTAGTATTGTCTAATTCTTCCAGGAATTTGATATAAGCAACTTGTCTATCTTCAAAAGGTGGATGGGAAGATAACAGAGTAGGGTTAGAAGAATAGTTTACTACATAATCTTTTCCTTCCTCCTTTAATTCCACATTACCATCAGGGCCAAAATAAACCTTTAGGCTTTCGTGGGGGTATGGAATAGGGGATAAAGAAAGATCCTGTATCTCTCTTTGAGTCCTTGATACTAAAGTCTTATAAACACTTTTTACCGTGGCTAAATCTGGCTCATTCGGGTTTTCCGATTTTTGAAACTGAATTCCTAGCTCGTCTCCGCTAAAGGGTTTTAATACTGAGCTACTGGTTTCAACAGGGCCCTTCATCTCGATGCCTAGGGGCTCCCATACCTGATCTGCTTGATTATAAACTAAAGTGTTATCATCTTGATAACTTTTTAAATACTCGAATTTTGCGCTTCCTAGTCTGACTTTTCTAAGAGTCGCTGGCCCTTCAGAGGTATCCCCCTGGTATCGAGAAGTTAAATAGAGGCTATCCCCCTGTATTCCTGTTACAGTATAGAAAGTATTATCGGAATCATTTCTAATTATATCTCCACCGGTAATTCCTTCTATTCCGGTAACGTTTTCCACTAATGAACTATTTTTATTAAATTTGGCATAACCTTTAAGATTGTTACCTTCCAAAGAGGAACGAACTAAATAGTTAGCGCCTGTGCAGCATAGGTCCGCATCCGCTACTGCAATAAGGGGAGGTGTCGTGGGGCTATTTTTAAAACTGACTCTTGCCCCGCGAGTAACTGTTTTGTCTACATCAAGCGTTACTAAATTATATACTTCTGATGACATGTAATCCTCTATTAACTAATCTTTGTAGTTACAGTAGGAATCCCAGCGACTGGTACCGGACCAACAGGCGGAACAGGCGCTACGGCTCCCATAGCTACTAATGAAAAAGTAACTGACGTTCTTAAATGGTTTGCGATACCAAATCCTATCGCATTAGCTATCTTAAATGCATCCCTGCCCGTTATATTTTTAGCCACAAACTGTGCATTAACCAGACTGGAAATAGCCTGTTCATTAACGGTGGTGAATCTCCCTATCCCTCCACCAGGCCCTATCCCTACAGCGGTACCTGTTAAAAAAGCAGTCTGTAGCACGGTCACTATCCCAGTAGATACGGCATTAAAAAATTTAAAGACATCTCTACCCCGAACATCGCTTCCGGCTGCTCTTTGTACCATAAAGCCAGACATTACTTGGGGTACTAGCCCTATCACAGCCAAGCTACTTACGCTTGAAGTAGGGCCCGCTGTACCTGATAAGGTGCCCGTTACTAAATTTGGAGTAATCATGTAATTTCCTACCCCATTACCAATAGCAACTGCGATATCAAAGTCGTTTCTACCGGAAAACCCAACGGCAGCAAATTGAGCATTAATAGCTGCTGTTATAGCTGTTGGCACTACAGGCATTATAAAGTCGCTTTTACTGTGCGTGAGGGCTGCAAAGGAGCACCCGTTACATAATCGAAATGGGATCTTTCTGTAATCACCCCACTGAGCAGCCCGCCAGATCCTTTTAACTCAACACTTGAGCCATCTAGTTCTACTTTAGCCGCAGTCTGTAACAATATCTTTCGTCTACCTCTTAAATCTATGGAACCTGTCCCTGTCTCATAAACTATCTTTCCGGAATTAGTTTTTAAAGTAATATCTCCACGAGTGGCGATATCCGCAGAAAAATTACCATTTCTAGTACTAAATTCTTTATTTCCCCGCCCATTAATAGTTTCTTCGATATTTCCGTTTTTTTCTATTGTAAGAGTTCTATTTCCCCTAACGCTTTTGATTCGTTCAATTATATCTCCCCGGGCTGGGTTTGGTTTTGGGTCTATAACGAGCTCATTGCTGCCCGCTGTTATCGTAGTCACCCTACTACCAAAGGTTTCCTGGCACTCTTTAGTTACCTTAACTGAGTAAACATCGCCTACTGTAACGTTCATTCCGTTACCTACCTGGACTGTATTACTCCCTGAAATGACAACCTGCTTCATTCCAGAAATATGAAGTTTATCACTCCCCCCAACAATGGCTTCTTTATTACCAGCAACCTCTGTTCGTTCAGCTCTATCCTGGCGCTCTATCTTAGAGTATTTCTTAAAATTGGTAATTGGTTGTGGGTTTTTACTGTTAATGGTATCAATATCAAAAATAGAGGTATCAACATCTTCTCCGAACTGAAAGTAAACAGATGAGCTCGTCCTAATATCAATGCTTCTTTGCTTATAATCAGACTCTCTATCATTATGCCTTCCGACTACCCACCGTATTCCGCCTTCGGTGACTAAATCCCATGAATTTCCGTATTGAGTCTCTTGTCCCCAGACTTCTTTTTTATTGCCTCTGGCAAGAATAGACATAGAGCGTCCTCGCCCTAAACCTCCGCCAGAAGCTGCAGGTATATGCTGATAAAAGTGACCCTCTTTATCTATACCGAAAAAAGCCCCGGTCTCATAATTCCTTCTTTCAGGCTTATACAGAGTAACTGCCATACCGTAGCGCTTTGGATCCTCATTACTTAAAGCCCTTAAATCAAAAGCGCCATCCTCAGCAAACCCGTCGTTAAATAGAGATACCCCCAGCAGCTTACCATAAGATTTTCTCTTATAGGGATTGTTTCCTGAAAAGTTTCCAAGACTGAAGACAGCTATAGGTACCCGGGCCCCAATGTTCTTATAATGGCTAACGTCGTTACTGGGTACATCCCCACTAGTCTTTTCTTCCGCTTCTATTAAATATTCAGAAAAGTAATCACCTTCGGCACCCTTTCCGGAATATTTCAAGGCAAAAGCAGACCTACCATCCTCAAGCGGGATCCTTTGGGCAAATTGGCCGTCCTGAGTGTTTTCCTTCCCTAGACTATTCCGATAAATTATACCTGAATTTAGCCAAATTCCGCCATTAAAGAAATAGCTATTTCTTGCGGTAAGGATGAAAGATTTATCTGCTCTCCTAAGCTCAAGCTTATCACCTAAACTGTTTTGGACAGAGAAACTATCATTTAGGAGTATATCGATACCCTCAGAAGATCCTAATCCAATTTCTCCCTTTCGGAGCTGAGGCATTCTATAGAAGTAATCATTATCCGCAAAAATATCAACGCTATCGGGCCACATTTGAGTATGAGTAGGATCAAGAGCTGAAGCATAATTAGGTAAGTACATTATAGGAATAGTTAGATTTTCCTGGACTGCTAATAAAACAATTGATCCTATTTCAGGAGTAGAAGCTATATAACTACCCGGACCCGAGTAGGGCTGACTGATCGGTATATTAATATGAGTACCCCTACGATCAAACAGCTCAATATTCATTCTCATTTTTTCGACATTGACTAATCTGACCAGACCCATCTGGAAGGTCATATCATTGCGTTTTCTGAAGCCTGGTGGTGGCCTGTCACCCGAAGGAACTCTTCTACCACTTAATGATAAGTCTTTTGCTTGTAACATATTTTTTCCTTATTACACTAAGGTATTTCCTGATGAAGGCCGCTCTTGGCGTCCCGGTCTGATACCTATTGAAGAGTCACCGGTATTTCTAGGACTTGCGTTCACAATAACATCCGTAGTTTTCTCCGCTTTTAAGGGAGTTTTAGGATTGTAGTTAGGATCATTTTTAAAATCTGGCCTTACCTTCACTCCGTTTCTTCTATCTTGCTCAGCATCTTCCACTGCTTTTTGCTGGTTCTCTATTAGCTGATTAAATGTTTTTTCGTCTATTTCTTCCAAAGAATCTCTACCAAACTGATATATAGTTTCATCGTTATTATTCCTGTATACATTAGTTTTAACTTCCTGATAGGGACCAGCAGTGACTAATCTAGATACCTGTGCATCTGTCTCATCCGCTCTGTTAAAAGCATCTGTAATTCCGCCTCTTACCAGTTTTAAATTGGCCCCATAAGGAAAAGCCCCTATATGCCTGTATCCATTTAAATCGGTATAAGGAACGGTTTCGTCTGTTATCATTAATAGCTCATTAGAAACTATTGCATCTTGTGTCCCTGCATTATCTATAGTTATGGCTTTCTTTTGAGCTAAGTCAACATCATATAGCCCTGTGGTCTTTGGTCCGCTTACTATATTATTAGCTCTTTGAAGAGTATCTTTTAATATGTCGTTCTGGAGCTGTCTTATCTCCCTGTTCAACTTTTCTACCGCGCTTTCATCTCTTGCGTTCGACAGCTCTCTCTGCCTTCTTTCTAACTCTACCTGAGCTGATACAACGCTATCTAACTGCACTCGTTCTGTATCATTTATATTAAGCCTGCCTTCCTGAAATCTATATACGTAACCCTTTAAAACTTTACCAGGATAACTTGGTTCTTTACCTTTACCTACAGTCCCATCTGGATCAAAAACCCTATCTCTACGGAATTCGAGAGATAGATCAGTGGTAGCTGAAGTACCAAAAGTAATATTATGGCTAATACCGGAGACATAAAAGTACGCATCCAAATGATCTACATACACTGGGTAACCAAGCCTTAACTCTGGCCTAAGAGGTATAGATACACTTCCAGTATAAGCCCTACCATTTATACGTGTCATCTCTGCAGCAGCCAACATTTGTAATGATCTAGAGTCATTTCCATACCTAAAAGCTACTGTTTCATGTCTCATACCAAATATTTTTAACAAATCAAGATCAAAATGAAACCCTATCAACTCTATATTGGGCATGTCATATCTTTGAGGAGATGTCACCTCTAAAAAAGTAACAATGTTATCTGAGCTGACTGAAGAATTAAAGTTAATTATGTCACTTGATTGTATGTTGTAGTATGGAACATCTCCTGTAAGTGTGTCCATATTGTAAAAAGGTGGCTTAAATACAAAGCTACCATTCATATCGGTAAAAAATTCCAAATGAGTCTGATCACAAATAGCGTTTGCGATCTCTAGCTTTGTCATCTCTAAAGGCTCAGAGCTATCTCCGTATAAGCTCAGTTCCCCAAAAGGCATTACTCTGGCGAGCATATTAAAGTCAAGATCCAAGTCAGCATATAAAATCTCGTTATAAGGAACCTCTTTCTCTAGCGACGGTACATTTTTATATCTTCCTAGTTGTACATCCCTATAACTAATAGACCTGCCTCGTAAGCTAAAAATTTCTAAAGGGATCCTCTCTCCTTGATCACTAGCATCGGAAATCAGAAATCCAAATCTCTTATTCCAGTACCGCATGGCATCTTGCGCCAGACCCCCAAACAAGTCACCTATTTCTCCTGAGTTCCTTCCCAGATTAGGAATAAAACCCGATTTAGAGAATTTGGGATAAACAAAATTATAGGAGCTCTCCTTCGTGAGAAAAAAGGTTTCAGTAAAAAGCGCAATAATTATTTGCCAGGGATTTTTATTTTTAAAAATTGTCGGAATATTTTTAGCCAAGGGCGCACCAAAAAAGGTATTTGCTGCAGAGGGTCTTAATACAATTTTCTGATATTTCCACCACGTAAGCATGTCTGAACATGTAATGGAGAAAGTGTGTACTCCGCCCGAATAGTTCTCGCTTATTTCTGTTATGAATCCCCAAAAAACTGGATAATACTTAGGTATGTATCCATCGGCTGAATCTAAAAACCTACCTTTCATGTAAACTTTTACTTCCATCATAGGAGCAAAGAAAGGAACCTTCACACCGGTAGGCAACGTGACATAATAATCCTCGTGTAATCCCCTATGCTGAGGTGCTATGACTTCAATAGTAGCCTTATTAGATCCCGGGGGGGATACTGCTCCTGTTACACTTATACTGGTCACCCCGCCCCGGACTTCAAGGTTTCTCTGCTTGACGCTGTTATTTTCGTCTGTTTCTACAGGAACAATAACTCTAGACCCAAGCGACCCGTTTACAGTAATAAAACCATCGGGAGCTAACTTGAGTACGTTTCTGTTAACGAACTCTCTAAAAGTAAAAATTCCGGATCTAAGATCAGCCATTACTCTTCACCATCTTGGGTTGTTGTTCTTGCTTTTGCTCTTCTCTCCAAACTTCGTATTCTTTTATTAACAAAATTTATATAATCGTTAGGTGTATATATCCCTGGATTATCTCTTAACACTTCTGGGGGGAAAACTTTATCTCTAGGCTCCAGTACATAATCAGGATAAAACCAACCGACAAGCATTACCTCTAATCTTTCTTCTGGGGGGGCCTCATTTATCCTATCCCTTAAGGATCTACCCTTTACTTGTCTCATGTCTATGTATACATCTATCAGACCTAATTGTTTTTCTATTGTGTTGAATTCCTGTACTAGCTGAGATGGAGTTCTAATGTTTGACGACTGTGGCAATAACTTATTTTTTTTCATATAGGCTACCATATCAATCACCGTACCTTCTGTCCACTGTCCGATCCCCTGAGCTGTAGAGGTTTCTGCTTGTACTCTAGTATCCCATGTAGCTGCAGACTCATGCGTAAGGAATCCTGCTAGTTGTTCTTCTGTTAAATTCAAACTATTGGCTTTACTTCTTACAGCAGACCTTGTTGACTCCGGTAAATCTTCATATGCAATTTTGGGCAAATTTCTAGCTATATAGGGTTTATACACATCAACTCTACTTCTATCTCTTATTGCAGGGCCTGTCAAATTCATATAGCTTTCATGTACCCTCTCTCTGGGTACCCTATCATACCTAAAATTTTCATTAAGCTCGGATGTATCCATTCGAGCAGTTCTGCTAAAGCTTGTGTCCTGACCTTGAATATCTAGAACTACCCGGGAGCTATATTCGTTTCCATTTTTTCTAACATGACCCTCTATGGTATCATCATTAAAAGCCGAAACAACAAACTCAAAATTATAGGTCATTTTATAAGGATTTTCTGCGGAGTCATCTACGGAAAACGTGCTAAAAGATCCTATATACGTAGTCCCATCATAATCAATTTTAATAGAATCCATGACATTAATCACCCTGCTAAAACCGTCTTTCCAAAGGCTCTGATCAGAAGGTGCTGTAAGGAAATAGTATCCATTGTTTTTAAACATGGCGATTAACGTTTGAAAATCTATAAATGCTAATGAACTTCTTCTATCTTTATTTGTTAAACCCGCTTCTGGAATGTAAAAACCTGCCGTGTCCCCGCTGCCCGCTATGGTAGTTTGTTGGTTACCCCAAATTGTTGATACCCACCCCTCCCTCGTATAAGAGTTGCTTGTAATAGCCACATTACCGATAGTAATATCAGAAGGGTTTACTAACAGCGTCAGCGAAACAGCGTCAGTGCTCGTACTGGAGTTATAAATGCTAACCGTAAAAGGATGGTAGCCATCAACCTTTCTTGCCGCAGTTATAAATTCACTAGAATTTACAGGAAATACTCTATTTTGATAAAAGATTAAGCCCCCTCCTTGGCGGGCTACCATATCAGCAAAAGCATTTAATGTCTGTGTAGGTTCGATGGCCATAATTACACTCCCACGTCCGCATTAAACCCTACTTCTTCCGCTGAAGCTAGCTCAGTAAACCCCATAACATCTCTAGGAACTTCGGGATCTTTCTTATTAGGTGTCTGCGTAGCTCCTGTATCGGTACCAGGGGGTATCAGTAAAGAGGTAGAAGAGGTTGCCTTGTTTCCTTGTATCCACTTAATTCTTTCAGCTTTAAACGATATACTATAGGTAAGCTTAAAAGGATCGTTTTCATCCTGCATTAAATCAAAAGACTCAAAGTATCCAGTAGCTGACAGGTAATCGAAGTAAAGATTGATATAAAGTCTTTCTTTGGCTAGGCCTCTTCGAGGGTGTCTGTTTATAAAAAATTGATTGGTTGGGTCAGATAAAAACCTATCAGTAGCTGTAAGATTAGACCCAAAAACGCCCAAGTTACCTTCAAAGAGATTGCCAGTACCCTCGTAGGTTTTACTATCTTGAAAAATAATACCATTATAATGAAATATCTTTTGCATTTCCCTCATAATCTCATAAGCTTTAGTACCTCTCCGGTATTTATTTGTCACTCCTACCTCTGGCACATTAGCCAGATTATGGGCTAGGAAAGAGTAGGTTGATCCTGCTAGTGTTATCGTGTCGATTTCGTCTCCCCAATGCTCTTCTACCCAACGTGTCATAGTATTATATCTATTAATTATTTTAGCGGAGTTAATAGTCAAAGAGTTTGGCGTAGGGGTAAGCTTAAGAGAGGATATCAACACGCCCGAAGAAAGAACAATTCCTACGCTATCAAAGTTCCTATCAACCATTTGTATGTAAAAAGATCTCCAATCAGGATGCTTTCGTATAGAAGGCCTGATTTCACGAGCCTCCTCTAAACCAATTTGGCTTAAAGGAACTTTCTGCATATCTGCATTTAATGGATTTACGACTATATATCCAGAAGTTAAAAAACCGTTATTTGTAGGTGTAGAAATTGACTGGCTATCTAAATTTGACGTAGGAAGATCTTGGCCTGTCTCAGCGAGAAATTCTGGACTGCTCTCAAGTATATTTGCGGTTGAAAGCGCTTCAGGAACTGTAGATAACTGACCAGTTTCTTCTAAAAAAGTAGAAGATGATCTTAATATTCCTTCAGAAATAGTCATTAACTAATCCTCTGTTTTTCTGCGTATAGCTTTCTATCCACAATCTGCTCCACGGCATCAACAAACATTCTTTTATAGGCGTTCGGGTTAGTGCTGTCAGCCGGTGCCTGGAAAACAATATTAATACCACCCCAATTATGCTGTGACCCCCCAATTCCACCTATGTTTGATTTAGCCATAACTTGATGAGCAAATTGACCAACCCCACCTTTAATTCCTTTGGCTAAGCTTCCACTATTTACTACTATATCTCCACGACTGATATTTACCCAACCACTTGTATCTGCGCGGTAATCTAATACTTTATTTCTATTTTCGGGGGATGTTTTCGCCTCAGGATTATAATGCTTTCTGTACAAAAAATTCTGCTTATCTTCCCTGGAGCCTAAGAGATCGTAATAACCTTTCTCTATAGGTAAAAGATCTTGGAAAGATCTATCTTTGGGATCTCTACCCAATCCTTCTAATATCCTATCCTGTAAAAATGATAAGCGACTCCTTTCACCCCTCTGTATTGTACCCTCCTGTAAACGACGTATTAATTCTGAAATGCTTACACTGCTGGTTGCGGCTAAATCTCTTCCCCTTCCGCTGGTAGATTCAATTTCTGACATCTGTTCTTTAGCCAACTTTAATTTTTCTTCTTCTGCTGATATCTCTTCTTTTAATAGTTTTATCTTTTTGGGATCTTCTTCTCCCTCTAGTCGGCCCTGCTTTTCGGATATAGCCATAATGGCTTGTGCAGCTTTATCTTGAGCTACAGCGTACATTTCAAATTCTTCTTTTAGAAACTTTTTTTCTTTATCCGCTTGCATTTCTTCGTAGGATTTTCCTTTGGGCATTATTTTCCCTATAAACTTGAGCAATTCAAATATATCATGCAACCAATTATTCATGCTACGGAAGATCAGGTTATCCGCGAGTTCATACTTCAAAGAATCCTGAGTAATATTCAACATTTTTTCTAACGGAGTTACGCTCCTAACAAGTTCATCCATCCCTCTACCAGATAACCCAGCCGTGCCCCTAGTCATTGTACCAATTTGAGCAAATGCTCCTTCAGCGTACTCTTCCCCTGTAATTCCTGGTTTTAATAACAAGTTTATATTATCAGAAACTGCGTCTATTAAATTTTTAACAAAAGCATTAAGTTCCTCTTCGTTCTCAAATAAATCTTTATTTGCTTCCACTAACTTCTTAAACAATTCCGGTTTTAATTGATCAAAACCTTTCCCAGACTCTCTTGCTTCCAACAGCAAATTCCTCATAGTTTCATCGCCTATAAGAAATTGTTGAGATAACCTTAAGGCTTTTTTATTTAATTCATCAAAAGTCCTGTAGAAAACCCTCAAAATTTCTTCCGTCTGATCTATATGTTTTGGATCTATACTTAATAAGGAACCCATTATAGTTTTCCTGGCTACAGTCTCTCCCTCTCCCCCTCCTATTAATCCAGGTCCTAGCCTTTGCATTATCGTCTGTATCAAATAAGGAGCAAAACCGGCAGCAGCAGCTCCCGACAGACCTTCGGCCATCCTGCCCCTATCTCCTGATTTAGCTATTTCGTCATAGTAATCAACCTGATGCCTCAAATTCTTTTGTTGCTCTCTTAAAGCTTCTAATCTTTTTTTATCCTCTTCCGTTAAATCCTTTCCTTCTGCTGTCATTACCTTGATCTGATTATTTAAGTTTTGTAACTGCTTGTCAGCTCTTTTTCCAATCTCCTCGAAAATGGACCTCATTTGATCCACACCGACCATCTCAATTAAAGAAATCTTTTTAGTTAAGTCCATTCCTTCAAACATTTCAGTATACGACTTTGCTAAATCTTCTGCTCCTTTAAATCCGATTCTTCCCGTCTTCTTAATATCGGCTAGTAAACCCGAAACGTACTTTAAACTATTTCCGTAGAATTCTAGCGAAAGAGCGGTAGACTCAATAGCGTTATAAAACTTATTAGAGCTTACACCAGCCATAGCAGCATCATAAGAAATTTTCTCAAAACCGTCTGACACATCAGTAAGCGAAGCCCTTAGTTCTAGCATCTGAGTGGATATCATCTTACCCATGTCTTCCATGGATACACCAAATTCTAAACTCATCTTTCTACCTTCTTCTATAACGTCACCATAGTTTCCTACAGATTGCATTATACCTTGAAGGCTTAAACCCGCTCCAGACACCGCACCAAAAAATGCTTGGACCTCTTTAGGTAGTAACCCTAATTCCATGTTTCTTTGTAGGTCGTGTATAGCCCTATTAAATTCCACCATTGATGCTTCAGCATTTTCGAGAGCACCTGCAGGACCGGCCATAGTTAAGAACTGTTGATTTAATCCTTTTACATACTTATCCAGGTCATTGAAAATAGATATCATTTTACCTAAAGCAGATATAAGAGTAAAGATCCAATTAAGCTTCCCCAGTTTACCTAGAAAATCGGCTAACGATCCTATATTTTTTCCTAAAAATCCCAATTTTTTTCCTGAAGCTTTAGCAGCCGTAGCCCACTCCTGCATATTCTTAGCCTGATGCTGAAAACCTCCCTGATCTCCTTTAAATAAGGACTTTGCGGCACCTCCCACGGCCTTTCCAGACTCTGTAAAAAAAGAAGCTTTTCCATACTTAAGCTTCATCTGTTCTAAAGCTTTTGTGGCTCCCTCTATATCAAGAGCTTTCTCCATTATCTCCATTTCTTCCGCTTCAGAAGAAGCTCTTCTAAGTTCATCTATGAGACTATCTACAATCTGCCCACTAGATTTCTCCATAGTTTTTTCTCTGCTCTTTGCAGCAGCCAAAAAGCCTGTTCTCAAAGCTTCCTGAGCAGAGGGCATCTCAGGACCTTCTTGTCCAGTTCTCTTTGCGGCATCTTGCATCGACTTCACCACATTCTGGTATTTATCCGCTATTTCATCTATACTTTTACCAGTTTTTTTAGAAGTGAAAGCATCAAACAATTCAGCTTGTGCTTTTTTTAAACCGGATAAATTTACCCCAGAAAGCTTTTCATATTCTTTTCTATGTGCTTTTTGCGCTTTCGTTAATTTTTCTACCGATCCGTGCTGCTTTTGTAAACTGCTTAGCACAGTTTTTTCATAACGACTCACTTCTTCTGTGCCATAAAATTTTTTTACTTTTCTTTTATAATCTTCATCAGCTTTTTTTCTCTCTTCAGCAGTTTTTGCTCTCTTTCTTGCTAAGTCTGCAGCAGCAACTTCTAATCGCCTAGACTCTTTCTTCTCTTCTCTCATGGTAGCTATGTTCTTCTTCCGCATCTCATCGACATCTTTCATAACTCTAGCAAGCTTTTCTTGCTCCTGAGCGGCTCTATGAATACCATCAGCATACCTAAAGCTTTTAGTTATAGCTTCGGTCAATTTCTTAACTTCATCTTCTGGTAACATAATTATTTATCCTCAAGGTCTTTTGCTCTAATTACTTTGGAACTCATTTTAGAGAGAAATCTCTCTTCATCTTCTTTTTTCCTATATGCATCATGAGAAACAGATGCTCCGGGATTTCTTATAGGTCTTGATATTCTATTTAATTCTTCTTCTGTAGCCGATCTAGAGGGCTCAGAGTCCAAGTCGATTTCCTCAAACTTAGCAGCTAATAATTTGTGCCTTTCCAGAGCGTTACGCTTAGCTTCTTCTGACCTTTGCCTCTGCCTTTCATACCATTCTTCCATAAACAAATCGTGCTTATCTTTCTCGCCTCTCATTTGTTTTTCTAATTCATGTACTAAATCTTCTCGGGTTAGTAATTGAGGGGACCATTCACTTTTTCTTTCTTCCTCTACTCTTTTCTTATCATAACCATATTTACTTATTGTCTCTCTATATTCCTCTATATCCTTTTGCCGAGCTTCAAAATTGTTGGATATCGACTTTGCGCCCTTACCGTTAAAGGAAGAAGCTACTAATATTGATAAATTGAACTGTACCTTATAGGATTCTTCAGCATCTAACTGCTTATTTATAATAACCCAATTTTCTTGTACACTATTAATACCCAGCGATTCAATACCTTCTATACCATATGGGTTTATTACAAATAGATTATTACTAATTGACTTCCATAAATTTCTAGACTTGTTAGTATAACTAAACCCCTCCAAAAACCTGGAAGACTCCAAATAATTTAAATGTAAATCTTCCAGGACCTCTAACAAAACAGATAAAAAGGGAGATGGCACATCTCTATAAAAATTTGCTAATTCTTCCACATTGCTACTTCGATTCTTGATGTAATTCACACCATTAATCATATATGTAGCAAAAGCGAGCTTATAAAAAACATTATGCTCGCTTTCTGAGCCCGAAAAATAGGGCAACATGTTGAATTCTTTATCAGTGATATTCTTTAGTACTATTTTTATTCCTTCGTATTCCAATAACTCTGATAAAAAACCCTTAGCAATGATATCTTCTATATTATTATATGCTTCTATTGTTTCCATTTTTTCATTCTGGATTTTTTTCTATATTATCGTCTTCTTCCTGCTTGGGCACTTCTTTAAATTTTATGGACTCATTTTTCTCATGTTCTGCTTCACTAAGCTTTTTTATTCTTTCTCTCATTTCTTTTTCCCGGGTAACCGGATCCTTAAACCATTTATAATTCAAATTATCCTTAATTTTTTGCTCGGATTCTTCCTTAAGGTCTACATAAATATCAAATAAAGCCTCTACAATATCTGCAGGCAGACCATCAAGTATCTCTCTTAATACTATTGATCTCTCTTTTTTTATAACATTTCCTTCCTTATCCTGGTATTCAACGATGGGGTCAAATTCTTGTTCATCGATTTTAATTATCGAGTAGCAAAGAACATTTTTTCTCATTCTATTCATGAATGAGGCACCATCTAGCTCCTCTAACTCTGGATCAGAATTAGCTTTTTGCTCCTCAGTGAGGCTTAGCAGCCTTAGCTTTAATTTGAGGCCCATAACCTCTACTTCTTTAGTAAATGCTAAAGACTTTTGGAGGTTGCTCAGCACACTGTCCAAATTAATTTGTGACATAACATCTCCTTATATGGATATTAATCTGTGGGAAAACAGGAATGTATATACCTGAATAGGCAATATATGCGGGAACTTGGGAAGGATATGCCATCAAAATGTTATCTAAATCTATGGAATGTAAAATATGTATATAATGTTATCTAAATATGAAAGAATCCCTAAGATTCCGTATACTATTGCCTACCTACGGCAACTCCACCCTCACCAAGCGGGTCTACCCCCGGTCCGGGATTTCTCATGATACTGGAAATAGCTTCCGTATTAAAGAAATCGGAACTCTCAGTGTAATCAACATTACTAGAAACAACATCCGTCACATTAAGAGTTACGTTCTCTTGAACCAAAGCTGTATCTGAAGAATAGCTTACACTATAATCAGACATCCAACAGCCCTCATATAAGGTGACTATAGCATCTAGAGGCTCACCATTGAGAGAATCCTCATCAAATTCGTCGGAAGATGGAACAATACCTCCGTATCTGCTACCAGATCGATTTGAAGTTGAACTAGTAACTTGCTCTATGCTACTAATCACTTGCTCCTGGCGCACATCAAAGGGCCACTTGTGGTGGCGTAAAGACCTGACCAGACCATCAATACCACCCTTATAACCAAAAACCTGAAAGATCATGGAAAGATACTGTGCTGTACGAGTAACAGTAATAGTCATTGGCTCCGTTAAACCGGGAACTAATTCGGCTACATGATCGCCAAAACCTATACCGCGCACAGTTTCGATACCGCGTGTCTCGCTCGGATCAAAAGTAGCAATTACACCAATTTGAAAAGCTTCGGTAGCCCCGCTATCTGCAGGAACAGCATAAAGCTTATTCTTGGTACTAATAACAGACATCGTTTCGGGTGTAACGCCGTGACGATGTACATATGTGTCTCTATCCCTTGCCATACATATACTCCTTTATGATTTGAGATTCGATTTGTGCTTAGTTAAAAAGAGAGCTAAGCTTCTGAATCTCAGGAGAGTCGAGTGATATCTCATCCATGGCGTCTCCGCCGCTTAGTTCAATTCCCTCAGCTACAACAGTTGACTGAATCTGAGTGGATGCTTCCTTCTTAGAAGCTTCCATTTCTTTCATTTCTTCTATATCTTCCTCTGTATCTTCTCCGCCTTCTTCTTTCTCAAGGTCTTTTAACTTCTCTACATCCTCAGTCATATTATCGAGGATTTCTTTTTCTGCTTCTTCATGCTCAGGATCGCCCATACCCATCTCTTCTTCTTTTTTCTCTAAATCCTTAAGACTATCGATGGCTTTAGCGATGTCCTTAATGGCTTTCATTTCTTTCTTTTCCATATCTTTGGACTCTTCAGCAGCCTTTTTGCCCTTGCCCATATCTTTGATATCACCTTTGCACGTTAAGCAATATCCGGTTGTTTCAAGAACATCACCTTTGCACTTGGGGCATTTAACCATTTTAGCTTTGCCTTTTCCTTTTGCTTCCTTCTTATTTTCTTCAGACTTAGGGCACTCTTCTGTACCTGAGTGAGGCCCGGTGCCATCAGGGTTGCCCGGTCCTTTAATCTTTCCAGCTTCCTTGCGAACTTTACCCTTAGACTTTTCAACCATATTGGAATCAAGATCATCAACCTGGTCGGGCGTCTGTTCAGGTTTCAAAGTAGCAGGCCTCTCCGGAACTCCTTTATGCTTTCCATCAGGAGTCTGTTCAGGAGTAAGCTTACTCTTAGTATCACAACAAATTTGTTTATCCATCCCAAGGACATTGCGCAGTAGATTCTGAGCTACTGTGTCATTAGCTTCCTTAGACCAAAAGGAGTTTTCTGATACTTCTTCTGAAGCTTCAATTGTTTCCTCTTCGGTAGCTCCCTTAGACATCCCACCACCTTGCACCTTTTCAACGATATCAGTTACAAATTTTTTAGCCTGCTGACCAAACCCGCCTTTAATCATTTCGTCGAACATCTTAGCTTTTTCGTCATCCGTAAGCTTTCTGGGTGTAAGACTCCTCTTACTCTCCGGTAATTTGTAATCAGCCGGAGCTACGCCCTTAAAAACAGCTTCCTTATCCTCAGCTTCAGCCCCCATACTGGCAAACTTAGGATTTATAATTTTTGTAAAAGAGTCGTCATCAGCCTCACGCAGTACGTGAGCCATGGCCTTCAAATCAATAGCAATCTTACTCTCGCTGCTGAAGACGTCTGCTAATCCTTCAAATCTTTCCGACAGTGCTATACGATCCATTGTTTTCTCCTTATATAATCGATTAAGATTCTAATTAAAAAGAAGTAGAGGAGCTAAGCTCCTCTACCCTTATATTGAACTTCTCAGGTTAAGTGTGACAATAATCCAGTTGACAGGAAATACTGGGCTATAGAATCCCTCTACATCTAAAGTACTCGGATCCGTATTATTTTGAGTTACTTTGCTGGGGCGAAAATCTGCTATTATGTTTGCTTGCTTTAGACTCCTGAAATAGGAGTCTACTGTAGCAGATACCTGAGGTATAACTCTAGGAAGATTCTTTACCCCTATATATCTATCAAGGACGTCACGCAGTCCCTTCTGAATAAAGTGTTTTACTTCTACTATTCTGGGGTTACGTGTAAGAGGAGTACTTAGATCAGTTGTTAGATAAAACATAACTCGGATTGAGTTATTTCTATCCTCTAACATTGTACAACCTGCGTTAGCAACCAAGGAAGCTGTCACATTATCAAGGTTCCTGTTAAGTCTTCTGAATCCTACAATGTTTTTATTAGTAAGTGTAGTAGCTATATCATTAACCGGAGAAACATCTCGTCCAGCTAAAGCTGCCGCTATAAAAGAACCGTCGAAAATATACTCGACTTCATTTCCAAAGGCATCTTCAATTGCGATGATTCCTGAGTCAGGATAAACGGCTGTTATCTTTTCGCTCTTGATAGCCTTCACTCTCTGTATTACCTGGTCAGGAGTAGTTCCGGTAGCAAAACCGATAATACTAGTACGCTCATTTCTGTAACGGAGACTACTCTGAGTAGCGTTAGAAAGTTTCAGATAATTCTGAACTTCACTGTTAGTGGTCAGAGGTTGGATCAAAGAAGGCCGCAAACCGTTAGACAGAGGTTCGTCAAATTCATCGATTCCTTCAATATAAGATTGAACAGTTGCGTCTGTCTGACCAGCAGCCTTTTGGATCTGTTTAATAACAATCGCCCTGGCTCCATTCAAGAACATAAGGTTAGCAGCTACAACAATAGGATTATTAGGATCAATGGGTCCGTATTCTCTTATAACGTCACTCATTGATGTGAAAAATCTCTTAAGATAGCTGGTCTTCTGCCTGTCAAAAGAAACGTAGTAGGTATCTCCCACTGAGGGCTCGTTTCCGCTTCTGTTATATGTTCTTACCAAGGCGGTGTTATCAACGTTATCAACACCACCTCCGGAAGTATTGCTTACCGTAAGGTTGATGCCCGGAATGGCTCTTATAAAATCGGTGTCGACATCGATATAGAATCTCTCTTCCGCATCAGTAGTTTCAGGATTACCAAGATCATAGACCACGGTATCACCATCACCCGGGTCAAAGGATCCTGTATCTGAAGAGAAAGTAACTCTGAACCCTGTGGTAGGATCAATATAAGTCTGTCCCAGGTATCCTTTATTAGCATCATTAGCTGTTACTGAACCCGTGCGACCGTCAGTCGTAAAAGTTGGTCCCAGCTTAGAAGTAACTGTGAAACCGCCAGTGCCGTCAAAAGTAATAGTTACTCTTTCTACACTGCCCTTAAGAGGATTAACCTGTACGTCTACAGCGCCCGACCCTGCATAAACAGGAGCAATCGACCCGTCTCCCGTGCGTGTAACTGCGATTCCGTTTCCACTGACTCTAGAAGTAATCGTATATTTTCCAACACCGATTCCACCAGAAACTTTATTAGTAATTGTCCAAGTTTCGTCTATCAAATTATTTTCGTAATAAGTAACGAAAACCTTTTCTTCAAGAGCCTGTGAAGGAGCGGTTGATAACCAGATTTTATTACCATCAACTTTAGTGATGGTAACAGGGCCGTTACTTAAAGCATCGTCCCAGTCTGATCCGACATAAGCTATAATATCATCTGAGGATCCCGAATCGGGACCATCATTCATATTCTCAGTAGACTTTCCTACGCCAGTACCATCAACCGGATTAGTAGGAAGAACAAACACTTTATTGTTAGTATCATTCAAGGCTCTACCTAAAGAGTCAGTAATTGTGTTTCCGCTCGAATCCGTAGCCACTTTATCAGGCTCAGCCAGTCTACCGTAAACTTTATCATCTCTAAGAGAAGCAACAACACTATCAACAAGAGGTGTAGCTCCAGATGTAAAAATACCAGTTTGAGTCTGTACAGAATGACCCCAATGGATTCTGTTGCTTCCGGCCAAGACGCAGTCATTCCCAATTGAATAATCAGAGGTATCCTGACTAAGACCGACTTTAACCAGCCTGTTTACCTGCGCTGCTGGAAGGATATCAAAAGTATTCTGCCAATCGTTCGTGAAGTAATTAACAAGAACAACTGAATCAGAGGCGGGAGCCGTTTGAAGAGTGAACATTCCATCAGCACCGTCCAGGTCGGTAATCGTAGCAATGTTACCATCGACAGTAACCTGGATAATCGGAACAGTTCTCAAGAATTCGTCACCTACCGAAGTGGTAGGATCATAAAGAATTTCAACTGTCTGATTAATTTCAGTGTCTGTGGCTGAGGTGCCGCCGTTGTCCCCAGTAACAATTCTGCGACTTTTTACTTTAAACTGTTTGTTTGTTCCGTCAGCCTGGTCGGAGATATCTTCATTTTCAATGTAGGTATCTCTACGCTTGTAGTAATAATTTACTCTTACTGTGCTGTTCGTCCCGGGAATATTAACCAGGGTAACCTGACCAATCAATCCTTCAACTTTTGCTACGGGAACAGGCTCGTCATCAACAAGAACAATAACATTATTAGGTAATGTTGCTACTGTGCCATTTCCATCTCCGGTAACAATAGGAAAATTTTCAACAGTGAAAGTTTTGTTGGTACCATCAAGCTGGGAGCTTACATCTTCATCGATAATAAGATTATCAGCAACAGAAGAGCTTCCTCTGATCATCTCAAAATCGCTGACTCTTAGCTCTTCTGCCCCGACACCGATAATAGCAGGGAACCTTATATCTCCTGCAGCGGTGGTAGCAGTGGACTCATTTATCGTTCTAGTAAATACCCCAGGAAAGGCAAAAGATTCTAACGGTCCTATAGCCATGCTATTTCTCCTTTTTATTCAGAACTAATTGATTTCAATCTAATATCCTTAATATTTAGGACAACTGAATCTCATATGGGATATTCTATTATATTTGATGTTAATATTAATTGATTATTACCAATTAGTCGGTAATAGCTCCAGGACCATCAAACTGCTTCAGACCCTTTTTGGATCTCTCTTTTCTATGCTCTCTTAAAGCTTCTGAGAATTCTTTTCTAAACTGCCTCTGCTTCTCAGTACCCACCACTTCCATCGGTCGGGGTTGTCCTTTATTATCCTTGGGAACCGCTATCTCTAACGGTTTTCCTTTTTTCCATCTCTCTTTTCTTCTCTTTTCGAGATTTTCCCACCTTATAGCGGAAGCCTCTCCTACAACTTTATCGATTTCCTTGTTTGTCGCTACCGTGTCTCCCTTTCTCGGGTCTATTGATGTTTTAAAGGAAAAACTGGATATCTGCTTCCGGACGACATCAATAGATTCACAGTCTGGACATTTACGGGTATCATCCTTCTTCTCGAAGGAAGTGATATCCTCGAACTCAAAACCACAATGACCGCACTTGTACTCGTACATCGGCATATCTCATCTCCATATCTAAATCTTTATATTAGGTCCATTAAACTTATACATATTAATAGATAATTCTACATTATCCTTATAAATATCTGGGATATCCTACTTTCGGGTAGATAACCTCCACAGATTTGTATACAGGCTCCAAATGAAGCTGCATCATTACACCTTGATTATTAACTACATAGTCAAAAGTCTGCAGGGAAGTAGAAACTTGAGTATTGTAGTCAAGAAGCTGATACTTATAAGCATTAATTCTCTTCCACTCTGTCATCATTGTCATTGTGATAGTGTTTTTATAATATTGATCGTTAGTACCTTCTATGTATACTTCCTCTACCTCGCCTGTGGGCTCTAGCTCTTCTAAAGTCAAACCCTCACCAACTAATTTCTCTCTTTTACTCCACATATGATCTACTATCTGGTCTGTCAGCTCTGGTAACTGTATCGGATCTCTACCAAATACTTCTATATCAAAGTTCATGCCCCAGTGTCCACTGTATACCTTTGCGGCAACTTCTCTACTTTTATAAACAATAACTACTAATTGATCCCCTACTATAATCTCATTACCAAAAGCCAAAGTAACACCAGGGAGAGCATCATTCACATAATGGTATCGTTCATCAGGTATATCAAAAGGACCTAATAGATCACCAATCCACCTATAGTTTGCGTAAAGGGTAGTATTCGCCTTTAAAGGTTCTAAAAATGTAATCTCTCCTGTAGTATTATCTATGGTATAGTCTGTACTTCTGTCCAGGTATATTTTATGAGAATTTTTACCCTTTTTTGTGTAAAGAATCTCGTTACCGGGCAAAAGGTTAGACTTATCTAAAGTAACTGAGGTCTCGGTACCTGTAGTCTGCTGAATAACTACCTCACCGGTCACCTGATAAAGTGGGCTAATATCAAAAAGCGTAGGAGTAGCTATGCGAATGTAATATCTTCCGGCGGGAGTCAGATTGTTGTAGTAATAGCCTATTTTTACAACATCTGTAGCTGCGGGGCATTCAGGAACCATAACTATTTTTCTTTTTCCATCGACAAACTCTGGAAAAATTTTTGTTCCATTAATAGTTACTGTAACTTGTCCTATGTTATTTGCTATACTAGTATTACCTTGCCCGGCTATCATTTCCTTACTTAATGTGAATAATCGAGTACTACCGTCTACCTGGCTGCTTACATCTTCTTCTTCCCACTTGGTAATATTATTAGAATCCTCCCATACCCACTCTAAAAATTTACCCTCGTGGTTTTCAGCACGAGCCATAGCCAAATGACTTTTTAGAGCACCAGCATAATCATCCGCAGAGAGTTTAATCCTAGTAGCGGATACATTCCTCATGTATACGCCCATGTGCTCACGCGCTTTATAAGGATACTTATGCCATACCTTGACCTTATTACGGTACTGCACATGAGCATTGACAGAGTTCTGGAGCTCGTCAAAAACCCTAAATTTTATAGCTCTTAAAAGGTTACTTTCCATAAAAATCTCTTTAAAAAACAAGTACTAATAACAATTTCTTATTAATAGATAATTGGCCAATAAAAAAGGGGGAGGAACTAGTTCCTCCCCCTTTAGTGTGCTACCTGGTGGGATATTACTTTAATCATTCATAGCGGCGATTAAAAGACCTTTAGCTACATCGTTTAGAGGATCCTGAGCCATTCTAATTTCAGAAATGTTAATGGGAAATGTGTCTTTTACCTTATCAAATTCCTGGCGGAAGAAGTCCAAGAAATTAATGGCTTTAGAGGTGCCGCCACTGATAATCCACGGTACACTTTCTGGAAGCTCTATCGTGCTCTGATCCTTCTTGAACTCTTTCTTAATAGCATCGATAACTCTATGGATCAGGTTACGATAGTACACTACAATAGCCTCACGTTCCCTGAGGTACTTTGGATCTCCCTTAGAAGGATCGAGCAGGTCTACACCGCGTTCTTTTACCGACATAATGCGGGTAGCTGTTGTTCCTACTGCCTTAGCTGCGCTTTCGTCTATAAAGTCCCCGGATTGAGAAATCGAGAAAGACATACCTACCATAGTCTGATAAACCAAAGAAGTATTTACCATACCAGCACCGCAATTATGAATAGCTGCTCCAGGGAGGCAAAAAGAGTGACTATCATCATCTATAGAAACATCATAAACCTTTCCCGAGTAGGTCTTTTTATCGATACTATTGATCTTTGTGACGGTTTCTCCTCTTATGTAACTTTTTTTAATAGTCTTATAAGGAGCTTTAAACCATGAAATATATGACAAGGATTGGTAGCCAGAGGACCTTACTGTATAAATATCCTTAGTCCCGTTAATGCTATGGCCATCGGGTACTGCATCTTTGCCCTTTCTAGGAGAACTTATATGAACTGTTGGATTACACCCTAATCTTTGTAGTGATAAATATACAAATTGGGCTAAGTTAGCACTTGTATTAGTAAATCCTATATGTTTCTTGTCCTTTGATATGTCCCCGTCCGTAGCAATAAGACCTCTAAGCATCGACATACAAATGCTATCGTTTAGCTCGGAAACCTTCCAGGGAACAATCTTTACACCATCTTCATCATAGCAATTTTTATCTAACCAATTTAGGAAAGAGTTAGTATAAAATTTGATTCTGCAGGAGTTTTCACCATGATCATATGTAGCTATATCTTTACCAAAAACGGAATCAACGAGGTATGCAATTCTGTCTATATTTTCTTGTTCAGCAACATTCTGTGTAAAGCATATACCCCCACGTTCTCTCTCTAAGTGACCATCCCCTAACCAAAATCCAATCAACTCTGCCATTTCATCCGTAAGATTGTACGTTTTATGAGAGCTACTGATAGAATTAGTTATTCTTTCCTCACAACATATATAAGGACGTTTACTACTAGGCAAGAATTCTAAATTAAAGTTATCCCACGGTTGCTTTATAAAATCACCTACAACAACTTCTTTTGCGGGTACCCAAGACCATACCCCATTACGACCAACCCAAACTAAATGGTCTGATGTAACTTCAAAAGGGCTGCCACCATATGATGATATTTTATATACGTCTCCCTCATATGCCCTTTGCGTCGGGGTGCACCTGCACCAAGCACCTTCTTTAGTTAAAATCTCATAACCATCTTTGATATCTTCTATATTACAAAACCCTTTATTAGTAATGACTTTTTGACCTGGTGTAAGGCAGCTTGTAGCAAGAGCTGTAAATCCCTCAGCAGCACAGTTAGCGTAAACAATGGCCGCTGCTTCATTCATAGCGATAGCTTTATACCCCAGGGATTCAATCAATTTCTTAAACATAGCCTCGTGATAAACTATGTCCGTATCTCTATCAATAGGCTTTGCCGGGACTGAGTAGTATACTGTTTCTTCGTCTACCTGAGGATCCTTTATAATATTCTTCAGAAGAATAAGGAGAATCTTCTCTGCATCCAACTCGCCTGCTGAAATTATACCCTTACTCAGCGGACGCCTGGCTTCTCTTTTAAAGAGATTAGCCATATTCATAGCAGCGTCACCTACTATATACACTAAATCATTTTCTTGCACAAAGGACACATTAGACATCTTCAGCATGTTCATAGTTGAGGTTTCCGCCTCAATATCTAGAAAGGCATCTCTTATAGAGTTAATCTCTGTATCTGCGTTTTCGTCCCTTGGGTTATTAGCAGCACAAACCAAAAAGCAGGTTCCGACGTCCAATCCTTTAGCCATAATTTCCTCCTAAGAAAAAATTTTATCTTGTTCTAACCCTATTTAGATTTCATCTTTTTTAAGGCTTTAAGAGCATCATTGATATTATCGCTCTTTTCTACAGACCTTACCTTAAGCTTTATATGAGAACTTCCGTCTTCCACAGTAACATTGGGGATATAAATATCTTCAGGTCTTGTGGGCTCAGAAGATTTTTCTACAGCTCCTGATCTACCTCCGGAAGTAACTAACTTTTCTAGTTTCTGTATTAGAGCATTAACTTCTACATTTGAGTTAATCTTTTCCTCTAATTTAGAAATGGCCTGCATCACCCCTTCATTGTCACTATTATTAGTACCAGCATCATTTTGCGGTTTACTATTCAGTTTCTCTTCTAGCTGATGTATCTTCGCTAATAATAAATCTATCTTATCATTATCAACAGATTTAGTTTCTACAGCCGGGGATCCCTGCTGGAGACGATCAAGCTTATCTTCTAACGACTTTATGTAATCAACTAGCTTTCCAACCTCTGTTCTTTCCTGACCAGAAGTAACTACTCTAACAGATGTTGGAGGTATATAAGATGATCTCTGGTCTTTAGATTCGTCTACTATAGTTAACAAGCCTTGTTGGATCTTCCTTTGCAGGTCTTTAGATCCCTTGTACTCATCATCACTAAATATTTTAACTTGTTTATAGTAAACGACTTCCTGGAGGTCAGGAATCGTGATCTTCTGAGGAGAATTACCGATTACTTTAATCATATCTATATCTTATATACTGGTGAGGAAAGGGATTAAATCCCTTTCCTTAGATTGAATATCTTGAAACCGAAGACCAAAAACGATCAGATGCTTCCTTAGGCATCTTTTCAAACTTTGGCGGCGGCTCTTTATTCACATTAGCTTTTCCATCTGTAGGGCTGTCTTTCTTTTTCTTCTTAGGCTTAGGCTTAGGCTTAGGCTCTTCTTCATCTTCTTCATCGTCAATATCTTCTGTGTCTGTCTCTTCATCATCTTCTTCAGTAGACTCTTCTTCTTTATCTTCTTCTTCTCCCTCTTCCTTCTCGTTTTTATCATCCTGTTCATCTACAGGCTCAAAAAGGTCATCGGGAAGTTCTTCTTCCTCTTCACTTTCCTCTTCGTCCGTATCTTCATCGGTATCTTTATCTTCTTCAGTATCAGAATCTTCTTTATCTTCCTCTTTATCCTCTTCTTTTTCCGAAACTTCTTTATCGTCTTCTTCAGCTATATCAAGAGTTTCTAAATCATCTTCATCTGCAGCTTCGACCCAATACTTAGAGCTCACTTCATCAGACTCATAGCACATAGCGCCTTCACCACAGTTACCGCAGGCTACCTTATCATTTACAGTGATTTTTGCTACACGCACAGATTTACCAGTTTCTGAAGCTTCCTTCTCAGCGAAAGACTTACGAGCCGCATTTATTTCTGCCAGAGTGGCAGTATGATTACAGGATTCGCAAGCAAAAACAGTCTTTTGCTCTGCTTCTCTTTCTATTTGATCTGCAACTTTTAACAGATTCTCAGCGGCAACTTTAAGATCCATGTTATCCTCCAAAAGTATTAAAAACTAATGCTTGTTGTAAAATTGTTTATTAAGAGATAATTAATAAACTATATTCTCGAAACAAACAGTCCGGCCTCTATATTCATACTGATCAGGTATCTCAGGTTTATTAGGTATAGTTGGACTAGCATCAGTAGGACGATCCTCTCTATAAGCATTCCATTCGGCAGGCACATTAGCACTTCCTCCTGGTATACCCACTTGGTATACAGGATCACTTTGATTAAGATGCTCTAGACTAAAATGCTGCTGATATATAGCTCCCCTTGAACCCTGAGGATTCACTCTACTCACCATAAATCTATCGTTATTCTGACGTACAACTATATCCCTATCATTTAAAAGAGGGTAAGGCCCGGTCCATGTATTCCAATCGTAAGATACCCGTAAACCCATATCCATGAGCTGTACCATTTTTTCGGTTTCCGGAGGAGCTACTATAATCGGGTACGGCCCTTCATAGCCCCCAACATACCCGGTGCCGTAGCATATTGAGCAATCAGACTTTGATGTTCTATATTGCTCATCCCAACAATGGCACCTTTGCCCCGCCCATTTACGGATAAATAAGTTTACTCTTTCTCCCGCCTGCTCTAACATCCATCTATTTCTTCGAATAGCCTCAGCCCATATCCAATCAATCTTTTCCATATCATAAAGATTATAAGCTTCACATTCATTTAAAGGTGTCTCCTTAGTATTCCCATCATCCGGATCAATAGCTACTGTAGTCACCTTATAGTAAATTTTCCTATTGATATTAGTTTGTATGTGGTTATCGATATGAGTGTAGCTTACTCTCACCTCACCACCGGCAGTGATATTAGGAAGTATCGGGTCATCTAAAGTGTTAGTCGTGTGATTATAGATCTTTCTGTTTATTAAATATATCTCACCAGTTTCCCCGAATACCTTAAATGGGGGGACTTCTATGAAATCGTCTATTGCTGTTTCTTTGACTTTCACGGTTACGTGGTCCCTGGTAGTAGCTATCTCACCATTAGTACCAGGAATAACTAAAGGCTTGTGAAATGTTTTTATTATCCAATCATTTGTTGCATTAGTCCCAGCGATAAACCTACCACCAGCAAGAGGGTCTTCATCTACCACATAAACTTCTTTGGTCTGATCGCGGTAGTATAGAGCACCTACAGGCGTATCATTAATTTTTTTATAAGGACCTTCGGGGGTGTCATAAGACTTATAAATGTTCACGCCCTGCACTTCCCAGCTATTATGGGCTGCATAGCTAGCAGGAGAATCCCATCTAATGTCTATTACTCCTATTAAGTAGGGGCTGGTTACATTTACATTTTTAGGGCTTAAAGGCAAAGAATACGGAGTATCATTACCGTCACGGTATGGTAACCTGAATTCCGGCCTACCAAAGTTATCCCTAAATTGATGTGGTCTTCTTACTTCATCTCTATCCATAGATTATGCCCCTAAGATAGCAAATACTTTTCTTTTAATTTTTGAATAGGAGTATGCTTCTACATCGGTGATATCACTAGCGGTTATTTTCATATTTTTTATCTCCGTTGTGCCGCCTCCTGATGAATAAAAAGCGACCCTCCACCCTTCTGCGGATTCCCACCAATCTTCTGTGTCTTCAAAAGTCTTATTTATGTTTATGTCTTTACTGATATCTACATTCTCTATATTAGCGCTGCCATTCTCTGGGTTGTCATCTAACTTCTTAATTCCCTTTACTCTAAATTTTATTCCAGAAAAAACATCAAGTATGATTCTAATTTTTACATCTTCACCTGTATCAGTGAAGGAATAGGATGAGGAGTAACTGTTTGTCCCATTACCATATCTCAGGTATATCCTTGGATTAGTGGTCCCAGATTTTTTTACCTCTATAAATTTTTTAGTTGTAGTCAGTACATCCAATTTTGCTTCAGAATCGGGATCATTAACAAGTCTTATGATAAATTCATCTGTGTTTATATTCGCTGTAGCTTTAAAATCTATTTTAGATTCCATAGAGAAATCGGAAAGCAGGCATACCTCTGGTGTTAATGTCAGCACATCACCACTACTAAAAGAGGCGCTACCTGGCAAAACAGTATCTTGACTCCAATAACCGGATTTTAGTGTATTATAATTCTTTCCGTATAGAAGAACAGAGTCAGTCTGAGAAACCCCGATTAAATGCTTACCCGCCACGGACTCAAAGCTATTATATATTCCAGGTTTCACAATAACATAATTTTGACTTTCTTGAAGAGCCCTATTAATAGTTCTAAATGGTTGGTCATGTGTGCCAGGATTGGAATCGTTACCATCATTGGATACATACACCTCACCGGTGGCGTACGTCGGGAAAGACGGGTACACGTAAGCCATATCACGGGTTCTTCCGCTACCTACCGTAAATGCACTACCCGTACTACTAAACCTTATATTTTTACTTCTATACCTACCATAGTTGTATCCTTCTGAAGAATACGGTATTACCTTATTTGAGTGTACGATAACAGCTCCACCTGTACCGGCTAAAACAGCTCCCCGGTCTAACGTAGCCAGGGGGCTACTCTCAGTTCCTGTATTAACTAAATCGTAACCTCTTTCATCTACATAATAGTCATCACCAGTAAATGTACCTCTTAGATATTCGTAAGCTCCGACATCCCCGGTGGCATCCCCATATAAACGATGCGCTCCGTCTCTGTCTATATCTCTGTTAAAAGCAGCTACATTATGTCTTAATATAGGACTGATTCCAGTGTAGCTACCGTTTATTTTTTCTATGCCCATTTCTTCCAGTATTTGACCCCACCTAATATAGTCTCCAGAATCTATGTTTGGTGAGGTAGACTGTAATCTAAAATCCGGATCCGTTAGGTTACCCGGATCAACGTATAATGGATCATCTGAAAAATTTGTTCCAGGATACGTTGCTGGTTCCGTGGGAGCCACAATAGATGAGTAAGGCTGAGAACCAGTTACGCCGAAGAAGTTGTTATGCCTGATTCTTATTGGTGTGTTAAAAAACACCCCAAATAGAATGTCCGATCCTACTCCAGTAATGCTATTAGAGTCTACTCGGCTTCTGTCATCACCTATGTTAAAAAGGCGAATAGCATCCCCTCCCCCAGGATCAGTACCCTCTGAATACATGACCCGGAGAATATCTCCTACCTGTAGCGTATTCTCTATGGATAACCCGTCCCATGATACTATAGAACCGCTTCCTGTAACTGTATAGTCTGTACCGTAATCGAAAGCAGGACCGTTGACGGTATTCACAACAACATCATAATTACCTGGCGTAGATGAAGATTCTGAGGCAAAACCTGGAAGTTGTATTCTTTTTGTACTAATATTAAAACTGCTCAGGGTAACATACACAATACGCAAATTTTCGTCAGGTGATATTCCTAAAGAAATGTTCCCAGCTCCGTAGATCGTATTTCTCCACAGATCGAGTCTTTCTACGCTCTCTATATCAATTGACCTAAAGCCTGAATCAAAAACATTAGAACTAATATTAACCTCTGTACCGCCCTCAACTTTTATGCCTACCTTGTGGCCTGTAAAAGTATTTCTGTGTACACTTACATAATTTGAATTTGTTATTTGAATACCATAATCGACTTCATTAAATGTACAATCTTTTACTGCAACAGAACCTATACCGGAATGGTCTATAGCAATACCGGTCTCAGTATTATTGAAAATTAAGTTTTCAAACAGTACATTACCAGAAGTAACCGTAAGAGTTCCTACATAAGCTTCAGAACCATAGGCACCCCGGATTGTAAGGTTTTTATCAATAGTTAGGTTTCCATAGGAGACGCTTGTACTTGTTCCGCCATTTTGGAGAATAATAATTGATCCTGGAAACGTAATTTCATAGGCTCTAAAAAGGGTTCTTACAGGATGTAGTATATCGCCCAGATTTGCGTCCGAACCATTTTGCAGGTCTACGTATATAACAGGACGTCGATCATTTGGAAAATCTGATGAGCTATGTAAAGTTACTCCTTCAATATTAGACCAATCGCTATCTACGTCTGCACCTAATAACCTTGATCTTACTCTATAATAAAATGTACTATAACTAGGCGTCAGATCCGTATATTCTATACCCACTCCTTCATAGACGGTCTCCACCCCTGTCGTAAATGTAGGACTAGTTGATCTCTGAAGCTGATATTGATCAGTGTCATCAACAGTATTCCATTTTACAGTTACTTCGGCGTACGGAACTACTTGAAAAACAGAATCGATATAGGGGGAGGGCTGCGCAAATCCCTGCTCATACACATTTGGTGGTGAAGAAACCTCTATGTAGGCTAAGCTATTTCCTGTTGAAAAAGAATCTAATCTTGATGTATTCCAAGGAAACACCTGTTCGTATGTAGATACAGCATTGAGGACATTCGCATAAATTTTCAAATGAAGCTTCCTGGGAGTATCCGTAAGCATAAAAACTCTTGTGTATTCCCCAGGATGTACCTCAGCTCGTATGTTTAATATATTTTCATTTTCTATGTTAATCTCTCTATGTACTATGGGATCCTTGTCACTAAAAGGTTCTATCTCGATAAGATTTATCGACCCCTCGCCTGTTACTTCCCACAACCAAAACCTATCCGGATTTAAGTTAGCCTGCGAATCTAACGCTGGAGAAAGATAGAAGTTCTTATTTTTTGATCTTATACGCTTAAAAACCCTACCATTGTACTCCTTTAGATAAAGAGATCCAAAACGAGAAAAAACGCACCAGAGAGCACTCTTAGCTACGACTATATCTGGCGAGTGCTCTCTGCCGGTAGAACTAACTACGTATTGTGTTTTATCATCAATTGGAATATTCATCTTTTTTTCTTATGAGTAGAGTGTGTAATTATAGCTAACTGAAATAGAATGGCCGTCTTCAGCCTCATTGAATAATAATGTACCATCCGTCTGCGCAGAGAATTCTCCTGCACTAGGGGAGGCACCAACTTCAGGGGACTCACCCACTACATATGTTAGATAAGTGTCAGCAGTAGAATCCTTAACAGAAATAACTACTTCTTCAGTATCTAACTGTCTAAAATCTTCATCTGAAGACTCAGGTATTGACAACGATGTTCCGGATACTGTTGTGTTCCAATCTTCTACTCTTCTAGATTCCACCCAATAATATCTGCCTCGAAAAGAATATGTCTGCAGGTTATCCTTAATAGGAGTTGCGGCTATCATAAAAGTTATATGCTCGTCCAGTACAAACTGAGTATCCCAGGTTTCTCCTACAGCATTCGAGAAGGAAACCTCAACACCGTGACCGAGATCGTGTGTCCCTGTCTTCGCTATTACTCTATCAGAGGAACTTTCATTGCTCCACTCAGATCCATTCCAACCGTACGGTATAGGTATACCTGGTATAGTTTTAAAAAATGCTTTACCCGTAGAAACTGCATATAGACCTGAACCATCTTCTGATAAATCTATAAGACTTCTAGGTATACCAGTATGTTGATAAGGAGAAGGAGTTAGCCAAGGACGGTACAACCCCCACCCAGCACCTATCATTTCTTGTACACCTTCTCCTCTTTTATACATTTCTAATTTTTGAGACTCGTTATAGCCTATCTTCACAGCAACGGTTGCCATAAATGTATCTTTAGCTATTTTTGTTATTGTGGTACCCTGGCTGCTAGGACTCCCGGATCCTGTAGGCATAGTATACTCTTCTATTTTAGTCAATGTGCCTGTGTTATTGCCTGTTATATCTGAAACCTCATATGTAACCCAATCATTTCCTATACGTATAATTATAGCTCCGTCAGTTTCATCTATGTAACCACCATGAAAATAATCATCGATATTATTTTCATAATAATAACCATTTACGTTATCATCATAGATAAAAAAGAAATTATAGTTATCGTCATCACCACACGGGGCGCACAGTACGACACCATCATACGCAGTTAAACCGCCTGGGTTTGAGTATGCATTTTCCCCAATCCCATCCAGAGCACCCCCATTATCTGAAATATACTGAGTAGCTGTATTAGTTGCTAAGTTAATTTTACACAGACCCATGGAGTGCCCGGTCCATAACATTTCAGTAACTGGATCAAAAGTGACGTCCCTAAAATCCTCATCAATAACTCCAGAAATAGAAAGCTTTGTAGGTTCCGTTTCGTTAACGATATCAAAAACATACAGGCCTTCTCTTGTTGCAATGTATACATTGTTTGAGTACGAACCTTTTGCCCTTATAGCTTGCATCATGTCATGGCTAGAATCCCCATGATGTGTTACTGTTGTGCTTACCGTGTGGATAACTTCTGATGTCTCAACTGTCCCAAATCTCCACTTATGGATATACAACCCGCTACCGCTGGAATCCGGACTTAGTCCATATATGTAATCACCCTCTCTAAAAGACCCATAATGAATTTCGGGTATGTGGATATCGGGATCCACCGTATCCATCAAGTTACCGTTGATATCTATACCTGGAGTTAACTGGTAAACAGGTGTAAAATAACTTTCTGTATAAGAAGCTGGATTAGTGAGACTAGTACTACTATAAGTTACTTCTTCTTCATTTATACCGCTATCCATAAACGGTTCTAACTCTAACTTGTATCTACCTTCGCTTTGTGTAATAATTGTATGAGTACCTGAACCGGAATCCTCAATATCTACAGAACTCTCACCGAGGGTAAGTGTTATATTATCGCCATCCCTGCTACTAATAGTGTAGTCGGTACCAACCTGAAGAGGTGTGGGCAGAGTGCCTGTAGAAGTAAACCTTACCGTGTCATCAACGGCCCAATCATCAGATGAAATCGTAAGCTCGTTGGTCGATGGATTTGCTGTAAACGTCTCACTGATAGTATCAACAGCTTTTCCACTTTTTGTTACATGAAGACGAACTATTAGAGGCCACTTATTAGTAGGAGTCCCTGAGGCTACAATTTTTCCACGAGTTAAAGGCGGATTTGAAGGATCGCTAAAAATCTTATCGATATGATCTCCGGGATGAACAAATATTCGAGATATAGACGGCTGCTCATTAGAATTATAACTTCCAATACATCGATCAACTGGACCATTATAGCCTAAAGCTAAAGTATCACTATCACCAATATGTATCCTACCACGGACAACGGCTCCTAACGGACCTGATATGTCTTCATATGAAAAACTCTTAGTAACTGTGTGCCCAAAATTACATCCGGAGTCAATAGCATCCTTATACGAGATTCTAAATGACGGGCACCTCATTACCTTATCTTTGTCTACGGGGGGTAGAAACATAGTATGTCCTGTAACAAATGATATGTGATATTTACCCCATACTAAAGCACTAACTCTTTTAAGGTCCTCATTAAACCAATCTGTAATAAAAGCATTATCCGGAGAATTTAACCCACCCCCGGTGTATTCAAATGATACAGAATATTCAACATATAAAAAATAGCTAGTACTTTGTACTATAGGAATTGTTAATTCTACAAAAGACATCAAACCTATTTTACCAGGATTATAAACGTAAACACCAAGTATGGTAATGGTTCTATCATCCCCCTCCGGTGGGTCAAAATTATGCTTAACAGTTCCAGTTCTAGACGGCATATCCCAAACAACTTCCATATCCTCTGTGCTGGCGGCTTCTGATATGTTAGCGTCAGCTACAGTAGGGTCTCTATATTCACCCTCAGGTAGGGGCAAAGGAGTTTCAGATAAAAATATTGCCAATTTCCATCTATCTGGATTGAAAACGCCAACTGTCACATCATTTTCAGGCTTAGTCCCTATAAATGATTGGTAAAAAGAATCGGTTACTAAATTTTGTTGCTCTCCTACTTCTCGAATTTCTTTTGTAACCTTATCTACCAATTTCCACTTATAAACACCTTTAGGTTTAATCATAGCAATCCTCATACTTCTTTGTTTGTTATTGTATATTTTCCTTCAGATACTCCATAAGAAATATTTTCTAGGGAGTCTTCCGAAAACTTAAAATCTTGAAATAATTCTTCTGTTTTAGTTAACTTACCATCGGATATACCATAAGAGATATTACTCAAATTATCACTAGGGAACTTATATAAAAAATTGGATTCGAATGTCTTATTAAGTTTGCCCTCTGACACACCATAACTAGGATATACAACAGCGTCCCTAACCTGAAAATCTATTTTTGATTCTGATTTTTCTTTCAGATAATCTCTAGTTTCCGGTACTAGCACCTTCATGTAATTGGACGTATCAGTATAAAACACATTATTAAATAAAAGATGATTAACTTTTAAACGTAAGTACATATTGTCGTGGCCGTAGGTCCACTTTGTGTTTAGGCCGTTATATAGATCTGTTCCCTTATTAATGCTGTACTCAGCAATAACCGAATAGGAATCTCCGTTTTTACTTAAAACTTGAAGAATAGGATTACCAATTATGTAATCTAGATGCTCACTCACTGTGTACGGAAGATGGACATATGGAACATACTCTCCATTTTCATATTTATAACCAATACCAATAGACCTACCAAACGAAAATAACTCTGGCTGCGTTACTATTCCCCTTCCGGAGCTGACTCCAAAACCAGGAAATAATTCTTCCTTAGGTTGTGGTTTAGGACTAATTTCGCCTTCATTACCTACATGATAGTGCCACTGATCTCTAAATGTTGAAGAGTTATTTAGATCAAATATTCTTAAACAACTGCTCCCATTCATTTGGTAAGACAAATAAATTCTGTCATTTTCTCCATCATAGGCAGCGTATGGTGACACTCCTGTACAAATCTTATATTCCTTATCATCCCAAGCATAGCTTCCGTTGATGAACTCTTGTCTTCTATTATAGATGTAATAACCCGATTGTACAGTTTTAGCTCTAACAATAATGCTACCAACGTTTACGTAAGATAGCATAACAACATCTTTTGTCAGAGTCATCGTTGGTTCAGTAGTGCTTTTAACTGCGCCGTCAATATCTGCATAAACCAAAGTGTCTGAGTTTGCCTGGAGAGTAAGATTAGTATCTGGCCAAGAAATATCAGTACCGTTAAGTTCTCCCGTCCCAGCAGATATGGAGCAGTTCAAAGTTTCTTCACCAAATGATAAGTCACCTCCCGTAAGTCTGCCCGAATAGAGGTACTTTTGATAGAATACTACCAGCCTTCCATGCTTATCCTTTACTATAGAAGGATTGTCGTGGAATCTTCTATCATCTGTCTCAAAAGTGAGCTTATCAGAAGGTAAAAATTCTAAAGCCATTATACTACCATATCTTCCGAAATCTGGTCAGTATTATCGTAAAACCATTCTCTAATATTTATGTAATTTGTATCAACCTTTTCCTTGTACCTATCAGTTAAATCCTGAATTACATCAAGGGAAGGATCTGGCTTTTCAAATTCTCTGCTACATTCTAAAACTAAATATCTTATTTCCGCGAATTGACCCATAATTTGGTCTTTAGTCAAACTCATAGTCACCTCATTTCCTATATTTAGATTCCAGTTTCACCGTTATATAAAGCTCTAATTCTTAATGGTGCCGTAATGCCGTGATCCCTGTTTAATAGGACATCTCTTATATCAGAATTAGGAAGGTTAAAGAATACCTTTGCTGTACCTCCATAGTGGGTGATCCCAAAGTCGGCACCTAAAATTTGAGCTGGACCATCCACCGGATCAATCGCAATATCGTAATTACCATCTACACCTGTGGATGGGTAACGCGAAAGCTCAAGTATTCCGGTTTCTCCGCCAGATCCCTGCATTCCGGTTAACGTAAAAAATTCTACTTCTATGGGCATAATCTCTCCAATGATACTAAGAATATATAGGGATGATTATTATAAGATTATTAACTTGAATTTCTTTTAGCAAAAGAGTATATTAAAGTAATAACAGGTCTATTACATCCTAGGAAGGATAAAAAATGGCTAAACGATGGACTCCTGAAGAAGATAAGATCCTAAGAGAAAATTTTGAAAATAAAAGAAAATCGGAATTGACTAAACTACTCGATAAAGAATGGGCTACTATCTATCGACGCTCAAAAAAGCTAGGATTAAAAAGAGACGCCACTGTGATTGGAAAAGACCGAGCCACTAGGGGGAAAAGAAAAGATTCCTGGTCCGAGGAAGAGTTATCGACTCTTAAGTCAATATACCCAATTGGTACTAAAAAAGAAATCCAAGACAAATTAAATAGACCCTGGTCTGGAATTTGGGGGAAAGCTTATGCAATGGGTTTAAGGAGAGATCCGGAAATAGTAAAAAAAGAATCTATTGAAGGTGGTAAAAAAGTACCAGAAAGAGAAGATTTCTGGAAAGAGGAAGAAATAAATCTTTTGAAAGAAATATATGTCAACAATACTAAAGAATTTTTAATCAATAAATTTAGTAGATCATGGAAATCTATTAGGTATAAAGCTAACCAATTGGGTCTAAGTAGAAACCCGGATATTATAAAAAAAGACAATGTCCTAGGTACCTCCAAAGCCGTACAAGCTAAATACGGAGTGCAGTACACCACTCAATTAGAATCTATGAAAAGAAAAAGCCGAGAAACTAATCTTAAAAGAAGAGGAGTAGAGTATCCTTCCCAAGACCCTGCAGTAAGGAATAAGGTAAAATCTACATTAAACAAAAAGTATGGAGTAGACAACATATTTCAGGATGAACCTACAAAAGAAAAAATAAAAGAAACCAACATTAAAAAATATGGAGTACCTAGCCCCCTGCAGAATGAGGAAATCTATAAAAAAGTATTAAACACATCAAAAGAAAAAAATACCTTTAGCTCTTCCGATGAAGAAATAAAATTTCTTATGTATCTTAAAAAGATAGACCCCTATACCGAGTTCCAGGTATACCACCCTATTTCAAAATCTAATATTGATTTCTATCTACCATCTATTAACGTGTGGGTACAATATGATGGATATTTCTGGCATGGTAAGATTAAAGATTTTAAGAAAGGGCCTAGAAAGGAAAATATCTTAAAAACATCTATTAGAGATGAAAGGCAAAACTCCGTTATAGATAATTTAGTAAGATTTGACTCCAGGTTGGTCGTAGACCATGAAAAAAAAGGAGATATTATAGAATTTATCACCGATGAGTTAAACAAAAAAGCGTCTAAATCTGTTTGCCATCAATACAAAATAAAAGTATCTACATTAAAAAATGATTTAGAAAATATAAGCTTTGACTATTCAAAGATAAAGGCAAAAGACTTTGTGCTAAAGCAAGAAAAATATACAAAAGAAATTAAACACTTTATAGAAAAGTATGAATGGTTAGGTACAATAGGAAACAATCCTAAATGGGTTTTTACCGCACGATATAAAGGATTTTTGGGCGGCGTAGTTCTAATTAATGAGCCAAACTCTTATTCTAAGTTATTAGGAGAGAATACGAAACACTTTGAAGCCCTTATACAACGGGGAGCTACTGCTTCATGGACACCGAAAAACCTAGGGAGTAGGTTAATAATGTTTTCCTGTAAGTGGATGACTAAAAACACACCTAAGAGGCTATTTGTCTGCTACGCAGATCCAAAGGCAAATGAAATAGGTACTATATATCAAAGTTGTAACTTTTCGTATCTTGGGGATGATTTCGGAACCGGTTATGTATACCAAAATAAAGAAATTAAAAATGGTTTACCCTTCTCTGAACAAAGCTTAAAAAGAACTTCAGCTTTTAAAGCTTGGTGCAAAAGTAAAGGAATAGAAACTAAAAGTGAATGGTTTAAAGACAACGGATATAAAAATATAAAAAAGATACCTAAGGAAATATTACATCAGTGGTACAAAGATATAAAATCCATTATTAATAAATCAGTAAAGATACCTATCTCAAAAAAACATAAATACGCACTTCTCACAAGCTGTAACAAAAGAGAAAAACAAATTTTGGAAAAGCTTAAAACATATAAAGATAAAGTTTACCCTAAAAGAAATAGTGTACCCGTTGATGATTTTAGCGACTTTTATAGTAACTTGATAAAAATATCTAAAAACAAAAGAACAAGCAAAAGGATAAGTAACAACTCTAGAATCACAAAAGAAAAAGATCAATATATCTTAGATAACTACCAAAGCTTGACCCAGGAAAAAATAGCTATAAACTTAAACGAAACTAAAAGATGGGTCAGTGGCAGAGTAAGATCTATGATAAAAGATGGAATTCTGTCTCCGAAGAATCCTATAGGTAGTACTAAAAGCCGAAAAAATAAATATAAAATATACTTTATAAAGAATAATAGGGGCACTATGACATATCAAGAAATGGCTGAGCATTTAAATGAAAATAAAAGATGGATAAAAAGACAAATAAATATAATCAATAAAGAAAATTAATTTCTAAAGCCAGATATAAAGTTGCGGCGGGCTTGGACACCCGGGCTACTATAGGGTCCGAGTGCTGAGGAAATGCCCACACCGTATCTCGGTTGACGAAGGCCACGGATGATCTTAATAGATCTCTTGGCTTGTTCTTTTAACTTATCATACTCAGTGATAAAGTTGTTCTTCATACCTTCATATTTTGCACTTTTATCAACATCCAGAGATACGCCTGATATGGTATAAGAATTATGAACCAAAATACCAGAGGACAAAAAAGCGCTCTCGGTTCCAGGTACGCATAAATCATATGTATAATTTTCGGCGGGATTATCTTCTATACTTCTTATGACAGCTTTTACTAAAATATTATTTTCATTAGCTATTATTGGATACCCTATCTTCAACTTATTAGCTGCTATAGGCTTTTTTGTCTCCCAAGAAAACAAACTGTGGTCGTCGGTTACTACTACATCTCCTTTATCCGTAACTACCTTTATCATCTTTTTATATAGGGAATTGTGCCTATATATATCCTTTATAGGTACCCAATCAACATTCCCCTTATCTTCCGATAAGCTTTTTACTTCTAGCCTACCTTTATAAAAAGATTCTTTTATCTTATCAACATTGTATGCTTTTTTCTTTACAAGGATATCCTTTATCTTCCTGAAAACTTTTTTTATGGTTTTTACAAATGTGTTTTTTTCTCTATTCATAACTAATTGATCACTATCTAGTTCCTTCATAACTTTCTTATATTCGTCCCGTACTTCTTTCTCCATCTCCAAAATTTTATCACCATATATTACATCAAATAGTTCTTCTAATGATAATTCATAAACGTTACCTTCCTCGTCCTTAACCTTAACCTTTTCGTCCCCTTTTACGGAAAACTCATCAGCTATCCAGTTCATTGCAATAGCAAAACAGGCAAACGAACAAGCCCTAAGAATAACGGCTGTACGCCATCTCAGCGGGATACTATCTATAGTTACCCCGGTTACAGGAGGGGCAGCATTAAAGTCATCAATAGCCATTAAAATGTATTCAAGTATTTCTTCATCTTCCCAGATATAACCAAAAACCTGTGCTTGAGATTGTAGGAACTTTTCTGAAGCTGGTGGTCTGAAGCGATAATTTCTGTCGGGATTATTGTCTCGCAAGAGCACTCTGACTCTACGGATCATATCATTCATGTTATTATTATCGGATACAGTTATTCGTACTTCCTGGTCCACTACATTAAATTCTTGGACTACCTGTACCATCGGACTGCCTGAGGTTTCTCTAAAATCCCAATGGATCATCCAATCGCCTATATTGGAATCTAGTGGTAAAGTAGCATTTGCATAGTACTTACCAACCCCGGTGGTCGCGGGCACTCTATTTGGAGCTCCTATAAGGACGGGAATACCAGTAGTATTATCAAAAAGCGAGTAACGAATATAAAACGGATCTACAGGGGTTCCTGTGTCGTTTCTTATGATAATATTAAGGTCTGTGCTTTCTAGCGTTTGACCCGGATAAAAAGCTACTGACATTTATCTCTCCTTATTTATCTTTAAACCCGTAGGTAATTTTTTATTAATACATTATTTAGTTTATGCTTGGGATCCAGATGATCTGCATTGGGATAACAGCCAATGCTTCTCCGGGAAACTCAAGAACTTGCCAATATAGATCCACGTCATCACCAGAGGTATACCCTTCATTTTCTACCTGCAAATTAGTTGAAGAGGTAAGAATTAAAGTAGTTCCTATATGGTGGAGTCCGTTACTGGTGCTGCCCTCACTGGTAATAGCACTAAAATTACCTTTACCCCCTACGATAGGCACGGATCTATCGGTATCTACTGATGAAATTGTAATATTTTGAGCAGATGTGGAAGTAATACTTTCTAAATTCCTTTGGACAGAAAAATCGGTATCAGACAGAGATACAACGTGATACCTAACTACAAGATCTCTAGCGTTATTTTTTCTGTAAGCAGTTACTGTTGTAGAATTTGTTAAATCACAAGTAATAGACCAGTCATCTGGACCGTTAACCTTCGCGGCGGAATCCCGAGCCCCTGATACAACAAAAGATTTCGAAGTAGTCACCGACGAGATAGTAGCAGTAGCGCTTATGGTTGTCATAGTAAACTCACCAGTCTGAACACTGGCATTGTCTATTTTTACTACCTGCCATACCCATATGCCGTTTGTGTTACCACTACCACACTCTAACCTCAAATTTGTAGTCGAAGACAGATATCCAGTAATTACTTCAGGAGTCCTATTATAGGAAGAATCATCATAAAAAGAATTTACCAGAACAAAACATTTTGTAGTATCTGATACATTGGTAATAGTCACATCTTCCGTTGAGGATGCCCCCGTGATGCTCCCTCTTTGCACAGACACACCGGAGCTAAACTCTACAACTTTCCACTCTACTATAATATCTAAACCAGAGCTTCTTTTAGTAAATGTTAAAGTAGTGCTGTCTGTTAATTCTCCTACTATTCTCTCTTCGTCAGGCCCAGATCCTTCAGACATTCGTACGCTATAAAAAAGGACAGACTTTGTAGTGTCTACGGAACTAATTGTTACAGTATCTGAAGAATCAGCGGACGATACTATCTTTTGTCCTATTTGTACCGAGCTTACTGCTGTATCAGCCATATCTTAACTCTTATTGTAATCTAGGATTAAGGTCACACGAGTAACAGTAGTAGCGCTATCAACATTTACTCTAATTGTACCCCCACCGGAAAGAGATGTAGTCCACCCGGTTAAGGTGGAATCTTCACTTTTTACTGCCGAAGATAACGTCGGAGGAGCACTAGCCGTAATGCTATCGGCATCCGTAGGCGGATAGTTATCATAGGTATCATACCAAAGATCGACCTGAATGGAACCAGATTGATCTGCTAATAAAGTGGCTTTTGTAATGGTGATCCCAAAAGGTAATCTAAGGTCGCCCTTTATTCCTGTTGTTATGGCGGAGCCAGCCCCATCTATTACTAATTGTATCGATCCAGAGGCACCACCATCGACACCTGTTTCGCCCTGTACACCAGTTTCTCCCTGATCACCCTGTACTCCAGTTTCTCCTTGGATACCTTGTACCCCGGTTTCTCCTTGGTCTCCCTGGACGCCTTGGACTCCGGTTTCTCCCTGTACACCGGTTTCCCCTTGAGAGCCTTGGACTCCAGTCTCACCTTGAACACCGGTTTCCCCCTGGATTCCCTGTGCTCCGGTTTCACCTCGGACACCCGTTTCTCCTTGGATTCCCTGTTCTCCGGTCTCCCCTTGAATTCCAATTTCACCTTGAGCACCTGTTTCTCCCTGAACTCCAGTCTCACCCTGTGCTCCTATTTCTCCCTGAACTCCAGTATCACCCTGAGCACCTGTTTCTCCCTGAACCCCAGTCTCACCCTGTGCTCCTATTTCTCCCTGAACTCCAGTATCACCCTGAATCCCCTGCACACCGGTTTCGCCCTGTACACCAGTTTCACCTTCAGCTCCGGTTTCCCCTTGGATACCTGTTTCACCTTGGATTCCTTGGGAACCAGTTTCCCCTTGTATGCCTTGAACCCCGGTCTCTCCTTGTAAACCAGTGTCACCCTGGTCACCTTGGATACCCTGGACCCCGGTTTCACCTTGGTCGCCTTGAATACCTTGAACACCTGTATCTCCTTGGGTGCCCTGGACCCCGGTTTCACCCTGGATTCCTTGTACTCCGGTTTCTCCCTGCTCACCTTGAATTCCTTGAACACCAGTTTCACCTTGGTCACCCTGGATTCCTTGTACTCCGGTTTCTCCCTGGGCACCTGTTTCGCCCTGGTCACCTTGAATTCCGGTTTCTCCCTGAATACCCTGAACTCCAGTTTCCCCTTGTAAACCTGTTTCTCCCTGGGTGCCGGTCTCTCCCTGAGCACCTGTATCACCTTGCTCCCCTTGAACACCGGTTTCCCCCTGAATACCCTGAACACCGGTTTCCCCTTGAATACCTTGGGTACCGGTCTCTCCCTGTTCACCTTGAATTCCTTGAACACCAGTATCACCCTGAATTCCCTGTACCCCAGTCTCCCCTTGTATACCTTGTACTCCGGTCTCTCCCTGAATACCCTGTATACCAGTCTCCCCTTGGTCACCTTGTATTCCCTGGACTCCAGTTTCTCCCTGAAAGCCTTGAACTCCGGTTTCACCCTGGATACCTTGTACTCCAGTTTCTCCTTGAGCTCCAGTTTCTCCCTGCACTCCGGTTTCGCCTTGGTCACCTTGGACTCCGGTTTCACCTTGAATACCCTGGACTCCTGTATCCCCTTGGTCACCCTGAATACCCTGTACCCCAGTATCACCTTGGATACCTTGGACCCCAGTGTCCCCTTGAATACCGGTCTCACCCTGAATACCCTGGACTCCAGTCTCACCTTGTACTCCGGTTTGACCCTGTGCCCCGGTTTCGCCTTGTACACCAGTTTCACCTTGGACACCTTGAATACCAGTCTCTCCTTGGGCTCCAGTCTCCCCTTGGACTCCAGTCTCTCCCTGTACCCCGGTTTCCCCTTGGATGCCTGTCTCACCCTGTACGCCTGTCTCTCCTTGGGCACCGGTTTCCCCCTGAGATCCAGTGGGACCTCTTAAACCCGTGGTGCCTTGAGCGCCGGTTTCTCCTCTCGCACCTGTCTCGCCTTGTGGTCCTGTAGGACCTCTTAAGCCAGTTTCTCCCTGAGGAGCATCTACACCAGAAGCACCAGTTAATCCTTGATAACCTGTGGGACCCTGATAGCCTGTAGGACCTTGGGCTCCGGTAGGGCCTTGCTCTCCTATTTCACCAGTTGGGCCTGTAGCTCCCCTGGGGCCTTGAGGACCTGTTACACCGACCCCTGTAGGACCCTGGATACCTGTAGGACCAGCTAACCCAGTTACACCTAAACCAGTTACTCCCTGGGTACCCGTTTCTCCTTGGGTCCCCGTTTCCCCTTTGATCCCTGTTACACCTTGTGCTCCAGTGGCTCCAAAACCTGTTTCTCCCTGAACTCCGGTTTCACCTTGAATTCCTGTTTCGCCTTGTGCTCCCGTTTGTCCTTGAACTCCGGTTTCACCTTGAATTCCGGTTTGGCCTTGGATTCCAGTAACTCCCTGCAACCCAGTTTGGCCTTGAATTCCTTGAGCACCTGTTTGGCCTTGAATTCCTTGGACTCCAGTTTCACCCTGGATGCCTGTTTCTCCTTGAGCTCCAGTTTCGCCTTGGACACCGGTTTCCCCTTGTAAACCAGTCTCACCTTGTATCCCTTGGGCTCCAGTTTCGCCTTGAATTCCTTGGGCTCCAGTTTCGCCTTGAATTCCTTGGATTCCAGTTTCTCCTTGAGTTCCTGTGCTCCCTTGAGCACCCGTTTCTCCTTGAGTACCTGTCGTGCCTTTAATACCGGTTACACCTCGAATACCCGTTTCACCCTGATATCCTGTCTCCCCCTGGATTCCAGTTTCACCTTGGGTACCTGTGCTACCTTGGGCACCCGTTTCTCCTTGGACTCCAGTCTCTCCTTGAGCTCCGGTTTCTCCTTGTATACCGGTTTCTCCCAAAGAACCAGTCGGTCCTTGCAAACCAGTTTCGCCTTGAATTCCTGTGCTACCCTGAGATCCAGCAGGGCCTTGCAAACCAGTTTCCCCTATTACACCAGTTTCACCCTGAACCCCGGTTTCTCCTTGAGCCCCTGTAGGCCCTCTTAAGCCAGTTTCTCCCTGAGGAGCATCTACACCAGAAGCACCAGTTAATCCTTGATAACCCGTTGGCCCTTGGTAGCCTGTGGGCCCCTGAGGCCCTGTTGGGCCTTGCTCTCCTATTTCACCAGTAGGACCAGTTTCTCCTTTGGGGCCTTGAGGGCCCGTAACGCCGACACCCGTAGGACCCTGGATACCTGTAGGACCGGCTAACCCAGTTACACCTAAACCAGTTACTCCCTGAGCACCTGTATCCCCTTTAGATCCGGTCTCGCCCTGAACACCAGTAAAACCTCTTAATCCGGTCTCGCCCTGAATTCCTGTTTGTCCTTGAATCCCGGTATATCCCTGGACTCCTGTTTGACCCTCTATTCCGGTATCACCCTGGATTCCGATCTCTCCTTGCAATCCGGTCTCTCCCTGAATCCCGGTTTGACCTTGAGATCCAGTTTCTCCTTGTAAACCAGTTTCTCCTTGTAAGCCGGTTACACCTTGTGTCCCCGTCGCACCTTTAGCTCCCGTTTCCCCTTGAATACCGGTCTCACCTTGAGCTCCGGTTTCCCCTTGGATTCCAGTTTCACCTTGGGTTCCGGTAGGTCCATCTGAACCTACGTAACCAGGACCTGTCGCTCCTCTAGCACCTGTATTACCCAGAGCCCCCGTATCTCCCTGGATACCTATTCCGGTCAATCCCCGGATACCCGTAGGACCTCTTAATCCGGTCACTCCTATACCTGTTGTTCCACGGGCACCCGTTGCGCCTATTATCCCAGTTGCCCCCCTACTCCCTGTAGGTCCTTGCAAGCCTGTTACGCCTAACCCTGTTTGTCCCTGTATCCCCTGAGTACCCTGTATGCCTGTAGCACCACGTAATCCTGTAGGTCCTATTAAACCAGTGACACCTAAGCCTGTGATACCTTGTGCACCTGTAGGGCCTTTTAATCCGGTAGAACCCCTTAACCCAGTTTCGCCTTTTCCTTGTGGGCCTGTATCTCCTCTAAAACCGGTAACACCCTGAGGGCCTGTCGGTCCATCTGACCCTATATATCCTGGACCTGTGATACCTCTAGCACCCGTGGTACCCTGAGGTCCTTGTAAGCCTGTGGCTCCAAGACCTACACCAGTAGCTCCGGGGTTTCCTTTAGGTCCTATAGGACCAGTCACGCCTAAAAGGCGTATTTGATACTCGACTCCAAGATCCCCGGTTTCTCCAATGAATCCGCTAAACCCGGGTTGGGGTCCTGTAAACGATATGCCAGTAAAATTTTGGTTACCATCGGTGAGGCGAGTAGCAACTAAAAATTCTTCTACTCGTATCTGAAGGGAGGAATCGGAATTAACTTTATATTTCCAAGAGATTCTATATTTACCTCTTCTCCAATCAAGCTCAACATAAAAGTTAGCGCCAAAGTTCCCGGTAGCTACCTCTACAGGTATTCTATTTGGAGTGCCTACAATAAACCAATCATCTTCATCAGGATCATAGAAATCAATCTGATATCTTACGTAATATGGAGAAAATGGATAATTGCTTGTATAAAATAGGGCAAATAAATCCTCTGGGCCTACTTTATTGCCTATATAAAAAGTCTTCAAGATTAATACCTCCGGGAAACATAGATATCAATAACAAGATTTATTAAAACATTATTACCTATGCCTTTAAAACAAAAAAGGCTGGACATTTCTGCCCAGCCTTAGTGGATCTGATTAAGCTGAAGGTTAACCGTTTATGTAATCCTTTTTTTCTCCGACAATTGTACCGCTCGGTACTTGTGTTACTTTCTCAGCTTTAGTCTGATTTGTTTGCTCATGAGGAAAAGCATCCGGCTGAATCCTGTTTCCTCCAGGTCTTGTATCTCTAGGCATTTTTCACTCCTTATTTTTGTTTTGTCTGCAGCTCACCCACTAATGGGCCACCACTTCTATTAGTGGAAGTAACATTAGTAGATTGGTTAACAGGCTTAACTTCTCTATAATCTGGTCTGGATCTGTCAGGCCCATCAGCGACATTGTTGTTAACCATTGTATCGCTAAATTCCCTCTTTGTTTTTATTCTTCATCCTCTTCGTCCTCGTTTTCATCAGCTATCTCAAGGACTAGCTCAACAGAAAAATCTATTTTCTTATTTTCTATATCAACTTCAGGGGTATAATCAACCTGATCTTCCCATATATAATCATCAAAGTCAGTATCCAAATCGGAATCATCTATGTCAGGATATTTATCATTTAGAAATTTTTTCAATTCTGGATTAACGATCTCTTTAATTTTATCCTCGTTATCATCAACCCAATCCATAATCATGGAATTAATTACTCTATAGCTATCCGGGCAATCACCAGAATATGAAATTGAAAGCTCTGCCCAAATATCCAGCTGGTTGTATTCGTGCTCTATTTGTTGATCAAAGTTATCTCTAGTGATATTAATAGTACCTTCAGACTCGTACTCTTCGACCGAATCAAAACCTTTAAAAACTACCTCACCCAATTCAAAATTCTTGGAAGCAAGCAGTTTCATAGATTGTACAGCAGTAGTTCTAAGCATTTTAATACTCGTGGTTGGAGTGTACTCTATTGCTGCCCTGTATACCTGTTAGACCTACAACATGCTTCCAGGGTTGAAGGGTATTTGCACCAGTTACGCCTGCTACCCCAGAAGCGCCTATATCTAAATTAATACCGATAGTTTCGTAGTATTGGGCGAAGGCTGGAGATACGGTTCCTATTCGTCCTTGAAAAGTATCAGAGGTTGCCACTTTTTACCTCATCTCCTTAAGTTATCAGTTATGCTTGCGCAAAGACTTTTTAAAGATTTAATATTATCGGCATAAGTTAGTGCATCAATATTAGCCTGTCGAGTGTAATAATCTTCTCTTAACTTTTCTATGATTTCAGGATTATCAAAAAGAAAATAAACTCTTCTTGGATCCTTAAGTGTCTTCTTAATAGGGCACGCTGCGGAAACAAAAAAAGCAGCGAGATATAAGTCACAGGTTTTTACACCTTCATCCGTGTGAATTAAGTCTCCATGTATTGTGCTGTTATTCATTCTATATTCCTTTTATTTCATCTATAATAAAAATTTATAGGAAGCTACTGCCCCCGAAGGAGCAGTAGCACCATTACCTATCCAACTTAGATAGTACCAACGAACTTACCAGTCGCACCAGCAGCACCGGTCGGTTCCCAACGGTCATTAGCAAGACGAGTGAGGTAGGAGTCCTCAAAACGGGAACCAGAAGTCACACCAATATCTGAACGAGGAACCTCGTCAGCAGATGTGTAGGTACCCTCAGTAATAGTCAGAGGAGCGCCATTGGTAAAAGCAGTTGAGCTGCTTTCAGTTGAGAAATACTTCAGAATACCATCAGCCCAGGAGCTGAGAACTTCACCGCTCTTCTGCAGGACGAGAGTTTCTCCCCAGATGATGTATCTATCTTGACCAGAATGATTGTAATAATCACCTTCCTGGCCTCCACCGAGCTGGTAACGTTTTCCGATATCATTGAGGTAAATCTTACCAACATTTGTACCGGTGTACTGAATTCTTAATTGATTGTCAGCCATTTTTACTTCCTCCTTTAGGAGTTATTTCTACAGTGTTTTATGTAAATAGAGCCCTATAAAAAGACTCCTCTCATAAATCTTGCCGTATTAAAAGATTATTAGTTAGCACCTTAATAGACTATCTAATAAATGATTCTATAGAATTACTAAGTATATCTAATTGACATGCTTTTTTCGTATATCCTTTAAATTCTAACTTATCTGCTAATAGATCCAAAGCACTCACAATACTTGAGGCATACTTATATTCCAATTTCTTGCCTCTTTGCTTTTCCAGCCACTTCTTTTTACCAGGCGTCATAGTGACTTCTTTTTGCCGTCTTAGTGCTTTTCCCATCTCACTCTTATATTTATCTTCTTCATGAACATCCTTATATTCCTCGAAGTAGTTCATAATCTTTTGGAACGCCTTAACCGTAGATTTTACATCATCTATAGCACGGTGCCATCCTGAGATTTTTTCAGCAAAAGCTTTAATAAGATTTCCTAAAGTGGATCGAATTTTTCCTTTATCATCCGTAATAATTCGACTTCTAATTTTTTCCTTTAATACATCTTTTTCTGAAAGAGTTTTAACAGCCGGGATGAACCAATACCGTGCCATAAGCATTGTGTCATAAACACCCTTATTCGGTATCTTTTTATCTCCACGAGTGTTAACGAAATCAAGATCAAATTTTGCGTTCTGAGCTACTATAATAGGATTATACTTTTTGCAGAAATCATAAAAGTCATTCAACACTTTGTCTTCAGATTCTGACTTTTTAGTATTATCGTGATATCGATTCATCTTTAGAATCTGTTCGACAGTCATTTTTTTAGGGTCTTTGTGACCCTCAGACTCCTCTTTGATTTTATTCAAAGTCTTTTCGTTAAGATCTATTTTCCTATCAAAGCTATCAATGACTTCAAAGCTAGGGCCTCTTACTACCTGAGCAGCAATTTCAGTCAACTGGCACTGGTGGGGGTTAAGACCAGTAGTTTCTGTGTCAAAGAATAATAGAGTCTCGTCCTTTAGCCTATTAAATACCTGAGATGGAGAATCCAGATATTTTGTTATCCCAGCTGTGCGGTTACTTTCAATCATTAGTAGTTCCTTTAGAAGGTATCTATCTCACCTGCGTCACTACCTCCAGTAGTATCCTTACGCATCTTGCTCCTCCTCCACACACCAAACTCTGGATCATACCCGTGAATAATCACTGCCTGGTACTGTGGTACTTTTTCATAAGTGCTTGGTATATAAACAGTGGGCCCAGGGCTGGCTGAGTCTTCAGATCCGGCTGGCGTTACACCTTTCAATCGAGCAAAAAAACCGGAATCTAAAGGCATGCTGATATCGCTGCGGTTAAAAGTATAAATTATATGTTCACGGCTGTAGGTGGAATCTACTACATTAGGTAGTTCCTTATCAGTTACCTTAGACTCACCAGCCATAGCCGAAGACGTCGAATAGTACAAAAAGAAACCTCTATATGTACTAGAGTCAGCCTTTGACCAGTACAATCTAATCTTTTCATCATTAAAGTATATTTGAATTTTAGGCGCTGCCATATTAACCTCTCTTATTATGAGTTATATGAAGAGAGGCCTTATTAAAAGAATATTAATAATAGAGGCGAAATCTGGAGGGAGAGAGCATACTTAAGAGCTCGTGGAAGAAGGAAGGATATTTGCTATGGTACTGCTGGTTTCCCCTCTTGCCAGATACAATCTCTTCCGAAAAGGATATTGCATACTTTCTGGAGGCGATTCTCCATTTTTCTCTTACGGTTGTTTATAAGTATCTCATTGAGAATTATGTTTCTCACTACCAAATTCGAAGGAGCTAGCTTTTCCGCTAGCTGTACCCACATGTTTGTACCTAACATCTTAAGCTGTGCATCCCTGACGTACTCCCACGACTGAAGTCGTGGGCTTTCCCGCTCACTCTCGTAAATCTGCTAACTTAGTACCGTAAATAAAAAACATATTCAGGTCTACCCCTCTACAGGCTTAACCCAATCAGGTTCTTTATCTACAATTGTGGTATATGTCTGAGATATAGGCAGGTATACAGCCAAGACATCTACGCAATTAGCAATGATCTTCCTATTATCACCAAATACCACTTCTTGCTTTTTTACGTTCTGTAGATAAACAAAGTTGTTAGTGCCATCAAAATTAAAACCATCAAAATTAGCATTATAATAATGCTTACCGTTAGCTACATGAATTGCTTTCACCATTTTTATTCCCCTTAGTCTTTAAATTGTTGTTCCCATCCGTCTGCGATTTTATCCCATGTATAATTTAGCATCTTATTATAAGCTTTATCAGCCCATTCTCTTCTAACTTCCTCGTTATTTAGTAGATCAATAGCTTTGCTAACGAATTCATTTATATACGTGTCTGGGTACTCTCCGTCTCTGCTCAATCCGTTCGGGTTAAGCATTATCGCAGCATCTTTGGCTGTCGTCTGTAATCCTGCTAGATCCGTTGTAAGCAGGGCACACTTGCTAAGGCCACACTCTACGCTTCCTATACAGAAGGTTTCAGCAAACCAGGTCGGATAAAGCCAAACTTTAGCTTGCTTCTGTAACTCAGCCAACTCCTTTTTAGAGACTCTTCCTAAGTAATTTACACCAGGCTGATTCATCAGATCTTTAATTTTTTCTATCAAATGGAGAGATGCTATATCATTTCGAGACTTTGCGGCGGTTTCCCAGTTATAAAAACCATAGCAAACATTCAGCTCAAAATCTTTTACTTCTTCTCTAATCATAGGTACCATCTGTAGTAGCTGATATAAACCCCTATCAGGGGAAGAGCTGTAAACAGCCATATTTTTCTTTTCATAACTATCTACATCGGAGTACCAATCCTGCACTACTCCATTCGCTGTTAAAAACATTTTCTCTGCAGGCATGTTTTTATGATGCTGTAAGAGAAATGCTTTATGCCATTCACTTAAATAGGCATACCTCTGTATTTTCCAGGAAATTAAATCATAATTAGGATCCTGTGACAACCAGATATCATGTATCATTACATAGTTTCGTCCTGAATGCAGATTTTCGTAAAAAGGAGCAACCGAGCGTGAACATATGAAATGATCTATATGGTCGTACTTTAGATCTTCCATCATCTCAGAGTAATCCCTATAGATTACTCCACCGGCGACTCCTCTACCTCCATCTAAATAAACAGGCTCTACCTTGGGTATTTTCTTATCTCCCGTAAGATCATTGTACACTCTTACCTCATACCCTTTTCGTACAAAGGCTTCGGCTAAATACACTGCCCAAGTTTCTGATCCGGCCATGCCCTCATCAACTTTTTCCTTATCCCAAGGCTCCCATGCTGGTCCTGTGTAAATAGCCACTCTGGGTTTAGCCCACTTAGTTCTAATCTTTGCATGATTTTCCTTGTCTTCCTTATCGTAATGCTCCCGCCCCTCATCTTGATAAGCACCCCTGCTTACGCCCCCGAAATGGAAAACAAAAGCATCAATAGCCTGACCCATGGCATAGCCACACTTCTCTAAACGATAGCAAAGGTCTGAATCTTCGCACCCATTTTTATATCTAGGATCAAAGAGACCGACCTCATTAATAGCACTGCGTGCATATACCGTAGCGTAACCAGCTACCCATTTCTGAGGGGTAAATTTTCCTTTGTATCTCTTGTTAGAGGCATCCATAAAAGCGTACAGCTCTTCTATATGAGGAGCTATTTGATCTTTCTTCATGCCGGGAACCAGATCTATTCCTGCTTTTTCTAAACGCATAGGGTACTGCGGTATGTCATCTCTGCCAGGGACATTGTGCAGCCACCCTCTATCACAATTAGATAGGACTCCGCAGGCAGCTAATCGATCAACTGACGTCATCTTGTCCATCATATTTGTAATCCAACCCTTGGACACGATAATATCAGAATTAATAATCACAAAGAACTTAGAAGAAGACGCTTCTATCCCGGTGTTGCATGTTTCGGAATATGTTTTTCTAACACCCTCCTCGCCGAGGATCGTAATTCCCTTTAATGACTTAAGGTACTCCCATGTATCTTTATTGCTACCTGCATCCGAAATGATGATATGATAAGGATAAAGTGTATTCATCCTTATCGATGTGAGACACATCTTCAAATAGTCTACATTCTGATAATTAGGAATGATTATGTCTACAATGTCTCTTCTTTTATCTGGAGTTGACTGCTGGATCTGAACGCTTGTCTGTTCACTCTCAAGAGTTTCCAGGCTAGCCTGCTTCCATTGCTCAGTTACTTTTTCTATGCTATGATCCTTTATAGATTCTCTAGCTTTCTTTCCGATTTCTGCTCTATGTTTATAATCCTTGCATTTAATCAGAGCTTCTTTCCAATCGTCCTTAGTCTCGCATATGTATCCGTTTTCACCATTTTTGATTATAGTTCTATAAGAAGGCAGGCTGCTGGCTATAACGGGCATTCCCAATGCCATTGCTACTGAGGCCTTAACGTCCGACTTCGCAGGCTGCACGTCAACTCTTTGGGGGCATAACACAACATCGCACGCTACCATATCTTCCGCCCAGGTTTCCAATGACCATTTCTTAGTAGCGTCATCCCATTCAGTAATTACTTCTAAATCATAACCAGCTTCAGTAATTGTGTCTTTTAAGAATTCTGTAACAAGAAAGCTGTTACCGCCCATACCCATATAGAGAGCTTTTGGTTTTTCTATTTCTTTGTGTTCTTTTACTGGAGCCCACTTTTCTATGGCATCCTTAATAACCATTACATTCCGCAGGCCTCTTTCCATACACATTTCTGCAAGCTTCTCGGAACAGCATACTATACCATCCGCTAATTTCAGGCATTCTGCAACACCCGGCATATCAAAGATGGCTTCAGCGATATCATAGATTACTCGTACTCCTATATTTTTCAGATAATCTATTGCTTCCTTATCCTTCGAGGTATAGGTCGTAAAAACAGCTACGGTGCTCTCGCCTATCTTGTTTCTTATCTCATAAGGAGACAGTGTGAGATAATTGGTTACTATACATGTTTTGACACCGACAGAGTTATCGTTAAAATATTTATTTATATTCAACCGACGTATACGGGTGGCAGGATCTTCTGGATTTATACCAGGCAACATCCAGGCTATAGAAACATTCTTTTTTACAGAAAGTTTTATTCTTCCAAAGAAAGAATTGTTTTCTTCAACAGCTAAGGAAAAATTATGGTCAGACAAGAACTTTTGCAACTCATTTACAAAGTTCTCATCCATTACCTTCTCTTTTTCGCTCTCAGAGATGTTGGTGTCCAATTGGTTTACCAAATTTTTTAATTCAGGATTATTAGGTTTTATTTCCAATGCCTGTAAGGCATATTCCTTGGACTTCTTATAATCCCGCTTATTGGCGTACATCACGGCTAAACGATAATTCGGAATAAACCCGTAATAATCTACTAGCTGAGACATACCCCCGGTTAGCTTCTTGCCGGATGCTTCTGAATAATATTGGATAGCCTCATCAAACAATCCTGATTCAGCTAACACATCTCCTACTATTACGTAGTTCTCTGCATACTCACTATTAAACCGCATACCCCTTAGAGCAAAATCCTTTGCAGAGGGCTTATCATTATTTACGTAATAGTACGTTGCTAGTTTTATGCAAGCAACCGTTAGATTATCTCGGAAATCTTTTCCTTCGTTTACATATTCTTCAAGAATAGGAAGAGCTTTATCGTACTGCTGTATATCAAATAATTCTTTTCCATAGTAAAACTTATTCCGAGGTGTACAGGTAGGCTTCTTGTACTGTTCCGCTAGTATGGAAACATTTCGCTCCGGATTAAATGGTTTCATCCGATAGTGGTCAAGCGCTAAATCTTTCCATTCCTGCATTTTAAAGTTTGCTAGCATGGGAAGGTACTCGTGTATCGGATCCTCCCACCTTATCTGAGGGCAATTTCTGACTATTCGTTCGCGGGGTAGAACTATGACAGGTTTATCTTCGTTGTCGTGCGCGTATACGTAGGAAATTAAAATCATATCTAACTGATAGATACGTTCTTTTCTTTCCAGTAACTTATCGTACTGCTCGGGCTTTATAACGTCATCGGCATCTACCCAGAAGATATGAGACATCTCTGATTGGTTGAAGTTGAAATTTCTTGCAGCAGAAAAATCATTTATCCAATCGAATCTCGTAACTTTAGTACCATACTTTTTTGCTACCTCCCAGACTTTATCGTCTTCTTTTTTTGTAGCAAATGTGATGTTTATCTCATCAAAAAGATCCTTTTTCCCGTTTAATGATCCAATACAGGACTTTAAACATCTCTCCAGCTCAGAGGATTCACCGGGGCCCACAATAAGACTTAAGCTTAATCCTTTTTTAAGGGCATTTTCCATCTTTATCTCCTATATACGATATAAAAAACCAAAAGCGTCCCGGTTATCAAAAGATTCCATGAATAGTTTGCTATTAGGGGAACTTCAGGTGCTCGGATCAGCACAAATAAAAGAGAAAAAACTTCTCCAAAAAACCAAGATAACAAAAAAAGAATAGATATATCATCTACTTTTTTTGTTTTAACGGTTTTAAAAAGCTGAGGGACTCCGCAAGCTATTAAGAAAAAAGATCCTAACCATCCTACCATGGTTATATAATTTGGGGTCATACGGAATTCTTTTTCTCTTTCACAGCCTTCCACTTACTGTCATCAATACCTGATACTTTGCTGATACTCTTACTGGCCTCAGCTTGCTGCTTATACTTTGAGTCATCTAAACCCTTGGATTTCGCAGCTTTACCGGCATCGTCCCAGCTATCATAGACCTCACCACCAACATTTGGGGTAAGCTTAGGGGTGGAACCTCCCCAACGCTCCAACTGGCGCATCTCAAGATCAGCGTTTTTCTTATTCCTTATACGCTTCTCTTTCCAAATCATGCTCTCCGTACCCATCCCTTTAAAGCAAAAGCCCCCGGCTATGTTTTGGGAAATCAGACGCTCTAAGGGGTCTTTTTTATTTTCAGGATCGCATGACTCACAAAAAAACTTTGGGGATTCCTTGATTGAGTGGACAATTTCCTTTATTGTCCCACATTCACTGCAGCGGTATTCATAGGTAGGCATGTTATCTCCTTATATTGTCTGGTATAATATATCTATATTGATCTTTATTTTAAAGTAATGACCACCTCTTTTGTCTTATGCTGATCGACAAAAACAATTTTATTATTCTTCCCAAACTTATACTTTAAATAGGCTGTTCTAATTAAGCCGATGCCTTCGGGTATGAAGTCAAACACTACATCCTCGGAGCACTCTATAATGATATTTTTCATTAATATGGGAGGCGTAAACACATGACCCACAATACAGTCCATGTTTTCTAAATAATGGAATCCTAAATTTATAGCTCCCCTAATATCTGCTGCAGACCATTCTGCTGTATAGACTTCCATATTTTTCTCCTTATAGATGTAGGTGTTATCTTTTTTAATTTGTTATCTATTTTTTCCTGTGGCGTGGTAGCATAAGGCTTCTTAAGCTCATCTTCTATTTCTTTGGCTAAGCCATCAATCAATTGAGACTTTATGGTTTCTATAGCTTGTTCCTTCTTATCACCCTTTAGTTCCGGGTTAATATTTTCTATCTCTGTCTCAATATCTTTTATCATGCTTTCATCGAATTCACCTTCTACACGCTCGGACAGGATATTCTCTACATCTGGAATGACCATACCAGTGCCTTTGCCTACCTCTTGTTGTTCCTCAGGCACCCCTTCCATTTTCTCTTGTCTGGGCTCTTGGTCACTTTCTGGCATTATAACTTTTGACAGTAGATCATATACCTTATCAACATATCTCTTCGAAAGATTACCCTGTCGGAAGTACGCATCCTTTATTGCAAGAAAGAAAATTTCTTCAGGATGCTCCACTAACGTTTCAAGAATCTTTATCTTTTCATCTTCTGTTCTAGGAACATATACTTCTCTAAACCACTTATTTAACTCAGGTTTAATGTTTTTACTAGAATAGTATGCTGGTATTTTTGGCTTTGATGAGGTCAATCTTTTTACAATGTTTTCTTTAGTAAATTCAAACTTAAGTAATTTTTTCCACTGCTCCTTATTCATTATCTTCGAAGGAGCCCCAATTTCCGGGTAATTTCTATAGTATTTTGTAATCCTCATTCCTTTTATTTGGTTATAGCAAGCAAGAATATGTTTACACACCCTAAAATTCAAACCTCTACCAGGATTCAGTCTGTTGCCTTCCGTGCTAGAAATCTGTTCGTGTGGAGTGGGAGGAACCAAGGATCTTCTAAATCTCGGCATATACATGTACTCACCCTGCACGGCATAATACTGAGCCCCATAAAAAAGAAAAGATTCACAGCTACACGCTATCTGTACAGGGTAATCTGCATATGTGTCAGGACGTCTCCCTGTTTTATCCCTCATAAACTGAAAAACAACTGTATGTGTATCCGGGGACCCAGTACAATTTACATGGTAGCGTATCATTCCTTGCTCTATCTCACTTGGTCGATTCAAGCGTTTTACAGAGCACTGTTCTGCTCTATTAATCTTTTCATCATTTTTATAGTGAAAATCCTTTGATATGATCTCATTTAAGCTTGCGGCTGTCTTTATATACGCTCCAAAATCATCGAAATCTTCTGGATTGAGCACCAGAGGCATATGCTGGAGTAAGTACCCAGCTACCACCCTCTTTACCTGCTCATCAGAAGCATACTTACGGTCTATACTGATGGCAGGATACTGCTCGCTCGGATCCTGTGTCCAATCTTGGTTACGTGTCTTATACTTATAATCCATTACTCCACCTGGGCTGAATACTTTACCTCTGTTAAATTCAGCGTGGGGAGGATTAATAGGATAATTGGGAAATTCGTTTTGAAAAGGAGGCCCGTCTTTTAAATCCTTTGGCTTATCAGTAGGAGACTGATAATCATAAGGATTATAGGCGGGGAAGGGTTCGGAAAGACCTTTTTCTTTGATCATCTTCTTAATGGACTCAGGAGCTTTTCCTTTAGGCTTCTCAGCCTTCTGCTTCATATAGTCCATCCAGGCAGGTTCTTGAAAGAAAACGCTATAGTTTGGGCCGTCTAAATAATCAGCCACTACTTTCCAAACCCTTGCCGCCACTTGAACCTACCTTATATTTCGCTAAGTAAATCCTCTACGTCGATATCAGCATCCTTTTGAACAGGCACACCGACATCAGAGGCGTCAACTGCTGATGGTTCAGACCCGGTTATTTCTACAGAGGGTTCATCCGGTACAGAGTTACCATAGGTAACCGCCGCCTCCTCCACATCATCCATATTCTTCACACGGGTACGGATGGTAATACCATCCTTTGTCTGATTAACGTTGGTATTTTTTACCTTACCAACTACAGTACCCTCTTGCTCTTCTATCACTACAGGTCTACCTGAGTTTGTCGCTCTCTTCAAAGTTCCAGTCTTTTTTCCGGAAAGTTTCCCCTTTGGAGTTGCTGGCTTTTCTATAGTTTGAGCCTGAGTGGAAGAACCAATATCAGTAGATTGGTTATTCAGAGCAGAAGTCTTTTTAACTGCATCCTCTTCGACAGAAACCTGGGGTTTCTGTGATTCGGCAAGACGAGCCTCAGCTTCTGCTAACTGCTTCCTAAGCTTTTCTACTTCAGACAGAGGACTGGTTTCCTTAACTAAAACGCCATCTCCTTCGCCTTCTACCTTCAGGTGCTTTTCACCCTCATCAGGCTTCTGGGGGACGGTTTCCTTAGCAACCCTTTCTTCCTCATAAACAACCCTTTTTTCGCTATCCGGTTGCTCATTCATCTGAACACCTGTCGTATTTTTTACTGCGTTCTGGTCGGTATTCTTTACCTGGCCGACTACAGCCTCATCATCGTGGATAACTTTTGCTGAAGGATTTTTGTAAGTACCCTTTTCATAGTTATCCACCATGCCTTCTAGTTCTCGATCTTTCCCCGCATTCACTACAGGAGCGTTCGGTACTTCATCACTATTCTCTACTCTAGATTTAGTGGTATTGGGGTTAGGCGCTGCAGGCTTAGTCTGTGCTGGCTGATTATTGGATACTGAAAACCATTCTCCAGCCATCTTACCTAGAGGTTTGCACATTCCTCTGGAATCACCAAAAGTAACATACAACCCGTCGTATGAAAACTCAGAGCCAGCCGTTATTTTTACTGTCTCCTTACCGTTGTCGATGTTGACATTGAAATCAACGAGAGCGACATAGTTACGTTCTGCCATCTCATACTCCTTTCTGGATATGAATATAGTCTGAGATCTTATAGAATCTACTTATGTGTATTATTAATAGAATATTATCAACCAATAAGAGGAATGTCTATTTTATCGCCCGTTCTGGAGCTAAAAACAATATTATTCACCTTGCACGATATTCCCTGAAAATCATCTCTACCTATGTAATTTTCTGATTCGCCTTTTTTAAGGTAGGCTATAGTTACGTGGGGTCGGTACTCCGGATATTTGTTATCATTCTTGATATTTTCTTGGAGTAGCTTATGGAGGTTGTGGAGTCCAGAGGATTCTACATCTATCTTCAAAACATCCTGGTCACCATTTAAAAAAGCAGTAATTAAGGATAGTCTTATCTCAAAAGGTTCTATGTTATACTTTTTTATAATATCTTCTACTTCGGAAGGATTTGTAGTAAACAACCCATAAAGAATAGTAACATGAATCTCATCTTCTCTGCCATCTTCTCCTAGTGCAATATCCGGGACATTCTTTTTAGACCAGCGCAGAACTTTATCAGCTATTAATTCAGGAAAATCATATTGAGTAGAACTCCGGTCATATACCATTCCTTGCTTTGCTGATTTACTCATTTGCCCCAATTCAGTTGGTATATACATATGTTTTTCTTTATCATATTTGAGCGCTGGGTTTTTACTCCCGGGTAAACTCTTATACTTATCAAGCAACACTTTTAAAAAAGGATTACCTTTAGCTATCTCTTTTTTTATGTCTTCAGCTTTCAACTCATGCAAATCGGACATATTGGGAATCTTTTTTACTTCTGGGTCTACCTTAATATCCACACCCTGTTTTAAATCCTCTATTAAAGCCTCGATGGATTCTTTATCGAGCTTCTCCAACTTAAGGTCAGAAGCGGGTTGACCTACTATAGGATAAGCAGTTTTTTCCATTTTACCGCTTATCTTTTTTAGATAATTCTTTAGCTCGCTCAAGTCGTCAAAATCTTCGTAATTACTTTTTTTGACCTGATCAAGAAATTCTTTTTCTTTTTCAGATCCTTCTCCGCCCTTATAGAAAACGACGTTGTCCGATTTCATCAATGCTTCTAATTCCTTATATATGTTTTCTTCTGCTTCCCAATCTTTATCAAAGGGATCCAAAAACATAATCTTATCGGAAAATTCCTTTTTTATATCTTCTCTCCAGGAATTATCAGAAGCATTTCCACCTAAGAAAACAACCGGCTTTTTGCTATTCTTAACATTATCTAGATCAACTTCTAAAGCGGATGCAATACGTCTCAGGGAATCGGATATGAGATATTTCATTTTACTTTCCAAGATCTTCTAATTTCTTTGATAATTTATATAAAGCTTTGGCGGCGCTCGCTACCTTGCCCTTACTGGCAGTCTTCTTATTCTTATCTCTCCACATATTTAGACAAATGGCTACTGCCTGATCCCTCTCATCTTCTTTCTTCATATTTTTGCCTTCGTCCTTTTGTTGGGACATACAGGCATCCATCCAATCTTGCTTATTATCATAATCCTTTGGGTTTGGCATATAGTACTCCAAAGATGGTAGAATATCTGATTTTTTCACGACTTAGGCATCTCATTATCGGGCAATGACTGCACAGAACTTGATTTATGTTCACCAAACCTTTGGGCAGCTTTCATACCTAAGAGACCGGCTAACAATGAAGCTTCAGACACCCCCAAAGAAACTAACCCACCACCGTTTATCATAGACATAATATTCTGAGCCAAAAACACTCCCATAATAGTAATCACGATAAAAGTGGTAATCACTCTCATAAAACTAGTTTTACCGCTAGCCTCACTCAAAAATTGAGCTTTCATAACGGGGCTCCTTAAAATGCTCTTGATCAGGCTATACCATAGCCTTTGCGAGAGACCTGAATTCATTACTGATTGCAGTGTCATAGTATGTGATTAACTCTACCATTTTAGTTGAATATTCTTCTAATTCTTTTTTGTCTACTTCTTCACCTGTTTGTTTCAAGTAAACCTTTATAAGCTTCTCGTAATCTTTCTTAAATTTCTTAATAAGCTTTAGTACAGATTCATATGTTTTAACCATTATTTGGATATTTTCTAATATTGGTTTCTGCTCAGCTTTGTGAGTAGAATTTTCATACATTTCTTCAAGAGAAATTACTTGAAAATTTTCTACTTTATCACCTACGTTACGGCCCTTAGATGCTACCTTAGAAAAGGAGCTATGCAGTATCTGAGCCTCATTATCATAACCCAGGTCCTTTAGATAACATGCCATTCTAGACATAATCAAAGAAGCTGCTCTTATGGCACCCCTCTGAACACCGCGCATTAAACTTTCTGCTAACTGTTTAGCTCCTTGATCGTGCGCATACGGCGGGTTATCCTGTTGGATCTGCTTGAATTTTCTCTCTGCTATCTCTTTATAAGACTTCCCGCCCTTTATCATAGTTGCGATGTCTCTATCCATTTGCCCCGAGTTATGATACTCTACTAAATCATCTACTTTTTTTGTTTCGTAATATCTTTTTTCAGCTTCCTCTACCTGGTTAGAAGAAGCGTACCTCATTATCGAGGTACCCGCATCCCACACATCAAAAGCAAAATCCTCAAACCCATGGCTGGCTAGCTTCACGGCTAATTTATCTAAATAATTTCTTACTTCCTTCATATCTATTCCTTGAAAAATTTGCCTATTAACTTATTGAAATAACTGATTTTGGATTCAGGAAGATAACTTTTAAGTCCTGCTACATAATAAGCAAAACTATCTGCCCAATCATCCCAAGGATTTCTTTTAGCATAAAATCTAGTGTACCCAGCCTCCGGATTGTACCACCACTCCCCTACTAACTCAGGGGATCCTGCTTCACGAATAATCACTCTTTTTAAACCATCTTTAGGCTCTGGGCTCCACCCAGACAAATCTAACCATTCTGGCTGAAGTGAAAGGTCTTTTTCACCTCCCAGTACTTCGTCTAAGCCATGACCCATCTCATGGTATAAGGTGTGGTCGAACCTATCTAACCTATTACCCGATGAATCCTCAACTACCCAGGGATCTTCGGTATTCCATTTATTTAGGTAAAGAGTATTAGATACGTAGACTCCATGGTTGGGATAATATTCCTTAGAAGGACCTAAATCCTTTATTCCTAATGAAACTATACCACAAGCTTTAGTTAACTCTAAAGGAAGCCTATCGAGAGCCTTGAGAATTAAAACAGCAAACTTACCTTCTACGGATTCATCTACCTTTATCCCGTACTTGTTTTCAATCTCTATAGGAGCATTCTTCTCTAATATCGTAAAGGCAAATACTAGAATATTAGAAGTTATGGTCTTTTTCATACAAATCTCTCTAAAATATCTTTAGTCCTACATAAGAGCTTTTGTATTAAAAGATTATGTGAAATAAAAAAGGCGAGAGCCTAAGCCCTCGCCTTTAATATCTCAAATGTATGTAAGTATATACTTACTTCTTCTTAGCCTTTGTTGCCTGGTTAGCTTCGGTTACAATCTTACCGGCTTCAGCTGTGGTAACACGGGTGTCCATGTCCCGAACCATCTTAATCATGTCCGGACGCTTCATTCTACCTGCCTGCTTTTTAGCAGCACGCACAAGCTTGATTCGAGCTGTCTTCGACAGCGGCTTCTTTACCGCAATAGCCATTAGGGCCTCCTCATGTTGTTTGTTTTTGATATGAGATAATAATATCAAGTTAATCTAATATACTGTTTTGTACGCACTTTTTAAAGTTTTTTATACACGAATACATCTTCTTTCTTCTTAGAATTAAGGTATACGTTTTTATAATGAATATTAATGGAACCTTTCTCTTCTACGCTCTTCTGCCTTAAATAATATTTAGTGTCGTGTATTAGATCATAATTTTTATAGTTTCCTATCGAAAAAATAAGATGACCTGACCTCTTCAGCACCCTTATACTTTCATCTAAAACCAAATACCAAAAGTTATTTAGCCAATCTTCATATTTAGGGTAACGGATAAAACTCTGTGTAGAGTCTTCACTATAAATCTCTAAGCCATAATAAGGAGGAGAAGAAAATACCATGTCAAACGAGCCACCACTAAGTTTACCACATAAGTCTTCAAAAGGAGATTTTACTATATCTACGGACTTAGATTTGTTGTGGTCTAAAAAATATTCCTTCATTTTTTCTAAGCCAATATAAGACTTTGTAAAAGGCTCCACACCTAAATACGTACCGGAGGGTTTTGAAGCCAGAAACCCAAGCAGCCTGCCACCAAAACCAGAACTAAAATCTAGAGAAGATCCTCCTTCCGGTAAATAGTTATTATAGATGTAACGGGCAGTCATAGGGCTGAAATTAGCTACTACACCTTTTAGTTGCATACCTGTCCTAATGACAGAATCTGATATATAACCTTTTCCATAAGTTAGTCTGTTAATAATAAACTTTCTAAAAAGTTTATCATTATTCCAATTTTCCATCGGGTTGCTATCATACCTACGACAATCATATCTATGAGGCATAAAATGGTTACATATCTTAAATGCTGCTACCTCATTATCCTTATCTAAAAAAGACTTATAAGACTTGAGCAACTCCCTTCTATTGCATCTCGGGTAAGGAAAACCTTTTTTTCTATAATAAGCGCACAAAGCATTAACTACTTGTATCTTATCTTTATCCGGTAATCTTAAATAAATATCAGAAGTTACATAAGGAAACAAACTCTTATCAGACCAGTACTTCCCTAAGTTAGTGTGGTAATTTTCAGGAACCTTTTTATAAAATTCTGGTAATATGTATGGAGCCGTTTTTTTAAAGAAAGAATCGGACTCAAATACTAAGTGACTCTCTTTACTGTAGTCCCTCACATAGGAAGATATGCTTAAATTCCTTAAAATGGATTCCTTAAAAACACTTGCATCCACTTGTTTGCCTATATGTATATAAGGGGATTTCCTAATTAACGACCCATCTCCCATATACCAAACTGCTAGCGTGATCTCATTAATGGTGTCTGCGATCTCTTTATTAATAACTTTATTACCTTCGGGATAAAAAACTTTTTTTAATGCTCCTAGTTCTCGGCATGTCCAAGTCTTTACAGAGTAAGCGCTATAATCTTTTTTACTACCCACACTCGAAGTCAGCGGAGATAACACACTATATTTCCATCTTATAAAAAATTCTTGATAATTCGAGTGGCCTGACTGATAGTATGCGTTTTCTTCTGAAGTAGATACTAAAGTACCATCTCCTAAAAGATCTCCAATTATGACAGACCTCTGGTCATTGGTAAGAGTATAGGATTCAGCCCATTTAGGGCTGGTGGGCCTATACATATTATCTTCTTTATACCCGCTTCTTTTAAGTAGTTTTGATATTGATGTTCTTTTAACACCAAACTCAGCAGCTATCTGTTCATATGTGCTACCACTATTTCTCATTAGTATCGCTTTCTCAGCATCCTCTTTGCCTAAGCCTTTTTTATTAGACTTAGAGAGTATTCCTCTTTTTTTTCTCCACTCACGTAATCTGTTCCTGCCTAAACACGTTAACTCTGAAACTTCGTAATCGTTCCTACCTTCGTTGTAGTGCCTTTCTAACTCTTTTTCCTGCTCCGCTGTTAATTCATAGTAACCATCAGGACGCTTAGGCTTCTGATCTATACCTATTTTATTTCTTCTCCTAGATACGGTCATGCGGCTTACACCTAAATACTTAGCTGCCTGGTGATCTGTCATTTTCCTATCGATTATTAGCTCTTTTATAGTATCATCTGATATCTTATGCATATTATTACCGGCCTTTATTAGAAACCAAGAATTATCTAACGCTCATTCTAATATACAAAAAAGTATTTATAATTAAAAAAACATAAAGATATCTATAGCGGAGATTCCATTTCATACAGAACCTTATGCTTTAATGACTGATCTGTAACTGCTCTATTCAATAAGGGTTTGATATGCTCAAACTTTTTTCCTTTATTAAATAACCTCTTAAGTCTATTACAATACTTCCCACCTTTTATTTTGCCGTAATCATAAAATGATAAAGGTTTCGATAGTTCGTAACATGTATCCAAGTACTTTGATACTAATTCTTCAGGTGATTCGTAGCTCTTTTCAGAAGATTTTACAGGTTCTCTTTTTAAAGATAGCTCGTCTACCCACCTTTTTATAGTAGGGACAGAGACTTCGTACTTATAAGACAGGGCATCATATGTCAAACCCTCCTTAATAAATACTTCCTTAAAATCTTCTGGAGGTTTTGTCTTGTTATGTGGTTCCTCAACATTAAATACTTTCCCATACCTGCTTTTTAGAGTCTTTATCCTTTTTTCTATCACTTGCTCTGAAGCACATGTATATTCAGTCCCATACCTCTCCAAATTAGTTTTCTTTGCTTTTTCTCTATTAGTGTAATTAGGATCCCCATATAATTTTTCTTTTGTCTTACACGCTTTTTTTCTACATTCAGGATCTTTAAACGGATGCCCGCCTTTATAATCAGAGAACATTAATTTTTGAGCGTCTTTATTACGCCAATTAGGATCCCCATACAATTTCTTTGTAGTTTCTTTTCTTTTCTTATCTATCTCTGGACTAACTACTCTGCATTTATACTTTTCACGATACTCTACAATAGAGATATTGTGCTTTAGCCTTATATGCGATGATATGTCTAATCCTGAGTGCCCGCATATTTTACATACTATTTTCATATTTTCTCCGCTACTATAAATTCCTCTTTTAACGATTTACCGGAAACTGGTCTAGAAACAGGTTTTGTATAGACTATATCCTTTATAGAATACCCCACATCTTTTAACAAGTACTTAGAAATATATGCTAAATGACAGTCAGAATAATTAGCTACATTTAGTACAAAAAATTTTCCTTTTTTCAAAGAATTAAATGTATTTAAAATCATTACCTTTAAGAATTTCTCACACCACTCTTCAAAATCTGAGTATCTTCTTATCGATTGTGTATCCTCATAACTATAAACCTCCTTGTCAAAAAACGGAGGACTAGTAATTGCCATATCGAATTTAATACCCCTATAAGATTCTATATCCTCTGAACAACCCTTTACTATAGTAGCATTAACATCTATGTTGTTATTCTTAAACCAAGAAATCTCTTTATTTAAGTTTGTTACGGTTTCACTATTGGGCTCTATACCGTAATAACTTCTATTTAAAGAAATAGATGAAGCTAGTCTACTACCCCATCCTGCAGAAGGGTCTAATATCAAGTCCCCTTCATTACTATATTTAGCAATGAAGTACCTAGCATAAGCCGGGTTAAACTGAGCGGGTACTGGAGCACCGTATCCACCTATAGCGTTCCTTATATTACTGTTGTTTATATTGTCCTTTGATTTTAGCTGTCTATCTATTACCTTTGATAAATCCTTATTATTGTTAAATACCTCTACAGCAGATTTATGACCTTTCTTAATACACCGGAATCTATTAGGGAAAAAATAACTGGGAAATCTATTTAAATTGTAATTAGGTTTTAAATACGCCTCAACACACTCGTAAGAACTCTCTTTTAAATTATTCCATAGATCAAGTAATTCTGAATTAGAATAAGATGCGTGTGGAAACCCTCTTACTTTCGTACGGTATAAAAGAGCTCTTCTAAACATTTCCTTAAACTTTGGATCTTTAGATCTTCTGTAGTCTTCTATGTCATTATCTTCTAAAAAGGGGTGCTGTATATTTATCCTACTTTTTTGCCAGTTTTTATACCAAATCTCACCTCTATAAACAGAACCGCACATGTCAGGTTCTAAACCCAATTTGTAACTTAAGTCAGGGATAATATACGGAGATAATAACTGAATAGCCTTTTCTGATGATTCTATTTTATTATATATCTCGATAGAAGTAGAACCAAAGTTGTAATAGAAAGGTATACCTATTTTATCTGTTAGAATATCAACAAAGCATTTTACTTCTCTCTCTGTATAAAAATCCTGCATTCCTATGGTCAACTCAAATACACCTTTTGCTTTTCCCCTCTGATTACCGTCATCCATTAACCAAAACGATAGTACTTCTACATCTATTTCTGTAGCTATATTGCTGCGAAAAACATGTTTCTTAGGATTACAATCTCTTTTTCCATGGGTATAAAACATATCGTAATATTCTAAAAAATCAGATGTACTTTCCGTATTTATATAAATACAGTGATCTTTAAAACCGTCACAATCTCTAGGCTCCGATATATTAACCCTGGATACGTATGGCTTTAATTTTTCATAGTTAAGTTTAGTGTATTCTATCTGTCTCCATGTATGTGCCACTGTGTAGTAAAAAGTTCTACGGTAGCATTTATTTGTGGTGACTATTATAGATGCGTCTCCTAGTAATGTTCCTATAATATGAGATCTGTTTAATTTCTTTTCTCTACCTTTTTGTTCATCTTGAACTATTATATCTATAGTATTTAATCCGTCCTTTAACTTTTTCCCGTATACAGCAGCTACCGAATGGCTATTTACTTTTCTCTTCTTTTTTATTACTCCTCCCAGTTTCTTGTATCCATTTATCGTTAAAGGATACTCCTTGGATAGTTCCTCATAGGAAGAGCCATTCTTAATTTTCTCTCTGATTTCATCTAGTTTATTCATATTAACAATATATATATCGCCAAAAAATTTATCAATATCCAATAATACCTTTTTTTGGGTCGTATGTGGGCATAAAAAAATCCCGGTATATAAAAATACCGGGATTTTTTACTTTACTAAGAATTTACTTAGCGAGCTATACGAATCCGCGTGACTGCAAGCGGATTATGTGCTCCTATCCCAAGGTTCTCGAAGACAGAGAATCCTATACGGCGAGCCTTCGGATCATCGGCTGAGAGAACCGTTAGTTCTGTTCTGACCGGTATACGGCCTAGGAACTCAGGTTCTGCACAAACGTAGATGTAACCCGGGGCGACCTTTCTGGTAACGATGATCTGAGCACCCCAAACAGAGGCCATCAGACCGGTACGCAGAAGAGTAGCCTGGCTTTCGATATCCAGAACATCACGACCCCACTTACGGATGTCAGCGAAGTCCAGAGCGTTACAGAAAACTCTAGCAACACGAAGGTCATGAGTTTCGATACGTGCGAAGGCATCAATCATGTCACTAGGTGTCAGAGGAGCTGTAGCGTTGACCGGAGCGTTTGTATAAGCGCTACCGAGGTTATCAAAACCATTGCTAGCAACGGCATCGAGAACGTCAAATGCACGACCATCTTCAGCGGCCTGAATCTGTGCTTTAGCAAGATCCTGGCTACGTTCGATAAGATCGAAACGGCGTTCTTTAACCTGTGTCAACGGGATCTCAGGGTTAGATGCAATCTCGAAGAGAGGGAAAATTACACGGCGAGGACGTGTAATAGCGAGAATGTTCTCGCCTTCTTCTCCGACCACAAAAGCAGTCACATTGGGATCTTTGTCATAGATCGGGAGAGCACCATCCGGAAGCTGTTCGACCAAGAAGGCCTTACGAGCCACGGAGGTGTAGTCACGACGCAGACGCAGGGGCTGAATCATGCTGGCAGCCAGCTTCTGACGACCGGCAGCAGTCTTCAGATACTGCCCAATGATCTCTTGTTTAAGTTCATTGGTAATAGGTTGTTCCATTAAAAACCTCCATTTATGTGTTAGTTAAAACGCGACTCCGATGGCCCTCATCAGATACGAAGCTGGACAACCATGAAAGGATCGCTTGTGCTCGGAGCGGTCAGAACCACACCAACAACGACGCCACCACCAGCATCTTCGTTGGTCAGAAGACCGTTCTGAGACGGATACAGCTCATCACCGGCCTCATATGTAAGGTCAGCGCTGTCAGCTGCGTTACGAGTTTCATAGATATCAGTCGAAAAGACTGAACCAGATCCGCACAGGTAAGGAAGCTTACCGGATGCGACACCACTTGAAGACTCATAAGGATAACCAACGGCGTTGTTCTCAGCAATACCGACGGGCGTGTTAGTGCTTCCGTCAGCAGCCACAATGTATCCGCTACCAGCAGTGCTGCTAACGGCTACAACTGAACCACCGAGAATACCCTTAGGAGTATCAGTTCCAAGACGAGAATTTTCTGTCTTCTGATCGTTACCGGTTGTGTTATCCTGAGTCAGGCCGGTAGCAGTCAGATTACCAAGAGTGTTAAGAACAACTCTATAAAGAATGTTCACACCCTTATCAGGGACGATTGCGCTGGCTTCTCCAATAGCCATAGTTTACCTCCATAAGTGTTTATTAAAAGGACCCAATCTTCCAACTTCTTGGAAGCGGATTTAGAAATTCGAACTTACGTCCGGATCTGTACGCCAAAGATTTGACAAATTATCTGAACCCTCAGAAGCTTCTTTCTTCACGATACCAGAAAGAGTCTTTGCACCCTTCTTCTCATCAGAAGCAGTAACGCTTGAGAAGATATCATCGAGAAGGTTGTCAGAAGAAGCAGTCAGCTCAATTTCATCAGAAGCAGACTTGCAGCTTTTACCTTTAGCTTCTACTTCTCCCATGTCTTCAGCAGGCTTCTTTTCTTCTTTAGATTTCTTTCCTTCGCTATGCTTTTCTTCTATGTCACCCTCTTCCTGAGGCTGACGGCCAGGTTCTGTCTCAGTATCCTTGGCTCTCTTTTTATTGTTTCCTTCGCCTTCATCATCATCGATCTTTGCTTCTTCTTCAGCATCATCGATCTTTGCTTCTTCTTCAGCAAGCTTTGCTTTCAATTCTGCGATGGCAGCTTTTTTAGCAGAAAGCCAGTCCTTCTTATCCTTCTTATCCTTCTTATCCTTCTTCTTATCTTTTTCTTCTTCCTCAGCAGGATCCGCAGTTTCCTCAGCAGGATCCGCAGTCTCTTCTTCTTCTTCGCTATCCTCAGCAGCTTTCTCAGCAGCTTCAGCGATCATCTTAGCAAGCTTTTCCTGGCGACCAAGCATGTTATCGATAGCAGCTACAGGGAGATTAAGGAGTTCCATAGCCTGGGCTTCAATAATATTATCAGGAGCACCAGGAAGGATACGCTGCGAAGCAACGATGCACTTGTAAGCACGCTCTTCCATCTGACGAGCAGCCTTAATAGCCTGTGCAGCATTCTTAGGAGTACCTTTACCCATCTCAGCAACATTCATCTCATTACGAGACTCCTCACCATCCCACCATTTGTCCTTGTTTACATCTTCACCCCAAGCAGAAGGATCTCCACTTGCATACTGATCCATCTTAGGATCGTTCTTCTCATGACCCGTGTCATTCATATTATACGGATCGTTATCGATTCCGGATCCCTTGCCCTCTACCACCTGGCCCGGCTTAGACTGCAGCCACTCGGCGGTTTTGTCTGTCAATCTTTTCCTAGTCATTCATATCCTCCTGACTTATTGCTGAGAAATCAGAAAAAATTTCGTATATTCCAATTCGTTAAATTTGATAATATTAATAGATAATTAGGATTATCTAAATATTTTTATATTTTTTTCAATATTTTTCGCCAACCAGCTAACTTTTTTGCCTGGCTAGCGGTTAATTCTTTACCTGTTTCTACAATAATTTCAGTAAAAAAATCTGTTAAATCCGATGATTCCTTTATAGAAACCAGAGCCTTTACAACATCAGTATCAAGCGGTTCTTTAGAAGCAACTTTATCTATATAGTGCATCATTCCTATTACATCTTCTCGACTATAACCATATCTTTTTAGGCTTTTCCAATCCCTCAAATTTGTAAGTATAAATAATCCGTTTGTTAATCTATCATTACCTAATTTCTTTGCAGAAGCCATTACCCTCTTGAATGTTGCCTCTTTAACTAGAGACTCATTCATATCATTTTCCAGGCCCGGATTAACATCTAAATTTCTTGGTTCTACATTATAGTTCTTCTGTATTAATTCATCACGTATTTCTTGTAAAACATGTTTCTTTAGGAGATCCTTAACTTCCTTAACAGTAGCATCTCCTTCAGGGACTGGAGCGACAGGCTCAGCACCGGGACCTTCTGCAGGTACACCACCTAAACCACCTCCAGCTCCTCCCGCATCCGGGGTGGCTTCTTCTCCGGGCTTATCCAGCTCTAACGGAGCACCCTCTCCTTCGGGAGCTTCAGGAAAACCAGCATCATCCTTTGGCGCTTCTGCAGGTGCTTCACCCTCTTCCTGGGCCTGTATCTGGCGTACTAAATTACCAGCAGTTAACGATGCGGCTTTTGAAAAGTCAGTCATAGTGGGAACGGCAGAAGGGACCGCTATAGCATTTTGTAACTTTTCACCCATACCTTCTGAAGGATTAACAATATTCCTAAGAAGAGCTCCTTCGAAGGCGGGTTTCTTAACCCAGCTACCTTCTATGAACTTACAACTATCAGGATCTTCAGATCTACCACAAAGCTCAGCTATGATCCTCTTATTTCCTCCCTCATCGTAGAAGAAATTTTTCTTAAAATAGAGGATATGCTTACATGCTTGTGTCTCATCCTTGGCTATATTACCACACTTACTACACTGAGAATATTCTATAAGGCAGCCCATTGACATTGCATTATAGTCCCCAGTCTTAATCTTCTGCACAAGGTCTTTATGCTTTAAACTGGTAGCTACAAGAATATCAACGTAGAGAGTTGTTAAATCATTACCCTCGGAATCTTTAGCGAAAGGCACCTCACGTATAGCGGCATCGATAATTTTTCCCTTAGAGAGCTCGGGAATCTGAACGTGCTCGACGTAGTTATCGGCACCTATAAAGGTGTGGTAACAATTTTTAAGAAGGCCTCTTTCCCAGGAGTCTCCGTTATTATTAACAAATACGGAGTATTCGGGCTTAATCAGATAATTACTTTTCGGATCACTTGGATCCTTCTGATCAACGTCAACAGACGCAATAATAGTAGCATGGCTAAGCAACCACCTAGACGGGTCATAATCAGCTATGACTCTTTTTGCTACTTTTACCCTTCCGGGAGCAACCTTCTTATCTATCCATCTTCCAGGATCAATACTGTGTCCTACGACAACAGCGTGTCCATACTTAGGCATTGCCATAGGTTACTCCTGATTTAATTCATTATAAATCTTCTCGATAGCGTACCTAATGAAATGATCAGAACAAGTATTGGAGTATTTTTTGTATATATTCTGATAGGTATAGACTTCATTAAAACCCTTATCTTTGCACTCTACGATATCAGTAGAAATCTTATCTACGACATCGGAGGCAAACTTACCAGCTATTTTAGAAGCCATCTTCTGTATCTTAGTATTCTTGTTCGTATCCTTCTTCACCTTAGACACGATATCCTTAGCTAACTTCTTAGCCTTCTCACTCTCCAGCTTACCAAAATCTTCGTAAGATTCCTGGATACCATAGTTTGTGTATCCTGATTCCCCTTCAACCGTAGGTCTTCCGTCCTGAGGAGGGACCAAAATAAGCTCTTCCGGTGAATGTTGTCTTTTTCCACCGACGGGCCATTCTACCCAAACTTTATAGATAGCAGGTTCAACAGCGACTACTCTACCTACGTACGGTGATACAGACTTCTCATCTATGTACCAGCGTACAGGATCGCCGATGTTAAAAACCTCCGGAGCAGCGGAAGGATTTGGAAATAATCCAGGCATGGTACCTTCCCTTCTTAAATCTTAGTCGATTCTGGTGTACGGTCTTTTAGTCTTCTCGGAAGCAGTTCTACTCTTCTTATCTTTGACGTTTTCTACAGCAGCGGAATCGTCATTATCAAACTGCTTCATATATTTCTTTTCATCAGCTTCACCTTCGCGCACACCACCCTTGAAATACTCTCTCATGAACTTTTCATCAAGATCATGCTCAAGCACTTTGGCTTCTTTCTTACCTTCCAGGACATCAGAAACGACGTCAATACCGTAAGCTACCTTCATGAGCTCAATGTCACCGGTTTCTTCTAATTCACCAGCGATCTTATCAAGAGAGTCTATGATAGGAGCTACACCATTCACTTCTTCGGATGCTGTTCTTTCTTCTGTATCATCAGAAGCAAGTACACCCCTCATCTCCTCGATTGCTTTTTGCATGGCTTCGATCTTTTTTAAGGCTGCTGCTTTATCCATCTTCTTATTCTCCTTTTCAGGATTGGTTTTATCTTTTTTACGACGAGGTTTATCAGATTCTTCTTGACTCTTTTCCTCTTCCTTTCTCTCCAGGAACTTACGATGCTTTATCTTGTCACTTTCTGGTACACCTTTAGTATCACCAGTACCTTCACCCTTTAACTCAGCTTCTTGCTCAGGTGTCATTATTTTCCTTGTGACCTCAGTTACCTGTACTACCTTCTTTTCCTCAGGTTCTTTATCCGGTTTCTCTTTATTACCCTCTTCAGTATCACCGCTAGCATTCTTTGTGTTATTACCCATTAAATCTATGAGTAAACAAAATGTATTGGTATTTACTTTACCTTGATACATTCCAGAATCTTTTTCCCAAATTGCCTTCTTTAAAGCATCTTCCAGGGCAACTCTCCTGTCGTACCGGAGAAGACAGGGATCAACTAATTTAGCTGCATAATCAGCCAAACCTTTAAGATCCATATCATTTAAGTCACCTTGATTTAAAACACGGGGCAGGCCTTGGTCTCCTCGGGGTACTATTTCCTGTACAATAGTAGTGCCATTTTCATTTCGAAAAAGATGTCTACCATCATGAAGAATCTCTGGATGCTTCAGCAAAAGATTTTTTGCTTTAGCTTTGGCATCAGAAAGATCTATCTTTATACCCTTATTTTCACAGGGACCTAGTAAATAGCGTAAATCGTTCTGACTTGCCTGACTTTCACTATATATATTTTTGGCCATTACAGATCCTTTCTGATACACTACAGTCACTTATTGAGTGATATTAATAGATTATGTTAGGAGTTTCTAGATAAATATCCATCTACCACTCTTTTCACGGAATCTGTAGATGCGAACCGGCTGCTGCTATTAAATTGCTCGTTAGCAGCATACTCCATCTTATTCTTAAAAATTTCCAAACGATCTCTTAACTCCAAACCTGACTGCCTGATTTCTGACAACTCTTCCAAAAAATCCTTGCCATAATACTCAAGCTTTATTTTACTATCGTTCACAAGATCGCAGAGACTTTTAATAATCTCTTCGATATTTTCAATCTGTTTAACCATGGGTCTTGGAACTTTCGCCATCATAAACTCCTTGATATAAAAATCCTGAGGTTATTTCCTTTTTATATATCTATTACCTGTATCTAAGTCCTTATTTTGACGCCTATATTCTCTCATATAATCTGTCATAGTATCTTTATAATCCCATTTCTGAGGAGCGGGCTTGCCTCTTTCAGGCTTAACATGGGGCTTATCGGTTTTTTCATACTCATGCTCTACTAACTCATCTGACGGTCTTTTAAATGAACGAGGACTTTGTGTTTCTTCTTGTTCAACATCTTCTTGGTAGATTTCTTCTGCAGGTCTAGGCTTAATATTCTTAACTACTGGATTTTTAATAAACCCAGAGCCCCCTTCTTCCCTTTTTGGCGGGTCGATTTCTAATTCATAAGAAAGCTTTTTTATAAAATCGGAGATTAACTTATACTTCATTATATTCTCTTACGGTCGAAAATTTGAGCTAGCTTATCCAGTTTATCTGGGTTTTTGATAGCTATCTTCATCAATTTCTGCAATGCCGCCTTCCTTCTCTCTGTCATATCAGAAGTATCTTCTGAAGCAAACCGAGCTTCTCCTCCGCCTAGTCCGCCTCCCAGACCTGCTCCGCCTAAACCTCCTTCTTCTTCTCCGGCAGGCTGCACAAGCTCCGGTATCCTGAGATACTTAGCCAGAGCCCCTTCAACATCATACTTTTGGAAGAAGTCAGATCCGACAGCGGTGTATAGGGACTGCATAAAAGCGTTAAAGGAGGCGTCATTAACAGTGAATAGATCCGCTTCAATTTTTTCTTTTGTAGCGTCAGGATCAATACCAAGCATATCCAAGATAACATCTACTGATACCGAACCCTTCTGATATAGCTGATTTACCTGGTCAAAATAAACATCATTATCCTTAATAGCGAGTCTCGTGAAGGACAGCTTAGGATAAATCAACCGCTCTCTTCCAAACTCATCTTTCTCAACAAATCCCTTTTTATGGGCCACGGGCTTAAAGAGATAATTTTCTATGTACTCTTGGATGCTATCTCGGAAGAGCAGATAGATTCGATTCATTACCTCCAGGGTAATTCGGCTACCAGAGTATGAACCTTCACCGGTCAGAATTTCCCTAGTGACATTTAAACCAGCAAACAAAGAATTCTCTATATGCTCGTACTCTGTAGATAACTCCAACAATCTTCCATTACTTCCCATCTCTTCCCAATTTACTTGGTAATTGGTTATAATGGAATAATCTGGATCCACTAGAGCAAGGTCTACCTGTTCTCTCAGAGCTTCAACATCCGCCTCATTGAGCTCCTCTGCCCATACAATTCTAATAGGGGTCATATGTCGAGAGGCTATAGAAGTCTGAGCCTGACGGATTTTATCGGCAAAAAGGAGGGTATTGATACATCTCTCTAATATTGATACACCCAGTGTCTCATACTGGCTCTTTTTCCTGGCTAAGTGGTAAACGTGAGAACCTGTATATGGATCAGTATCTAGAGGTATGGATCCCCCCTCTCTAATCTGATCCCTCATTTTTTCAGGTACGCTTATGTTCTTTTCCATCTCGCTTATTTGCATACTTTCACTATAGCCATACACCCTACCTAACCCCTCTCCCATTATTAACTTTTTTGTCTCCGGGTCAGGCATGAATTCTATAATTGATTCTTGGTCGGACAACAGGACATTTCTTACCCGAACCTGATCCGGGGGTAAAATGATAATTTTTCTCCAACCTTTGTAATTAGGGTCTTTGTCTCTTACTTTAAAATTTTCCCACAGGTACTCAGCTCTCTGTCTACCCTCTTCTTTAAGATGGGCTACAGTCTGCTCATCACCATCGTAAGGATCGTGGTCTTCGGCAAAAGGAAAACAGTTGTGTGTGGAAAAACCCTCTACTTGAAAAGTATGGTCTTCTTCCACTTCAAAGTTAAAAACCATATCATTATATTCAGATTCTGTTATCTTTTTTACTTTAAATGCTATATCACCATTATCTGTAATTATGTATTTGCTTAGGTATGGCTTTTCTTGCTTTATATCCGAATACTTTGCGCCCTTTATAGAATAGTTTCCTACAAAAGAAGAAAAATCTCTAGCTTTAAATACAACTTTATATACATCGCTATAGATTTTTCCATTATTGTTTAAAACACCTGTTCCTTTAGTTCCTTCCTTTTTATTAATATTAGGCACAATATTACATTTCAGCAAAATTTCCTGTATAGAACTAATCAATGATTCTGAAGATAAACTAATATCACAAACACCATTTGATATACATCCGTCAGAATCAACTAAACCAGCTATAAGAGCATATAGCTTATTTAAGGGCAATTTAGAAACCCATAAAGGTATCTTTTTCCTATTATCACCTTTTGTAGTCTCTCCAAAATTATTAGCCCACCACTCTACAAACGCAGGATTACTCTTAATCTTAACAGTACTAAGCTTACTAACTTTACCATCTCCACAGTCTCTGTAGGAATCCCATTCCTTAATACATTGTATACCTATCTTTTCCTGCAATATTCTATATATTTTTTCTTTTTGTTTATCAGAGCTATCACCAAAAACAATATTCCATATAGCTCTTCCCCAAATATTCTTTCTACTATTATCTCTTGAAATTGTTCCATCCCCAATCCAGTACCCGAGTAAATAGCAGAAATCTTCATCAATATCAACCGTGTGGGGAGTGGTAAAATTTTCTATCCTTTTTATCTCATAACAGCTATCAACATCAGAATATTTAAAAGGTAGCCACTCTACCCTTGATCCTTTTTGATAGTTGGACGCTCCTATTCTTCTACTATATCTGCTTTTACCAAATTCTTTATTTAACTGTGTTAAAACATTATCTAGTGTCTTTCTTTCAACATTCAAATCAAAGGCTATGTCATCTCTAGACTTGATCACAGGCTCCGTTAAATTGGATAACCAAAATAGCATCTTTAATCTGCATTCATGAGATTTCTTAGCTCTTTTTCTCTTTATATTTGTTTCTTTCGTATATCCAGATTCTGTAATATCCAAATTTTTAAAACTCTCTAAGTAATTTATGGTTTTTACATCATCTATATCTTTTACCCATGTTACACGTATGTAATCATCTTCCGTTAGATCTTTGACTTCTATAAATTCAAATTTACCATTTCTATAAACTTCAACCGGATGTTCTTCTGTAAGATCCAACTTCTTATAAGTTTTCCACATTTCTATATTTGTTATTTTTTCTGAGTACCGAGAAAATTTATTCTTTACTCTTCTAAATCTACCCTCATGAGTAAGTACATAATCCCCTACTGATACATCAACAGCTTTCTTATAAGAGTCCACACACCTAAGCTTTGAGTTCTTTCCCAGACAATTTCCCATCAGCCAGTACTCGTGGCTTATTTCTGTAAGAACCTTGAACAGTCTCATATCTTGGCACATGTCCTCAAAAAACGTATAAACATATTGTGCCATTTTTGGGTTTTTACACTTAGGCTTTTCCAGTTTTACTTTGGATAAAGGCAGGGTGGAATGCAAGTCTATTGCTGATCCTACAAACTCATTACTATTATAGAAGTGCCTATACCAAGCCCGTCTCTCTCTTAAATTTTGTGGTTTTTCAAGAAAGTCTGTACTTAGCTGGGGAGAATAAAAATTACCCTCATTACTTAACATCGTATTTCCGTACATTGAACTTACCCTACTACCAAAACCAAAGGAGGTAGTAGCATACTTCTTCAACGCACGTACTTGTTTTTCTTTATCAGTTAATTTCATAGTAGGTTTTACCCCACGTACTTCCTGGACAGTTAAATCCTCAGAGGCAGTCTTAGTGACCGTAGTCTTTGGTGTTGTTCCTTTGTTCCCTGTTTTTCTCCCAGCCATTTATATCTCCTATCTAAATGATCCATCTATTATTTCTTCTATTTTTTCTTTTTCGTCTTCTATCTTCTTCTCAGCCTCATTAATATCGTATTTAGTTAAATCCTTCATTCTAGACATTAAAGAAAAAATATTCTTAAGTTTAGATTTATTAATTTTCAAATCCATAAGTAATGTGTAAAAATCTTCTAACCCGTCAATGGATCCATTTTGGTTCACATACTCTGTCCTGAACTTTCGGTCAATGTCTTTAAAGAGCTCATCATATAGGGCCATTAACTTACCAATCTCTCCCTTAAGCTTCTTTGACATGCGTGTTGAATCAGATATCATTTTATTTGGATTTGCCATCTGGATCTTCCCCATTTAAGAATTTTTTTCGAATTCTTTTCATTATTCTTTTTACCTGTACCTGCTCACTTTTAGGCTCCGGCATGTAAGTAAATCCGGGATTATCCTGGTACCTTTGATCATAATATCCAGGCCAGGCTGACCATTCTTGATCTTTTAAATCTCCAGGCATATTTATCCCTGCATATAAGAAACGTTTATATTACCTATCAAATTAGAGCATTTACCGTATATTTTGGAGTATACTATAATGTTTAAATCCCACTCTGCCCGATACAACCTATCACTGTTACTACCTGCAAAGGCTACAGATGTGACATTGTTAAGCTGTGGGTATAAAGTTAAAAACCACTCATCTTCGGGAGTGCCGTCAGTGTTAGAGAAGCTTGTTAACTGTTCAAACTTTGCCCTGTTTAAATTATCTATCAAATTTTCTTTAGGGTAATAAAGTGAGTATGTGTAAGCATCTGAAGCATCCGGATATCTAATACAATACCTTTCCCACACATCGAGTGGTAGAAAAACCGCTATGGGTTTGTCTATATGGTATATCTCTGGTCTATTTGGATGAGTACCTATAAGATCGGCTTCTACTTTAGCTATGAGGTTCTCGTCTCCAAATCTGGAGCTAGATCCTGATGAGGAAGGCAACCAATTAATGATGCTACCACCGTTCTTATTCCTAAAATACCTGCTTTCAAATTCATAGGACTGCACTATTTTTGCTGGATCCCTGCTATCTTTATCGGCATTAGATATACCGTAATCCGTACCCCTCACATACCCGACAAATGTAGATCTAAGAGTGCCTAATGTAACTATAGTTATTCTGTCGAAATTTCTCCGGAACACTTCTGGCACAGAGGAGTCAGTAAAGTCGCTTGCTCGAAGCTCGATAGTAGCTTCATCTTGACTATAATCTCCATTAAAAGCATCTTGCGTATACGTTAAGTTATCATGCGCGAATAGAGCTGTAGTACTAGAAACATCCGCTTCGGTGACTGTTGGTGGATTCGATTCATATGACTCGTACAGGGAACCGCCCAACCCACCGGAATTGTTAAGAAGAACCTTTGTGGATAAAGAAAACTTTTTGGTTCTTAAGATATCACCTTGAGGCTCAATGACAAATTCTTGACTTCTTTCAATAACATTGACATTAGGAGGAGTAGTTATTTGGTCTCCGTCTTCAGAAGCCTCACTCCCTGTGTACTTAATTTGGTTAACAGTTAATGTTCCTACTATGCGGCTGTCACCGCTTACATAGAGGGCATAATCAGTGTTAGCTTCCGTGAGATCGGATCCCGCTGATACGTTTGCAGCCAAAACTCCTTGTGAAGCTGTTAGATTACCCCTCACATTTATATTAAGAGTCCCGTAATCACCCCTACCGTTTCCGTAGTCAAACACTATAGTATCAGGACTATCCCCGGAATTTAAAGTTATGCCTGATCTATTATCTATCAGATGTATTCCTAAGGGGTCTGTATCACTCCCGAATTTTCCACCTATTTTCAGACTGAGATCATAACCATATCTTCTAGTTTGTGTTATAAAACTTCCGTAGACATCTATGTCAACATCATCATAGTCTCCTGTCGTCTGAGCTATGTATTTAGCAGACAGCATATCTCCGTTATTTAGTAAAGTAAGATTTTCGTTAATATTTATTTGCAAATTCAGCCTTGAAAAAGCCACATCCAGATCATAACCAAAAACAGCATGCTCTCCAACAGCTAGATCATCATCTACTTTTAGCTGATTATTAACTTGCATACTATTAACTTTAGCGTAATTAAAAAGCAAGCTATCTGCTACAAAGTTTCCATATACGAAGACATCGTTCCGGAAAAGAACGTTGGGGCTAAATGTGACTCTATTGAGTTCACCGATACCATTAAAGAAAACGTCTCCGTTAAATAACCAAGCGTTAGCAGCTTCACCAAGATCAAGTTTGGCGAACTTAAGATCAAGTACATTACCGCCTAGGTTACCGGATCCAAAAAATTTTGACTCAACCATAGGGATTTCTAAGTAGTCACCGCCTCCGGGGGGTGTGAACCAATTATCCCTATAAAGTTTTACTGATTTTATGTTAAAAGAGGACCTATCCTGCAAATCCTTTATAATTAACTGCCCGTGTGTCTCGGCTCTATCGCCCGGATCCCTAGATTCATCAAATGGGTCCAGTATTATCTGGGCTTTAGTTTGGGGGAAATTGTTTTCAAGCGCTTGCCCAAATTCAAAAATACCGGTTAACCCTACAGTTGACTGCATCTCATATGTAAAATTGACCAAATTACCGTTATAATCAAAACCTGTAACTTCTAATTTATCAGGATCCCATGGAGAATCTGCTCCCGTGATTTGACCATATCCCTGTGGTAGGTATAACAAACTGTAATCTGTCAAAAATAGAGTTCTAAAACCTACTCCAAAGAGAGTTCTTACAGTCCTATCAAAATCTTCACCTAAACTACCGATAGTGAAAACTCTGCCGCCATCAGAATCAAAAGCCTCATAAAAACCAAAATTTCCTGTATACCCAGGAACATCCTTGTGACCTACAACAGCCACACCCGGTTTGAAGTATACAGCGGCTCTGCCCGTAATACCTAGATCATCTGTTGGAATCACTCCACTTGTCTGATTTGTGATACCGGTAAACCCAAACGCAGCCGGGGTACGTGCCTCAGGGTTTTGCGGTATTTGCCACCCCTGTCCAAAGGCACTACCTTCTATATACTGGTCACCTTTAATAAACTGGTTCCGCCATATTCTTACAGAATCATTAACATCTAAAACGATATTATCATCTGATGTGTTCCATAAAGTATTTACAGCGGTCCACCCTGGATACTGAGTGTTTATCCCTAACCTACCCAAATAATCGATAAACACATTATTTTCGTCTGAACCGGATTTTCCTTTTATATGGGCAGATATGGATCCTGTTTCCCCGGTTTCGTTTATAATCCTTAGACCAGCAAACCCAGTAATGCCTTGCATATGGATATTAAGACGATCATGGTATTCTCTTAATCCTGTGACTCCTCTATCATATCCTATATATACGGATTTTGAAGATATCTGATTCGCCATTGCTTCGCCATCAGATAATCCTACCGGGCCAGTCTCAGAGGTAATGGGATACGTTTTTTCAGAGTCTTCTCTTCCGACGAGGAGGCCTCCCACAGCAAATTTACCATCGGAATCGAGGACGCGAGGAGTTACGGAATCAGTATTAAATGCCTGTGTATCGAATCCCTGATTGAGTCCTGTAGCATAAGCCCCCTCATCTAACTTAGCGTGAGGGAATCTAGGATTGTTCTGGTTTATCCCTAGCTCATATACAGCGGTCTCTCCATAACCTCCGTGCAGGGTTCTGTAAGTAATCTCATTTAAAGAAAGTATTCTTTTGTTATATAGTGAAAGTAGATCTACTATCTTAGTACTTGAATCTAACGGTTTGTTGGCTTCCCTGTATACTACTGCTATAGGAACCTTAAAATGCTCTTTATATATAGGATTAGCTTCCGGGTCATCACTTGATATAGATCCTAAAAATTCGGGTCTATTAAATATATTCTCATCTATAGATGACGTAAACCCCTCTAAAATTCTAATATCAAAAACAGCTCTTAGCCTATTTGCTGTTTCCGTTCCAACTATAGGATTTCTTAAATTAGTATCTTTATATTCAGTTAAGTCTGTAGCAGACACCTCTCCAAAATGAAGATCGACATAAATAATATCAATACGATCCTCATTTGGTTCTGAAATATCAGGTATTGGTGTCTTTGTGTACTCTTCATCCGTTATTGATTTACCACCAGCATCATTCTGATTTCTATATGTAATATCTCCAGGCAAGAATACGTAAAATCCTTTTACAAACATTACAGCGGGAGCCTCTAACCCATTTCCTCCCTTTACTATAAAATTGTCTGAATACACATCGGGAACTGTAATAGAAAAAGGGTTTGTCTGATTATTAGTTGAATACGGAGAGATAGGGACGCAAACATCACCGCTCACATTTTGGATAGAGCGACGAACCTGATCTACTATAGCTAACTGAGAATTTCTAATCTCATCATCTAACAAAGGCTTATTCTTACGAGCCCACAAGTAATAGTACCTTTTTCTTTCATCGTATACTATTATGTTAGAATAAAACTGATCCTGAAATTTTTGTGACATTTTTTCTATCCTATCGTCTTAACCCCAAAGAGCCTGCTCCCATTCCCGTCCTGGATGGCATTCTACCTCTTGTGGGTCTGTTTAGATCAATTTTTCGTCTTTCCAGCGATCTTAGTAAAGTATGGCTGTGAGCTCTTCCTGAGCTAGCTGCAGCCACCTTTCCTCCCTTACCTCTAATTTTGTATTCAGTTGCTAGAAGGACCGCACGAGCGAAAGCATCTGAACGGTCATCGTGTGCGTTTTTTCTATCCGGGGCTTCTACCTTTACTATATACTTGCTCTTCTGATAAGCTTGTAATGAAAGAAGCTCCTGCACAAGAGCTGAATCTTTTTCAATTTTACCGTCAACCACTCTTTCTTCTTCAGGAATCCTAAGATTTGAAGATATCATTTGAGTGAGTAGGTTTTGATAAATCTGAGAATTCAGCGTCTCAGTAAAAATTCTATACTCAAACTGTCTTAAGCCTTTATCTTCTAAAAGAGGTATAATCCCCATCCCATAATATTGGTCCATTAAAGCTTTGACTATGAAGAAATTATTAGTAAAACTATGGAGCCAGTCAGCTAACTCCTGCGGGGTGAAATGTTTTTTACCCTCATCATGTGCGAACCTTACCTGGCAGTCGTCTACTTGGATTAAATTCTCACGTACCCCGTTTACCAGCTCTTCTTCATGATGGCATATACAAATAGCGGTTCCGTCCTCTTTTAGTCCTATATCTATTCCCATAAAATGAGGTATTCTGTTACTACTTCTTTTTATGTATATAAGACCCGGTACTATATTTTGGCGTACTATTATTGGATCTTCTATCCATGCCTTTACTCTATCACTAAACTGTGCTCCGTACTCAACATAAAAATTAGATCTATTTGAGTTATACTCATTATGTAAAAACTCTGAGGATAAGTTACTATCAAGCTCCCACGTAGGGGCTTGTATCATAAGCTGATTTTTTGTATTCTCACCAAATGAGTTTTCATACAATTCAAAGAACTTACCGGATTTTGTATTAGGAGACGATATACAAATAATTTTACCATGGGGCTTACCGTCTTTTCCCTGGAACTTAGCTACAGAAGGGGTAACAGCTTTATAAATAGCTCGGTCGTTTCTGTCGCTTGCTGAATTTTTTCCTTCTTTTTTCTCATCCTCAAAAAAGAATGCGACCTCGTCGAGAGCCACAATAATGTTATTATGTCCGCGAAGACCCTTAGCGCTGCATGGAGCCACATGAATAGAAAGAGTAGCTCTACCGGTCTCACCATATTTATCCAAGTCTCTCTGTGTTCTTAGAGACATGCTCTGCTTAGTAGGTTTTCCTCTAAACTTTCTAAAAAACTCTGATCTCTCAATATTTCCAGTAATCGCATTAAAGAGCTCACCCGCTGTTTCTTTGCTTGTAGCTACACACGTCACTCGTATCTCAGACTCAGGAACTATACCGTAAAATTCCTGAGGGCAATAATACGAAAGAAGCTTGTATAATTCATAAGAAATTATACAAGAAGTGAGCATAGTTTTTCCGGCCCTCCTGCCCATAACCAAGGTAAGATCAGTAAACCAGTTATTTTCAGTATCCTTATTTATACGACCTTCGGAGAAAAGATAATCCTGATACTCTTTCTCATTAAATCTGTAAATTTCTTCTTCGTTGAACTGATCTTTTATTATAATATCACGATTAGAACCATTATCTAATTCCAACCCGTAGTACATTTTAATGATAAATCTCTGTGCGGGATATAACGAAGGAACACCTGGTACAGTTCCCATCCCAAGACCCCACGGAGCAGTAATAAACTCCATAGCATCTTTATGCAGAATTTTACTGGTATCGACACCCTCTTCGGATGACATGTTAGCGCATATTTCAGCTATGCTCATCTAGGAGATTTCCCGTAGTATATCCTCTCCGCCTTTTTCTCAAAACCGTCCAGTCGTTTTGCTAACTGCGGAAAGAAGATCTTTTGATACTGCTCTGGTATATTTACAGTCTTAAAAGTCTCCTGAACCTCTTGGAGAAAAAACTGAAAAACCTTTGCAAAATTTTCTCCGTGAAAATCTATCTTACCTTTACTTTGCTTACTGGCTATCTTTTCTCTTTCAAGTACGGCCTTTACAAGATTAAATAATGCTTTCATCCTTTTATCAGATATCTCGGATGTCATATCGGCGTCTAACTTATAATTATGTTTCCTCCATGCCTTTAAGTATGCTATCTCTTCTGCATACTCCTTCATGGCGCTCCTTAGTAATGCCGGAGCGGGGTCGTCATTATCTATTGCCTGATATAGATCATCATTCTCTAAAGGGTCTTCTATAAGCTGCTGTAGCTGGCTGTGCCCTTTTACATTAATAGCTAAAAGATCCTGGGGCTCGTTTATTAATTCTCTCTCTTCACCCTTATCATGGCTTTCTTGTACCTTACCTATCTCGGATTCAAGATCCTTAATATCTTCTGTTTCGCCCTTTTCTCTCTCTACTATATCAATAGGATTTTTTTCATCCTCAAATTCAGCAGTTTCAAGAATCTCGTCTAAGTTGAGATCCATTGAATCATCTGGCATATATGTCTCCTATGTTATATAAACGCTGAATGCTGCTTAGTCGGACAAGGCAGCATCCAGGCCATTCATGTTGTACCCGTTTTCAATATCAAGTCCTGCTTCTTTTTTCTGATCACGCATTTCATTCAGGGTGATATTCATTCCGGAACCGAAATCTCCGTACATCTCAAATTCAGAATTTATGTCCGCCCTTTTTACGTCAGGGTTTTCATCGTAAATGACTTTCGATGTTTTTGGGTCGATGTTCACAACGGGTTTATCCATGTTCTCTTTACCGGCAAATTTTCTTTCCTGTTTTAGGCAAGAATTACCAGTAGAGAGGATGCAACTTGCACATTTACTACCCTGCACTATGGAAGCATCTTTAGCCAGGGGGTACTTATCAGTGCTGCACTTATTAAGGATATCAGCTTTAACCTCTTTCATGCTACCGAGAACTGTACGAGCAGCACTTAGTGCTTCTGTAGTAGGCATAAGCTCAGCCATCTTTGCAGAAACCTTATCATACTCAATACCGGCTTCCATAGATTTATATGCGGCTGTCTTAATTTTTTCTGTATCCTTATATTTACTTGTATTCATTGAGGCAAAGTACCCTTGCACTCCACCTTCCTTAACAGCCTTGGTGTGCTGCTGTGTGGCCAAAAAAGCATTTCTAATTATAGCCAACACATTTTCTCCGGCCTCAACCTTATTTTTAAGATCCTTTGAAAGCTCAAATGAAATCTTATCAGAAAAGGCAAGATCATCAATATAGCTATGAGCTACCTTCTTATCTATACCACCATTTCTAGGTAGAATCTGACACCCTGTAGCCTTAGCTACTACTTCCAGCTTATTATCGAATTCATTAGTAGGTCTGGTGTTAATCAGATAAGCTGGGTTAGTAGACGCTGTTTTAATACACTTTACGGCTTCTTCAGCATTTGGATAATAAGCAAGATCCACGTAAACATTACCCATCAATCCCTGCAAGGACGCGATCTTTTTAATCTCAGCAGAAAACTTCTCAATGGTATCCGGTGGGAAATTCTTCTGAATTGACTCTTTTAAAGAATTCCCGATCTTACCCTTAAGCATTTCATTCTGTATAAAAGCGACTATAGGTCTTGCTTCTTCAAAACGATCTGACTCATAAGACTTACGGATATCAGCTGCTTCTTTTTCAAGATGCTTGGCAAAACTTTCATCAAGTTTGCTAGCATCAATTTGAGTCTCAGAACTATCTTGTTTTTTCTGAGGTTCCTGTTTTTTATTAGCAGGCATTTTTGACGCTATGATAGCGTTACGCAGGCCTTCCCTACTAACAACTTTTTCATCGGCGCTCAATAGTCCCGCTATTTTTAAATGAGTAGTATACTCATTTAAAACAGCCTCATCATATTCCATGCTGCTAATAACTTTTTTCTTGAGTTCCTTACAGACTCCGGTAGCATGAGAAGAGCAAACATGCCTCTTGGGCTCTCCCACAACATATCTAGCCATTCGAATCTTATTATGACCCAAAACTCTAGATGCCTCAGCACATGAATTAAAAGGACTGATGTCTATGTAGACACTTCCTAAAAGTCCCTGCTCTGAAGCTACCTTTTTCAGCTCATCCTTAGCAGCTACTATTACTTCTTGAGGGAACTGGCTACCTAGTTTCTCGGTTAGTTCCTTACCAAGTGATCCCCTCATGATTTCTATCTTAGCTGCATCAACTACCTTTTTAACATCTTCATCGGATGCCTTCTTCTCTAAAGAAGGGTTGTAGGTAGCTGACTGATTTTCTATCAGATGAGTAGTACCAGCAACTTTATCGTGTCCCCACGCTTCTTCAAGCTGAGGAACAATTTCAACATTCATAGGGACAGGAATATTGTCCTTATTATTAACATCTAATTGGAGCCAGTCCAAATCAGGGACTTTGGCCCCGGAGTCTTTCATGAAACCGGAAATATCGCCAAGTGAAGACATTTTATATTCTCCTATCGTAGAAGGTTTGCCTGGATTGATCTTCTTAATGCTGCAGCCACTTTATCTTTCTTATTTGGATCTTCTAACATCTCTTTATATTTTCTCACGGACTCTACATAACTAGAATCTTTCACGTCCTTTGGGCTTATTTCTTCAGATTCTTTAGGTTGGTTAGTTCTAAGATCATCGAGGCTTAAATCCTCATCGTCTTCTGATTTTTCTTTAATCTCTTCCTGTACTTCCTCAACCTCATCCTGGACCTTATCTTTCTCTTTTTCTATCTTATTTACCTGATTTTTACTCAACCCCCATTTAGGGTTTGTTAGCTCGTCACCTATTGAGTCAGTAATATCAGAAAGATTATTAATGGATTCGTTAATAAGAGACTTCATTTCTCTAAACTCCATAACAAACCCACGTCCCCCCAGTTTGCCATCAGGAGTAACATCAGAACCCCTGAGCATAGCCAAATCCTTCATAGCTGCTATCTGAGTACCTAAGGCTACATTTAAATTATGGAGGACTTTCTGTAAAGTTTTAGCATGTGACTTATCATAACTAAAACCATCAGTCTGCCTACCATTATCCTGTATATCTTTCTTAGCCTTAGGTCCAGCAGCTACTTTCTCAGTCATTCTAATTCTTTTAGACATTTAGTCCTCCACTGCTTAAACCCTAAGGGGTTCTCCATTGTTATCAAAAAGTCTTGTTATACGCACCTCACCTTGATCATCGGCTTCAATAGCCCATAAATCTTTATTAGACTTATGAACCAGAACGTCATTAGCGACCCTATCGAAGTTATACATATCCGCTAAACTGGAAATTTTTATGGAAGCGCTTTTGTTATTAATAGCTCCCTTACCAGCTACCTTCGAAGCCATCTTCTTTGGAGACAACCCTTCACTCAGGCACTGATATAGGTTATTAACTACAGACTTATTGTAGTCTTCCTCACCAGCGAGTTTACTGTTCATTCTTTTTACAGCTTCTTCAAATTTGCTTTCCATATTCGCCACCTTAAGGTATATAATAGTCTTTTTTTTCTCCCGGATTAAAACCGATAGTATCTCTATCAAAGTCGTCTTCAAAATACTTCTCATTAGGACTTTGATTAGGATTCCTAGTAGGGTCTCCATTCAAATTCTGTATAGGATCACCAGGGTTAATGTTAGCCCTTTCTCTATCCTTTATAAGAACATCAGTTACCGGGGGGTTAGGTCCCTGGTAAACTGTATCCAAAAACTTTTTCTTATCAAAGTGTTTTGTATAAAGAGAAGGAGGTCCGTCCTGTATCTCCTCTTTAGTCCCTATATCAGATATATCTGTACTCGGTTGGTAGTAGGGTATGTTTTGGTAGGCAGAATCGGGGTTATCGATAGTAGCTGCGATTCTTCTAATTACACTAGCTAAACTCTTATACAAAAGAAAACCTCCATTAGAACTAGCTTTTTCAGAATTTTACTGCAAAGCTCCCAAATTCTAATGGAGGATATGTATTAATAGATAATTATATCTAAACTTTATTTATTTCTGATCTTTTGTACCACTAAAGGTAGAGTTTTTTTCATCTGATTTTCTATCTTAAAATTCCTCTCACAACTCAGTAACTTCTTATCATCACTCACTCTAACTTTTGCGTAAACGGGATAGGTAACACTGTCTGGTAGCCTATGGTTTTTTGAATAAAATTTATTAACAACTTCTTCATAGGAGTCCTCTGGGCCGTACCAGTTACCTCTGTGACTGAAGAACCGCCCCCACTTTCCCTACTCATTAGAAAACACCTTTATAGTTTACCTTATAGCCTCTATCGAAATGCGGCAAAATTACCTCGTGCAGCATATACGGATTTTTCTGTACATACTTCGTAAGTTCAAAGTATACATTGAGTTCCGGGTTTTTCTTCTTAAGGTTATTTATCTTTGATATTGCTCTATCAAACTTGTGTCTTACTTTAACTTGCGTCATCTTCTCTTTACCTTTTAGCCCGTGCTTCTTGTTGAGTATATCAGCAGTTTTAGACTGACACGTAGTCTCTATCATATATTTTATGATATCAATCTCAAAATCAGTAAAATGTGTGGATAAATCTTCTTCGAGATTACCTGTAGCTTTGGGCATATCCCTCAAAAATTTTAATCTTTTTCTTGCTCTAGAGAGCCTATGAGAAACAGCGCCCTGGGTCACATTAAAAAACTCCGCTATTTCTTTCTGCTTTTTTTGCCTTTTGTAGTACATTTCAATTAGATCTTTTTCTCTACGAGGCAGCTTATCAATAAACGGTTCAAAATCATCTAAACAAAATGAGCTTTCTTTAAAGCTAAAGAAAGAATAATCTTCAGATGAATATCTGCTCTGTATCTCAAAAGGATCCATACTACGACATACGCTATGCTTCATATGTCCTCCCCTGTTAATCAAAGAGGGAATAGGTTTCAAGCTTGATAGCTTGCTTAGGCTCAGTGAATTTAATATTCACAGATGTCTTAAATAAATCTATGACATTTTCTGCGTCTATAGATTTAATTTCGTAGTCACTAAGTATCTTTGATACCTCTTCCACCGAATACTGAGCCTCTGTCTTATCTATATCTTCTAAAAACTGATTCAGCTCAATTATCTTAAGATTTATTGCAGCGGTTTCCAGATGCTTATTTATAGCTTCGTATTCTTTTTCGCTTAACATTTTCTTTATGTCCGCATCATCGTGAATACTATTAAATATATCCGCGAGAGATGATTGCTTAGACACAATACTTGCTATTAGTTTCCTACGTACCCTTGGAACTCCTGATATATTATCACTTGAATCCCCGTCGAAGCTACGATATAGAGCTAATTTTTTTGGAGATACGTTAAATTTCTCCTTCACAGCTTCTTCATCAAAAAACTTTTCCGGGGTATTTCCTACCTTAGGCCTGTATACTGTAACTTTTCCATCCTCAACTAGCTGTAGGAGATCCTTATCGTTACTATATACGTATACCTTAGAACCTTCGTCTTTAAACCTGCGCACCAAAGTTGCTATTACATCATCTGCCTCTTCCCCTCTCTTTTCGTACTGATCCACCCCGCACCTACTTAATATCAACTTTATTTCACCTACTTGGTCAAATACCTTTGTGGGTAGTCTAGATCTACCAGCTTTATAATCGGGTTTTAGCTCATACTTTTTATCCGGCCTATTATCCCACACAACAATAAATTTGAAAGCTCTGTACTTCTTTTTTAAAGAGATCAATATTCTCATAAATCCGTAAACCATACCGGAAGGATCCCCATTTGCCTTCTTCAAGTCAAAATGGCTGTTGTGTGCCCGGTGAGCCAAGTTATTTCCATCAATAATAAAGTAAGCTTTCATGTCTTTCCTAATCTATAATTTCAAGATTTATTACGTTTATATAGGCTGATACGACTCTTGATGCCTGCTTAAATATCGCCTTAGCGGTTCTTTTTTTACGATTCACAGAAATTACGGTACCCTCCAAGTTTTTAAAGGTACCGACTTTAGGAACTATTAGTTGCCCTTTCTTAGGGATCATATCCTGTATCTGCTTATTAAGCTTGTCCTTAAAATTATTAATGTCCCTATTTCTAGCGTACTGTATACTCTTATTAACTACTAATGGCCCATCGAGGCATGATATACTTGATGAATCACATGAGCAATGAGCACACCTCACAAAAACATACCCCTCGAAAAGAACTATAGGTATATACTGATCTTCAACCTTTTCCACATACGCTGGGATAAAATATTCAGTATCGCTTTCTAAGATTAGATTTAATTCTCTCTCTATTAAATCAAAATTCTCAGATAATTCACAACCTTCTTTAATTCGTATTATTAACCAATTTCCGGGTCCTTTGTACTTATGTGAAAGATCCATACCCTTATTCTTAGGGGCTCTACTAGATCTTGTTATCATCCAGAGCTCCTCCAATTTTTTTCATAAAGTCAGTAGGAGATATCTCCCTTTTAAACACCGACTCTGTCCCAAAAGAATCCACTTCAGGACCCCATGCCTTTGATACGGCTTCTTCTACTCTATCATCTTTCTTTGTCTTATTTTTTTCATTACGTAATTTCCGCATCATCTCAGCACGTTCCCAAGAGGATCCTGCTTGTTTTAATTTTTCCATCTTATTTCTTGATACTATTTTTTGATCTTGATCTTTATTTGGTGCTGATACTGATGCGGCTTGTGGCGCGAGTGCCTTTGAATCGAATTGACATCTGAGGAATTTATAGTGCATTAATAAGAGGTCGGATTGGAGAAATGTTAAATCTGTAAATCTTCCTTTTGATAATATGAAATCTAGCATTTCATATAACGAATCTCCGTATTGCCGTACTAAATCATTCATATACGACATAGCTGAGTTATCAACTTCCATGTCACCCTGCAGCAGCTTAATACCATCTACTATGAGTCTAAGTATTGTCTGATAGATATTTTTTACATTCATTCTTTCTACTAAGTAATCACAAATTTCCATAGCAATGTTTACATCATCTGAAAGATAAATTAACATCCTTGCTATTTCTTCTTCGTACACACACGTTACTTTTTTAGTATTCTCAAGAGATATATCCCCTAAGAAAGATACTTGTCTAAGCTTATTCTCAGAGTCACGGTAATGCCTGCCGGTGGACTGAACTATTAATCTTAAAGCCTCAAGCTCATAATTAATATTTTCCTTCTTACAAATAAACTCTAACTTTTTACGTATATTTTCTTCAGTAGGCTGGTGTATTTCAAATTGTATGCATCTCGATCTTAAAGGCGGGGGCATCTTATCTAATTCTGTGGTGCAAAAAATAAAATGTACGTTATCCCTGTCTTTCTCTAACTCCTTAAGTAATGCGTCGTTTCCTTCTTTACTAATATTATGACATTCATCAAATAAAATAAATATCCTGCTTGTTACAGACTCGTACGAAAGCTTTTCTCTGATCTCTTTTATTTTTTCCTTTGATCCATTATTAGCTGCATCAATCTCAATATAACCGGGGTGGCGCTCTGATAAAAAGTCTTTACAAGACGAGCACTCATTACATGGGGACATATCCTTTTTACGGTTGGTGCAGAAGACACTCCGAACGAATATTCTTCCCAGGGTAGTTTTTCCAGTAGAAAAGTCACCGCTGAATAAGTAAGCGGGATCGAATTCCTTTCTATCAATTATTCTTTGGAGAATAAGCTTGATAGAATCCAATCCCAATACGCTATTAAAATCTAATGGACGATACTTTGTACCCGACATGTAAGTTTCCTTATTATCTATTAATATTAATTTCTTAATAAAAGAGGGACTTTGTTCCTCATATATCTTTTAAAAGATTCGAGCCCCATTCTTTGTAAGCATGCATTTGAATCGTTAAACCCAATCGAAACTGTATAAAGATGTTTCTTACCAAACAGTTTATACATTGTATCTACGCCGTGCTTACCCGGGCTATCCTCATCGAAAACTAAGATAATCGTATCAGCGAAAAAACGCAATGTCTCGTATTGGCATTCGTTAATTCGAGAAGTTAGTACAGAAATACTATTTGGAAAAACTTTCGCAAAAGAAATCGCGTCTATCGCTCCCTCGTGAACGAAGACTTTCCTCTGCTTACATATTTCCGGCAGAGCCTCATACAATCCAAAAAAGGTGCCTATATCCTTTGCTTCTTTCAAGAAAAACTGTTTGTATCGTTTTTCTTTCAAGTCCCTGGTAATGACACCATTCACTTTACCGAGAATATTTTTTAAGGGAATCAGTAACTTTTTTTCGAGGGCCCTAAAATTGTAGGTCTGTTCTTTAAATCTTTTGTATTCTTCGGTTTCATCATCTTTTATATTGGCAATATTCAAGTAACCTAAAGAATATTTTCTTATTTCGTCTTTTGTTATTCCTCTGTCGTTTAGATATTCTAAAGGTTCCTCGTATCGAAAAATAGCTTCATTTGCTCTTCTTACGAACGGATCCAGATACATTTCTTTTTTCTACCTTCAGTATGTTTTTTTCTTGTCGCACTAATTCTTTTACTAGGGAATCTGGCAGCGGCTCAAACATAGTTATATCCTTGCCCGGGTAATACCTACAAGCAAGCTCCTGGGCGGAGAAGCCTCTGACTTTGCCTTTTAAGACTAATTCGGGGTAGTATACCTTAAGGACAAATTTAAAGTCTTTGGGATCTAGATTTTTCCACTTACCAGTCTTTTCCCTCTCGGCTAGCAGTATCTGACCCTCTTCTGTATCCCAATCGAAGACTTTAATCACCTTAGCTAACCTATTAGCCATAGGGACGTTAAATGCAGGATTTACCTGTTTTAACCAATTTTCAAAATGGATTGTAAGGTATACCAGTTTTCCGTCAAGTTCTTTATCTTCCATATACCTTAATATATACATTATGTACTATTTTTTAAAGTTGTTTTAAAAAATCCTCTATAGTACTATTATTTTCAAGCATTTCGTGCAAGTCATCTATCTCTTTCTGAGTTATGACATGTTTAGGGTTAAGTTTTGACTTCACTACCTGGCCACACTGTTTGACTTTAACCCTTTTCATTACTCTCTGTGCTACATTAGATGGAACATTGTACACGATATTACCCTCTATTACAATATGATTGCTACATCCTTTGCAGGGAAAAATTATTGGATTCGATTCTTCCGCAACTAAAGATATTTCTGTATCGCAATAGGGACACTGTATTTTGTACTGAAATATTGCTACCATAACTTACTCCTGACTAATAGAAACAGACAGTGTGTCACTTAATAGAGATATCGCTGAGGCATGCAAGGTCAAATCTCTGGATGCTGCTAGAGGCTCAATTACCGTTACATTATATCCTCTATTTCTTAACTCCTCAGCAGTAAAAAGGATATTAGTATGGGTTTCAAATCCTATCAATACTATTTTTTCCGGGTCAATTTTAAATATCTCTGATTCTAATGGTGTCTTATATAAAGCGTTATATCGTGTCGTATTGATGATAAATTTAAAATATGATTTAAATACTTCAGGGACCTCTACATCTTTACTCCCGACTAAAGAATGAGTACGGTCGCGGCAGAAAAAAGTATCATTAGGAGCGTGTACTTCTCTTAATAAGTATAACTTATTCACTTCCTGATTTAAAGACTGTATATAATCTTTAATCCTGAATCTATAAACTTCTGCTTTATCTCCTAAAGATATAGCGCCATCCTGATGCATGTAAGTATTCTGCAAGCCAAAAGCTAATACGAGGTTCTTCCTCATTCTCTACCTCTACTCTTACATGAATCATTACAATACTTGGCATACTTAGTTTTATGGCAGAAAAATTTTTTACATACAGCACACTGTTTAATCTTCTCAATCCCCTCAACTTTTATGTAGAGGCACAAATTATAACAGACTACCGCCTCTACCCAAGGTGTGTCCTCATCCTTTATGCCTATCGTCCTATTTTCACCAGCCCTTCCACCACTCGAACCCTGCACATATTCCTCAATGGAGGGCTTCATATAGCTATTTACGTAGTTAATGAAATCCTGGGTAATACCTTTATCAATAACATCTGTTAATAAATTCCTAAAATCTTTTCTAAAAACGCTTAAATTAGGAGGGGAAGCAGTAGCTGCTTCTATTATATCTCTTGTCTTATCATTTACAGCATTATTCCTAAAGGATTCGATAATACCTGGAGATGATATCTTACCATTCACAAACCTAATAAATAAAGGTTCGGCTATCATTTCATTGTCCTTAAAATCTGATTAACTACAGCTATCTTTTTTCTAAACTTAGTGTGGCAGAGCAATCTTTTTCGCCTAGGCTCTACTTTAAGCTCCAAGTCAGGAATTTTTTTACTTCCTATATTTAAAACAAAAGGAACTGATACACGGTTCGTGGACAAAATTCTTTCAAGTTGTCCCATTATATCTTCTTTTGTGTATACATACTCACCTTCTATAAATTCGTAAATTATCCTAAGAGCTTCACTAACCAATTCTTTTAACCTTTGTTGGTCCAGATCCATCTCTATTATAACCCCACGATCACCCGTTTTCATCCGGCATACCCTTTTTTTATGCTTCTTACAGTCACTGTAGTCTCCGCTTTACCTTAATAATAAAAAGATTATTACAAGTTAAAGGATTTCAGCAAAAAGGACTCGAACATCAATCTCTTATTATATGGAGATGATCTTAAGAGCTTATCTAGCTCATTAAACATATCCATTAACTTTAATAATTTTACCTTATTAAAAACATTCAGCGCTGTAAAAATCTTAGTCTTTATGATAAAAGGGGGTATACCTATCAGTTCTGCTATTTCTTCCGCTGACATCTTTTGCTCTCTATAAACAGCTACCTTATATATCCGGTCACACTGAGAAATCAGTAGATGCACCAAACCTATATATGAAGATTCTGAAAATGAATTAAACTCCTCAATAACTTCCTTTTTGTGCTTTCTAAAGAAGTGCTCTGTAAAATCAAACATTTTACCCTCTCCTACACGGGAAATGATTGTTTTACAAACTTTTTTTGTAACTTTTTTATCGTCTAAATACAAATCCAACTTTTTTATCTCATTCATTATACCTTGAGCATCAGGTCCTTTATAAGCAGCTACTAACTCGGGTACGCCCGGCTCATAAGAAAAGGCGTGGTTTTTAAGGGTAGCCGCTGTCCAGGAAACCGATTCTTTATCACTAAACTTTTTAACCGGGACAATCTCACAAAGAGCTTTGATCTTTGTGTAGTTTCGATTCTTGGATAGACCACCGTAATCTACTAGAATTAGAACATCAGAAGTAGTCTGGTTACAAAGACTAAGTATGTGGGGCAGGGATTCTGTTGTAAGAGGTATTAAAGCCAGGGCTTTTTGACTATCATTAAAAAGGTCACCCTGGTAGGCTTCCTCTATGAAGTCCTTGTGCTCTACAAAAATTTTTGGATCCGGTATATCGTGTTTTTCAGCTATCTGAAAAATTTTTTCACGAGCAAAATATGAATCTTTAGCAGTAATCAAATACTTATTAGGCATTATTTCCTCTATGGAGCAACCTTGGCTTTACTTTGTTTCCTACCCAAATGATTCTGGAGAAGAATGTAAACCCAGGATACTGCTGTGCGTACTCTATTATACAACTTCAAATTTATTCCTCGATCATAATCAGATATTGCGTTTCGCAGGCGGTTAGCAAATGCTATACATAGATCGTCGTTCCAAGAAAATGTCAATTTCTCTATTTCCTTAAACTTTGCATCAAAATGTATGTTGTTCTCGGCATCGTACATTATCCTTAGCATGTCAGATAGGTACTCAACTAACATTTCGGCAAAATAAGAAATGTTTTCATTTTCTTCTATACTCTTAATAGCACTCAAGACTTCGTCTTCACTGGAAGAAACCATTAGCTCCAGGAAGGAGGGTACATACTTATAATACTCATAGTACTTAAGACCTGCCCGAGGCATGCTTTCCCTCAAATATGGTATAGCCTTGGACATATCTTTAATTTTTCCAACGGACATGCCCCTATCCTTCAATACCTCTAAAGATTCCTCCACAGATAAGCGACTGAAAGGAATTTCTGTTGTGCGTGATTTAATAGTTGGGAGAATTAGATGCGGGTTACTAGAAACCAAAATGACAATCATATGGCTCTTTATATCTTCTAACACCTTTAGTAGACGATTAGCCGCTTTTACGTTTAGATTCTCTGCATCATCAATCAACACAACCCTTTTTCTACTTTTATAAGGAAGAAGACTAGTAAAATTGTCTATGCTTTCTGCGTCAGCAACTTTAATAGTTTCTCCTCCACCCTTACTAATCTCCAGATAATCAGGGGTGCCTGGAAAAATTTTACAGCTTCCACAGCGACAGGTATCATCTTTTACTCCGGTACACAGGATGTATTTACAGAGCTGGCGAGCCGTTGTAAATTTCCCTACCCCTTTAGGTCCTGTAAAAAGATAAACACCTTCAAATGAGTTTTCTACCACCCATTTTTTAAACAGGGCAATATTTTCCCCATGGCCTTTAATGGCTTTGAAATACATGAGTTACATTCCTCACCTAAAATTTTTGTCGAGGGGATTAACGCACCCCGCCGAAACAGAGTTTCTTCTGTTTAAGCTTTGTTTCTGATGGCTACTACTGTTTTGGCTTTAGTTGGTATTATTTCCTGCCTAAGTGCTTGATATTTATAAGCTTCTTTCTGGCAGGGCCTCACTCAGCTTCGCGTGCATTTACGGGCTGTAAGTTATTGGCAGAATTCCTCAGCCTTTCGGCAGGGGGCCTTTTCCTAAAAAGACCTTTAAAAATCCTCATAAGCCGCCCGGTTTGCATTTTCAGGAGCCACCACGGTCAATCTGCCTCGATCCCGCTGCTTATCTCCTTGCTCACCTTCTCTCAAACGAGGGTTAGCTCTCTAAGAGAGCCCTTTTATATAATCCTCCCAGCGATCAAGTATCTTAGGAAACTGCTGAGTATCCTTTAATACTTCAGGGTGGGTGGAGTACATGTCGAATAATACAATATAAGATGCTGCATCCTGTATTTTAGGCGGCAGCTTAAATTTATCCATATCAGTATTTATTTTGATCTTATACTTAACAACCAATAGTTGGCTTTTATCTAACTGAGTAAGAAATTCATCAATCATCTGCTCTTGAACATCAGGGGAGTAGAGTAGATTTATATCTCTAACTACCACTTCCTTCCCTATAAGGGAAATCTGGGATAAATAAGAACAAAACATTGATTGAGATAGTTTATCAGCAGATATAACTATAATAGGACCCATATTCACTCCTGGATTTCTTTACATCTATTCCAATATACTTATCAAATTTTCATAATTAAAGTAAGATCTACTCATTACTAACTTTTTTCTAATTTTTTGTCGCCATCTGTTTAAGCTTTATTTCTTATAGCTACTACTGTATTTCCTCTTCGAGGAAACACAATAGAAGAGTAATTATTAATATAATTACTAATATATAGGTTTTATTTTTTGAATTTTAAAAAAGTATATGTAAGGTAATGATTTAAAAAAGTATATTGGGTTCTGGTAAATTATTAGGTAAGGTAAAAGTCATAATTAATAACGAGTATACAGTTTATAAAATAGTAAATATTCTTATTTTCTCAAAAAATGTCATTTATTCGCTTTAAAAAGAATGAGCAAACCAGTATATTCATAGTGTTGATCACTGCACCTAAGGATTAAAAATATGAATGATGATCTCAAAAAGAAATTCCAAGAGTATCAAGAAATGAATAATAGCCGGTTAGAAGAAGTAGCTTATACATTTTCCATGGAAGGTATTAATCGAGACCTGAAAGGTTTTATTCAGAAGAAAATTTCCTTCAATGTACGAGCAATGGAGCATATCTCTACAGTTTTATCTGGTTTAGCTAATGGGGATAAGGCTAATGTAAGGAATATTTTAAAGGATCAGGAATCTCCTATCAACCAGATGATTCAGCACCTTCTTACAGAGACCCGAGTAGTTAACAGTTTTCTAAATACCACGATATTTGGTTTGCTTAAAAGAGAAGTCCTTTTATCCGAATCTGATATCTCTGAAGCCCTAAAAGAAGAAGAAATAGAAGAAGAAGAAACCAACATTAGTAGTGATACTAATAATAAAGCGGAATCCTAATAAACTACCACAGGAGGATAAGTTAATGATACCGCATCACAACAAAAAACCGCCGTTTAAGAAGTCACCCCCAACTCTTTTCAAAAGCAGCGCTGATCTCAAAACAGCTCTTTTATGCTCTATTGATATTTTGAAGAGCGTAGCTGACAAATGTGATGGTGAAAATTGCGCGGGTTCCTTGGAGATTTTTGATAATGAAGGAAGATCCTACTCGCTTCCTTATAACCAAGAAGCATTCGTACCAATCCCGGCTATGAGAGAAGTGGTTGTCTTCCTCCATCCTTACCTTGACTACATCAATGACAATCATGTAGTGGAGTTCTTTTTCAAGGATAGAGACCAGAAGATCCTCATCAACGGGGAGAACCAGATCAAGTACAAAATCGTTCGGTATGTCCAACCCCCTGATACACTTTACTTTGGTACTCTGGAAAACCTGGCAGGTCGGATGCGGGAGACAGGCCTACGCAGTCATACAAAAAAGTACATCAAATTGTATGACACTCCAGAGATGGCTAACGACTTTGCGTCGAAGTTTGCCACACGGGAGGGCGACAGGGTAGAAATCCTCGAAATTAATGCAGCAAAAGCATTCAGTGAGGGTATGAAATTCTCCACGTACAAGCCTGGTGAATATATCATCGTGCGCGTTGATCGTAAATACATTCAGAACTAAAACCACTAACTGAGGCGGGGAGTGCTACATACCATGAGGGTTAGCACTCCCCTTTTAGGTATTTTTATGAATTCTTTCTTCAAAGGTCTTCTATTAGTAATCCCAGCTATAGCCCTTTCAGCATTTTTCCTTTTTGGGCTATCTGAAGGATCACGAATAAGAGATATTTCTTGGATTGTAGCTGATACAGCTGCTATTTTAGTAGTTGCTATAGCTTGCTTATCAGCTCTTCTGACACTTGTATCTATAACGTTAGCGGGTTTTAAGCTGATCTTAGGGATTAAGATAAAGATACCAAAATCCAGGATAGATAACGATTCTCTGAACTAGTACTTATTAAGGGCGATGATGGAAACTATCACCGGAAAAGTAAACAAAATAAAATTTGAATCGCAAGACGGTGACTTCAAAATTTTTATACTTGCGCAGAAAGACGGAGCTAGGATTTCGGTTTCCGGTTCTTTCCCAAATCTTCTACCTAACGCTATGGTAGATGTGCATGGTGATTTCTTCAATCACCCTAAATACGGGATGACATTCAAAGCTCTCAGCCATACCTTCGCACACGATAACTCACTACAGGGAATTTATCTCTACTTACAGTCCATCGCAAAATGGATTGGACCCGAAAGAGCCCGAGACATAGCGGAGCACTTTAAGAAAGAAGATATAGAAGATATCATTGAAAATACCCCGGAAAGATTAACTGAGATCGAGGGTATAGGCGAAAAAATAGTAGAAAATATTGTTGAGGCGTGGAAGGAAAATAAAGAGTTAAAATCCGTAAAAGTATTCCTCCATAGCCTCGGGCTTTCTAAGTTCAAAATAGAAAAAATCATATCGAAATATAGCTACAATGCCGAATTAGTCATCAAGCAGAATCCCTATCTTTTAAGCTTTGAAGGATTCGGATTCACCACTTGCGATTACCTGGCGCACAAACTAGGCAAATCTCCGCAGGACCCGCTAAGATACCGATACTTTATCCTTTTTATGCTTCGTAGCTGTATGCAGTCCGGACACCTGTTCCTGCAGCCTGCTGAAATCAGCAAGCTATTCAATGATTACAATAAAAGTTCTGAGTACCCATTCAAAAATGGTGTTGTTCTTTTTTCTGAGATAGAGCCTCATATAGAAGGACTGGTAAAGGATGGCTTTATTTACCAGGACGAAAACCGGTACTACGACATAAACATGTTTTTCTATGAAAATGAAAGTGCCAGGCTACTTAAGAAAATCTATGATAAGCACGATGAGTGCGATTTTGGGGATTTCAACGTAGAAGAATTTATATCCGAGTACGAAAAAGCCCACCACATGGATCTTAGTGAGGATCAAAAAGAATCTATTAGATCTTTCACAAAAGAAAAAGTAATGGTGATTACAGGCTCCCCGGGTACAGGTAAATGCTTAGGCTACGGGACACCCGTTCTAATGTATGATGGTACAATTAAAGAAGTTCAAGATATAAAGACAAACGATGTTCTGATGGGGGATGACTCTACCCCCAGGGTAGTTCTTTCCACGGCGACTGGGGAAGAAGAACTTTTTGAAGTTATTCCTAAAAAGGGAGATAAGTACGTCGTAAATAGGTCTCATATTCTCTCTCTAAAGCAATCAACCTATGCTGGGTCAGGTAAAGGAAAAATACACGATATATCCATAGACACTTATTTTTCTTTAGCCAAGAGCTTTCGTGAAAGGCTAAAAGGGTACAGAGTGCCTGTTAAATTTCCAACAAAAGATATACCTATACATCCATACCTACTCGGTATGTGGTTAGGAAACGGCGCTATAGACGCCTCAAGAATAAGTACTCCGTTTACCGAAGTAGTTGAGGCTATCGATACCATACTAAGAGGGACAGAAATTTCAATAAAAAAAGTTAGTGGAGATAATATTGAATACCACATATCCCGTGATATGGATTCAAAAGCATACGGAGAATTAAAGGGAAAAAGAAAGCCCAATTTTTTTTGGAATTATCTACAAGAATCTGGGCTGACAATAGCAAAAACTGTCCCCCACTTATATAAGGCCAACAGCGAAGAAATAAGACTCAATCTTTTAGCTGGTATAATCGATTCTGATGGATCTTATGATAAAAGAGGAAACTGCTATGACATAATATTTAAGAGTGAAAAGCTTTTAAACGATGTAGTTTTCATCGCTAGATCATTAGGATTCAGCGCTTACCCTAAACCATGCAAAAAATCCTTTTCATGCTTTAGTAAAGGGAAATACTATTCAGGAGAGGGCACTTATTACCGTGCTACTATTTCTGGTAATGGTCTATGTAAGATACCAACGAAGGTTAAGAAAAAAACAGCCGAGGAAAGAAAACAAATTAAAGATAATCTAGTTACTGGGATACAAATTAAAAGCATAGGAAAGGGTAAATATTATGGGTTTCAAATATCAGGAAACGGTCGATTTGTTTTAGGAGATTTCACAGTAACTCACAATACAACAATTGTTAAAGCTCTTGTAGAACTCATGGTGAGAAAGAATATAAGCTTTGACCTACTGACACCTACCGGCATATCTGCTAAAAAGCTGGCTAAAACGGCTAATTATGATGCACGCACGATACACAGACAGCTAGGGTATAAAGGAGATAAATGGGACTACCATGCTCTGAATAAGTACAATACAAAGGTAGTCATTGTAGATGAGACTTCCATGGTTGATATGGAGGTGTTCTTCAGGCTGGTTTCTGCCTTATTCTCCCACACAAAGATTGTGTTCGTCGGGGATAATGACCAGCTACCTTCTGTAGGCCCAGGTACCGTACTTAAGCACTTAATTAGCTGCGCATGCTTTAAAGTCATTCAGCTTAGAACCATATTCCGGCAGGAAGAGCAGTCTGACATCATCAAAGCCGCTAAAAGGATAAGAGACGGCAATACGGATCTTTCCCTATTTAAAAGAGATAAGCATGCTGATATATGGTTCCTTCGTGAAAAGAATATGGGAACAATCGAAGAAACAATCATACGGTTTGCTCAGCATATAAAGGACGGAAACAAAAAGAAAAAGGAACCCACGCTTTTCCAGATTATCACCCCGAGGAATAATGGCCCTCTGAGTGTAGAAACGCTTAACGTAGCGCTTCAGAGTGTGCTAAACCCTCCAGCAGATAACAAAAAAGAGGTTTCTTTAAACCGGATGATAATTCGAAAAGGCGACCGGGTACTAATCAAAAAGAACAACTACTACCTAGATGTATTTAATGGAGATATTGGTAAGGTCGTTTTAATAGTAGAAGGAAATATTGTTATTGATATTGATGAGTTTGATGGGAAAACAAAACGAGTAGAAATCCCCATGAAGCTTGCGGATGATATGCTTAAATTAGCTTATGCAATAAGTGTACACAAATGCGCTCCTGGATACAATAAAATCTTTACTGAACGAGGGATAATACCTTTATCTGACATAAAAAAAGGTGATATAGTGCTAACAGGTAAAAATAATAAAAAAAGGGTAATATCCAAGGTACATGTGGGGAAAAAGGAAGTTTATAGAATTACTACTAAATCAGGAGCATTTGTAGATTCTAGTTTTGAGCATAGGCACCTTGTAGCCAATACCTCTGGAATCTACTTTAAAGAAGCGGGAAATATAAAAAACGGCGACTACCTGTGCGCTTTGAGAAATCCTCAAATAGGACACAATGAGGGTAATTCCTTATTTTATAAGTTTGAAAACACATATTACAATAGTGATTATAATTATGATAAAGTAATATCAGTAGAAAAATTACCTGAAGTAGATATGTATGATATTGAGGTAGAACACGATAATACATATGTGATGAATGGGTATGTAACCCATAATAGTCAGGGCTTAGAATATCCCTTGATTATCCTGCCTATTGTACGCGCCCATGGTCAGAGAATTCTTCAGAGAAATCTTTTGTATACCGCCATTACAAGGGCCAAGAAAAAAGTTGTGGTCTTAGGGCAAGGATCAGCTATAGAGCAAGCGATTAATAATGATCGGATACAGAGAAGAAACACTCTGTTCGACGAAAGGATCAGAGGATGGATGAACGGAGATGGAATTACTTTGCAAGACTTGTATACGAATCCGGAAGAATACGCGAATCAGGAGAATCTAAAGCAGTTATTATCGCTGGAGACCGGCCTCACGTCATCCTAACCGTAAGTAATGAAATTATACACGGTTACGATGAGTCTCCGATGTTTGAAGCTCTACAGGAGTATTTCCGATCCGAGTATACTTTTGGTGATCCGGGGGGAATAACTATCTTTTCCTCATATTTCCCCCACATGGATGAGGTAAAAATGATTGTGCAGAGCCCTTTACGCAATCTATGCTTCTGGGGAGATCTAGATGACCCTGAAACTGTAGATTTCATAAATAACCACTCAAAAATATACAGCGGTAGCGGGCTGAACATTACCAATCTAAAAAAATAACGAAACTACTTTAAAAAATATTTTAAAACAGATATATTAACTCAACAGACCTTTTACGGAGATAGAACATGAGCACCGAACAAAAAGATTATTTCTCTGCAACGTACGACCGTTTACTGACTCTCGATGTACATATTGATGGACATGATGTTGCTCCTCCCTCATATATTAACAGAAAAATTGCTGAGTGCGGACAAAAGTTAGGACAGGTCCAAAAGATTTTCATAAAGTCTAATCGTAGCTATACTGTAATTCGACGTAACCTCAATATCGATAAGTCAGAGCTTGAGATTCTAAAAAGGAAGGCTCTGACAAGTAGCGAAAAAATAAAAAAGCTTCCTTCAATTAAGGAGAGGGAAGCCGCTGTAGATGATTTATATGAGGATAAGCACCGAGCGATAGCGGAAGCAGAAGAAAAAATTAATGATTATCAAAATCTACTCTCTGCTCTTAGAGCCCAAATCCAGCTATTGCGCTCAAAAAATTCCGATCTAAAAACTATGGCCCGGATGACAGAGCTGAATATAACAAAGCTCAATAATCTACCCATAGACCATGCTGACATAAAAGATTTTGCAAACGATCTCGCTGATATAAAAGAGGTGACTGATGAAATTGATGTAGAGGATTTTGATGAAACCGTCGAGTCCTCTGCAGAAGAAATAGATAAGACTGAAGATGAAGATTTAGATATAGATATAGATAATATCGACACAGAAGATGCCGAAATCGGGGATGATCTATTATCGGATAGTGCGCCTGAACAGAAAGCTGGGACTAACAAACCAGATGGCTCAGTAGGAAACGCTACCGAAGAGGATTCAATCGAGGCGGACCTTGATGTGGATCTATCTATTGATGATTCGGATAGTTCGTCCGGAGATGAAAGCTCGTCGGATCAAAACGGGGAGCAAGTAGACGGAATGGATGAAGTGGAAGAAGATTCAGTGGATGACATTCTTGATGAATTCGGTTCCGATGAAGATACTGATAGTAATTCTGAAGGGGAAAGCCAGGACAGGGACGAGGCTCAGCAACGAGTCAGGATGTCCAATGATAGCGAATCCGATTCAGAAGATATGTTGGATATCGATTTGGACGAGTCCGATCTCGATAACTCGGCGGAAGAGGGTAACGATGATCCCTCAAGTAGTGAGAAAGCCCAAGAACCTGTTAATGAGGATGAGGCTTCGGTGTCAACCGAAGGGATTGATGTCGATGATCTGTTAGACTCCTTATAATATTTATGAGAGAGTAAGCATGTGGAAGACACAATCCTTGAGGCAATTTTTTCCGTATTATCAGAAAAAATAGACCCCGAAATACTGAGGCAAGCCGACACAAAGGCAATTAGAAAAAAGCTTAAGAAGCGTCTCACTCAAGACATGTTCTACGAATTACTAAAAAACGGAAAATTAACTTTAGATGCTGGCTTTGGTACCGTCGTTTTAAAAGATAAGGGCACCAAAACTAAAAAAGTATTTGATAGAACTACCGGAAAAATGGTAGATAAGAACATTAGTGGTAAGAAGATAGTTTACCAAGCTGGCGAATTAATTAAAGAATTTCTTTGACCCTCGTCCTACGAGCTTCGATGAGATTATTCACATTAAGGAGATAACTATGTCTGCGATGGAAATTGGTTTCGATAGAGAAGATGTAAAGCCTCAGTTTTTCAAGAGTCATAAATTCAAGGCAGGGAAGACTGTTCGCTGTGGTGTGGTTTTTCGTGATGAAAGAAAACCTTTTAAGGCCACGAAAGTTCACTTCAACCAGCGCTATTACGTTTGTAAGAGCACAAAAGAGAATCCAGCGATTTGCTGCACTCACGCTTACAAAGGTAATGACCCCCGCTGGCGTTTGGGTGCCGTGTTGGTAGTTTACGATATCAAAAAGGTCGATGGTAAGGACAAGCTGACCGGTTACGAGTTGGTTCCTTGGATCTTCAATGATAAAAAGTACCAGCGCCTGAACGAAGCCAATAAGGAATTCCCCCTTAAGAGCCACGATATTCTGGTCACCTGTGATAACGAGGAATTCCAGAATATCATCATCCAGAGCTGTAATTCTTGCTTCTGGCGCTCAAAGCCAGAACTTGAAGAAAAGATTCTGAAGGAAGCAGATCCTCTCTTTGAGAAAATCGGAAGCAACCTTGCCTCTGATCTTTCCCTTGAAGAAATCCGTGAACTCCTGGGTATCGATACCGCAGGTTCCGATGATGCTGCTACCGACGTACAGCTTGACGACGTCCTGGATGTCTAAAGAAAGGAATGGCTGAGGAAGACCCTTCTTCCTCAGCCCAATACAAGTCTATGGCGTATATGTTAGGATTAGACCCGTCCGTTAAAAAAACGGGCTATGTGGTCATGGATCTAGATAAGCCTACGAATGAAGTTGTAGATAAGGGCAGATTAAAAACTGACCCATCTGATGGAATCTTCGTTCAGAGGTTAATAAAACAGGCTAACCAGGTACGAGATAAAATTCTTGAGTATGATATCAAGTATATAGGCTCTGAAGCTCCTTACTTTGAGGGGTTTAACACAGAAATGCTGTATGCTTTGAATCAATTCCTGCACCGTGAGTACCTTGACCTAGGTGTCTTTGTTGTCTATTTCCCTCCTTCTACGCTAAAGAAACTTGTATTCCCGGATATGAGCGCCAGGAAAGTTTTCAAATCGCACATGATCCAATCCGCTAAAGAGGCGTTGGGTATGGTCGGTAGAAGGCTTCCCGAAGATACATGTGATGCTTATTGGGCAGGTGTTTTTGCCAGAAAATTCTATGACTGGTATTTTAGAAAAACAATAACTGATAAAGATTTAAACGAGTACGAATTACACACTTTTGCCGGTAAGCACACATTCACCAGAGGGAAGAAAAAAGGTACGGTAGATTACCACGGCATCATATATCGTCAAAACGATTCGTTTTACGATTTTGATAAAATAAAAAGGAGTTCCGAAAATGCCTCCGGCAAAAAAGAGCACGAAAAAAACAACGAGTAAGCCTACAAAAAGCGCTGCTCAGTCTTTTCTTGAAAGATTAAAAAAAGAACAAATTGAAGGTGATATACATAAGGCTATCGATATTATCCCATCTGGTTCATGGGTTTTAAACCGTCTCATAGGAGACGGTACTCTCCAAGACCAACCCGGTGGATTTCCTCGTGGGTATACTGTTGAGATTTTTGGTGATGAGGCTTGCGGTAAAACAACTATAGCCTTGCATGCAGCTAAAGAAGTACAAAAAGCTGGCGGTACTGTTTTATTCGCCGACTTTGAGCACTCCCTACGTACACAAAAGAAGTATATAGAAAACCTCGGCATTAATATTGACCAAGAAACCTTTATTCATATGACTCCGATGTCATTTGAACAAGGTGCTAAGTTGATTGGTCAATCACTCATGGAAATCAAACCCTGGCTTATTATCATTGACTCAGTAACAGCAATGATACCTAGAGACAGTGCTGAGGGAGATGCCGACGAAGTATCAGCAATTGGTAAACAAGCCCGGTTGATGAGTCATTTTCTTAACTGGATCACAAAAAGATTAGAAAACTCTAATACTTGTTTGATGCTTCTTAACCAGAAGCGTAAGGTGATCAAGAAGAGTAAATATGATTCAGGACCGGATGAAACTACCTCTGGTGGAAACGCTGTACGATTCTTCTCGAACGTACGTATAGAGCTCAGGCCTAAGCAGAAAGAAAAAGCTCTTGTAACGAGTAACATTACAGGGGCAAAGGAAGAGAAGATAGTCAACCAGGTAGTTAAGGCTACTGTTGTTAAAAATAAACTTGATCTTCCTTTTAAGACCGGACCTATCTACATAACCTTCGGAAAGGGTATAAACAATATCCTATCCCTTGTTGAACTCGGCAAAAACAAAAAGGTTATTAAACTCAAAGGCGCTTGGTTTTCGTGGGAAGATCCCAACGGCGAGTACAGCTTTAACTGTCAGGGTAAGGAAGCTCTACTTGAACATTTGGAAAATAACCCTGAAATCCTCAAAGCTCTGCAGACCTACTTGAAGCCTACTCAGAATATAGATGAAATGAAAACTATGCATGATGAGCTTCTTGAAAAGGGCATTGAGAACCTTACCGATGATGAGAGAGATATTATGAAGGATCTCCGAAGTAACCTGGGGCTCTCTGATGATATCTTAAACGAAGGTTCAGACATAGATCCAGACGCGAAAGCAGATTTGGATGAGTTAGAAAGTCTTATGGGCGAGAAAAATGATTGAGATAGAGATTACGAACTATGAATCAATTAAACACGCTCATATAAAAGTTGATGGATTTACGGTAATAACAGGTAGGAACCACCTGGGAAAAAGTGCAGTGTTGAGGGCAATCAATGCTGCACTTACTAATGAGCAAGGTACTAGCTTCATTAATTGGGAAGCTAAGTACGCTGAAGTAAGAATTAGGGCTAACAATCTAGACCTTACCTGGCATAAAGAAGATGGAAACAATTTTTATGTTGTAAATGGTAAAAGGCTAGAAAAAGTAGGCAACGAGCCCCCTCCGTCAGCTATTACTGAAGCGGGTCTTGGTTTGATTGCTGCGGGTAATGATAAAATAAACCTTCATTACTCCGAGCAGTTCTTTCCGTTGTTTCTAGTCGATAAGCGCGACTCCAAAACAGCCGATCTTCTTATATCTATCTACGGGTTAGACAGATTATATAAATCTTCTGATCTGTGTGCCAAAGATATAAGAAAGAACCGGTCCCTCCTAAAAACTCGTCAAGCCGACCTAGAATCCGCTCAAAGAGAAATTGCGAGGTTTGAAGGATTTGAAGAGGTCCTGAAAGCTAAAGCTCAGATAGTAGGATTCAGGAACCAGGTCAAACAAGCAGAGTCCGAGATAATCAAATTTAAGGACTTGCGTGATTCTTACTCAAAGTTAGCCCAAGAATACAAAAAATTAAAGGCAGTTGAGTCTGTAGAGGTTCATGACTATAGCCCTATCACCGATTTTCAGGAGTCTATAAATAACCTCAAAGAGCTTAACCTTAAATTAACGGGTTTGGCTAAAGAGATTAAAAGACTAGAAAGCATCTCGTCAGTTAGTATAATTGATAGGGAAAAACTCGAAATAGAGCAAAGGGAAATAGAAAAGTTAAAGGCATTACAGATACGATATGAGAAGCTCTATACTGAAGAACAAAATCTCTCTAAATCTGGCAAAGTAAAAATACCTACTATTAAATTCGGAAATGAAATCACAAATCTAAAAAGCTTACAAGAAAAACTGATTAAATCTGCGAGAGAGACTAAAGAGATAGAAATAGAATTATCTGAAGTTAAAAAACAAATTAATGGTATTACAGATCAGCTAAGCGCCTTTGATAAGTGCCCTGCTTGTGGAGCAGATATAAAATGAGTGACATTAAATTCATAACGTTTACCGATGTCCATATCAGCGATATAAACCCTGAGAATAGAAAAGGGTCTTATCGTGATGATATTCTCCACAAGCTTAAGCAGATTAAAGCTGTGGGTAAGAAACTCAATGTGGATTTCTTTATCTGTGCCGGTGATCTGTTTAATTTAAAGGCTCCGATGAGAAATTCTCACGAGCTTACTTCATTGCTTATAGAACTTTTTAAGTCCTTCCCGGCTCCTATATACATGACCGAGGGCAACCATGACTTAAGAAATGACAGCTATGAACAATTCGATAAGCAGCCTTTGAATGTTCTGTATAAAAGCGGGGCTCTTACCCAGCTAAGAAATGAAGAAGTCTGGGATAGGGAAAATAAATTCAGCATTAATCTAAGAAGTTTTCCCTTTGTTGAAGAGCCAAATTTTGAAGATATACCCAAGAGTAAAAATGATGAATTTTCTGTTTGCGTCCTCCATCTTTATAGTACAAAAAAAGGTGGTGACCTATATGGAAAAAAGTTGTTTTCGTATGATGAAATAGCAGAGCTAAGTGATGATATTTTTGTCCTGGGCCATTACCATATCGACCAGGGGGTAGAGGTAATCAGGCGATCCTCAAAAGAGCAACATTTTATAAATGTTGGAGCTATTAGTAGAGGCTCATTATCTGAGGATAGTATTAAAAGAATCCCTAAGATATCATTAGTTACTATAGATGAAAATAAAAAACCGAAAATACAAATAGTAAAGCTAAAAGTCCGTCCAGCAGAAGAAGCTTTCTACATAGAGCGTAAAAAGAAGCAAAAGGAAAAAATTGAGAAGGCTGTTGAGTTCGTTGAAAAGTTAAAAACAGAGTTAGAAGAAAAAGAAACAGATATAGATAAAATAGATGATCAGATTAAAGATATAAATATAGGTCAAAATATAATAGATAGGGTTAAGCATTATATGGACGAAGCGGACCTTATTCTGAAAGGTGTGAATAAATGAGGCTGTCATATTCAAATTATAAAACCTATAAAGATTGCCCGAGGCAATTCTATTACCAAATAAACAGGGTACCGCCACCATACCCACCTAGTAAGTATTTTGCTCTGTATGGTATTTTAATACAGATGTTTTTCGAATACTATGTAAAATACTACATAAGAGAGGTACCGGATTTTACTCCTGAAGTCATTAAAGGGTTACTCCGGCGTTTGTGGAAAAAAGTGCTCGATAGAAACCACGTTGTGTGGGACGATCCTTGGGTAAAATATTCATCTGTAGACATATTTGAATTAGTTTATCAAGATGCCTTGGAGGTACTTAAAAAGTTCGACTTTTGGTCAAATTGCATTTCTGAGAAGAAGTATGTCATTAATTTGAAAAAAAGCGGTGATGAATTAGTAGCTAAGATAGATTTTATACATCATTGCCCGGACGGTACTATAGAAATTTTAGACGGTAAAGGTACTGATAAAGTCGGAAAAAACGTCGATGTGGAGCAGTTATACTTTTATGCTTTAGCATATCTTTTACATCACAGAAAACTCCCGGATAAAATAGGATTCTTATACTTCAAGTTAAGATTAATAGACTACATAGATTTTACGATGGATGACATAATCAAATTTAAGAACAAGCTGGCGCTCGTAAAAAAGACTATCAAAGAGGACAAAGAATTCAAACCCAACGTTAAGCTCTCAAAGCACTGTAAGTGGTGCGCCTGGCAAACAATGTGTGATGAGTTTAATCAAAAGAAACAAGCAAATAGAAGAAAAAGAAGCTCAATAAAGGAAGATAGCAACGGGGAAGTTATAGATATTGGGTTTTAGTTTAATTTTTATTGACCGCCTACTATATTATGATAGAAGAAAGGTATATTCATGTCTGATTTAGAGAAATTTCAGGAATTAAAGCAGAAGGCTAAAGAGCTAGAAACTCAAAAAATCAGGCTCGAAGAACAATATAAAGCCAAGAAAAAGGCTCTTTCTGAAGTCGTCAAAGAAATCACAGATGCCGGGTACAAACCTAGTGAACTCAAAAATGTAATAAAAGAAAAAGAATCCGAGTTTTCTAAATTAGTATCTGATCTTGAAAGTAATTTAGATGCAGCTGCAAAGAAATTAGAAGAGATCGAGGGATAATATGCTAATCATAGTGGATAAAGCAGAATTTAAAAAAGCTGTAGATACGGCAAAGCTTTCACTATCTAAAGTAGTTCTGCAAGAAGAACGTGCGCATTTACTTTGTTCTGTAAAAGACAGTAAGCTATCTATTGTTGGTACCAATAATGATCTTAAGTGCCGCGTGTCTATCGATGTAATCGATCAAGATAAAAGTGAGATGTCTTTTACAATTGACCCTAAGATCATTGATAAGCTCATTTCCAAGATAGATACAGAGCAAGTTAGAATAGAGATCAACCCCGAAGATTTAGTAGTAAAAATATATACTACTCAAGCCGGTAAATCTTTTACGTCATTTCAGTCTTTTCCTCCCGATAAAATGCTTACATTCAGCGGTACGGTAGATGAGGACGACGTAATATGTGAGATATCTTCTGAAACCTTGTCAAATATCCTAAAATGGTCGCTAAATTATATGACCCCCTTAAAGGATGAAGTCAGAAAATATGATTTTCTGATACTTCATGACAGCATAGCTTACAGTGCAAACGGGAGCAATAAAATAGGATTTTTTCTAAGCAAAACCTTTAAGCCTTTTGATAATACCAAGATTCGTAAGACTGCTATCCCTTCTTTTTCAGGGACTCTCAGCACTAGCGGAGAGGAGATTGTTAAAGTATTCGAAAACGACAAAGAGATAGGTGTAACCGATTTAGCAGGGAACCTATATTTTTCATTTCTAAAGTCAGCAATCGAGACCCCTAAGATAAAGAAAGACATGATCAAATCTGAGGGGCCCCATATAGAGGTGGATAAGAATACTTTGATTAAGTGCCTCGACAGGCTTGTAATAACTTCTAAGGATTTAGCTGCAACAGGGATAGAGCTAAATCTCTCAGGCACTGGATCTGATGCTAAGCTAACTATGTCCATGATAGGTAACCTGGAATGTACTGAGACAGTCAGTTGCGTAAGAATTGATGATGACAACGATGAAGTTACGAGGACGGTATCCTACAAGCTATTTAAAACAGTTCTGTCGTCTTTTGGCTCGGACGGGCTGCTAGAGTTATATATGGACAATGATAAGCCATTTTTCAAATTATATAAGACTGGTGCTGACAATGATAACAAGTATATCAGTGTTGGTATCGGTAGCTACTCAAGAGTTATTAAAGCATGATAGATACAGAAAAACTAGACGATTTTTTAGATCGAGTGCGATACCTCGAAGGTATCTATAAAGCCAAAAAGGATCAGCTCGAAAAAATTGAAAAAGAAGTAAGCAGTCTTACTAAGGAAGATGAAGAACTTACTCAAACAGAGAAAGTACTAAAGTACCTTATAGATAAGCTTATACAAAATGATTTATCCAAAATGGATAAGCTTGTTACGTACGGACTCAACACAGTTTTTACTGACCGGGATATGAAGTTCCAATCTGAAGTACAGGAAAAAAGGAAAAAGCTATTTATTGACTTACAAACTTATTATAATGGTAAATTAGTTAACCCTAGCTCCAAAAGCAGCGTGCAAGTAGTCGAGAGCACGATACTAAGAATCCTAAGTATCATAAAACTGAAGAAGCAAAGATTTATGATGCTAGATGAAAGCTTCGGAGCCGTCGACAGTCTTTATATAGAAAATGTTAGCAAGTTAATATCTGAGCTCTCTACTAAATTAGGAATGGACATCTTGATAATAACCCACAATCCTAACTTAGCAGAGCACGCGAAAAACGAGTATGAAGTAAAATTGGTAGATAGCAATATAAAGGTAGAGAAAAAAATATGAGAACCTTCGTACAACTGGATGTACAAAATCTGTTTTTTTCCGCAAAGGATAAGCAAAAAAGGATCGACTTCTTAAAAATTAAGGAATACTTTGACAAAAGTGGTGATGATATTATAGGGATGTACGCCTATATAATCAGGACCCCAGACGCTCAAAGTGATAAGTTTGAACAATTTTTAAAGAATCTAAAGTACAAGCTCATTATCAAAAAAGCATATAAACATGTAGATTACTATAATAAGGGTGGAGGTGGGGTCACCTATACAGGCACCGACCAGGATATGGCAATCTGTATTGATTGTATGAGGATGATAAATAAATTCGATAAATGGGTTTTAATGTCCGGGGATGGAGATTTTATCGACCTCTGTAAATACTTAAAGGATCATGGAAAAACTGTAGATGTGTGGTCCGTGAAGGGTTCTAGCTTTAATAAGAGGTTTTGCAACTACGTGGATACTATACATTTCTTGAACGACGACTTTTTTTATGACCATAGTAACGATCATAGCTCAAAATGAATGTATCCGTCATTCCCCGGCCAGTAACTAAATGGAGAAATAGCTAAATGAAAAGTCCAGGGGTAATATACAGGCAGTATAGAAAGCTTTATAGAAAAGCTTTATACGAAAAGATAAAGGAAGATAGAAAGAAAGTACATGATAATTGTGCATATGGCAAAACAATAACTATAAATAATAACGCTGGTGAACCATATCAGATTAAGCTATGTGCATACAATTGTTTAGACTTTAGCGATGCAAAAAAAGCCAGACTTAATTTAGACCTACTTGACCACTGTACCAATCCGAAAGAATGTAATGCGTTTGCTTACAAACTTTCGAGAGAAGATGCTGAAAAACAGCTAGAGCAAGAGTTAAAGGATCCAGAAGTAAAATACGAAAAGTACCCTGAGCTCTCCGCGTATGAATGGGTGCTTGATAAGTCTCTGACAGAAGCTAAGAAAGAGCCTGGTATTTTGGGTAGTTTTATTGTTTTTACTATAAAACTACTGGAAAAACTTCTTGAATTTGTTTCTGGAAGTAAAACTAAATTGATGGAAAGCGGCAGTTAATAATTATCTTTTAATAATTTGTTTATCCATAGATAAGAATAGATTGTCGCTTATTCAAAGGTGACTGACATGCAAAAATCCAAATACCTACCTATTGAGTCCACGGACAGATTAGATTTTGCCGTAATCGCTCAAAAAGTAAAAAAAGAAATCAAAAAGAAATACCCAGACGATACCGAAGAGGAATTTTTCAGGCGAATGTATGCTAGTCTGAAAAACTTCACGATTAATAATCAGACTTTCACATACCACCATAAGTCTAACCATTTAGGTGGTGCTCGCTGGTATATTCTGTGCCCTAAATGTGGCAGGCATTGTTTAAAACTCTATCTACCTTCAAAATTCCCAAAAAAAGAGCAGCTTTATCTCTGTAAAGTCTGCCACGGTCTAAAGAACTCCTCATCTTTGGCTGGGACATCGAGAAGGTATAAAGAGGTTATTAAACCACTTAAAGAATTGCATAAGATACGTAAGAAGCTCCTTAGAAAGGGTATGACCCCTGAGAGAGCGGCTCCTCTTTTAGACGAATATAAGAGGATAGAACGAGAGTTATCAAACTCCCCCGCGTATAATCTATATAAATTCCAAAAAGAGCACGGACTTATTAAGTAATAATCTTTTTATACTGGCACCTTAACAAATCTCTTAAAAAGGAATGTAAGATGCCGGTGTCAGTAAGAAGAGTAATACTTGGAGCATACAAAAGAAGGCTGGTGAAAAAGCTCAAAAGGCGAACACCAGCCCAAAGATTAAAGGCTAAGCTCTATTACAGAAAGCATAAAGCAAAGATTAGGCTTCAAAGAAGGCGTTATTTAAAGAGAACAAAGCTTTTCGGTAAAACGAAAAAACTATTCAAGCGTACCACTCCTAATTGGATGACGCACAAAAAACATAAGCCACCAAAGCCGAAAAAGCCAAAAATTCACAAACCAAAAAAGCCTAAAGCAATTAAACCATCAAGACCCAAAAGGCCAAAATTCCATGTCCCCAAGAGAAGGAAATAGCAGAAAGAGTTTCACCGGGTTTATCGCCTATTATGATGATGGCCGTAAATTAAGAGAAAAAGAAAACTATACTGATAGCAACGGAAAAAATCACGCCACTAACTGGTTCGAGATAAAAAAGGACAAGTTAGTGGCGCTTGAATTATTATGGCGTGGTGAATCTAAAATATCCATAGCAAAAGATGAGTATCCGTTTATAAAGGCTGATGATTGGTTTTTTAGTCAGCTAGGATACCAAGATATGAGTAATAGGGAAATAAAGGTCATTGCAAGGAATATAGGATACGTAAAAGATGGTATCTTACAAATTTTTACCGTAGACGAAGATAACGGCAATCTAAGGATATCAACCCGTGATGCTAAAGCTAAAAAATAAGATAAAAGTTCTTTTAGTTTCTGATTTTACCAATTTTGCTCTCACCGATGTTTATCACGGTTACATGTACGCCCTTAAAAAGCTAGGTGTACAATTTGAAACCCTCCCATTCCATAATTTTGTTGAGATAGTCTCTCCTAAAATTTGTTACCATGTAGCACACTCTCTGGCCTTAATTAAAGAAAAAGAATTCACCCACATTTTCTTTATTGGTGGGTTGAACATCCCGGATTATATGCTGGAGAGCTATTATCACGTAAAAACTGTTGTGGTAGGTACTGAGGATCCTCATAGCTTCGATCCTATGAAATATAAGCTTGATAAGATAGATTACTACTTCTCAAATGAAAAATCTATAGGAACTAGTAAAAAGTATAAAAATGTATACTATTGCCCCACAGCGGCTTCCGAGGAAGAATGTGGTAAAATACCCAGAGAGAGGATAAATTCGAGATACCATTCCGATATCCTTTTTATAGGAGCTGTCTATCCAAACAGGCAAAAAATGATGGAAGGCCTCATTCCCGTTGTGCAAAAGCACAATCTAAAGTTTAATATCTCCGGTCATGTGAACTATATGTCAAAAAAGACGCCCCTTTGGGATTATGTAGATGTGAATGGCACTGTGAACCATGAGGACACAGTCAAATACTACAATGGGGCAAAAATTGTACTTAATTTTTTTAGAGATATTAAATGGAATCCCCGCACTAAATCCGGAAGTAATCCAAATAACAAAAGCCGCTATCCAGCTCTAAGCTTAAATCCCCGCGCATATGAGGCTCCCCTTTGCCAGTCCTTTATGCTTATGGAAGATACAAGAGAAGAAGCAAGGGAGATATTCACCGAAGATGAAGTAGGGTTTTTTTCCTCTCCTGAAGAACTATCCTACCAAGCAGAAAAGTATATCAAAGATGACAAACTTCGAGATTCAATGGCCTTTAATGCTTATAAAAAAGTAGCATTAAACCATACCTACACCCACAGACTCCAACACATATTAAATGTCCTAAAGGCTTATTAAGGATAATTATCTCTTAATATACTTAAGTTAAGGAATAGAGTATTCTTAGCTATCGGAATTAAGTATATGAAGGTTAGAGCATATAGCCCCAGGACGGGTAATTTATTAGCCAGCGATGTAACCGGTCTAAATTTTGGAAATATTAGAGCGGGTCAACACGGTGCGCTGCCTGTTCTTGTTAGGCCGCTCAAAACATCTGAAGATAGTTTTACTGATTTAAAGCTTTATCTACAGAATAACGGAGGCTATAATCAGTCTCAATTCGGATATCTCGTAAGCGATGAATTCGCTGCTGACGTTAGGTCTTGGACCTCTGACACGTCACTCCCAGGCCCTTACATATCAGACCATTTTACCGTAAATACCCAGGCTACAGGGGCAGGAAGTGTTAACATAAACTTAGATACACAAGGAAATGGAGATTATATCTGGCTGGACGTGCAGGTAGGTGCCCTCGAAACAGGGAGCACTACTAACGTTAATTATAGATTTGTCTTCGAGTATTCTTAAGAAAAGGTAGGATAAAATGAGCTTAAAAGTTAGAACCTATAATCCTTCAGACTTTGAGGAAATAACTAATGATGCTACAGGTTTATCATTTGGTACTGTAGTCCAGGGTAGTCATAATGCATCTCCTATTGTATTACAGCCCTATGGTGATGGTATAACTCCCTCAAGAATTGCTTTATTCTTGGAAGATCGCGGATCTTTTGTTCACTGTGCATTTGGTAAATTTCAAAGCGCTACCCAGATTCCTGGAGTACCTGCTGGAGATACCAGGCTATCAGATAACTTTACTGTAAGACCTGATGTGAGTGATTTTACTCTCGTTAGCGATGGGTTAGACATTGGTGGATCCGCTGGTAACTGGAACTACGTTTGGTTAGATGTCCAGGCTGGAGGAAATTCATTAGGAACGCAAGACCCCGCTTCTGAAAACGTTAACTATAGATTCGTCTTTGAGTACAATGACTAATGTTTGAATCAATAGGGAAAAAGATCAGAAGATACGCTGATATCATCGAAAAGTCTATAGGACTAGATGATCTGGATATGCGTACGCTTAATCATGATGCTCCCAAGATATATCAAAAGGTAAGAGAGAACGTTGAAAGTAATAAGAAGCCTTTTGAGGGGCTAGTAGAAGAAGATAAGCGAAAACTATTAGCTTTTGTAGTCTATAAAAGACAAAATTTAGCTGTAGGACCTTCTGACAACCCTAACAGCGAAGATGCTGCTGAGATACTACACGGAGATATCTATAACGATCTTTCAAACAAGAAGACGTTGAAAGAATTGGAAAAAACGTTGAAAAAGCAATTAGCAAAAACAGGCCTTAACATAGAAGTTTAACTAGGAGAATAAAATGAGTACTATAGAAGTGAAAAATTTAGATACGGAGTTATCGGTAGTACAATTTAAAGTTAAAATCGGCACTCCCACTTTGAGTAGCGATTTTCAGAGTATCAACATCCCGTACACCGGTACTGCTGATCCGGAGCGTTCGGGAGTCTCTTTGAGCTCATTCGAGTATTCAATAGATGGCGGTAGTACTTGGGATGAAATGACAGAGTCATCGGATACCGACATTAACGATCTTACTTTTAGCTCAGAGGGAACCTCTTTAAACTTTGAATGGGAAGCTCGCTCTGATTTAGGAGGCAGTATCTATAACACGTCTATTATGGTTAGATTAATAGCTAGCCAGGGCGGTTTAAGCACTACTGCTGCTACTAAGTCTGTGATCTTCTTAAGGACCGTTACTAACGAATCTGAAGAAGATGAATCGACTTTCCCATCTTCTTACAAAGGAATTCCTGGTTATCGATTGATGAACCAGGCTCCCAGAGCAAATACTCGTTAAGTAAGCAGTTAATAAAAAAGGAGGGAATTTATCCCTCCTTTTCTTTTTATATAATATATGAATCCATTAGATGTTTTAGAATTACCCCTCGGATGTACTTACAAAGAAGCAGAAAAAAGCTTCAAACGTTTAGCTATACTATACCACCCCGATAAAACCAAAGATCCTCAGACTGCTAAAAAATTTTCTGAAATAGTTAGGGCGATAAAAAGCATTAGAGAAGACCCTTCTATTTTAGATCAGATCCAAACAAGCAAACCTACCCACACCAAAGGCTTCATATACACGTCTGTAACCGTCTCTATCGATGATATATACTTTGGCAGGCCCAAGTATATACATATCAACAGACGGGTGCTGTGCGCCGATTGTGAAGGCACAGGAAGCTATCTTAAAAAAGATGGTATCTGCGACATTTGCTCCGGCAAAGGTAAGATAAAAAACAAAGTAATGTCGCTATTAAATAACGATCCTACTTGCCCGTCTTGCGAGGGTATAGGTTATAAGAAAGACTCTGCTTGCCCGAAGTGCTCCGGTACCAAGTTTACCTTTCAAGTAATTCCTATAGAGTTCAGAGTAGATCTTAAAGAATGTAATGAAAAAACTGCTATAGTGAGAGGTAAAGGAAACCAAGATCTTAATGGCAATTTTGGGGATGTTCACATTAAAATAAATTTAGAAGAAAAAAGCAGGATACTCCTCGATGGGTGGGGATTTAAAAAGTATATATCAATACACCCCTTAAGAAAAATTATAAGAGAACCAATAGTAGTTACTATATACGATAAAAAATTTAGAGTTAAGTTCGCCCCTGATAACTCTGATCCAGAAATTATAGATAAACGTCCTGAGCTTCCTTACCCTAGAAGAATAAGAATAATTTTTGTAGAAAAAGATATAACCCCTTCTGAAGAAACAATTGTACTGTATAAAAAAATCATCAGTATAGAGAAGGACTAACGAAGATAAAGTAAGATATTTATAGAAAACCCCTCACCTACTATAATAGATGAGGGGTTCGTTTTTTAGCTACGAGAAAGCAGGTTCTGCAGGAAAGCAAAAATGGCTTGTATAAAAGATCCGTTCTCTTTTTTACCATCCTCCATATAGAAGTCATCTACTACCACGCTACCCTCAGTTTTCGTAGTAGAGTCTTCCTGTTGTTCTCCCGAGGTAATCTCAATAGGAGGCATAACTATAGGTTCAGGTTCCGGGCTTATACCCTTCATTAATATAGCCCAGTCAAAGTATTTCCCAGGATCTACTTTCCTTCCCGGGGATACCTCTTCATGGCCTACGATTAATTTATCAGGGATATCATATTTTTCTCTGATTTCCTTGATAAGTTGTATTAAGGTGTCATATTGAAAATCAGTATACTCAACAAAGTTACCGTCGCCTTCTAATTCTATACCTATAGAGTATTTGTTTATGCCTCTCCTCTTAGTACCATCTACTTCCCATTCTGAACGGCCTGCGTGATAAGCTACATCCCAGTCGTGTACAAAGGAAACCACATCATGGTGTTGGTATGGTTGCCTGGTAATTAGATAGTGGGCAGAAACCTTATTCTCTATTTTACCGGTTTCTTTATTTCTATGTACTTCTAGATCCGTAAACCACCTTATAGTTCCTCCAGGGCTGTAAAGTTTACCGTTTTTACTGCCCACATGATGGATTACAATCATATCTAAAGGATAATCGCCCCTTTTTGAGAAGAAGGGGCTAGGTTTCCACAATCTTTTCAAAGGCATAAATACTCCGTATTAATCAAATTTTAAATCAAGTACTTCGTTAGTTTCAAAGATATCTACTTCTTCCTGAGGAGCTTCACAATTCATTTCTTCCCAGCATTCAAAGCAGCAGTACCCATCGTCTGATTTCGCTTCTATTTTTGTCAGATCATAATTTTTGTTACAGTTTGGGTTTAAGCAAGTTCTTTTAATAAAAGCGGATGGCATAAAATATGCTCCTGTAAAAAAGGTTATTAATTACCTGTATGACCAAAGCCACCATCATTTCTTTCTGTCACGTCTAAATCCTCAACGACTTGAATTTTAGATAAAACCACGGGGCAAACTACCATTTGAGCTATTCTGTCACCCATATTAATAGTAACCTGAGAATCCGAGGCATTTTGTAGGATGACACCAATCATACCTCTGTAACCCTCATCGATAGTACCGGGGGTGTTCAGAACAGTAATACCCTTCTTTAAGGCGTTACCACTCCTAGGACGTATCTGAATTTCAAAACCAGGCCCTACGGTTGCAGAGATGCCAGTATTAATAAGGCACCTCTGACCCGGAAGTAAGTAAATTTCTTTTGAAATGCTTGGAGAAGCATAGCTTTCCAAACTCACCGCCTCATTATTTTCGTATAGTTTTTCTACCTTATAAGCATAAAGATCAAACCCGCTATCAGTTTCATGGCTCTTTGTAGGAATGATAGCATCGTCAAAAAGTTTCTTTACACGCAATGGTGGAATAACTTTTTCCGGTGTAACACACAAGACTTGTCCCTGGTCTGAGAGAGCAGTAGTTAACTCTTCAAGTAGCTTGGCTTTTTCTGCATTTTCAAAGCCGTTTAGAAATGATTTTACGTGTTCCATGGACATACAAACTCCTTAGATATTATATGAATATGTTATTTATCAACCACAACCACTAAAGCCACAGTCCTGACATTTTTTACAACCACCTTCTAAGATTACATTATCTCCATTGCACTCTTCACATCTGTAACCTTTTAGTTTAGTACCATCCTTAATGGTCTCTCCTATAAACTTTCGTACGGCAGTTAATAGTGTAGAAATATGATCACCATCAATACCCATTAAAGACACCAGTATATCATCTCGGCTAACGTTATGCCTCATACATAGCGAGATCATCCTACCAAGTCTATTATGTGGATAATCTTTTTTAGCTTTATCAAGGGCTTTCTCTACAATTTCCCTATCAACACCGCAATCTAGCGCCAGCTTAGCCAAATTGCGTGAAGCTTTGTTACATATACGAGAGTTATCTTTGTTTCTATCATTAGTATATATCCACATAGCAACCGGGAATACCATCTCGGAGTCTTCAGGTAAATAAGAGAAATGAATGTAAAACTTCATTTGCTCTCTTTTGATTACCCGAGTAGGGCCATTAACGAATTCAGTAGGAAGCTTTATGTCCCGGGCTATAATCTCTTTGCTCTCTTCTGCTTTGCTTATTTCTGAAATAACAGATTCCATAGATCCGCTACGATAAGTAGTGAAACCATTCAAACCCTTCTTCCAAGCCTTCATATAAAGGTCTTTAAACTCATCAAAAGGATATCCAAAAGGAAGGTTTGAAGTTTTAGAAACAGACTGGTTGCAGTAGTACTGAACAATACTCTGCAAGTTTACGTGATCATCCACAGTGAGCTTATCTGTGGTTACGAGGTACTCGCTATGATCTTCTTCGGGATAATTATCAAGTAACCATTGATAACCATAGTCGCGGACTGTTGTTACCCCACACAATCCTCTATTATGAGGCTCATAATAATAAGTCTTTCCGTTTATGTCACCCCGCCAATATGTATAGTCATTCTCATCATATTTCTTGAGGAGCTTTTTAATATTTTCCCCATTTACACCCTCAGGCCAATCTTTACAGATAGCCTTACGCTCATACTCAAGCATGAAGACAGGCTCTATGCCATTAGATACATTGTCGCAGATTACTGAGGTATTACCAAGAGGCGGGTTTGTCGTCGTCTTTCCATTACGGGCTCCGTATTTACGGAGCATTTCACGGGTTTCGTCTATTATGCGATCTGAGTTAAAATATTCAGTAGATTCAAATTGTTCTTTATCATATGCTGGAAATGTACCTTTTTCTTTTGCTAACAAAGCTGAAGTTTGCCAGGTTATATTCTCTTTAATGGATACAGCTTTTTTAACAAATTGGTGGGATTTATTGGAGTTATATGGAATTCTTAACATTGATAAAGCAGATCCTAAACCATTTATCCCCATACCAAACTGACGTATGTTTTTAGTAACCCAATCATAAGAGGGAAGAGAGTTATAAGTAATATCATTTACATTATCAAGCATTCGAGTAAATACTTTTATATCATCTTCGTATTGTTCCCAATCAAAAATAGGTTTCTTTAATTTAGCACCTGTTTCTTTATCGTAAGCTAATACATATTGAGTAAGATTAAGAGACCCCAATAAACATGTTGTTGTTAAAGAGCCCAAACCCGGCACCTCTCCACAGGGATTGCAGCATGTAGCTTTACCTAAATAGGATAGCGGATTATTTCGATGCATGTTATCAACAAAAAGAACTCCAGGCTCCGCTCTATTATATGTTGATTCCATGATAATATTATACAAGTCTTTAGCTTTTACCCTTTTGTATATTTTGCCATTAAAGCTCAAATCATAGAGTTTATCTTTTTTTACGGCTTCCATGAATTTGTCGTCTATAAGTACTGATATGTTAAACTTGGTTAAAACTCCGGAGGATTGTTTTGCTCTGATAAACTCTTCAATATCAGGATGACTACAATTATGAACAAAGATACCATTAGCCACAAAATTATGAAAATCGGGCACAGATATATCAAAAACATCAATTTCTTCATAATCTGAGACACTTATTACTTTATGGTTACTAAGGGTATTTTTAGCAAGAGTTTCTTTCTTTTTATTCTTTGCCGATAAAGCTTTCTCTAAACCATACGCTTCTTCCCAAGTGTTGGCCTCTTCAAACTGATTTTTAAATCCGTTCTGATAATGTTCCTTATACTTAGCACCATTTAAACCTTTATTCCAGCTACCTTTTCTTTTTAATTTAATTCTTTCACTGGCTCTCTTCTTTAAAATAGCAGCTTTTTCTGGTCCGTAATACTCTTCCCAAGTTTTTCCTTTTCTTTCTTTTGCTATTCTTTTTCTATTTTTATCGAATATTCTTATTGTTTCTTCTTTATGGCGATCAGCGTGTTCTGAAAAAGATATAAGTTCTATATTGTCAGGGGAGTTGTTTAATGAATTCCCGTCTATATGGTGTATGACTTGGCTATTATCCGAATAGGAAACTCCATCCTCTTCGACAACTATCTCGGGGTACATACCGTATTTAAATTCACACACGGCTTTGTGCTCAGGTATGGTTTTCTTTTGACCAGTAATACCTATTTGTTTATAAGCACTTGTTTTGTAAATACCTTTTCTACAATAAATACTTTTATAGAATGCTGACAATGAGTCTCCTAATACCAAGTCTTTAGCCTCCTTATAAGACCCATCATGTAGCATAATTCTATGGTCAGGAGTGCATATCAAATGAGTATCATTGTCTAATAATATCTTTAGCGTTTTTCTTTTTCCTGTCTTCCATACTTTATTAGCTCTTCTGACGTATATGTTTCTATCCTTACCTGTACAGTATAAAAGAGGATTTTTTCCTACTAATTGTTTAATAGGAATCAAACCGTCTATGGTAGAAATTAAGGTGTCTCCAGAAACACAACTAAGAACACCCATCATAGCTCCCTTACGGGTCATGGATTTTACTATTTCCTTAGTATCATTAAAATCTTCTTTATTTAAGTAATTTTTTAGTTTATCTATATACCCATCATTTGTACCTTTTACTATACATTCCGAAACGGAATCCCATATTTTCATATAGCTAACTACGCCTGGGTGCTTTATTCCGGTACCCTTAATTAAGGATCCTCTAGGGCGGATAAAATCAAAATTTATCCCATACCCTCCTTCAGAAGCAAGGGTTTTAGCTTGCTCCAGAATAGTTAAAAATATATTAATAAGATCATCAGGATTTTTATCGGACTTATAGACGATATCGTGAGCAAGCTTATTATCAAAGGTCTTTCTAGGATATTTTATTTCAGCATTAGAAACAGCCCCCGAAATGTAGCAGTTGAGGAGAGTTGCATGCTTGAAATCCGTTCCCGCATTAGCTGTAATACGCCCCCCGGGAGTGCATTTTAAGCCTATGGCTTCACCTTCTGAGTTAAGCTTAACAAGAGTTCTATAAAATTTATCAGTCCAATATTCAGGGTCTTTTTCTACTGAAGCTAGAGCCTTTGCGACTCTGAGGAAAGTTTCTTCGGGGGTCTCGTTCTCGTACCGATATTTGGTTTTCCAATTCTCATAGGCTAGTGCAGTCTTAAACATTTTTCAAACACATCCTTTCATTTTATACCGTCTCTATTTTAACTCAAGAGGGCGTATTAAAGAATTATTAGACCTAAAAAGGTAGGGAAATCATATTAATATAACAGAGGTTTTTGGAGAATTAAAGTAGAATTGAGCACTTTTATCCTATAATAAAAATTTTCTTTTTCTTTAATTAAAGCGCTTTGATAAGTATATTGATAACAAAAATAAGGAGAAGATAAAGTGGAAATTTCTTATGTATTACCCAGAATCATATTTGAGACTGTAGTAGGCAGCAGAGCTTACGGTATACACCATGCCGAATCAGATTATGATAAAGCAGGCGTCATGATTCCAGGTAAAGAATATTTTTTCGGATTTCAAAAGTTTGAACAGTTTCGTGGGTTCGAAGAAAAAGATCGCGTTTGCTATGATATCCGTAAAGCTCTAAGGTTGATTTCCGATAACAATCCTAATATGATGGATCTTTTATGGATGCCGGACAGATGTGTTATTACCCGAAGCCCTTACTGGGATACTTTTATTGAAAACAGAGATATCTTCGTGACTAAGAGATGCAGGTATACTTTTTCCGGGTATGCAATTGCACAACTTAACCGCATAAAAACCCATAGAAAATTTCTTTTAGATCCTCCTAAAAAATCACCCGAAAGAGAAGAGTTTGGCCTAAGAAATCCCTCAATATTTCCGACTTCTCAGCTTAAAGCAGTAGTAAGTGCCGCTCTGGAATTTATTATAGAAGAAGAGAAACAGAATTTTTTGGATGAGTTAGACAGGCTTTACGGGGATTATGTAATTCCTCTGTATACCCAGTTTTTGATCCCGGAGCAAAGAAAAACTGCTCTGGAATGGCTGCAGTGTGGCATTAAAGCCCAGGCTAATACGTTTATATCTCTCGGGGATAATTACCTCAAAGAGGAATACGTACAGGAAGCCAAAAAAGAGGTTGCCTATTATGAAGCTAAAAGAGACTGGGATAGATACTATGAATGGAAAAAATCCAGAAATAAGGCTCGTGCTGAGCTTGAAGAAAAATACGGATTTGACGCTAAAAACGCCGCACACTTGGTCCGACTCTTGAGGATGGGTCTTGAGATCTTAGAAACCGAAAAGGTAAACGTAGACCGTACGGATATTGATGCTGATGAGCTACGGGCTATCAGAAACGGAGCTTGGTCATATGACAAAATAGAGCAGTATGCCCATGATTGTGACCAAAAACTCACAGAATTGTATAAGAAATCTACTCTACCTAAGTCACCTAATATCAACGATATCGATACTCTGTGCGTAAACACGGTAGATAATTTTTTTAGTTAATGCTTTAAACCGGGCATTTTAAAAAAGTATATTATCTCTTGCGCTCGAAACTTTACTTATTTTTGGAGGCTTAATGTGAGGTACTTAGTAGACTGTTGGATCAGGCCCCGTTCGGGCTTTGCAACGAGAGACCATAATATATTGGTCAATTCGCTGAAAAGCTTGCTTAGAGATAATGTGTCTGAAGATATTGAAAACGTAAGCGAGCACATACAAGAAGTACTTGATAAGCATGAAGGCATGGTAATCGACACATTCGTTGTTAAAACCGAAAATCCAGTTTCCGATCCGGAAACTGAAATCATGCCTGAAATCAAAAAAGCCAATCCTGAGGCTGAATTTATTTCCATGACTTGTGTCTCGGAAAGTGACAGCCAAGGCACTTTTATGTCTAAGATATATAATGATTCTGCCAAGAAGGATGAAAACGGGGATCCCTATGTAATCCAATATATGACAGATGACGATCTCTATAAGCTCTCCATGCAACAATATATACTTCATAACTGTTCGAGAGCAGTTATGAAGGCGCGTTTTAAATGCCGTACCGATGGAGTAGATCTACTTCCTTTTAAAAAAGAAATAGAAAAGCAGATTGACCATATATGTAACTTGTCTTATACAGAAGAAGAACTTAATTTTATTGAACAGAAATGTAAATTTCTTTCCCCTGATTACGTAGATTTCTTGCGTATGTTTTATCTACGCAGAAAGTACGTGACTGTAAAAGAGAAAAACGGAAAACTCGATATTGTCATTCGGGGGCCCTGGCTTCATACGATACCTTTTGAAGTAAAAATACTTAAAATCGTACATGAATGCTACACACGGGCACTGCACAAAAATACCGACTTAGATGAAGGCCGGGAACGACTCCAAGCTAAGATACAGATGGTTAAAAAATATGAGTCCGAAACAGGACAGAAATTAATCATATCAGATTTCGGCACCCGAAGATGCTTTAGTGGTGAGTGGCATGAAGAAGTAGTTAGTACAATGGCAGAAGCTGGTGTATTGTCTGGTACCAGTAACGTCATGCTTTCTATGTTTTACGACCTTAAGCCCATCGGGACAATGGCTCATGAGCTCTTCCAGGCAGGTCAAGCTTTGGGTCCCCGGCTTTCTGACGCGCAGCAGTTTGTTATGGATAGCTGGGCTAAAGAGTACCGAGGGGACCTCGGGATAGTTCTTTCTGATACTTACGGAGATGAAAAATTCCTCGCTGATTTTGACAGATATTTTGCCAAACTTTTTGATGGTGCTCGACATGATAGTGGGAATCCATTTCTTTGGGGAGACAGGCTAATTGACCACTATAAGCATCTTGGTATAGATCCCCGGACGAAAACCTTAGTTTTCAGTGATGGGTTAGATATACCCACCGTTATTCGTCTAGCTAAGTACTTCAGCGGGCGCATTCGCGTAGCTTTCGGTGTTGGGACTAACCTTACAAACGACATCGGACCAAAAGCCTTACAGCTTGTAATTAAAATGGTAGAGTGTGGCAGAAATTATGAGGAACTGCAGCCAGTCGCCAAGATATCTAATAACCCGGCAAAAAGCATGTGTGAAGATACTCAGTATGAGCAAAATCTGATGACAGTAATTACCAGAGATATAAAAAGAAAAAGAAAGAATCCTAATCATATCTTGAACATTCACTGCGTTGGTAAAAATGAATATCTCAACTAATCGTAGTCAAAAGTCGCTAAGCGTCCACATGGCCCAACTCAATTTTATAGTTGGAGATTTAAAAGGTAATGCGGACAAGATCATTAGCTATGTCCAAAAAATAGAAGAGTACATACACAAATATAAAAGTTTCGATCAAAGCCACTGTATAGTTTTTTCAGAACTTGCTCTTGCAGGATATCCTCCCCTTGATCTTCTGGACTTCTTTTCTTTTTTTCATGACCATGAAATCGAACTAAGTAGAGTACTATCAGAGGTAAAAACATTTCCTGGTATAATTATAATAGGAGCTATAGAGGAGAATAAAGGTAAAGGCAAAAACCTTTTTAATACCGCGCTTGTTATAGAAAGTGGAAAGATTGTTTACAGATATCGCAAGCAACTGCTTCCTACGTATGATGTGTTTGACGAGGCACGCTATTTTGAACCGGGTAATGAAACCGGAATCTTTAATTTTAATGGTAATCGTATAGGGTTACTGATCTGTGAAGATATTTGGTTCGAGAATAAATCTTATTCAAAAAAACCTGTAGAAGATCTCTTCAAAGCAAACGCCGACCTTATTATCAGCATTAACGCCTCTCCTTCAGTGATCAACAAGCGTAGGGTCAGAGAAAGAATAGTTTCTGATAACGCCAAGAAGTACGGTATTCCCATAGTTTACGTTAACCAAGTAGGTGCTAACGATTCCATAGTGTTCGACGGCAACAGCTTTGTAACAGATCAGAATGGAAACATCTGCTTACGCGCAGGTAGTTATTCCGAACAATGTGTAGAATCTGTTTTTGTCGGTGGGATCCCCGTACAAGATGATTTTCTTTCTAAGGATGACAGGCGTCCCATTAACAAAGATAACCCTGGAAAATTCTTTTACGAACAGATAAAAAATGGTATCCATGACTATTTTTCTAAACTTGGGTGCTTTAAAGGGATCGTAATAGGATCCTCAGGAGGAATAGATAGCGCTGTTGCAATAGCTATGGCCGCTGATGCTATTGGTCCGGACAAAGTTTTTGCGGTAACAATGCCATCAGAGTATTCTAGTATAGGAAGTGTGACGGACTCTGAGAAGCTATGCAGTAACTTGGGAGTAGAGCTAAAGAATCTACCTATCAAAGGGATATTTGAAAAAGTTTTCACTGATTTTCTTTTCGCTGTCGGCGACCTTCCAGACGCAGATTTGACTAGGCAAAACATGCAAGCCCGTATAAGAGGGCTCCTTTTGATGGCTTTTTCTAACCAATTTGGGTATCTACTAGTTTCCACAGGAAACAAAAGTGAGATGTCCGTGGGTTATTGTGTCCATGGAGATAGTTACATATTTACGGATAATGGCATAATTAGCGCTCGTAGCGTTTTTGACGAAAAAAATTCCTATTCTATCAAGGACATGCCTGTTACGCACTCATTTAGGAATGTTAAAAATAGATTTATCAAAATTACTAACATACTTGGGGATATAATAAAGATATCGGAAGACCACAAAATAAAGATACACAAAAATGGAAAAGAAGAATTTATAGAGGCTAAAAATCTAAAAGTAGGAGACATGTCTATAGTAAGTTTTGGTGAAAACATATGGGGCAGAAGTACCGACATAACGTTTTCTTACAAAAAAAAAGAATTTGACTATATATCCCAAGATATTAATTTTCCATCTCACTTGAATGAAAATCTATCTAAATTTATAGGTATCTGTGTTGCTGACGGCTCTTATTCCGGGATAAATGATAGTATCTATAGAATACGTACTTCTAAAAAGTATGTTTCTGATTTCTGTGTAATGTTTTTTAAGAGCATAAGGCTAAAAGAAAGCTCGTATAAAGTTACAAAAAAAGACCAAAGAGGTTGCTTTTTTATAGAAATATGTAGTGTTCAGTTTAACAGTTTTTTAAGACATTTAGGAATTGAACATGGTTCCCATAATAAAGATGTACCGGCGTGCATTATGAGAGCCCCGCTAAATCTTGTAAAACCTTTCATTGAAGGTGTTTTTTTAGATAGTACTAGCAACGGTAACAAAAATACGTCAGAAATCCTATACCATAGTGTTAGCTATAAATTAGTAGAAAAGTTACATCTAATTTTGTTGAATTTGGGGGTAGTTTCCTATATTAGGTCCAGGAAAAACTTACACGAAGTGTATATACCGGCAATAGAATCAGAAAAATTGTTAAATTTTAAAATCCTGAAGAAAAGTATAGCTAATAGACTATATAATAACACAAAAAACACAAAAAAAATAAAAACCAGCTATGATGTTGTTCCTATAACACACTGTGAATTATCACACATCAAGGACAACACACATTGGAAGGTAAATGGGACTATTCGAAGGCACTTAAATAAAAATAGTAAGTGGATTGGAAGAAGTATTCTTAAAAAATTTCTTGATACAATTAAAAATAAAAGTGATATCACGGTTGCTTTGGAAGATAGAATTAAGAGTAAGACATACTACGCCGCTATTAAAAAATTAGAAACTGTGGAAACAGAAGTTGAAATGTTCGATTTCACAGTAGAAAAAGACCATGAATACACAGTAAATGGCGTAAAAACGCATAATTGCACAATATACGGGGACATGAATGGGGGCCTGGCCCCTTTAAGTGATCTTTATAAGATGGAAGTCTATGAGCTTGCCAGGTACTATAATGAATTTCATAATAAAGAATTAATACCGGAGTCTATCATTAATAAGGCTCCTTCCGCTGAGCTAGCTCCCGGACAGGAGGATACTGATAATTTGCCCCCTTATCCTCTTCTAGATGCGAGACTAAAGGTATTTATTGAAGGAAGAGAAGCATATAGGGAAGACTGGGCAGAGATACTGCGGGTACAAAATCAAATGAGTGCAAGCGACTACCACCAGATTGGTCGTATGGTTAGAAGAAACGAATTTAAAAGAAATCAGGCACCTATAACCTTAAAGATACACGAAAAAGCTTTCGGTATCGGTCGAAGGATACCTATAGTTCAAAAATGGCAAGGTTAAAAGATGAAGCTTGGATTAGATTTTCACGGTGTTGTTGAAGCATACCCTAAATTTTTTCAGCCCATAACAAAAACTTTGATTAATGCTGGTCACCAGGTACATATTATAACCGGTGCTAAGTATTCTGAAGAGATTTATTATAAACTTAATTATGAGTGTGGCCTATTAAAAGGCTATACTCATTTTTTTTCAATAGTGGACCACCACACAAAACAGGGCACAAACATATGGTACGATGAAAAGGGAACGCCCTGGATGGATGAAGGTACGTGGAATAAAACAAAGGGCCACTACTGTGACAAAGAAAATATAGATCTGCATATTGATGATTCAATGAAATACCTAGAGCATTTTACTACTCCTTTTGTACATTTTGTTCCTGGAGATGCTTTCTTTAAAGATCTTACTGAAAAGATAGAAAAAACATTTAATATCCGAATTGAGGGGAATTGATATGTCATATCTACATTGCCATAAATGTTCTTGGAGTCAAGACGATTTTTGGTCATGGAAATGGCAAGGACTACTACGTTTTTGGCAGTGGTCGCGGAGGCCCTTAGGGCACAATCCCCTATCATTAGTCCTAGAAGATATAGCTGAATACGCACGCCCTCGGTTTATTAAGTATGATTCTCAGTGGGCGAAAGAAAACGGTTTTAAGAGTAACCATATATTTTCTTGGCGTATAATGTGGTGGGAAATAAGAAGACATTTTGTCAGACTATTTACTCAAAAATGGTGGACACAAAAAAGCTTTAAAAAAGATTATAATGCCAAATGCGCGTCATGCCCAAAATGTGGAAGTGACGAAAACTGGGATATAGATTAATTAGAATAAAGAGGAGTTTAATATGAGAGTCGTCATTGAGATAGATGGTGGAGGAGCTAAAGGCGTAATCCCTCTTACGATCCTAAAGAACATGGAAAAAGAAATAGGTAAGCCTCTCCATGAATGGGCTGATTTAGTAGTTAGTACCTCAGTAGGTAGTATTATAGGATCCTCTATCTTGATAGGGGATAAATCAGCAGAACAGGCCTTAGAAGAGTTTCTTGAAGATGTAAAAGTCATTTTCAAACCCAGAATCCGAATACCTATTATTCAGCCTAAATATAGCATGAGAACTGCGAAGAAGAAATTGGCCCCTTACTTAGGTGGGAAGTTTCTGGCTGATGCTAAATCTAAATTTATGTTCACATCAGTAGACATGGTAACGGGGAGGACGCACTTCTTCAAATCCTGGGAGCAAGCAGACGGCAGTCTTCCTGCCCTGGATACAGTAGCTCGATCTTTTGCAGCCCCTTTATATTTTGGCTCTATAGTGGATAAAGATAATAGTGCTGTATGGCTGGATGGGGGTACGAGCAATAATAATTGCCCTCTTGTTGAAAGCTATGTTGAAATCTTGAGGCAAGGGTGGACGGGAGACACACCCGCGCACGTTATTTCATTAGGATGCGGAAAAACCGATTACAGCATACCATTTAATAAAGCTAAAAATTACAAAAATATTCGACAAGTAAGCTATTACTTAAATCCAAAAAATGGCGGGCTCGCCCGGGTGGTTGCTGCCGACACTCAGGTGTGCTGGCTGCAGCAGCTAACAGAAACCTCTGAAAACTTTTCTTTCCAGCGACTGCAATATACGTTTAGCGGTAAAGAAAAGAAATTCGATGGAATGGATAAGATTAGATACTTGTCCGAATACCAACAAATAGGTGAAGAACTTTCAAAACAAGTAGATTACTCTTTTATTAAAGGATAAGCATGTACTACTCAGGCGTATTTTTCGAAGGTCCTTTTGACGACCTGCTACGGGATAAAGTAAGCACATCCCTTGATAAACCTATAGAGGATTTGCATGTAACTTTTAACTTCAACCCCAATAAAGAAGATAAGCTACCGAAAGAACTAATAGGAAAAGAAATTCCTATAAAAGTTGTTGGTGAGGGTAGTAACGATAAAAATCACGGGTTTGAGGTAAAAATACCAAACATAATACTTGTAGCTGGTGGTGAGAAAATATCATTAAAGGATCTCTATAGAAACCCGGCTACTCCTCATATAACTATGTCTTTAGGGGCCGGGGGTAAAGCTGTCGATACTAAGCATTTAAATTTTTCCCAAATAGAGCCTTTTGATGTCGTGGGAAAACTTGGTTATTGGGAAAATGGTAGAGTTGTAATTTAGTATTTGAATTTTCGGTCGTTAATTGGTATATTAAAGATAACGAACCAATTTAAGGAAAAATTATGATTGCTACGACTACCATCAGGATAGAAGGAAGAGAAGGAGAAGGCGAGGGTACTATAATGTCCTGATGGGGTATCTATTGCATAAGTCGAATAAAACCCTGTCAGGACTAAAACTGACAGGGTTTTTTTTATGGCCACTAAAATACATGACGAAAGCTGTTACAACTGTGCTAATGGGTGTAGATCCATAAGACAGGGCTATCGTGTGTGCACGGCCAAAAAACAGGCTATCTACGTTAGGTGCGCAGATCACTGCACTCAGTGGAAGCCGAAGCTCTTTGACAGGAATAAGCATAAGAACGCACCTTAGATTAGTTACTATGCTGGGACTCCAGAAATAGGCAGCGGACCCCTTGCTCAGGGGAATGAGCTCTGTGTGGGTGAAACACCCTCTCCCAGCTCCATATATGGAGGTATAGAGTAGTGGTCAAACTCAACGCCCTTTCACGGCGTAGATCGGGGGTTCGAATCCCCCTACCTCTATTAATGGCCCGTTCATCTAGTGGTCAGGATACCTGGTTCTCAGCCAGGACGCATCGGTTCGACTCCGGTACGGGCTATTTTATTATTTTCAAAAAACCTTTCTGTAAATAGTTATATTAAAGAAGGAGGGTTTTTATGGATCATAATTATTTTGAGAACATGCATAAGCAAGCTAACGCGCTTTTAGAAAATATAAAGCGTAATCACAAGGAGCTTAAAGAACTGTTAGAGAAGATAAACGGTCATTGGTTTTATGAAGACCATATATACCGGTTCTACCACCAATCTTTTAAGGTTTATTACATCCAAGGGATTACCAAAGAGATTATTGAAAAGCTTAACAGCTTAGCACCTGAGGGAGTAAAGCCTAACTGTTTTTTAGAAGAGATACTTAAGGAAGGTGCTTCAGGCAAAACCTTCCAAGACAAGCATAACAAAAATTGGCTTAAACACACGAGACCTATGGTAGAGGCCTTTTTCCATGCTAAGTACTTCCTTGAAATGGCGGTAAAATATGGAGAAGAGTTAGAAGAAGCACCTAGGTGTTTACCCTCGGGGTGGGCTGGTCTACTTTACTTCTATAATCTCAGATAAAGCAGGGGTAGCTCAACGGTAGAGCTCCACCTTGCCAAGGTGGTTGTTGCGGGTTCGACTCCCGTCCCCTGCTCCATTCTAACACAATCCTCATTAATTATCTCCTTATCTTTTACTATATTTTTATGGTAAGAGAAAGGAGAAACATGGAAAACACCTATTTAGACCATAAAATGAAACTTATAGCCTCTAAACTAAGTGATGACAAAGAGGGTGGGTTTGTTCATTTTTATTACGAGGGCGAAGTCAACGATTGTGTTCTTGTTATTACAGAGCTCGAAAAAACAGCAAAGAAGTGCTTGAAAAAACTTAGTAAAAGAAAAGATACGTTTTAAAACTAAGATACTAAAAAGTATGTTAAAATAGACACAGAATGCCCTGGAGCCGAGAAGGCACACGGCGACAATACCCAGTGGTTAAATTGAACTCGCGACCAGTTGAGAGGCTGTTTGCTGGGTGACTGAAGACCTCCATCGTTGGTTCGAATCCAACCCGGGGCTCTATTTATCAAGTAGCTCAAAGAGGTTATAATGAGTACTACAGATGTAATGTGCATATATTGCCCTGACACAGACAAGTGCTATTATATTAAAAGAAAAGAAAAGAATTTGGCAAATCAGTCTCTTTAAGATTGGGAGAATGCCGTCAAAATGAAAGAATACACTTTGCAGAAAATTTTGAGAATTTTTAGGACCAGTAACTCAGTTGGTTAGAGTTCTCGACTCATAATCGAGCAGTCGTAGGTTCGAGTCCTACCTGGTCCATTTCTCCCCTCATAAGATCAATTATATTCGGATTATTTACGTTTATAGGGTACTGCATATATTGAGCAAAATCGGCAGATGAAAGCCCTCTACCTAACTTTTTCGAAACTGCCATAATAAGACAGCTCCAACATAAAAAGTAGTCATCAGGAATGCCATCTACTTGGCCCGGGAAACCCAGCTCTCTCCATATATCATCGTTTACCATGTAACGATCTTCTATACTATTTACCGTGGGCTTCTGACAGCATGAGCAGAGCCATAACCCATCTACTGTGTTAGTAAGCATATCAATATGCTCAGCCTGCTTTAAAAATCCTTTGCTCTCTAATATATTAGAAAGAGAGTCTAAATATTCTGATATTCTATGCATAGGATACTCCTTTTTAAATTGCAGAATATTAGTAGTTAATCAGTGAAATAATTCTTTAATATCAAAATATTGGTAAAACATATTATGAGAGACAGCGAACCCTGGAGCTTACGCCAGATTAGAGAAAATGCCGAAGCTGGGGAATTACCAGTAAACCCTGAGAAAATTAATCCTTTTTCTAAAAAAGATAAGGATCCTAAGGAAGAGATCGCTAGGCACTGCCATGATGTATGGTCTCACTAAATGAAGTACCTTTTTAAGCAATGTGAGCCTACTTCTTTTGGTGCTATTTTGATCCCCGAGGAAAAGGTCGCCCGCTGGGTAAGGCAAATGCTTTCCGAGTATGAAAATCTCAGCGAAGAAGAGAAGAAGTCAGACAGGGAAATCGCAGACAATTATATAAGTTTGTTTAAAGAGTTGAGCTGAGAATGATAAACTTTGAGGATAGCCCGGATTTGGATCCTGAGCTCACAGTAGAAAATGCATCGGATGCTATTTTTGAAGCTCTTGAGTCAGGACTACTAACGAAGGAAAATTTTAAGGAGTTTCTGCGCCTCAGTTATGAGGGACTAGCCTCTCCAAAAAAACTGAAGATACTTTCTAAAGCCGTTGGTCATTTACTGGAAAAAGGCTATAAAGGAAAGTTAAGATTAGACGAGACACCAGCGATATTGATAACAGAGGATTCTAAGCAATATCTGGTGATTTACGATTTCAAAGAAGTTTCTATTTCAGGTCCTGTTGGTTTCGACTGCAAGGACGGGTCTCTTATAATTATGCATGAATCAGAGGCAGACGCTAAGATAGCAGCCTGGGAAAGAGGCGAAGAGTTTGTAGAAAATAAAGGAAAAGAAAAAATCTAGGAAAAAAGTCAGGCAATTTATTAGTGAAAATATAGAGAAAACCAAAAACATTTAAATATATGCAGGAGTAGCTCAATGGTAGAGCCCCACCCTTCCAAGGTGATTGTTGCGAGTTCGAGTCTCGTCTCCTGCTCCAATTTTTATGGAGAAGATAAGATGATTACAAAAGACCAAATCGAAAACATTTTTAGCTACCACAGACCGGGTGGAGACCAACCCGATCGTTATGAAACTCTCAGGACTGCAGGAAAAAGACTAGCGAAAAAGATTGTCAAGCTTTGCCCCGAAGGCGAGGAAACTAACAAAGCGATAGAAAAGCTACGCGAAGCGATCATGTGGGCAAACGCAAGCATAGCCTGTAACGAAGTAGAGGAAGGTGATGAGTCCTAAGATTGTAACAATCATTGGTCGTGGATCTTCTGCTTCTAGATTAATAGCAAAAACTTTTTCTAGTAGCGGATTTTTTATGGGTTCCCCTCAGTTTAGGAATGTAAGCTATGATAAGGAACCCTATGCTTTAATGTATGATATTGCCAAAAGGTTTATCAGTCAAATTAAATTTGATGGCAATCACTATAATCTACAACCAGCAATAGAAGGCTGCACTGCTAAAGATGCCGAGGATATTCGCCGGTATCTGCATGACATTCTACTCGATAAATCTCCAAAAAAAGGGTGGAAGCTTCCAGAAACAACTTTTATCTATCCCTGGCTTACTAGGCTATATCCTGAGTTTTACTATGTACTCTGGTTTCGCAATCCAATGAGAAATGCCCCTCACTATAGCGATAAGCTGTTAAATCATTTTGGAGCGTTTGGTGGATTAAAAAACGCAAATATAAGCTTATGGAGCTGGAAGCTTCAATACGACATTATAAAATCTGTTCCTTACCCAGAAAGATCGATAGTGGTAAAAATGGAAGATTTTATAGAAAACCAGGATCACGAATTAAAAAGAATCTCTGATTTTGTGGGGGAGAAAATAGAGAAACTCCAGGTATATAAAAATAAGACATCCTATACGCAGATCAAGATGCCAGATCCAATTGTTCAAGCAGCATCTGAATTAGGATACTAGCCGGTGTAGCTCAACGGTAGAGCAACGCACCCGTAATGCGTAGGTTGGGGGTCCGAGTCCCTTCACCGGCTTTAAAGGAGTAATTATGAAGTGGATGTTTTTAATCTTATTGGCTACTATTGTTTCTTGTGGAGGTAAAAAAACTTTTAAAGATGATACATCAGCACCCCCTCCGGTAATCTCACCAGATTATCAAGAGATGACACCCTCCCCCGATACCTATGAGTACGAAGAAGACTATTGGGCTGGGATGCCTCCCCCAGCTCCTTCAAGCTGGGAAGAAGAAACCAAACAATTAGATCGTATCAATTTAAGAACTATACAGATTGAAGGATCCTCTCCAGCAGCAGCCGGAGAGGATTTTTCTCATAGAGATGCCGCCTGGGTCCTTCAGTCTCAACTTACCTCTGGAGCAATAGCTTACGAGGTACCAGATACAATTAAAATGGGAAAAGAGTATCAAGTTAAGCTCAGAATCGATAATAAAATTTCTGAGGCACTAACTGAAGGTTTAGGAGAAAAATATACTCTAAAAATTATCGATGTAAGCCAGACAATGAAAGCTGAATTATCTGGTGACGGGTTCCGCATTGATACCACTTATAGCTCATCCACTCAGTTACGAAAATTTGATAAGCCTACCGTATGGAAATGGGGGATTACTCCTGTAAGCGGTGGCACAAATATATTAAAAATGAAAATAGTATGCATCTTGAAAAGAGAAGGATTCTCGGATGAAACCTATGATATCGTAACATATACGGACACTATAAAAGTGGCTGTAAATCCTACTTTTATAGCTGGCAGATTTTGGGAAAACAACTGGAAAACCATTATCGGGTTTATAATTAGTAGCGGAGTAATGACCTGGATAATCGGGTTTATACTGAAAAAGAAAAAAGGCCCAGTCGCTTAACAGGACAAAGCACAGGATTCCTAATCCTGGTCTCGGGGTTCGAGTCCCTGCTGGGCTATTTTAAATAACTTTTTCAAAATAGTATTTAGGTATAAACCGGAGATTAGAGTGTATACTAAGAATTCTCGCTACTCGATTCCAGATGCTGATAGAAAATTCTTAAAAAAAGTCATAAATTCCTTCAGAATATTGAAGTCAAAAGAACAGATCTTCTATGATATGTGCTTTTGTCTCATGACACCCCAAACTACCTACAAGAGTAATTGTATTGCTATTAGTAACATCATTTCGAGTGGTTTTTATTGCAATACCCTGAGCCTCAAGCAGGTGGATTCATTGATTTGGACTACCCGATTCCATAAGGTTAAAGCTAACAGGCTCCTGCTGGCCAAATCTCAATTTAACCAAATCTATGACTTGATTAGAAGCGAAAGGCCTTGGGTAGAAGTAAGGGAGTGGCTTTGTAAAAACGTTAACGGCTTCGGTATGAAAACATCCAGCCATTTCCTTAGAAATCTTGGAGCTATAGAATTAGCCATAATAGATACCCATATAATCAAATATATGCTGTGGGATCCTCCTAAAAATTCGAAAGATTATCTCGAAAAAGAAAAAGAATTTGCCCTGGAGTCCCATAAAAGGAAAATGACCCCAGCTGAATTAGACTCTTTTATCTGGAAAATCTATTCCCAAACTCCTTGGGAAGAATTCGTTTATTGATTTAAAAAATAGCTTCTGATAAGTATATTGTAATAGGCCCTACGCGAAGCATAAAGGTATCAGATGAAACCCCGTAAAATTTTTTTAGTACGTCACGGCCAATCAACAGGGAATGTTGATAAAGACGTGTATCTTACAGTCCCGGATTACAAGATTGAGCTTACAGAAGCAGGAAAAAATCAGGCCGAAATTACAGCAATTAAAATCTCTGAAATCCTTAGTTACAGTGGTATCCAAAAGGCAGCTATGTATTGCTCGCCTTTTACGAGAGTGAGCGGGAAAGCCCACGACTTCAGTCGTGGGAGTACGTCAGAAGCCCTTGGAGTTAGTATGCCTAAGCTGATATTAAAATTTGATATGTATGCCGAAGAACAAGCATTCAAAGATGCTCTTAATGGCGACAAATATAAAAGCGTGATCTCTGATGTACGCTCTAAATTAATAGAACAGTCAGAGAGTGACAATCTTGATGAATTATATGGAACCCCTGAGCATGTTCTTGATTCTATTGTTGACATGATTAATGAAGAGCTGAAAAACCGAGGGCTCTTGGATGAAATGGTTTAATAATTTATTCATAAGAAAACCACCACTGAAGCGTTTAAAGAAATACGCTTCCAGATGTATTCATTGCGGAAAACCCATACCTCACCCGGTAATTAATCTTCCGCTAAAATTTATGAAAACCGCAGAATTTGAATACGTCTGTTCAACTGAATGTTCTGAAGATTATGACCGGGAGGTATTCATCACAGCTTCAGGTGGTTAGTATGTTGAATACCAGGGAGTTTGCACTTTATGTGTAAAACCCATAGAACAAGTCGGAAGCCGTATAATGTACAAAAATACATGAAATCAAAAACATCTCCGAAAAAAAGAAGATCGGTAGCATTAGCTCGAAAAATAATGGTAAATGAGCACTGCTGGAGATGGGAGATACAAAAGAAAAACATTAAATTTCTTTCCCCAGAACAAGACTTCTATATGATGAAAATCTGGGAATTCGTAGAAATGTCGAAAGAAGAATTCGAGGAAGCAAATCGTAAAAAACAGATACGGATTACTCCTAAAGTAATTCGTGGGTATATTGAAGAGGTATTAATGCGCCCGTAGCTAAATGGAGATAGCATGGGATTTCTAATCCCAGGGTTCCAGGTTCGAGTCCTGGCGGGCGTGCCATTTTTTAATAAATAAGATAATATGAACGGTGTCGTTGAAGTAACCGGCAATCTTGTGCTTAATCCTAGAGCCAGGGAATGGTGTAAGCTACCATACCCTAACCACCCCCGTGGTTGCCCTAACTACGGGAAGAAAGACACCTGTCCTCCCAAAGTACCTTTTTTACAGGACGTATTTGACCTAACAAAGCCTCATTGGTTTATATATACTACCTTTGATTTAGAGTCTCATAAAAAGAAAATGAAGTCCAGGCACCCGGACTGGACGGAGCTTCAATGCCGCTGTGTTCTCTACTGGCAATCCCGAGTCAATAAATCCTTAAAAGAAAAAGCCATAGAATTTGTAAAAACAAAGCGTGGGGTGGCACACACTTCCTGCCCGGAAGCAATGGGAGTTGATGTTATCAAATCTCTCAAGAATCAGGGTCTTCCAATAAGCAACTCTTTTTCGGATCTAAAAACAGTTTATAAAGCGATTTTTGTAGGTTATCCTATATGATCATTGGTATTGACCAGTATAAAGTCAAAGAGCTAAAGCCCTTTTCTATAGCATGGCTTTTTCCCTCGATGAATATTATCTCGGATCCTGCGTTCAGGCTCAGAAGGTATCTAATTCATAGGTATTTAGAGAATCTTAAATACCTGGTAAGTGAATCAACAGTTATAGTTGGTGGACACAAAAATTACAACGGCACAGGATACCATTGCGATGATACAGAGAACTTTATAGAGTACCTAAAAAGATACGATATAGTAGTCATCTTCGACTTAGAAGTTGAGGATAAAGACATCTTTATAGGACTAGCTGGGAGCAAAACAAAATGCATTTTTGATCATAGTGAGTCTATTTTTTCCTTACCTAACGAAGATGATATAATGAGGAATGCTGCCGGGATCTCATGTTGTAGCTCATTACTTTCTCAATATACTGACGGCCATCTTGCTGCTATAAATTCCTGGCAGGTACCTGTTTTCACGATATACGACCCTGTCGATACTGGGACCAAGTACAGTAAGCTTCCTACTTATGACCAAAGTAACAAATCTTGTTTACTCGGGGCTAATATCCAGCCTTACAGTGACTTTTTACTTGAAATATGTGATGAAGCAGGTTACAAATTTACATCGATATACAAGACCAATTTTGATAAACGATTCGAATGTCTGGAGTATACTCCCTATTCTTGGATTGGAGATTTAACAAGCTGTGACGTTGCCTTGTGCTATCATGACATAAATAAGTTCCCGGCAAAAAGTAACGTTAAGGCATCCACCGCTATGTCTCTGGGGATGCCTGTTATAGCCTGCCCACTTACCTCGTATATAGAAGCTATAGAGCACGGTAGGAATGGATTTATAGCTGAGACAAAAGAAGACTGGGTAAAATACCTTACGATGCTTAAAGACCCAAAACTGCGCCAATATATAGGTATAAACGCTAAAGCATCATCCTTTCAGAAGTATGGCATACACACTATAGGAGTAGCCTATGTGAAAATGATTCAGAAGGTCCTGGAGGGATAAGTGAGATTACAGATTATAGCGGCTTGTTACCAAAACCAGATTTTTAACTTCAACGTATTTATTAATAGTTTTCTATTACAAACTAACCAAAACTATGTGATACATTTTATACATGATGGAATAGTGACCCTTCCCGTCACAGACTTAATAAATCATTACAGAAACTTTTGTGACGTTAGAATTTTAGGAGTTGATCCCCCAACCGGTGTCTGGGGTCATATAAATAGATCAACCATGCTTTCGAAAATAGACCCAAACGACGGGGAGCTGCTTTTAATAACCAATTTTGATAATTACTATGTACCTACATATGTAGACACAGTTCTTTCTAACTTTAAAGATGATGTGGATCTGCTATACTATGATTTTGTACATAGCCACCAGGATTACAATTATTATAAGAGCTATCCAGAAATTAGTAAAATAGACATGGGAGCATTTGTCACCAGGACAAAAAAAGCTAAAGAAGTAGGATTTAATTCCACTCATTATTGTGCCGATGGTTTTTTTCTGGAAGATTATAAGAAAGCAATGAACCAAAGAGCAGAGTATATCAGCAAAGCACTGTTTGTACATAATTGACTATGAAGTTTAATTTAAACCCAATAATTGCAAATGATTGAAACTAAATCATACGATACCTTCTATAGAAAAAACCTGGATGACCTCAGGAAGATGTTTATCTGGAAGACCAGAGTCAGGGATCCGGATTTAGTCGATGAGTTAATATCCAAGTTTGTGCTTCATATGATAGAAAATGAAATATTGGAGAAGTTCAATGAAAAGATTGCTAAGTATAACACCTACATCACTACATGTCTGTTAAGGTTCGCGCAAAAAGAGGCCAACAAAGAAAAAAGCGTAAAACGTGGTGCTAATATTGTAAAAGTTGAATACGATGAGTCTCTACACTCGGAGGATTCTGATTTAGCAAAGGAAATGGATTTAAAATCAGATTGGAATCTTTTTGTTTCTTTATACTACGAAGATCCAAAGGTGTCGCCTATAAGAAGAAAAATTTTCGAGGAATTAATCATAAAGAGAACACGTAAAGAGATAGCAAAAAAATTATGTGTTACTGATCAAACAGTAAGTCTACACATAAAAGCTATTAAATCAGCATGGGATAAATTCTATAATTCAAACTAGGAGGTAGTAATGAGCACCAGCTCGATTCCCCCGGCACTTAAAGGCACAATGATAGTGACAGCGAAAGAAAAAATCAAAACTCTCTTCAATGAAATCCTTGAGATTAAGAATTTTATTGAGGCAGAGTTTCCTGAGATTACTATTGAGGAAGAAGATTGGCTCTCGGAGTGCTTAAATGATACAACAATGTCCGACAGGGGTACAAAGAGCCTCCCGCAAAGTTCGAATATAGCCATCGAATCTGAAGGTATAGATGGTCCGATGAACCTAGTAGAAAAAAAGACTTTAGTAGATAGGCGCAGAACCCCTCATCTAAAGTCTACTAACAGAAAAGCTAAGAAACTAAATAAAAGAAAAGCTAATAGAGTATCTCCAAGAGGGAAAAGTAGCGCCTTTCGAGGAGTGAGCTGGGCTGAGTCGTACAGTAAATGGAGAGCCAGAGCTTGCATAGCTGGTAAAAGAATGGAACTTGGTTTCTTTAGTGAAGAAACAGATGCTGCCGCAGCATATGATCAAGCTGTTTATAAAAGAACTAAAGACGTTAGCCGGTTAAACTTTCCAGAGGATTATGTCTAAGAAAAACGCAATAGCTTTTTACTTCGATGATAGATACTTGAATTATGCCAGGGCGCTGGTGGGTAGTATAGTAACTAACTACCCATCACACCCAAAAATTTTAGTCTATTACGAAGGACAAAACACAGAGATTAGAAATCTTTTAAGAACTCTAGTAAACGTAGAGTTAAAGGATATGTTCTACAGGGAAAATTTTAGGGCTCAAAAAAAGAGTTTAGGGCCTGTGAATCATCCAGGGGTCTACCTTAAGTACAACCTATGGACATCAGATTTTGATGAATACGATAATGTGCTTTATTTAGATTGCGATACTATTGTACAAAGAAATTTGGACTATATTTTTGAAGAACACGATTTCTTTATAGTTTCTAATCACGAGCCCTATACAATAGTCAGGGTCTTTGGCCAGGATAAAAGGCACGATAAGAAACTACAAAGAAAACTTAATAGATACGGTATTAAATACCCAGACGGTCCTAATAGCATGGCAAACGCTGGTGTCTTTATGATTCCCAAAAAGTACAGGACACCTTTTTATTATAATCTATTATGTGACCTCTCAAAGGATTTTATTAAGTATTGTGCGTATGCCGATCAAAGTATTATAACACTATGGTGTAACGTCTTAAACATACCAATTAGCCAAAGCTATCTGTATAATTATCAGGTATCATTCGGCTCCCTGCGTGACGTCGGGTCTCCTCCCCAATCAGCACGCATTGTACATTTTACAGGACCTAACGCTCCAGATAGTGATAAATTTTTATCGTGGGACTGGGCCTATCCTAACGCAGTGTATTTTAATGAGATATACCTAAAGTACCTATCCGTATACAAAGACTTAGTAAAAAAATATTTAGGAAGTGTTTGAAATAAGGAGTTCTAAGTGGTATATTATAAGTACGAGAAGAAAACTGAAGAAATTAGGTGGAATTATGCTGATGATCGTGAAAAAGGTAAAAGTCGTAGTAAAGCGCCGTAAAGGTAGCCACAGGGGGGAATTTAGGCTTTTTATCTAAAAGCGAAAGCATTTTTAAGATACAAAGCCCTCTGGAGGAATCCGGAGGGCTTTTTTATTTCTGGGATAATATGAAAAAGAAACCTTATATATTTAAAAAGAGCGAAGCTGATATGAAGTCTGACCCTATGGTCAATTTTCATAGAGCTGAAGATGATAGAAATCATAATAGGAGTATTCGACTAACAGAAGGTAAGAAGCAAGGAGCTATGAGACAGTTTGATAACTCAAATGCTCCTCCGGCTCCACCGGATCCTCCTAGTGCTAAGATAAAGAGATAGAATACTCTGACCCTACGCCTTGGGAGACCTGGGAATTTAGCAGAGGAAAGTCGGGACATCGCTGCTGAAGGAAGGAAAATGGGTTAGTAACTCAGATGGCTAGAGTACGATACTTTTAATATCGGAGTCGAGGGTTCGAGTCCCTCCTAACCCACTATTATATGTACTAATCTACTAATTTATAGTTGTTAAACACAAAGGTTTAGCAATTAAATAGTGTAGGTTATTATGCCAATATGTAAAAAATGTAATAAAGAGTTTAAGGGATATCAAAAAATAAACGGTGAATGGAAGTATCTATTTTCTAGAAAATATTGTTTAAGGTGTTCTCCCTATAAAAAGCATAACACAAAAAAGCTACACGTACCGGATGAATTAGGAATCGATATTAAGTCAGAAAAGCTATGCCCAAAATGCAACAAAAAAAAGAAGTTAAATGAGTTTTATAAAAGGGAGAGCGGAGGGTATAGCTCTTACTGTAAATTATGTTGTAGCAACAGCACTAAAGATAGGCAAATAAAATTAAAAAAAGAAGCGGTAGAGTATTTAGGCGGTAAGTGTTTAATCTGTGGATATAATAAGTATTATGGAGCATTGGAATTTCATCATTTAGAACCTTCTAAAAAAGATTATATAATATCAAAATCCAAACTGTTAAATTTAGATAAAGTAAAAAAAGAACTAAACAAATGCATATGCTTGTGCAGGAGTTGCCACGCGGAAGTACACGGAAAGCTAATAAACATAAAAAAATTTTTATAGGTATGCCTTTATAGCTCAGATGGTTAAAATGCCTCTTTGGCATTGAGCCTCCGGTTATATTCTGGGCAAGCCCATGTTCTTTGATGATATGCGCCCGTAACTCAATGGTAGAGTATCGCCCTCTTAAGGCGAGAGTTTCTGGTTCAAGCCCAGCCGGGCGTACCATTTATAAGCAGAGAGGGCAGTGACGTGAAAACTGAAAGCCAGGGCTTTGAGACAATCATGTGAGACCAGCTACCGATTTGTCTATCTGCTTTACGCCCCCGTAGCTCAATGGATAGAGCACGGCGCTACGAACGCCGGTTAGTTCCAGGTTCGAATCCTGGCGGGGGTGTTACTGGTCATCACTTTTATACAGAGACATAATGAAAAAGATGCTATTAAAGAACGTAGAGAAGAATTAGCTTATCTGTATGGATGGAGATTAATCATCTTGGTAGGCGCAAAAAGATTGGTAAGTAAAGAAATGTGGAAAGAGCACCATATTGAGATTTCATAAAGTTTGCTAAATAGCCCACAGAGTTTACATAGGCGATTAGCTTAGTTGGTAAAAGCGTTTGAGTTACATTCAAAAGATCCAGGGTTCAAATCCCTGATCGCCTATTTTTTGCAACTATTATGATGTGTTTCCCTGTGACAGTTAGAGCATAATAGGGAGCACTTATCTAATTCGGTTTTTATTTTTTCAAATACTATTGATTTAGGCTTTGATATATTAAATTCTTTGCTCTTTGAAATATGGTGAAACTCAAGCGCGGCTATACATTTTTTATAGCCGCAGGCAGAACATTTCCCTCCCAGGTATGTAACAGCTTTTTGCTTTAGACTAAGCAACAGCTTTTTTATTCTTATTGTGTCTTTTTTAATTATTTTAGAACTCTTTACATTATAGTGGAGCTCCCTATGGCAGTTAGAGCAAAGTAACACGCACCTATCTAGTTCTTTCTCAATGCGTGCTTCGCTTTTAAATTTTATAAATTCTCCTTTTTTAATTTTTGGGTTCTTATGGTGAAAGTCTAAAACATGTATGTTTTTACTATAACCACAAACATGACATTTCCCGCCCAGGTATTTAACAGCTTTGAGTTTTAATTTATAGTGTCTTTTTTTATATCTAATCAGCATCTCTTTATTTTGGCACTTTTTACAATAAGGCACCCTTAAATTTTCTCTATCTGTTCTTTTTCTGAATTTATCAATAGATTGTTTTTTACCGCAGCTTTTACATTTTTTAAATTTTTCGGAGTTACTATTTAAGTGTAACTTTTTTGTGTTGTGTTTTTTATAAGGCGAACATTTTAAACAGTATTTTCGACTGGATATATTTTTCCTTTTCCCGTCTATTTTAATCCAATTTGGAATAAGGTCTCCGCACAATAAACAATTTTTCATAATATTCCTTTGTATTTTAGTGGTACAAAAAAGTATATTATATTAAAAGATTATTATATAGTTCTTAGTAAGCAGGGGGTCGTAGGTTCGAATCCTACTGTGCCCACCATTTATAAAGGTTATTATGAAGAAAGAAAAACCCGAACTAAAGTTTTACTTTGCTCCTCAAATAGAAATCGAATCTTACAAAGATATCGCACATGACCTTTTATTTAGGGTCTATGGAATAAAGCAATCTTTTATTACAGACGAATCTTCGTTAGATGATTTTAACTTTGAGCTCACAGAAGATGGAATTCAAAGAGACAGAAGAGAAGACTTTAAAAAAATAGAAGAAATCTACGGGGTTGACGTATCCGATGTGGAGGGGCTCAACCTGGCTAAAGTCTGCCAAAGAATTTCCATATTAGGCAAGCGCCCGTAACTCAGCGGAATAGAGTCCCGGCTTCCGAAGCCGGTAGTCGTAGGTTCGAATCCTACCGGGCGTAATGGACAACATGAACAATTTAATAGAAGATCAGTTCGATATCTTAGAAGGAAGCTGCAAAGTTATCTTCAGAGAGAAAAATGCGGGTTACATGCCCTCTCTGAAATGTGAAAACAGATCCATTCATATCCCTCTATTATTATCCCACCGAGAAGTAGAACATACACTCTACAAGCTCTTCAAGCTACCCGACACGACAAAGCATCCCATGAGCTTTTTCTATTATATTGTGGCAGGTGCCTGCTCCCTCTCAATGAAATACCATAGCTGATTTAATATCTTGTCTCAAATAAGTATATTCTTCTAAGGGCTACTCAGTGTGAAATCTTGGGGAGCGTGCCTCTATTAATAATTTTTAAACAGACGCTTAAGGATATACTATGAATTATCAGTTAAATATTATGACAAAAAGTTTAGGGATTATTACTGGATCCTCTTATTATCCCCTTTATGATCTTGTTGCAAAAAATATCCAAGAAGCTTATCAGGGCGAACAGCCTATAGTACCTGTAAGTTGTGTAAAATTTTCGAACGACAACATAAAAGTAAAAATAGAAAAATGTGTAAGAGGCGATGATATCTTTATCATTCAGCCTAATTATCCCAACCAAAATGAACGGTTGGTAGAACTTCTGATATTAATAGATGCCCTAAAGCATGCAAGCGCAGGGCGTATAACAACTGTTTTGCCCTATTTTCCCTATAGCCGATCAGATAAGAAGGATGAAGCCAGAATATCTATAACAGCCAGACTCGTAGCTGACATGCTGGAAACAGCAGGAGCTGACCGGGTAATTACGATGAATCTTCATTCCCCTCAGGTACAAGGGTTTTTTCGGATACCAGTAGATCATCTATTGCCTGCTATAACTATTCGGAAATACATGAAGGATAAGCTAAAGGATAATGTTGTACTTGTAGCTCCCGACACCGGGAGTAGTAAAATGGTAGCTGGATACGCTGAGTATTTTGGTACGCCTGTGGCGTATATGAATAAAATCAGAGTCGATGACAGCGAATCTCCCACCATTACTAATGTAGCCGGGAATGTAAAAGGCAAGAACTGCCTTATAATGGATGATGAAATAGCCTCGGGTAACTCAGTAATAAAAGCTGCTGAAAAACTAAAGGAACTTGGAGCCAACAGCATAGAAGTGTTTGCCGTCCATGGCGTGCTTACCGAGGGAGCGCCTAAGAAGATAGCTGAGTCTTGTATTCAAAAAGTTTATCTTACCGATACGGTCTATAGGGAATCAATCGATAATGAAATATCCAATGATAGTAATATCCAGGAAACTTTTGAATATATCTCAATGGCTGATATGTTTTCTGATGCTATTCTTTGTGTCTACTTCCAAAACTCAATGTCCGAAATCTTCGATAGGCATTAAAATGAAAATGTTTAAACGGTTATTCTTAGGTCTTGCTTTATTTATTGTAAGCGCTATTACAATAAGTTATTTCTACATTCTTAACAAATATAGCCTCCCGGAGTATACTAATGAATAGCGGTAGTATTCAAACTCCCGATCTAAAGACCACAACAGATATAAGCACGCTTTTAGGTAAGCCGCATAAGGTAGTGCTTTTTAACGATGAGCACCATTCTTTCGAAGAAGTGGTGATCCATGTACAAAGATCAGTCAAATGCGATTTAAACAAAGCTTACTCTATTACTATAGAAGCCCACAATAATGGTAAAGCTATAGCGTACCAGGGAAATTTGGAAACCTGCGAAATGGTCGAAAGCAGACTAGCGGGCCCGCCTTTGCGCCTCTGCACCGAAATTCAGGCTGGATAATAATCAACTAATATAAAATCCTTTTAACTTATATTAATAGTTTAGGAGGATTTTATATGGCTAAGCCTGAAAAGTGTTGGGGTGGTGATCCCGGATATTCCTGGGCAAAAAAGGTGGTAAAACAAATGGAATCTGCAAACAAAATTAAAGAGGCTGCTCAGAGAGTAGCCTATATGTTTATTCAAGCACAGGATACCATTCCAGGGGGGTTAGTGGATAAAAATAACCCCAGAGAAATCGCTGAATACAGAATTTACGATAAACAAACAAAACAGCAAGTAGGCGGCTCTTACCCTCCTCCAAAAAGTGAGTACCACAAAAATAGGGCTAGAACTCAAGCTGAGAAAATGAATCAACAACACGGATCTATCCGATATATTGTTAAGCCTATCTTTAGCGATGACCCCTCTCTCCAGCAAAAGACAGCCGTAGAGTTCACATCTATAGAGCCCACTCTTAACCCTAATCGGTTTATGACTGTACGAGAGCTCGCTAGAGCTATCAGATTAGCTATTACAGCCGAGCACGATGCTGTGCACCTATATGAGCTTATCGCTGATTCCACACCGGATGCAGCGGTTAGAAAGATAATGCAGGATGTAGCTAATGAAGAGAAGGAACACGTTGGAGAATTCGAGGAACTCTTAGCTAGAATAGATCCTGAAAACGAGCACCTCGTAGGTAAAGGTGTCCAAGAAGCCGAAGAATTGATACAAGAAAAGTTAGCAAAAATAAAAGAGGAAAAAGATGATTAAAACTATTCTATTCCTTATCTTATTGCTTCTAAGTATATATAGCTGTCAAAGAAACAATAAACTTCCTGAACCAAAAACTAGAGCTCCTTGGAACCCGGACACAACTCTGGTAGGATCTTCTAGTCCTTGGGAACTTAAATACTATATAACCCCGAATGACACTTCTCACGCATTGAAAGTCGAGTATACAAACGAACTCGGCGGTAAACACATTGCTTATGCTATGGTAATCTGGGAAAATAAAAAGACACGAGAATTAAGACTAACCGCCCCCTGGATAGACAAAGCTATAACCATTTATGTTGGAAATCTGGTCGATAGCGATCCTACAGTAGTCCCTAAGTCTGAGGTCGCTTACATGGATAGTTTAAAGGAAAGGTATCGCACCAAATGAAATTAGGTATAATTTTGTTTTTCCTACTCACGGTAAGCTGTACTATAAAGACTGCCCATTTTACCTTAACCGACCCTATCTGGGTAGAAGAAAAGAAGATTGTCGATATAGACACTATCCATGTCCGCGACGGTAGATTTAAAGTAGTCAAATACCGCAAAAGCCTCTTTTAACCGTTCCTACATATTATCTATAAAGCCTGGTAAATCCTTTATCAGGTTTATTGTTAAATTCATCTTAAGGAGCAAAAAAGTGTAATTATCTCCTTATATACGCATACTTATTTAACTTAATTAAATAAGGAGAAATAAATGAAAATAAAGATTTACTGGGGTAGAGAGTTTTATTACTATGTCACGTATACTACCCAGAACACGAAGAGTTTATCTGCACCATTATATCACACCAAAATATTGAAATCAAAAGATAAAAGAGAAGACCCTAAAGACTGGATATTAAAGCAACAGAAGAAAAACCCTAACATAAGATACACATTGATATACTATGAAAGAATCACAAAGGGTGAATACAAAGAACAATTAAAGAAAGGTTAGAAAATGTCAAGCCTCTACATTTTCGGTCAAATTTCAACACAGCAGGAGCTGGAAAAAAGAAGATTATCTTCAGATCCCGCTCAAGGATTTTTAGATGCACTAGCAACCAACTACACAGGTGGTGATGTCACCGATATCGCTTATTACCAGACCACCCAGGAGGAAGAAGATAGAATATCTATCGATAGTGACTACACACTAGTATGGACCGATGGTCAAATCACCGGCCTAGATTTCTCAATTGAATTCGCCAAACAATGGTTAAGATTTAGCTGTAGTGATATTGGTATTAAAGCTAACGCACCTTCTGATTTAGAGATCGAAAACATCAGTATTTGGACTGCGGAAACTTACTCACAGAATGATTATGTCTACCACAATGGAGCTATCTGGCAGTGCGTAGTTGCCAACTCAACAACATCGGAACCGGCTGTCGATAATAGCGATTGGTCTCGTATTTGCGCTGCTGCTGAACTTACGGTAGAACTTCTAAAGCCGGATAAGTCAGGAGTCGTTGCTGGATATAATAAATCCAATAATATACCTGTTACGACTAATACATTAGACTCCTTTTTAAGAATAAACTTCCAGTCAGGAGTCGGTAAAGCTATCCTATTTTTCGGATCCGTGCAAGATTGTGGTACCTGGAAATTCCCGAGTAGCGATATTAGAGAGCTTATCGACGGCACTGATATTAGAATCGATCAACAGGTAGAGCTTGAAGTAATTCTACCCTACTAAAAAAGTATTTGTATTTTTTACTGCAAAAGGGTATATTAGTACTGACGAGGAAAAATTATGTTTATCATGAACCAGAATAATCCTAATCCACAACAACCGCGAACAGAAGGTTCGTTGGGAGGGATTCTTTTGGCCTAGATTAAAGCTCAATAAGAGAATCAAAAACCCCGGCGAACCAAGAGTTCTCCGGGGTTTTTTATTTGTTCTTTGATATCTATTTGGTGGTAGTACATTTCATTGGCAGGTACGCAAATTGGCAAGCGGCCTGGTTGTTACCCAGGTGACTGTCGGTTCGATCCCGACCCTGCCAGTTTTTACTGGGGTGTAGTTCAGTTGGTAGAACGTCTGGTTCTGGCCCAGAAGATCCCGGGTTCAAATCCTGGCACCCCAGCCACTTTTACTTTAAAATGCTTATTCTAATGAGTATATTCTTGTATGAATGATAAGGCTGTTAAAGGCATTTTAAAAAACTCTAAAAAATTTACGATTAAGGCGTCTTTTGATCTAAAAGGTGCTGTAGAAATCCCTACGAGTATTACTCTACCGGAAATGGCACGGTACGCAAAAGTTCGTAGACCTAAGCGTTGGTTAAACAACAAAAGATTGAATAAAAAATTTAGAAAAAATTACGCTAAGTATCTTCCTCGTTGGGCTCTTGAGCACTGGCAGGATTTACGAGAGTGAGCGGGAAAGCCCACGACTTCAGTCGTGGGAGTACGTCAGCATATACCATAAAAGCTATGAATGATATAGTACGCGATGAAGATAAGCGTATTCTTGAAATTCTGAAAAACTCAATACCAAGTACTGGCGCGTAGCTCAGTTGGCAGTAGCGGGTGGCTGTTAACCACCAGGTCGCAGGTTCGAGCCCTGCCGCGCCAGCCAATTTATCATGTTTATTTGGATAGGTAAACTCGGTTTAAATCTATTCTACACCAAAGGAGAATCCTTTGCCCGGTACGATCCGGAAGAGGGCGGTACTATGTATGGGCCGTATACTCTTTGGTTCGAAAGAAGATTTATCTTTATATACTGGGCAATAACGAAACCGTACAAGCGATCAGGTATTAGTTTCGGTAATTAGAGGGGTGTGGTGAAGCGGCTTAACACGACGGGTTTTGGTCCCGTTATTTTTCCCCGGTTCGAATCCGGGCACCCCTTCCATTTTTTAAGGAGACAAAATGAACATCTACATTCTCTGTCCCGTAAGAAAAATGACAGATGAGCAAAAAGAGGAATTAGACGAGTATATCTCTAACCTTGAAAGCCAAGGACATGATGTTCATTCCTACAAAAAAGTGAATCAAAATGACGATACTGGCTACAGTATCGTCATGGGCCATTACATAGGGATGAAGGATGCTGATGAGATACATGTGTTCTGGGATGTAGATTCAAAAGGATCTCATTTTGATTTGGGAATGGCTTTAGTCTTTTCAGAATTACTTGATAAGAAGATTCAGCTTATTAAGTGTTATAAAGACGATGAAGGAAAAAGTTACTGGAAAGCAATGAGTATCTATACCCAAATAAAAAATTTACCAAGAGTTTATGGTGGCTGTAGCTTAACGGGTAAAGCACATCCTAAAAACAGCGGCGGGTGCGAGTAAAATCGGGTATACCTTTGCTGTATGCGGAGTGTAGTGGAACGAAACAAAGGGAAACCAGCGGCTACGTCTCCTGCGATAAACCTGAGGAATACAAAAACGTTGTCCACTTTATGAAGCAGTTTCAACCACGAGAGGATCTGTAGCATGAGTATTAGGCGTGCTATCCGAATTGTTATGAAAGATGGGTCTTATAAGGAATTGGAGCTATCTAAAGCTACCTCTATAAAATCAGATCTTGAGATGCTGCATCTTGATGGACTCCCGGATGGTTCCTGGAGACTTATTTTTTCAAAAGACATTGTGGAAGATTTCAGCAAAATAGAACGATTTGACATAGTCAGGGAAGACTGATGAACTCTGAAAAAATTATCAAACATCCCAAAGGTGCTTTTATGCTTAATCAGGTAGTGGCCGTTGATATTATATCTACACTATCCGATGAGAATAACGCATTTAATGTGACATTAAAAAATGGGCAGTGTATACTAATGCGTAAATGTGATACCAACTATACAGCTATAGCATTTATAAAAGAATGGGAGCAGTCTCGTGAGCAAAAATAAGATAGCCCCGGAAGGTAAAATTTGGGTTTGTGTTTGTTGCGGGAAAACATCCTCAGACCTATATGGAGAAGCAGAAGACACTTCTAAGGGGTGGGATGCCTCCTGTGTGATGAACGCAAGCCTTTTCGATAAAAAAGATCTCGTGTATGACAGCGGTAGAGTAGTGGAAATAAAAAATTAGGCGTACCATAAATATTAAAGAATTCACTATGAAGATCCATTACGGCAGTGGTAACGATTACAAAGAGGGGAGGCTAAACGTTGACCTACGCTTTGACGCAGACAACCCGGACACGCAGCTTATAGCAGATATAACAAAGCAACACCCCTTTAAAGATAGTACCGCTTCCTTCGTATACTGCCAAGATGTATTGTAGCACTTATCGCAAATAGACGTGATGAAGTTTCTTTCAGAGATCTATAGAATATTAAAACCCAACGGTGTTTTTCGGGCATCATTCCCACCCATAGATACGCTCCTTTATATAGGGTATGGTTATAGAGAATTTTGCATTTTAGAGGAAATCAATGTAAAAAGATTCGGACACATTCATTTTCCTGCCTTTGAAGAATTAGAGTATATAGCTAAGATTCTAGGATTTATAAACATAAAAAAATGTAAATATAGAAAATCCGAGCACCCTGAATTAAGTAATTTGGAAAACAGATCAGAGCAGCAGTTTACAAACTATCACGTAGAGTTTAAAAAAGGAAACGTTAAAAATTGATTACTAGTTTTTTTCGGGACGTGGCGCAGCCTGGTCAGCGCACAAGTCTGGGGGACTTGGGGTCCCCGGTTCAAATCCGGGCGTCCCGACCATTTTTGGAGAGATAATATGATATTTAAATTTGATGGGATTATGAGTCATATACCAGTTTTGGATCGTGTGTTCAATACGGTGAATCCAAAGGAAGTACTTGAGTTCGGTACCGGAGACTTTAGCACGAGATATTTTGTAGAGAGAGGTTGCGTACTTACCTCTATAGAAACCCAGAATGAACAATGGTTTGATTCTTCTCAAAAAATCAACCCTAACTCGCTATACTTACCCGATCACGATCAGGTCTTAAATTATGCATCCCGCTTATCCGGTAAGTGGGATATGATTTTCGTAGACAATGATGTCGAGTTAAGATGGCAACTCTTAGACCGACTACAGAAAAACACAGATATCATTGTCTCCCACGACAGCGAACAGAGCCAATACAATTTCCACGCGGTGACCCTCCAGCCCGGCTGGGTAATGTTTGATATGGTACTCTTTCGTCCTTGGAGTTTAGTGATTACTTGTAACCAAGCAGTAATTGAAAGCTTTAAAAAGCACTGGCCCTGCTGGTTTTACGATTCACCAGCAGATAAAAACTATTTATCCCGCTCAGGCGAAAGAGAACTTAGGAGTTGATATGAAATTTGATAACTTCGAAATACACGCAAGTCCTTTTATTACCAATGCAGTCTGCAACAAATGCGGGACAGGTCTTGAAGAGGTCTCAAACGGCTGGTTTTCAAAAGCAATGTACTGTCCTAAGTGTGAAGGCGTTTTTACAATTAAATTAGTTAAAGTGCCCAGTAAAAAAGTAAGCAAAGAGTTTATTGAAGGGTGCCGCAAACAGGTAAAGAAAAAGAATAAACGGGTAAAGCAGGAAATGGAAGACGCATGAATTACAAACAAGTCATAGTAATGAGAAAAGATTTAGGTAATTCTAGTATTAAACCTGATGGCGGAATTATTGAAGTAAAAGACGACAACGGCAATTGGAGAGTAGTTTTGGTTTCAGAAGCCAAACATCAGGGAAAAGACATTGAAAACATTAGAAATGGTCAATTAGTTGGCACTGGTAATAACCAAGACTTGATGGCCGCTGGAAATGCGATTGAAAGGTCTCATAAAAACATATCAGAAATAGCTAACTTTATGCTAGCTGAATCTCATTTCCCTTACGTACTGTTTTTGGAAGGCTCAAATTTCTTAACAGAAACTATTTCAATTCAAAGGCCAGACGGAAGAGTTGTAACTCTTGAATATAACTCAGGAATGCTAAATAGACTAGATAGGTTGACATCAGCAAATTATGGTATGCCCATCAACACCAATTTATGTATGAATAAGTTTGTTAAGCATATTGATAAAACAATTATGCTTCAAGCAACATCTATTTATACACAGGGGAACGGAGAAAGGTGGGATACTAAGGATATGTTTGATGTTATGATTGAAATTTCGAAGACCTCGCTCAAAGTATTGGGAAGCGACATATTCAATCAATTAACAAATAACAACTAAGGTGAATTAATGGCACGAAATGCAACAAATAAATTACTTCAAAAGGCAAAAAAATCGAAAAGTGATGAATTTTACACCCAGCTTGCGGATATAGAAAGTGAATTACAACATTATAAGAGTCATTTTAAGAATAAAGTTGTTTATTGTAATTGTGATGACCCTCGTATCAGCAACTTCTTCCGTTATTTTACTTCAAACTTTGAGGAACTTGGCCTTAAAAAAGTAATCGCGTCATGTTATAAGGAACAAACAAGAGATTTATTTAATACGCAAGAAGATGAAAATGGTTTTTTCTATGCATATACAGGAACTGAGGGCGAGAAAAAGATACCAGATACAACGGATATAGTTTATTTCAAAGGAGATGGAGACTTTAGAAGTGCTGAAAGCATTGAACTCTTGAAACAATCAGATATTATTGTTACTAATCCTCCTTTTTCGCTATTCAGAGAGTATGTCGCTCAATTGGTAAACTATGATAAACAATTTTTGATAATTGGGAATGTTAATGCCATAACGTATAAGGAAATTTTTAAGTTAATTAAGGAAAACAATGCTTGGCTAGGAATAGGTCTTGGTAGAGGCGTTTCTGGTTTTATTGTACCTGACCACTATGATCTCTATGGAACAGAAGCACGCATAGATGATGCTGGAAATAGAATAGTTTCGCCAAATAATTGTCTATGGCTAACTAATTTGGACACTTTTAAACGTCATGAAGACATTGAACTAAAAAGGAAATATCTTGGTAATGAAGCTGAATATCCAAAGTATGATAATTATGATGGGATAAATGTCAATAAAACACAGGATATACCAATCGATTATAATGGATATATGGGTGTCCCCATAACGTTCCTACACAAATTCAATCCTGACCAATTTGAGATTGTTAAATTTAGAAAAGGTAATGATGGAAAAGATTTGTCGATAAATGGAAAATGCCCGTATTTCAGAATCATAGTAAAAAACAAAAGAGTATTAGTTAGTTTCTGTTCAGAAAGCACTAAGGGTTAACAAAAAGGGATGCCTTATCCTATTTTTCTGTTGATCAAAAAACCAAAAGGGTTTTACAGAAAACGGAGGGCATCCCAGTGAGAAAAATAGTTCACGCACAGCCATGTTTTCCCTTCAATGTATTCAGTGAACAGAAGGTGATTCGTGAGTACCGAGCCAAATACGATTCGATTGACCGCTTCCTGGACGAGCATCCAGAGATTCTGAATGTCGTTCATAAAGACCTGCGCCGATGTGGCTCGAGCAAGGGGCGTGGAGCCAGTTATAGCAGCGAACAGGTATTGCGGATGAGTATTGTTATGATTATAGAAGACCTTCCTTACCGCGAGACGGTGATTCGTATCGCAGATAGCGATTTTTTGCTCAATTTCACCCGCATCGGCATGGGCAAGGTGATGAGCTTTAACCAGCTGTGTACGGCATTCAAGCATATCCAGGCTTCGACATGGCAAAAGATCAATGCGATTGTCCTGGATGCTGCTCAGCGCAGCGGCAAGATCACCGCCGAGAGGCTGCGGGTGGACAGCACGGTGTGTGAGTCGAACATCCACTATCCCACCGACAGCTCTCTTCTGTGGGATGTCTACCGGGTACACAGAAGGTACTATTCAGCAGATAGATGCTACAGTACAAGTAAGCTACGGAGCCAATAAAGTGGCTGTTTTTACTGACCAGCTTATTGCAGGACCTATGAGCCAAGGAGGCGATAGTGGGTCAGTGGTATTTAACGGTCAAAATAACGCCGTAGGTCTTCTTTTTGCCGGGAGTAGTACGACAACTGTCATCAACCGCATCCAAAATGTTGTGAGTGCTCTAAAAATCATAATCTAACGAGGTGTAGCTCAGCTTGGCTAGAGCACCGTCTTTGGGAGGCGGGGGTCCTCGGTTCAAATCCGGGCACCTCGATTTTCTTATTTCTCTCCTTTAAATACTTTTATCTGTGGAGTATATTATAATATGCCTATGTTACCACCAAATAGAAATAATGACATATTCAAAGCTTCAGAATTATCTATAGGACGCACTGACGAGTGCTGGCTTGGTAAACCTGTAGGTAAACCTCATGGAGTATATAATTCCCATGAAAACGATTTAGCTGTAAACGGGTCTGTTATAGGCCGTACAACAGCTACAACTACCAACCGGACAGCATTTAGAGCATACGATCCATACAAAATAAAATCTACACCGTATACTGAATTAAACAAATTAATGGAAAAGTTTAGTGTCACAATGCCGAAAGATCTTTGGAAAGATTTGGGTGTAGACTCGTTTTTACGCATGTATTCAGGAAAAAAGGATCCCCCATCGTATTCCCTAACTGCTTATTGAACAACAAGTTAAAGGGAAATTCAGGAGGATCCGATGATATCTATTGGCCGAATAGTCGATCGCTTTGTCAGTACATTTAAACAAAAAATGGTAGATTTATGCCACGACTTCAACTTTTCGCAGCTCAACGCCGAGCTTGTAGAGAAGATGACCAGCAATCTCAGCGAAGCGGCATGCGTTGGTCCTGTGAAGGTGGTCAGAACATCCTGACATTCCGTACGCTTGTCAAATCCCAGAGGTGGGAGGATGCTTGGCAACAGTACAAAACATTCGCCAAAGCTGCGTAAAATGGAGTCTACACCCAAAGATATAGAGGTTGGGACGGATAGCTCTAACACAGGATACCACCCAATGTTTGGATCGAACCTTTACAATCAAATTTTCAAAAACTTGTTTGTTTTATTGATTTTATTTTTCTGCGTAGTTAATTCTCTTCACGCTGCTGATAAGACGTACGGATCCCTGAAGGTGAAAAACATCGTTAAAGTTTATGATGGCGATACTTTTCACGCTAATATCAATAATGTTCACCCCCTCATCGGCGACACAGTATCTATACGTGTAAAAGGAATAGACGCACCGGAGATAAGGGGAAGCCGCCCCTGTGAAAAAGCCAAAGCTAAAGAAGCTAAAGCCTTCGTCATAGATAAGCTTTCAAATGCTAAAAAAATTGAGCTTACCAATATACAAAGAGGTAAATATTTTAGGATTTTAGCTGATGTTCTTATTGATGGTCAGAATTTGGCTGAAATGCTAATTACAGCCGGTCTAGCTGTACCTTACGATGGTGGGACAAAACTAGAATTTGTCTGTGAAAAATGAAACCTTACGGGCGTAAACCAAAAAGTCATAACTACGAAGATAACCATCCTCCCAAAGGATACATCAATTGGTGGGAGGCAGAGTTAGATAGTCTTAATAAGAAGACCGAAAGACAAAAAGCTAAGAAAGAAATACAAAAGGAAATACAAAAGGAAATAGACGAAATAAGTACGGAGGAATCATGATTAAGCCAGTAGTCGCTAAGACTTTTCAGGGTGAAGATTACGGAGATATTTTGTATGGGTCAGAGTATGTTTCCCACACCTATGACTTCGATAAATTAGAATCTATTAAATCTGAAAAAATAGGTTTAATATCTTTAATCAGACCAGACCCCTGGCATGAAGCGGAACGACTTAATGTTGATCTATCAAAGATCAGAGATAAAGTAATTTATGAGTGCCCCTATATCATAGGCAACAGATACTTCTGGATGATACCTACTGCTATTATCGTAAAAAACGATGTAGATCAGTACAGAAAGCCAAACTTTGATTCTGCTATGTTTGAATACAAGTTTGATGCATCGTTTGTGCTAAATGGTATACGAGTACTCTCTCATATTGAAAGAGCTTCTTTAGGCCATGGCTATACTACCTGCACTCTTCCCTGTGATGGTGATAACGAATTAAAAAGATTTTTGGTAAATCTTGATAACGGTGACCAGGTAATTTTCGTAGGTTGGGTATGGTATAACAAGTGAGGACAAATGCAAGGATTTTTCGTAGAAGTAGAAAAAGGCAAAAAATATGAAGGCCCCTACACAGCATTGAATGAGGCGCGGGATACCGCCAGGAAGATAGGCCCACACATTCCAATCTATCATGGGCGCTTAAACAAGAATGATGATGGATCTTACGATACTTCTGAAATTTACCTTATCCCAAAAGTTAAAAAATGAAGATTTATTTAGTCACAACGATAGGTCCTGATATTAAGTATCTGGATCGTTTCTTTGGCTATTATCAGAGACTTGGTGTCGATCAATTTATAGTTACTAACCACCAGCCTTATCCAGATTTTTCATACGATATACTGCAGGGTATTAGTAAGGTCTGTAACCGGTATAATGTAAAAGGAAATGGATCCTGGCACGGACATTTTAGTGAGGACAAAAAGATAGAGATCGAAAATAAAGCCAAAAATGAGGTCTGTGACGACCAGGACTGGGTGATTTACGCGGATAGCGATGAATTTCATTACTTTGATCCTCCTTTACGTGATCAAATCAATTATTGTTCAGAGCATTTCTTAGATTCAATCGAGGGTAGGTTACTAGATAGAGTCTATTCCAGCGGTGACTTACCTTTATTTAAAGAAGAATATTCTTTAGAAGAAATATTCTCACTGGGTGGGTTTATTACACACTACCTGTTAGGTGCCTGGGATAAAAAGGTAATGGCCGCGAAGGCATCGAGAGACATCGGAGGAGGTCATCATGTTTTGTTGCGGGAGAACGGAGAAAAAGTAAACGGCTACCGAACAGAAACATATTTTCCGGAAGTAGATAGCTGTTTCTCCAAAAATTTTGTTCATCATTTTAAATGGGAACATGATTTATTGCATAAGCTTAAAGTAAGAACAGTCCCTACCTGCAATTCCCTAAAATCATGGGCGCAGGAATCAAAAAAGTTTTTAGCTTACATTGAAAAATACAAAAGAATTATTGTAGAAAACCCAGTATATAACTTCCAGCAATATGGGCATCATTACTTGGGTATCTAATAATCTTTTAATCTGAGAGTCATAGTATGAAAAAAATTATCGCTATATCGGGTATTCTTGCATTAGTAGCTACTTATTTCATCTATAAAATGAAGAGTGGTCACGAAAAAGATACCTATTTTTACGATGATGAAATTATCGGTATTTAAATATTAAATCTTAATAGGAAAATAAAATGACCCACTTTTTCTCACCTGTGTAGGTTTCCGGATTCACATAGGTCCTCCGAGTTTTTAAGCCTCCTTAAAGCATTCCTTTTTTAAGTGCTATCTATTAACTATTCACTTAATTAAAGGAGTGCGGAATGCATACCTCATATTCAATTCTGAAAAATACGCTGAAGAAGAAGGCTTTAGGTCTACGTGAACTCAAAAACAAGATTAGATCAATCCAAAGGGAGTCAGGAACCGGGAATGCTTGGAGAGAACAAGCAGAGGTTCTTTCTCTAAAGGCTGACTACCGCCACAGTCATATTGCCTACTGCCTGCTTAGAGGACGAAAATATGAAGAAATTGAGAACCATTGTAGAGAAGGTAACGAACCTAACTGGAAGACTATTCAGGAGATCAAAGATGCCTACACAGCCAAAGATGTATGTGCTAGTGAGGCTTGATCTTTCCAAAGTCTACGGTTTGGTACAAGGAGGCCACGCGCTTTCACAGTATGCCTTAGAACATGAATCTCTTTTTAAGGCATGGGGTAATGGCACTCTCATTTATCTTGGGGTCCCTCATTTGAGGGGCCTCAGGTATTGGAAAGAAAAACTAGAAAAAGAAGAGAAGATTTTTTCGGTTTTTCGGGAGCCAGACCTGGACAACCAAGAAACAGCACTAGCTTGTTTCGATCTGGGAAGTATCTTCAAAAGCCTTGATATCGTAAAGTAGTTAAAATAAATATATCACAAAGGTATATTAATGACTATCAGCCCCCGTACCTCAGTGGTAGAGGAGTGGTCCCTAAAACCAGTCAGTCAAAGGTTCGAATCCTTTCGGGGGCGCTTAAAACTGTTACCATTCGTTCCTTCGATTAAAAGATATGATCCGTATAGAAAAGACATTTATTTACCGCCTTTACCAATCCCTTTAAAGCATATACAGGTAACTGTTATCGTCAAAAAAACTGGTATATCCTTTGAGACGGATAAAGTAGAGTATTAAAATGATTTTTGTTACTGGAGATAAGCACGGCGAATTAGGGATGGGCGATCTTTCTTCCAAAAATTGGCCTGAGGGGAAAACGCTTACTAAAAAAGATTATTTAATAATCGCCGGGGATTTTGGTCTGATATGGACGAAAAAAGATAACGTTGAAGAATACTGGTTAAAGTGGTTGAATGATAAACCCTGGACAACACTCTGGGTTGACGGAAACCACGAGAATCACGCAAGGTTGGCTGAAGAGTTCGAAGATGTGGATATGTTTGGCAGCTCTGTTGGAAAGACTTCTGACAGTGTTTTTCACCTAAAAAGAGGTAACGTATATAATATCGAAGGTAAACTCTTTTTTACTATGGGTGGAGCAAAAAGCATCGACCGGAACTCGCGTAAGCCGGGAAAAACTTGGTGGCCCCAGGAAGTGCCGTCACCTGAGGAAAAAGAAAAAGGCTATAAGATTTTAGAAAAAATGGGAGACCAAATAGACTTCGTAATCTCTCATACCGCTCCGGAGACTCTTATACGCATGTATTTTGCTACTATAGGGCTAAGCTCCAGATTTACGGAGCTGGATTCTACAAGGTTATACCTAGATGACGTGTTCCGTACGTGCAGAAACGCTGAATATTATTGCGGACACTGGCACGATGAATGGGATTCTGGAAGATTCCATATGCTCTATCATTCGATAAAGAAGATAGTATGATTCAAAAAATAATAGTAGTACCAAGAATGGTTATTAAAGACATGATTTTAGATGATTCCATAAAAATATGGGATAATTGGTCTTTAATATCGATTACCACTACAAAAGATGAGACAATTGTCGATAAAGATAAACTGAAGAAAAAAGGTTGTAAAGACTATCTGGAATGTGTATTTTCTGATGTTACCCTTGAGGAGTACAACAGGCTTTCCAAGCATGAAGATATAACTTTGTTCTCGAAAGAATGCGCTCTTAGAATTATAGAGTTTATTGATAGGAACAAGGATCGGGTAGATACATTAGTAGCCCACTGCGATGCCGGTATTAGCCGGTCAGGAGCCGTAGGCCTATTTGCTAACAGATTTCTGGGGTTGGACGAAAAAAATTTTCGGAAAGACAATAATGTCTTACCAAATGTGTTTGTTCTGAACACCCTTATGGAAACCTCAGGCTTAAATGCGTGTTATCAAAATTTCTGGGAGACCCAGCTAAACGAGGGTGTCTCTAAAAAATCAGATTTACGGAGCTATGATGCAAGATAACGTATTTATTGATAAATGCTTAGAAGCTTTTAAAGACTTGAAAGAAGTTGAGCTCATTGCTATACTTAAAACAGATAAAGTGGGCGATACCGTTGAAAACCATATGGGCATAGAATTTGATCTGAAAAAGTATTATGTATTGTATCAGACTATAAGCAAGGAGACAGGTGGTAACTCAGTAGCCTGGGAAGTTGCTTCTAGAGCGATATATGATAATGATCTGGATGAGTGGGCTTCCTCCGGCTATGTCCACTCCGATAACGTAGAAGAAGATATAGATAGATACCGTTCAGTCGATAATTATGAACCTATATGGATGTCAAAAAACTATAAAAAAACAGATCCAGCAAAGGTTAATATTTCAAGGCATAATGGATCCTTGAAGATTCAGTCTAAAAGAACATACAAAATATCAATTACATATGAAGAACTAAAACGTTATATCAGAGACAAAAAAGCTATTTTTATGAGTATGATTTATTCACAACTCTATTGGATAACTCCAGGGAATTTTTAGATAATGAGAATAGCCGCACGCCCCGGTGTTGTGCTAATTTAAAGGAAAAAATATTTACAGAAAAAGGGATCGACTTTTTCTTCAACATTGTTGAGTCTCACGATATATCAGACACAATACTATCTGATTTAATTTGTGTAAGCGAGAGTAACCCTGATAACGTAAAATATATAGAAGATCCTAATATCTTAAAAACAATGATAAATAATACAAAAAAACTGTTTAATCAGTTAAAAAATAAAGAAGGAAACAATCATGGAAAGCATAAGAAAAAGATTAATTGAAAGAGCTATAAAGGAACATAAGGAGATATTCCCTACCACATCTAATGACAAATTTGATGAAAAATCCTTTACAACCCATCATAATCAGATATTTTTCTGGTTTAACACTAAGGATAAAAGCACAAAGATGGTAGTCGAAGAACTACCTGAAGACGTTGGTGAAACAGAGATTCTTACGTTATAATTATCTATTCATTATAACTCGATTGTTGCAGGAGGAAATATGCAGAATCCGATTGTAACAAGCGAGACAAAAGACCACGATACCGGTTTACGCCAGTTTTCCTTTCTATATAACGGTAAAGAGTATACCGTTACTCCTATTCCTTTAAAGGAATGGGAGCCCCGCTCCTTATCCTCTACCCGCTACGACAAACTTCAAAAATTTTTTAAATTTGTCGATTATGTATGCCCAAAAAAGGGCAAGGATCCTTTTTCATTCTCGGAATGGAGAAAATATTTAGATATAGATAGGATAGGAGCAAAAAAGCAAAAGCCCGAGAAAAAACCTAAGCAGGAACCTAAGCAAGAAGCTGAGCAATTATCGCTTAAGCTCGCCATACAGGCTATTGAAAAGATAGCAAATTCTTTAGAAGAAAAAGGAGCCTTCGAAGAATCTTACTTAATGGATATTATAGCTAATACCATCGAGTCCAACTGGGATTCTATTAACGTAATTAGTTTCAGCGATGAAATAGCGAACAATGATATCCCCCCCGAAAAAGCCTATCTTGTTATTCAAGCTTTTAATAAGGGAGCAGACACCGAGCACTCAGTTGCTGAGGTTACGGGTGTTGATGCCTGGACATGTAAAATCATTTTAGATATAGCTCATAAGCATAACCTTATAAAATGACACAAAAAGAACTAAAAAGAGAAATAAAAGCTCTAAGGGCATACTCTAGAAAGATATGCAGGAGTAAAAAAGCGGCACGAGCTTTCCTTGAGAAAAAAGGATTTATCGATAAAAATGGTGACTTAACTCCTCCATACAAAAATTAATAATCATTTAATATTTAATAGTTCATAGCGATACTTTTGAGACAATCGTTGAAAATAACTCAATAAAGGGGAAATTATGTCTACAGATACTTCTTATGCTGGAATGAGCGGATTCTCTATTAACACAACTTTCGAGACCAAAGATACCAACATGGGTAATCCTAGTGGAGACGTTGTGGATAATTCTGCCGGAAACAACCCGGTAAATGGTGCCCCCTCTACTGAGACTGAGGTTAAGCCTACCCAAACACAGGGATCGGCTGGAGGCGGTTACTTGAAGATGTATGCAGGAGCTCCTAGCTGGATTGCTAATAACCTGTAAGTGGCCTAGCTTAAAAGTCTAAGGTTTAGGTTCCGCTGATATTATCTATTGACGGGGCCTTTTTTTTATGTTCAGTCTAAGCAATAACTGATAGCGAGTGTATTATGTTCGGCGATTATTTGGTTTGGGATGCTATTAGCGAAAAGTATTCTAAACAAATTTTTGAGGGTCTAGATAAAAAGCTTTTATTAAAGCGCTTCACCATCTCTATTGGTGGTATCTCAGGAACGCGCAAATCGGAGACAGCACATAAACTGGCCGAGATGCTCATCTGTTCCGGTAAGCAGTGCCATATAATATCTGGGGATGACTATTACATGACTCCCTGGCACACCCGTAATGATATACGGAAGAAAAACAAAGTAATTGGACCTAAAGAGATGGACTGGAAACGCCTGGCTTGGACATACGAGACCTTTTATAACCCACTCTACAATAGGGTGCAGTTCTTTCAAATGTCAAAATTCTCCACTGCAGTAATTAATGCAAGCATAGATAAATCTAGCTGTGATGTATTAATTTTTGAAGGATTGTATGGCTGTCATTCTAATATTCCTTCTAATATTAAAGTACACATAGGAAAGACGGATCCAGAATCTACCTACGATTTCCGAAAGAAAAGGAAAAAAGAAAACGAAACAGACAACTTTAGAAAAAAAGTTGTCACAAAAGAATGTGCTGCCGTCGAGGCTCTTGTTAAAAACGCAGACCATGTTTTTCTGTGAGGTATAAAAATGAAGGCACAGACGCTAAGAAAATCAATAAAATTGCTTGAGCATTTTCTACATAACACTGATGACAGCTACCACTGCATAATATACGAAACTCGTGAAAATATAAAGGCGTTACAAAAAGAATTAGAAGAAACCGAAAAAGCATCAATACCCGATACTCTTTAGATCTTTAAAAGATTAGCACAAAGATTTTCTAAAGCAGCCTCATCCTTGGACTTTAAAGTTAAGTTATGCTTTTCTAATACTTCTTCTACAGGGCCTACCGATTCTATACCTTTCTTCCCTAGTTGCTTAACATCTTGAGCAGCTTGCTGAATTTGATTCATATTACCTTTTGCATGGGCTATCAAGGTAGCCGCATATGGATCTATAGCAGCACATTTTTCAAGAGTATTTGCTATTGTATCTAAGCTGAAAGCTTCCTTAATTAGGCCTTTTGCTTCCAATCGGTTGGCTATTGTGTCTAACAGGGTAGATATCTTGTTCATAGTAGCCGCTTCCTTTGTTCTATTCTTCTCATTTATTTTTCTTATAGTTTCCTTTATATAACCGTGTTGGTCTTCAGGGAAATAACCTATAGCCGAAGGAATTTTTTTAAACCCTTCGGCGAACGCCTCGGGCATTCGGTTAAAGATATCCATCTTTTTATCTTCAGGGAAATAACTTATAGACCAAGGAACTTCTTTAAACCCTTCGGCGAACACCTCGGGCATTCGGTTAAAGATATCCATCCTTTTATCTTCAGGGAAATAACCAATAGACGAGGGGTCTTCATAAAACCCTTCGGCGAACGCCTCGGGCATTTGGTTAAAGATATCCATCCTTTTATCTTCAGGGAAATAACGTATAGCCGAAGGAACTTTTTTAAACACTTCGGCGAACGCCTCGGGCATTTTATTAAATATATGCATTCGCTGGTCTTCAGGGAAATAATCTATAGCCGAGGGATCTTTCTTAAGATAAGCGGACAATAAATCAGTATTCTTTTTCAAGTAAGAAGTTAATTTATTTTTTGTCTCATCTCCTACATCACCTGCAAAGCTATTCATTTTAAATTTTTTTGCGGAATTAAGACCCTCTATAAGAATTTTTTTATCTATAGGACTGTTATTTAAAGTAGCTGCCATGTAAAGCATGTAAGAGATGTTTTTTGAAGGATCTTTTTTTGCTAAAGCTTGCTGCACTTTAAGGCTAAATAAGCTATTACCGGCAGAAATTATCTTTCCTATATCTAATCCCCCATCAATCATACCGACCAACTCGTCGTCTGTAAAGGGAAATTTTCCGCCATTCAAGGCGCGAGCTTGTACTAAATTTATATGACCATCTTCTAATAATTTCCGTAATTCGTCTTTTTTATCTTCTGGGGAGAGACTTGATACTTCATCTTTATATTTAGTAATAACTTGATCAAAATCATTATTCATAAGATTAGGTTTTTTCTCTATAAGAGCCTTGGCTTGTTCTTCAAAAGGAGTACCAGAAAAGTCACTCATATGGAGATTTGAATCAGCCATGTAAGCACCACTATCGTCTAGGCCTTTTACGAAAGGTTGCTCAAGAAGTTTTAAGAAGGCACCCCCATATTTATTAATGTTTATCTTTCTATTGAAAGAAGCCTTAGACTCCCTGATTTTTCCTTCACCATCAACAATAACTGTAGCTTTGATAGTAGGTATAAGTCCCATGGTTTTATTACTTAATAGATACATTTTATCTCCAGGTAAACCTTCACCGTTACCACAGTGACCTAGTATTTTAGTAAGTACCGTAGAACCACCTTTTATGTTGCCTTGATCATCTACTAGGGTTATCCAAGACCACCCTCCCCCTAAATCAACTACTTCTTTTTTATTATTTAAAACTTTCAAATCTTCTTTGGTGAGCTTATTATCTGACTTATTGGAAGACTGAAATTTCTGTATATATTGCTGTAGCTGGTTACGAGGAACATTATCATTAGATATGATTTTTCTTATATCATCAAATTTACCAGCAACTAATAAATCATGAAAGAAATCATATTCTTGGTGAGTAGGATATTCAGGCTTTTCTTTTTTAGATTTAAACTTGTCGTGTAGTACTATCCAAGTAAGGTAGGTGATGATCGGATCATATAATTCAATAGCCCCAGAAGTCTGAGCAGTTACTTTTAACCCGGCTGTATCTTTTTGAGCCACCTCTTTTCGAATCTCTTCAAATTGTTCTGAGGTGATATTGATGGTCTTTAGTATAGACTGAAGATCTGCAGGTTTTTTAAATTTTCTTGCAGCTTCTCTATATCCAAATAAACTTAATCCTACCCAATCCATTATGTAGCCCCTCTTTACAGAAAATATCTTATAACAAGAAAATATTATAAGATTATTAATGGGTTCCTAAACTTTCTGAAAAAAGTATTTGAATTCCTTGTAACAAAAGGGTATATTAGAAACGAACCAATGAATAGGAGTTTATCTTCAATGACTATCGTAACCAGCATTTTTATCATCAGCATGAGCGCTATCGATTTTGATAGTGGCGATGATATTATGCCCGGGCGGGGGTCTCGAAGATAACTTTTTATAAAAGTGAATTCAAGAGAAACCCCGCCGAGCGAAAGTTCAGCGGGGTTTCTCTTTTTGGAGGCAATGATGGGAGATTCTGACTTTAGTGGCTTTAAAATAAATTTAAGGCCACTTAGCTCAGTTTGGTAGAGCAGCGGACTGAAAATCCGCGTTGTCCCCGGTTCAATCCCGGGCGTCCCTACCAGTTTAAGGGCTCATCGTCTAGTGGCTAGGACGCGAGACTGTCAATCTCGTAACCGGAGTTCAATTCTCCGTGGGCCCGCCATTTTTTTAGGAGAATATAATATGACTATTGATGTAGAAGAAATTAAAAAAGCCTTCGAACGAGTAGAAACCCACACACTTAAGGTATCAAACGTAATCTGCACAGTTTGTGGTTGCGTGATAAATATGGATAACAAGGAAAAACCTTGTAGCCACCTGAAGGCCTTAGCCGCCTCTATGTTAGAGAAGAAGTAGTTTAAGCTGGTTGAACACTCCCTGTCCGGGAGAAGGCGTGGGTTCGATTCCTGCCTTCTTCTCTAATTTTCTTTAAATACGGATCTCCAAATAATACATTATTCTGTGCTTTGAAAAGGAGATATCTATGGACACTCAAGATAAACCTCAAAAAAGAGAGTTTGGAACCCATGTAAAAGCGGCACTGAAAGAAATGTGTAGCAGAGTAAATGTCAAATATGAAGATGTTGATTTCTTTGACCCCCAATGGTACTGCTCACACACATGGAATAAAAAAGAAGAGATCTCATTTCATGACTGGCTTGTAGATTATTGGTACAAAACCAAAGAAGCTCGACTTGAGATGCTTCGCTTCCCATCATCGAGAAGAAAAACAGAACTAAAAAAAGCTGCAGACTGGTTTATTTTTAACTACGGATGGAAAAGGAATGACGTATGAAGGGTCCTTGTGAATCCTGCAGATATAAGTTTGAATATCTAACCGGCGAAGTAACTCCTCTCCCCAAATCTGAATGCGCCGAGGAAGAAACCAACCTCAAAGATTGCGATTCATACTTCCCTCAATCTTCTAAAACTGATTTAATCCAGTTTGTTGAAAAACATAAAGGTGATCTGCTGATAGACGGAACGACGGTAGTACGTTTGATAGATTTCAAAACGGATAAAGATGACTACTATTATGATTTACAATCCTTGGGGGAGGGTAGATACTGGACTAGCTGTGTTGGTCGGTTAATACCCCTAAAGGGACATATACCAGATAAAGAGTACGATTCTCTTGAGCATCTTTTTAATTTAAATATCGGTTGGGTACTTGAGGCTCAGAAATCCTACTCACACAATAAAGATAAAGAAAAGGTTTACGTAACCTGGGATCCTCTTTATGAGAATGTAGTTTGCGTGCATAGGAAGCCTGATGGCGAATGCGATAAATGTAGAGCCATCGCAAAAGAAAAAAGAGACAGCTACCATCTCTGTGAAGAGGTGTTTGAGGTCCAACAGTAATGCTCAATATGAGAACAAAAAAAGCATTTGCGAAAGCAGCCTATATTTTAATGCTGACTGCTAACCTGATTACAGCTTTTTCTGTTTACGCAAATGCAATTATAAAGCTGAAGTACACTCTAAATCAGATAAAAAATAAAAATAAAACCATGGGATTTTCCAGGAGATAAAATGATACTGTACACAGCTCCTCGTCCGTTTACGTTGGGGGTACAAGGATTACCTTCCGTGTTTTTAGCCGGAGGTATAACAAACTGCCCAAATTGGCAGGATGAAGTAATCAAAGGATTAGAAGGTACTGATTGTATCATTTTAAATCCTCGGAGAGAAAACTTTCCTATCGATGACCCAAACGCTTCTGAGGAACAAATTACTTGGGAATTCCACGCACTAAACCAATGTGACATATTTTCAATGTGGTTTAGCGATGCCCCTAGCGACCAGCCTATTTGCATGTATGAACTCGGCAGACAGGTAGCCCTTAGACAATACAAAGCTGACTATCTACATGAGATTGCAGTCGGCGTAGAACCCGGGTATAAAAGAGAAAAAGATGTGTTTATTCAGCTAAATCTTATCCACCCAGAATTAGGTGAAGATATTTCTTGGAGTCTGGACAAACATATAGACAACATTAAAAGAAAAATTGATAGCTATTTAATTATGAAAGCATGCTCATGAATGTTTTAATACTCGAAGATGATTTGGATAGGATGAAGCTATTTCGTCGCAAATTTGTGGGATCTTTTATATCTTGATCACGACTTAGACGGTAAAGTCTATGTCCCTTCCGGAGAGGGTACCGGATACGAGGTAGCAGAATGGCTATCAAGGAATTTAGATAGATGTCCGCCAGAAGTTTATGTCCATTCCCTCAATCAGGGCGGAAGAAAATTAATGTTAGAAGTTCTACCCCCAAGCACATTCATATCCATTTGCTTGGTCTAATATATACATTCCGGTACAAGGATAACGGAGGGTTGGGTGAATCGGTAAAACCACTTGTTTGCTAAACAAGCGTCCGAAAGGGCACGGGGGTTCAAATCCCTCACCCTCCGCCATCTTATTTTAATTAGGAACCCTAATAATGCGATATCTATATGGAATCATAGTTTTATTTTCTTTACTTATCATATGTGATAAGCTGGAAAGTATTGACACAAATATTTCTGAAGTAAAACAAGAACTACAAAAACTCAATAAGTGATAACTATAAGGTTTAATTGAAAAATGGCTATAGCTAAAGTAAGACCAAGATGGTTAATAGAAGATTTCGAAGCGGATAACAAGTTTGACAAATTAGCTGAAGAAACCCGTAGACGGGGGCTACAGACCGAGGTAGTAAAATATCGCCCATTTAAAAGCGGGAAGTATAGTCATTTTTTTAAAGGACATGATTGCGTTGTTGTGCAAGGATCTATTAATCTTTGTAGACAATTACAAAAAGAGGACTACTGGGTACCAGGTCCCTGGCTAAACAGCATCGCGTACGAGTGCTCTCGTTATTATGCATCTTTAGGGCATCACCATCTTAATTCCGACTACGTAATGCTTCCCCGAGCAGAAGTCCCTCGCCAAATGGGTTTTCTTAAAAAGACCTTTGGTAGTGAGGAAAACGCTCTCTTTATGCGCCCGAGTTCCGGGCACAAAACTTTTACTGGAAAAGTTTTCCATGAGAAGCATTTTGAAAGCGACTGGGACTGGGTAGAGGAATTCACAGAGCCACATTCTTTGGTCATTATCAGCTCCCCTAAAGTTATTATCAGGGAATGGCGATTTATTATATCAGATAAAAAAGTAGTTACAGGCAGCTTGTACAAAGAAAGAATAGGACCTATAAGCTCTGGTAAATACCGAGAAATCGATATCGTTAACTTCCCAAAAGATAAAGCTGCATTAAAAAAGGCACAGGAAATAGCTAATGAGGGCTACAATCCGGATCCTATGTATGTCATAGACATCTGTGAAACTGCCGAAGGGGAAATGAGATTGTTAGAGATAGGTTCGTTCTCCTGTGCCGGACTGTATGATTGCAACATTTCTTTGATTGTTGATGAAGCTGAGCGGCAAGCTTTAAAGGAGTATGAGGATATTTATGGTACTCTGGAATATGATGACGAGCCACGGCTACGAATACGCTGTACTCCTCCTCTCAATGAAGAACAAACAAAGGCCTTTATTGAATCAATGATAGAAAATGAAGGCAAAAAAGAGCCCAAGGAAAACATAGAGCAGGGCCGAAAAATCTATGAGATACTAAGAAAAAACTCTAAAGAGGATTTTTAATGAGATCGGCGTACGAGAGGCCGAAGAAAAAATGCCCGTACTGTGGAGCAGAATGCGAAGCAGATTGGGTTGATGTAGAAGTAGGGTACGTACAGTGTGGGCCCTACCACTGTGAGCACTGTAATGCTACTGAAATCGGAGCCTACGACGAGCCCCGGGAGCTATCAGAGGTTGAGAAAAAGACCAAATGGTATGCTCCTTACACCCCTCCTGGATCCTCAGCAAATACCTTCCACGGACATCTGGTGGATCACAAAACAGCAGGACTTTTATACAAGCTAGATATGCTCGATAAAAAGTGATTTAAAATAGTTATTTTAATTAGTATATTCTATCAGGACTCAAAGAGGCAGTCTGAGGAAGGCTTGTTAAGTTCCGAAATATCACATATGTATTTGTGGTATTTTTTGGGGATATCTTTTAGGTGCTCATTTCCGTTGCCCTCATTATAAAGGAAATAGAGGTTCCTGACAATCATAGGCATATGAGCTTTATCAACGTAAGGAGGGCCTGGGTCATCAATGACTTCCTCGATATTACCTTTAAAGAGAGCAGCAAACAACCCCAAAAAACCGTGCCCATAATCGCAGGAATAGCGTAATTTAACAAATTCGCCACGGTCTCCAGCTTGTATGCGCTGGGATACTTTATCAGAAATATCTTTAGACATAGATATACCTCTCTTAATAGAACTATATTAAAGGATTATTATGTACAGCAACCGATTACTATTGCCCTGCTGCCCTAACTGTAAGAGCGCTAAAATCAATGCCTATTTCAGTAATGACGGCACACGGTTAACCTGCCAGTGTAATGAGCCAAATTGCAGGACTCAATGGAATCAAAAACCGGAACAAGCCATCTCTATCAACGATACTCGGAGGTTGGACTACATTGAAGGGCAGCTTCTTCGTAAGACTAATGTCCAGATGGGCGGTACCTATTATCTTTCAATAAAATCCCTTGGAAAGGTACCAATGGGCGTAAGCTTCCGGGAATTATTAGATGACAGGATATACAATTTAGAGAGGGATGTAAAAATTGTCTGGCAAAAAGAGCGAGAAGATAACCAAGAAAAAGACGAATGAATGCAATTTAAAAAGCTGTTTAAATCAAGAAAATGGTAAATGTGATATCATTATACCGACAGTTTTAAAAGTCATAGAACCGGATTCTTGTAAGTGTCCTTACTATGAAACTGAGGAAATGAAAAAAAGATACATTAACAGCTTTAAGAAAACAGATAATAATGAAGAAGAAAAGAAACCTAAAAAACCTCGTAGGGGAAAAAGAAATAAATGAATTGATGCTGCCCCATTACAGAGCTTATGACGGCTATAAAATAAGACGTAGATTTGTCGAGCCTGCTACCTGGGGCCAAATAACTCAAACAACTACACCCAAACCATTCAATCGAAATTATTCAAGCTTATTACATTCTATCAAATTCGATTATAAGGATGAGGCGGAAAATGAGAAAAACTGATAAGTATCTGTTCTTTTGGCACGGCTTTCTGTCTCAATGGTACATGTCCGATTTTTCAGTAGCAGGTCGGGTGTATTGCTGTGCTGAGCAGTTTATGATGGCTGAGAAGGCTCGGATATTTAATGACTTTCATACCTTCGAATCAATAATGGCGACAAACAACCCCAAAGAACAAAAAGCTTTAGGTCGTAAAGTTAAAGGTTTTAACGAAGAATTATGGAATGCTAAGGCTAAAGATATTGTCTTTGAAGGGAACTACGCTAAGTACAGCCAAAACCCCGGGCTCAAAGAAAAACTGATTGAGACAGCACCCCTCATTCTTGTGGAAGGTAGCCCATATGATAGGATTTGGGGTATAGGTCTGAAATGGGACGATCCCCGATGTAACAATCCCAAGGATTGGAAGGGAAAAAATTGGTTGGGAGAGACCCTTACAAAAGTCCGAGATTCCCTAAAATAATCCTTTAATAATATCTTCGTGTAAAAAGTAACAATAACAAGGATAAAAAGATGGATGACACTATAAGGTTTAAGAGTGGTAAAATAAGAGGTGAGAAGATTCGATATAAGGATGGGGTTGGGTGCGCCATCTGGCAGCTATTAAAAGATTCTGATGACGATGAAGATGAAGGCGTAGGACTCTGCTTCGATTTTCCAGATGAGCAAACCGATGACATATTAAAAGTAATAGAGCAAATGAAAAAAGCTGAGCCGACAGATTACGTCCCGGACGAAGATTACGAAAAATTTAAAGAAGAGCAGAAGGAAAGAGATAAAAAGTGGTGGGTAAAAATCCATATGAAAATAGAAGACTTTGGTATCCAGTTTACCCCGTTCGATTGGAGACTCACACGCCTTTTGGTTACTAGGAACGACCCTCGTAATTCTCAGCATTTAATGAAAGTATGCAAGGGTTTTTACTTAGGACCAATCTGTATAACATGGTGAATATGGAAGAAGCTGAAAAAGAAAACATCCTTAAAGGATTTCATGAAAAGTTAATATCGGGCCAAAAAGATCTAGACCCGGATATAGCTCAAGCTGTTAACGATCATTTTTGGGAATTAATCGATGGAACTCAAGACAGCAGCGAAACTGAGAGAAGCAGCTAACCACCTTTTAAAAAAGGTAGCTGCGGATGCAGAAAAAGAAGTAGAAAGACTTTTTAAAGATTGGCTACCAACCACTCCTTGGAAAGGTAAGGCTTATGCTGTCGGCGGTTACGTCCGCGATGAGTATCTGAGTAAAATAAAAAAAGATCCTTCAATAAAAGCCAAAGACCTGGATATAATGGTAGATAGCCCTAAGGGGGGTGGCGCAGAAGAGCTGACCAAATATATCAATACTACGTTAAACAAAGAGAATCCAGGATCTGTATCGACTCCTTATCAAATGGGAAAATCTTACCCGATATGGCAGATTACCTTTAAGGAAAACATTAACTATAAAGGTGACCTCTACCAGACTCAGGGCGCAGTAATAGAATTTGCTGACTCCCAGAAGGAATCCTTTCCCGATCCTAAATCCAGGCAAAGAGTAACCGAGCCGGGCACCGTAGAGGAAGATATAATGAGGCGTGACTTTACGGTCAACATGCTCTTAAAAGATTTATCTACCGGTGAGATAAAAGATCTTACCGGGCGTAGCCGGAAGGATATAGAAGAAGGAAACCTTACTGGTCATCCGAAAGTAAACCTGGATGAAATGTTTACGAGCGATCCATTGAGAATGCTCAGACTTGTGAGATTCAAAGCTAAATACAACTGGAAGATCCCACAGTACATGATAGACTCCGTAAAAAGAAATGCAGACCGAATTAATATCATTTCGAGTGAGCGTATCCAAGAGGAAATGGAAAAAATAGCTGATTACGGTAAACTATCCTCTATGATTAAATTTATGAGAGATACCGGTCTTCTTGAGCACATACTGCCCGAGGTAAAAGCACTACAAGAGGAAACGCAATCAGAGAGGCATCACCAGGAAGGTGATGTATTGACGCACACTCTTATGGTGCTTGATAATGCAAAGCCTGGTCTTAATAATCAGATGGCAGCTCTGCTGCACGACATTGGAAAGCCCGCAACAAGATCTATGATGGAGGGTGAAATAAAGCACCACGGCCATGAAGCTGCCGCCTCTGAAATAGCCGAGGGCATAATGAGGAGGCTGAACTTTAAGGTCAAAGATATCGACAAGGTTAAAAAGATGGTTAGAAACCATATGCGTCCCCATGCCTTGGCGAAAGATCTAGAAGAAGGAAAGCTTACAGAAAAGGCATTACGTCGTTTCATTAGAAGCATTGGGGACGAATTGGTAGATTCTCTACTCGATTTAGCTGAAGCAGATCAATTAGGTAAAATACCTCCTAGTAACTCAATTCCTATGCTAAGGGAAAAAATAGAACAAGCTAGAAAAGTACCTGTATCGAAGAAGCCGCCCCTAAACGGCAATGAGATAAAAGAACTGCTCGATATAAAAGCTGGACCTGAGGTTGGAGTAGCTATTGGAATAGTTAATGATATCGAGGACGAATACGTTGAAAAAGAAGGTAAGAAACCTTCCAAAGAATATATGGAGAAAGAACTTATGAAAAGATGGAAAAAAAGGAGGGACAAAATGTAAGACTCAACTTTTTCAAGGAGTTTTACATGTCTCGTTCTTACCGCAAAAACCTCTGGATAACCAGCGAAGGTAAATCCAGGGCGTACTACAAAAACCAGGCAAACCGGAAGATAAGAAGATCAGAATCTGTTCCGGATGGGGGAGGGTATAAAAAGTACTACTGCTCCTGGAATATTTCTGATTATCGGTTTTATGGGAAGGGATGTGACCCCTGGTGGAAATTTAGATTTAAATAACCTTTTCAAAAAAGTATATTGAACTATTCGCACTGTTATCTATACTGCTATATTTGGGGATTATGACGCGCCTCAGAATGTGAGCCGTTTTAGTAATTCAGGCTTTGATTTTGTTCTGATCACGGATTCCCCTAATATTTATGCTCCGGGTTGGAACGTAAAAGTCTTCCCTAAGTTCAGTGCAGAGAATAGTGGTCTTTACAGTAACAAATACTACAAACTGCAACCTCATTTTTGCTTAAATGAATACAAAATAAATGTCTACTTGGACGGGAATCGACATATTACTAATTTTGAACATTTAAAGAGTCTAATTGAAAAAGTAACTCTTGATCCTGATTTAGATGCTCTTTTCTTTAGCAGTAGTGACGAAGAATCCTTTATTGAAAAAATAGATTACCTAATTAAACATAGCCCAGAATCCTCCCAGGAAGTTTTAAAGGAACAAAAAGAACTTTTTCTTAGCGCAAGCGATCAATACCTCATGATAGATAGCTCTGTGATCATAAGAAAAACGCACAGTAAACCTATGCAAAAAATGTTGGACTACTGGCTTGGTCAACTAAATAGATTTTCTCTTAACGATAGAATAAGTTTTTCTTCTACAATCAGTAAAACAGGTTTCGGAAGATTTATGATCCTTGATAGATCAGTACTGAATGACACAATCAATTTTACTTTAAAGCATAAGCAATAGGAGCTACTGATGATTGAAGTTACCGGCATAGACTTGGTAAAGTTTGTTAAGAAGGTGTATGAACTATCACGGCCTCTGGGAATGGGTTTTCTACAATTCACCCCTGACCCCCTTACTGACGAGCAGGCAAAAGGTCTAATTAGTGTACACAAAAAAGACCCGTCCATAAAGCTCAGCCTGGATTATGTGAATGGCCGCTCATGCAAGATGACTGTCTATAAGGAAACTGAAGGAAAGCTGTTTAATAAAAAAGAAAAACTATTTATCCGCGATAACTGGTATGACCACACAGATTCTCAACTTAAAGAGCTTCTGAAGGATTGCGGAGTGAACTATCAAACGGAGGGAAAAGCTCATGCCCCGGCTTGTACCTGCGATACGTGTGAAAGAGACCGAGCCAAAGGCGTCATTAAATAAAGACGCCGTCTACTCGAAATGTATTAGGATGATAAAGGGATGTACCTCAAGAGAGCAGTTGCGTACTACCTTTAATTTCATAGACTTACTAAGTCTATGTGTCCCGGATTCTATCCCTGAAGAGATGCTGATTAAGATTAGAGAAGAATATAATTTGAAGGAAGCGAATCTATTCGGTTCCATACCAAAAAGAAAAGCTGGAAAAAATTCTTTGAATATCCAGCGAAAAAAAGGTATATTAGGAATGAACTTGTTTAAGGGAAAAAAGAAATGAAATCGACATCCTCCACACTACAGTCCTTGCATACCGTGCTGACATCAGCCGCATGGACCTTATTGTATTCATATCTCTGTGCGAATACAATAGTAGCTGGGAGGAACTTCTAACGAAATAAGCAAAAGATACCGATAGTTAGAAAAACCCCTTCCAGCAAACCTGGGAGGGGTTTTTTGCGTTTAGGAGGAGATATGGAAGATAAGAAAAACGAACTCATTGACGGATTGATTGAAAAAAGAATTTGTGTAAGCAAGGCTCAAGCTCGGCGTATGGTAGCTATGATGCCTGAAGAAGAAGTTAGAAAAAGAATAGATCGAGTGAAGATCATCAAAACTCGATAGTTAGATTGCTCTTTGACATTTTGACGCATTGATAGGCACATTAGTTAGGAAATTGTCCTTTTTATATAGAGGGAAGACTCTGTTTCATAGAGTCTTCCTTTTAAGACGGGATAGCCAAGCGGTAAGGCAGGAGTCTGCAAAACTCCCATCTCGGGTTCGAATCCCGATCCCGTCTCCATTTTTCGCTGATGTGGTGGAATGGTAGACACGCCAGGTTCAGGACCTGGTGGGCTTATGCTCATGAGAGTTCGAGTCTCTCCGTCAGCATTTAACTACCGATTAAGGGAGTATAGCATAGCGGCGAATGCACCGGATTGTAGCTCCGGCGGCTGTAGCGGCCTTCCTAGGTTCGAGTCCTAGTGCTCCCATTTTTACATTAAAGACCAGAAACCAGGAAGTGCGCCTGGGCCCGCAGAACCCCGGGCCCTCTGCTGAGGCGTGGCAGGCGAAACAACGCTAAACCTATGAAGCTGAGGTCGGTCTTTACATTATCTCTAACCCTTGGACCGGTACGCCAAGGTCTTTAGAGTCATCGTATAGAACCATTTTATCTGGAAACTTCTGTACGCTCATCGCTCTATCATCCTGAAGGTACCAATACCCATCTGGACCCTCAACAAACTTGTTCTTAAATTCTTTAGGAGGGTTTTTGGTCCTTACGCGGCCCTCAGAAGAAAAGTTTTTTTGACGATCATAGATCTCAATCTTATTAGCCAGAAACTTATTATCGCTCTTTACCCGGTCACCTATAAGTTGCTCAAGTTCAGCTTTGTCTTGCTCTTTTTTCTTAGTCCATGGAAACTTAAAAGCTGCTTTTTCTATGCTATTGCAAATTAAATCTATTTCAAAAGCCTGCTTTTTCATACCTCTATCTTCTAAGATAGAAGCATATTTTTCCAGTTTTTTGATTATCATACATATCTCCTTTTTCTACAAAAGGATATCAAAAGATAATTGCGGAGATGGTGGAATGGTATACACGTTAGCCCGAGGAGCTAATTCTCTAAATGAGATTAAGGGTTCGAGTCCCTTTCTCCGCACTTTTTTACTTTAATTAGAATAATCAAAGGAGTATATTCATATGAGATGATCTTTGACATGCTCGGGTGGTGGAATGGTAGACACTGTGGACTTTGTTTTTTACACTTGACACGTTGTGTCCACCATAATCTCCTAATATTGGTCCTTCCAATAAAAGGAGTTATTATGGAGAGGCTTTGTGTTAAATGTAAAAAGATCCCGCCAACAAAAGGAAGACGATACTGTAATCCTTGTTACCTAGAAAGACGTAAATATTTTTATCTTCAAAAAGGAGGAGCGGCTTACAAAAATAGATACGGTTGGGGATTTTGTGTTTTATGCACTAAAAAAATTAAGCTAAACCACAAAGACCAAAAGTACTGTTTAGAATGCTATAGAAAAGTCTCAAAAATAGGTAACAATGCTACTGGTAATTACAATAAACTTAAAGGAAGTTCTAAAGATATACACCGGGTAATAGCTGAACAAGTTTTGAAGAGAAAACTTTCTTATAACGAAGTTATTCATCATATTAACGGTGATATAAAAGACAACTCTTTAAGTAACATGATAATTATTAGTAGGATGCAGCATGGCAGGCTTCACTTTTTTATAAGGGATCAAAGAGCCCTTATTGAGAAATCAATAGGTGAGCAGGACGAGAATTGCTGGAAAGCCCTTATAGCTCAGATGACTACAACATGGCTGAAAACAGCGGGTGTGAAAGTTAAAAAACTATCAGAGATTGGGTAATCAGCAGCCGAGCCCCTTTAAAATGGGGAAGGTTCAGAGACTATGCACGTCCCTCCTAAGGTTTTACTAAGGAGATGATATAGTCCAGACTACAACGTTATAGCGGCTTGTGAAAGCAAGAGTAGTAAGAAAATCCATTGGGGGTAACCCCGTACGAGTTCGAATCTCGTCCCGAGTACCATTTTTTCAGGAAGTATTTATGAATGAATTAGCTACATTACCTAATTTATGCATTATGTGTGACCATACTGATAAATGGCCTAAATGCATGAGCAATCCTGAATTTAGAGGGCATCATCCGGTACTAAAAGATACCTGTCAAGATGATGTAGTTAAATGCGACAATCACATATTTTCAGGAGAAGTAAAGGAATAACATTGGATAAGCCTAACATAGAAAATATTCAAAGCCGTACTGAGATGGGGAAGAAAGCCAAAGAATCATTTACCCCGATTATTCCGTGGGAAGACTATTCTGACCTGGAACAAAGAACACTAGAGGGCATCAGCAAATGTGGTATATCTAAATGTGATATCTATAAGCGCGACGCCTCAAAAAAGGACTAGTATGCTACCTATTTTTTTAGTAATAGTTATCTCTTTCCTCTTTTTTATTGTCATTCTTTCAGTAGCTTTAGCAGCCACGTCAGGTGATGGCTTATTCATAAGTGCTGCTCTCCTCAGCATCCTTCTTCTTGGAATGGGTATCGCCTCATATCATCAGTACCGCACACAGACAGTACCCAAAACTGAGTACAACCGTTTGGAAGAAACTTGTAGAGAAAGCAAAACAATCATTCTTTAGCTCCGGTGGTGGAATTGGTAAACGCACCAGATTCAAAATCTGGCGGGCACTGCCCTTGGGAGTTCGAGTCTCCCCCGGAGCACCAACAATTAAATGCCTATGTTTTCATTTTTTAAAAGCAAACCCAAAAATCAAGAAGAAAGCGTCCTTAGCCTTATACCTAAAGGATGGCTCGTTAGAGAGATTGCCCAGGACCCTGTAACCGGCTTATGGATGGGTATCCTTTTCAACATTGAACCGGCTCTCGGCGGGGGCTGCTATTACGTTGAAGCTACTGAGGTAAATTCTTTTACAAACCTCATTGGGATATTAGTCAATAGAATAGAAACTAAAAAACATATAAAGAATTCTGCCAATTTTTCTGAATAAGGGGCCGTAGCTCAATTGGGAGAGCACTAGCTTTGCAAGCTAGCGGTCGTCGGTTCGATCCCGACCGGCTCCACCATTATTTCTTATGAATCGATATATTACAGAAAAAGAAAAAATATACAGGAGAGTCCGGGATGCTATAAAAGAATTCCCGAGCCACATTATAGCCTCTTTAAGAGTATCTATGTGTACTCCCTCTGTAATAGATCATTTGAGAAAACACATAAAAAAAGAAGTAGGAATAATATACATCAGTTATGAAAATTACCAATATTTTTTTTGGTATGGTGAGCCAGAACTTAATGAATTGATACGACAAATCATATGAGGTATAAATGGGAAAGATCTTAGTTATTGTTGAGAGTCCTGCGAAGATTAAAAAAATACAAAGCTACCTGGGATCCGGGTACGTGGTTAAAGCTTCCTTTGGGCACTGTTACCAAATAGATCCTAAAGGGCTTTCGATTGATGTTGATAACCAGTACGCGCCTAAATATGTAATAGCTGAAAAAAAGAGTAAGGTAATAAAAGAGATCAAAGAGGCGGCTAAGAAAAGCAGTCTCTGCTACATAGCTTCTGACCCTGATAGAGAGGGAGAAGCAATTGGCTGGCATCTAGCTAAATTTGCTATTAAAAACGCTTGCCCTATCAAACGCACCACATTTCATGAGATCACAAAATCAGCTATACATAAAGCCTTTGCCAATCCAGGCGATCTGAATGAAGAAATGTATCACTCACAGCAAGCCCGTGCTGTACTGGACCGGCTAGTAGGATATGGTGTTTCTCCTGTATTGTGGAGAAAAGTATGTAAGGGTACGAGCGCCGGTAGGGTACAATCTATTGGGTTGATGCTCATAGCAGAGAGACAAAAAGAGATAGACGCCTTTAAACCCGAGGAGTATTGGGAAATTGAGGGGACTTTTGCTACTCCTCGTAAGGATAGCTTTAAGGCTTCTTATGTAAAAAAAGAAAAGATTAAAAACGAAAAAGAAGCTACAGAAGTTGTCGATTCTATAAAGGCTGAGGATTCCTGGAAAATTAAAGATGTAAAGGAATCTGAGAAAACCCGTAGCCCCTATCCTGTCTTTAACACCTCATCTTTACAACAATTTGCTTCCGCTGTTTACGGCTGGCCTGGTAAAAAAACGATGAGCGTAGCTCAGAAGTTGTATGAAAGCGGACTAATCACATACATGAGGACCGACTCACTAAATATTAGTAAAGAAGCTATGGTCGCTGTGAGAGACCATATAAAGGGGTCCTATGGTAATAAATATCTACCTTCTAAACCTCGCTTATTTAAAACTAAATCCAAATCTGCTCAGGAAGCTCATGAGGGCATTAGACCTACTGACTTAAATGTAGTGAATGCTAACTCTCCGGACGAGATAAAACTATATAAAGGTATTTACCAAAGATTTGTAGCTAGTCAAATGGAGAGCGCAATCTTCGACACGATGAAGATTACCGTCGAAAGCGGGTCGAAAAAGCATGAGTTCCAGACAAGCGGTCAGAAGTTAAAATTCGACGGATTCTTAAAAGTTTGGTCCTTCGGCTCTTCTAAAGATCAGATCTTGCCTGAAATAAATAAGGGAGAGGATTCGAATCTTTTAGTAGTGGATCCTTCTCAGCATTTTACCCAACCGCCGCCACACTACAATGATGCCTCCCTGGTGAAGACATTAGAAGAAAACGGTGTGGGTAGACCTTCCACGTATGCTTCCATTATCGACACTTTAATAAAACGAGCATATGTTGAAAGACAAGGCAAAAAGTTTATAGCTACAGAACTCGGGACAACAGTAAGCGACTTTCTTAAGGGGGCATTCCCCGAATTAATGGACACAAAATATACCGCCCGTATCGAAGATAAACTTGATGAGATAGCTGCGGGTACGTTAGTATGGTATGAAACTGTAGATGATTTTTACAGCGAATTACAAAAAAGAATCGGCGCAGCAAAAACAGCAAAAAGTATGAAGAAAGCAGAAGAGACAGATATTGTCTGTCCTATATGTAAAACTCATAAGTTAGTAATACGAAAAAGTCGCTATGGGGAGTTCTACGGATGTGCCGGATTTATGGAAAAAGGCAAGGCTAAATGCAAAGCCACCTTTCAAATAGGTGATGACGGCTCCCCCGTCGTTAAAAAAGTTAACTACTTAAAGGACTCCTCGGGAAAACCTTTTAAATGTGATAAGTGCGGAAAGCCCGTTGCTATCCGCAAGTCTACAAAGACAGGTAAAGAATTTGGAGGGTGCTCAGGTTTTCCAGCATGTAAGAGAATGTTTGATATGGAATGTAATCCTATTGAATTTAAAAGAAAAACATATGGGAAGAAAAAATGAATTGTTTTAAACTAGACTATTCCAAATATCCACAGGATCCAGACACTGGTTATATCTTCACTGAGGAAGATACTATCTTAGGAGATTTTGGTGATCATATACTTGTAAGCTGCCCAGCTAACGATGAAGACTATATAATTAAGTACGACTATGATAATGGAAAAAAGGTACTTAGAAAAGAAGCTAAATTGGTAAAATAATGAGCACATCAGTAATTATACTTTGCCGAGATCAGCAAAATTTTGTTAATTATGCAATAGCAAAACTCTGTGAGCAAACAGTACTACCTCGAAACATCATTGTCGTAGATGATGGTTCCATAGAACCTTTCTACCCAATTGTGGATACCCTTGTGACAGTGATCCGTAATGAAAAATCAGTAGGAAGAGCCCGGGGGAGAAACATAGGTATCAACAAAGCACTCACCATGGGTAATAATTATCTGGTATTCTTCGACGGAGATTCTTTCCCAGCGAATAAACACTTTATAGAAAATTATGAGAAAGCTTTCTCAGAGTATGGTAGTGAGTGTGTGGGCTTCTACGGAATGAGAGAGCATATACAACGGCCTGAAGATTTTGAAGAGTTCTTAAAAGACGATGAGTCCTGTTGCTATATGCCAGTAGATAAGATGCCCTCTTCTTTTTTGAACTCGAACAGCGACAATCTTTACGATAACCTTTATTTTGAGCGCGAGCTCGATTATAAAGATTATCGGGATATCTCAGGAATAGTAGATCTGTATAATAAAATGACTTCATTTAACGAGAAGATGGATCTTATCCTTACAGGTAGAATTACTTGGTCATGTAACTTTGCAATAGACGTTCCAGGCTTAAAAGCAATAAGAAGAATAAACGATGATCTATTCTACTTCGATGACACTGAATTCAAATCCTGGGGCCATGAGGACGTGGCCTTTGGGGTAGATTCTATGTTTGCTGGTGTTGAGTGTAGGCTGATAACAAACACATACATTAAGCACTTTCTCCACGAGAGGGCACCGGAAGATACAGTCGTAGGGAGAACTGCGGGTAGGCACAAAATCATGAACAGATATAGAAAACACTTAATGAGAAAATTAATAGGATATTAAACAGGCCCGTAGCTCAATTGGTAGAGTCCTGGTCTCCAAAACCAGTGGTTGGGGGTTCGAGTCCCTTCGGGTCTGCCATTTTTCGTTATTTTGTTCACAACTAATAATCTCTTAATAGGCATTCTATTATCGTCTATCATACAAACGGAGACGAAGAATGTCAAAACCTAATTACCAGGAATTTTTTTACAACCAGGGTAAGCTCATAAAGGTATTATTCGCATCAAATGGAAACGGACACTACAAGGTAAAAATACTATCTCCTGAGAAGATAAATGAGCTGCCGATGGATATTGACCGGGAGACGGTTGAGAAAGCTTTAAGTAAACTGCATAAGCTACCCCGCAACAGAGCTGACGAGAGCACAGACATTATTTCCTATCTGTCAAATATTTTAAAATCTGCATAAATGAATTTATGGTGGCCGTAGCTCAACCGGGTAGAGCACCAGATTGTGGCTCTGGTGGTTGGGGGTTTAATTCCCCTCGGTCACCCCATTACGCCCAGGTAGCTCAGTGGTAGAGTACTACCTTGGTAAGGTAGGGGTCGTGAGTTCAATCCTCATCCTGGGCTTTATTTCTTTTATTTATAAAGCTATCAATTCTTTTCTTGAATTCTTCTTTTTTATTCTTAACCTCTGTATCCGCTTTAGTCTTAATACTTCTACTAATTGTAAAAACTTCTCTTAAAGTCGATTCTAGCTCTTTTCGGTTATCCAAGTAAATTTCTTTGATCTCACTAAGAGGTAAAATTTTATTATATGAAGGATAACGAGATGAAAAATGGTTGAGAGCTAAACTTTCTAAGTAGTCCATTTTATTACGTAAGTAGTTAGAAAACTCACCTTCTTGAAAATCGAAATAACCGTTTTCCTTAAAGGATCTTCTTATTTCATCTTTAATAATATGCATTACTTCTCTTAGTACACTACAGAAGAGTTCGTAACGAGTAGTCTCCCTGAAAAATTGCTCTTCTATGCTAATATCTCCGTTTTTATTAAGCTCTAGATCTTTCAATTTTTTAGTAAACTCAGTGGTAGCAGTGGTCTTGACTTCGCTTAACTTCTGTTCAGCAAAATTCATCTGATCCTTTAACACGCTATCTTTTACGGCCACGTATTCTATTTCAAACTTCTCTCTTAATGCTAGTACATAAAAAACGCAGTCAATACAATTTCTTTCCTGAACCTTAACGGTACTCGATTTTTGATTAGCTTCTTTAATATTATTCTTTTTATCTCCGTCATCTGTACCGCCTATTGATAAAGATTGTTTATCCCATTTTATTTTAGCAAAAAGAGAAATAATTACCGCAGCTATTACAAGGAGAGTGGATAAAGAATAGGAAAGCAAAGGATGTAAGCCTTGTAAATATTCGAACATTGTTTCACCCCAATAAAATTTATATAAGCATTACAAGTAATAAAGTGGAAAAGATTAGAAGATTATTACTAATATCTGCCTAATATTCTAATTTAAATAATCTTACCCAATTAGTATATTATGATATAGAGAAAGGATAAAACATGACTACGCCACTAAGAGTCAATAAAAATTGTGCACGGTGTGGAAAATACGTTTTTCGTATAGGATCTTTTCCTACAAAAGAGCCTAAAAAAGAGCTAACACGTATGAATGCAACAGCTGCTTAAGGTTTTATTCTTATTTATCACAAGGAGTTACGAACCCAAAGGTTATACTAATAAATAACGAGGTAAAACCGAGGCATGAAAAAGCCAATAACTAAGCCTATCTATTACACGGAAGAAGATATAAGGGACCTTTATGAAATCTTTAAAGATGAAGAAAAGAGGTTAAAGGAGAAAAACCCTTTTGTTTATCTTTTTGAGAAAGAGGGCTTCCACCATGAAGTCTTAGAAGGTTTTTTGAATTTTTTAAGAAAGTATGACGTTAATAGTGGGGCAACAGCAAACTATAAAGGTATTTGTTTTATAGAGGGCATCGCTGAAACTACAGTAGCATTTACGGAAGATCTATACCAATTGCTATTTATATGCGATAGAAAGAATCTACCTACATACCTTAATAACAATATTTTTGGTAAATTCGAACATTGGAGAATCTTGACTAAACAGTAGGAGGGTTAAAGCGTAATTTGGTTGACCGCTCCGGTCTTGAAAACCGGTCACCTTCGGGTGTTGGGGGTTCGAGTCCCTCACCCTCCGCCATTTTTTATACTATGAAAAATACAAAAAGTAAACCAGATACCGGTAATTCTCTTTTAGATATCTACTTTTGTGATATAAGTAAATATAAAAATTTTAGCTATGAACAAGAGAAAAACCTGGCAATTCGTATAGCAAAAGGGGATAAAAAGGCCGAGGAAGAACTAATTCTTGGTAACCTCCGTTTTGTGATAAATGTAGTAAGTGTTTACCAGCATCAAGGGTTGCCTTTAGAAGATCTGATTAACATCGGAAACATCGGACTTATTAAGGCAGCTAAAAAGTTTGATTATAAAAAAGGGTATAAATTTATATCTTATGCTGTCTGGTGGATTAGGCAGCAGGTTTTAGAAGCGTTAGCAAACCAAAGTAGGATTGCTCGGATACCTATTAACAGAGTGCCTATTTTTGATCAGTATAAGAAAGCCATTATTAAGCTACAGCAGGAGCTTAGGAGAGAACCGGAACCCTCGGAGATAATGGCTGAGCTTAATATCGATAGCTATAGTGAGTACCAATGGCTTCATTCTATGTATACTCCTTATATCTCAATAGATTCTCCTATCGGGGAAGGAAACGCAACCGTTAAAGATACACTGGAGGATCAAGATACGATTACTGCAAACGAATTTCTTCACGCGGAGACAACTCAAAAATTAGTAACTGAGTTGTTGCAGGTACTCTCTGAAAGAGAAAAAGAGATATGTAGGCTTCATTTTGGCCTATATGACCGACATTGCTATAATCTCCAAGAAATTGGAGATAAGCTTAATCTTACAAGAGAAAGAGTAAGACAGATAAAAGAAAGAGCTATTAGAAAGCTTTTTCACCATGCTACTGTAAGAAAAATGAAAACCCAATTAGTAGAATTCTAATTATTTGTTAATAATTTTTTTAAAAACATCCATAGAATTGGTATATTATAGTAATAAGCGGGGGTGGCGGAATTGGTAGACGCCTCCCATCCAGGTTCGGGAGAAAACAAACTGACCGGGTTAAGCGAGACCGGTTGCACGCCTCTACCTGGGTTCGGGCCTGAACAGAGCTAGCTATAGCCCGAACAATGATGAGGAACCGTAATAACGGAAACCCTAGCGTCTGAAAAATAATCCGGTTAGGGATAATCGCTGTGGGTTCGAATCCCACCCCCCGCTTTTTTTATTAGGAGCAAATAACGAAATGAATGGCATCAGAATAAGAGATAACGAAAATATTGAAAAAGCTATCAGGCGCTTTTCCAAAGTAATTGATAATGGCGGCATTCTTTCTGAAATGAAGAAAAGAAGAAGATTCGAAAAGCCGTGTATTGTAAAACGTGTACAAAGAGAATCGGCCAAAAGAAAATTAGAAATGCAGAAAAAGATGGAAGAAGGACTGATTAAGCCAAAGTCCAAAAAATAAAATAGGCTTGATTCCTTCCTTAGTGTTTTCCATAATAGAATATTTTTAATGCCGGTGTAGCTCAGTGGCCAGAGCAGGGGTTTTGTAAACCTCTGGTCGGGGGTTCGAATCCCTCCACCGGCTTTAATAATTCATTCATAATTGTGCCTACTATAAATTCCGGGGCGGTAGCTCAGTTGGGAGAGCGCGACGCTGGCAGCGTTGAGGTCCGGGGTTTGAACCCCCGCAGCTCCACTACTAATAAAATAGGACTTCTATGTTTGAGGTTGAGGCACGAATCAACAACGATAAAGGGATCCACGCAAGGCCTTCCCGTGATATCGTTGTTTCCTGCCGCAATTACAAATCTACAGTAACACTTCGAAGAAAAACAAACCCTCACATATTCCCAACTAATAATATCCTCTACATACTTACCGCTGCTTTCTTACAAGGCGAAGTTATCATAGTTCGAGCGGAAGGACCCGACGAAGTCCATGCAGCAAAAGACATAGCATATCTTATTCAAAATTTCAAATATTGCTAGCTGTAGTTTAAATAGTAAAAACAGATAAGTATATTGTTAACGAGGTTTACATGCCTGAGTGGTGGAACGGCAGACACGCTAGACTTAGTAAAGTGAAGTAACTATTCTGTAAGAATTTTCTATTACTTCTCTAGCAAGATTTTTACCCCCACACCTAAGGCGAACTATAGGAGTTTTTCTATCTTTTTCAACAATAAAGGAGGCTTCTGGAAAGATATCAAATAATTTTTTAGTTCCTGTTTTTTCTTTAGCTATTATTTGTATAGCGATTCTTTTAACTTGATAAATCCTTTTTAGCGTATTAAGGACCAAAAGAATGAGGGCGGGATCTGTATTACAGAAATAAAAAGCATTTGTTTTTTCTGTATGCCAACCTTCACAAAGAAAAGCAGAATGCCCGGCAATGGATAATTTACTTTGTAACTTTTTTTTGTCGGGTCTTGTATGACTCTTACGGGCTAAAAAATTATATTCTGAGGCAGTACGCATGGGTATTTGGTATTTTTTTAAGTAGCTCCTTACAGTTTTGTGGTTAACTCCAAAGAGTTCTCCTATTTTATAGGGTGTAAGTTTTTGCTGTAGATAGTATTTTTTAAGAAGTTCTTTTGAAATGTTCTTCATATCCTGAGCACCTTTCAAGTAATTGGGAGCGTGAAACCTGACTATATGCGGGAAACCCGTAAAGCCTACAGTACTATGAGTCTGCCAACTTATTAGCAGATTATTAGTAAAAATCTGTATGGATAATAATCGGCAATCCGCAGGGAAGTCTTAGTGACCCCTCAGAGACTATACGTCAGGCCCCTACAGGTAAAACTGAGGGTGAAGATATAGTCCAGACTACAACCGAGAGGGCCTGGGAAACTAGGAGTAGTAAGAGGATCTAGTGCCGAAAGGTGTGGGGGTTCAAGTCCCCCCTCAGGCACCAATATACAGGGGAGTATCGATGCCGTGTTTAAAGGGATCTACTGGTATATGCTGTAAGGACGACAGCTTCCCTCCTTCTCCTATTAATCCTGACAGCAAATATTTCAAGTTTATGAAGGATGAAATAGAAGAAATCGAGAAGTATAAATGGATCAGAAGTGAACAAGAAGGAAGAGACCTAGATGAAGAAGCTTGTGAAGAATGGGTCAATAAGTACGCTAGAAGGTTCCGGGAAGAATGGGAAAACAAGCACGGTAAGATATAAATGAGACTTTGGTCTATACATCCTTCCTATCTTGATCAAAAAGGTTTAGGAGGTTGCTGGCGAGAAGCGCTCCTAGCCCAAAAAGTTTTACAAGGTAAAACGATAGGTTATAAAAACCACTCGCAGCTCATCCGCTTCCAATCTATGCCTGATCCTCTTTCCTACATTTCCTGCTATCTTACCTCAATTCACGAAGAAGCTGCAAGAAGAGGGTACAATTACGACTCCTCTAAGATCCTACCTTTCAGTGAAATTATAGATAAAATTCCGGTAACTCACGGGCAACTGTTTTATGAGTTCAATCATTTAATGCAGAATAAACTTAGAAAAAGATCTCCTGAAAAATATAGTAAGTACCAAAACATAGATAACCCAGAGGTGAATCCTTTTTTCAAAGTAATTCCTGGACCCGTAGAAAAGTGGGAAAAACAGCTTTAAAAAAAAGATTTATAAAAATACATTAAGATACTGGAGGCGTATGCTAACGGTAAGCGAAATCCCTGGAAAGGATTCGGCCTTCGGGCCTTGGGAGTTCAAATCTCTCCGCCTCCGCCATTCTTAAAAGGATAGACAAATGCCTAACGTTAATTTTTATAGAAAAAGAATTACTCAGGTCATGAATAATGCTGTAAGTCTTCTCTCTAAAGAAGATGCAGGTATTCTAATAGAAGAACTAATAGAAATCTTGAAGGATTTTAAGAAAAAATTGGAGGATACTAAATGAACCCTCTTTTCTCAGACGCTTTTCGCATATTAGGGGAAACGCAAAATGAGCTAAATGAATTACATAATTCAGGATCCCTATCTGCGAACAGCACCATCCTGCAGAATAATAATGTTTTGATCAACATCTTCAAATCTATTTGTTCTGCACCGGATATGATTGAAGAATATTACAAGGAATCCACTGAGGGTAATTACGACTGTAGTGATCATTTAAAAACCCTGTATAACCTGGCTAGAGAATGCGAACATATCACTGAGCTAGGCACCCACCGAGGGAACTCAACCATAGCTTTTGTAAGAGCTCGACCTTTCATATTACACACATATGATATTAACGAACATCCAAGAGCTAAGCAAATTGAAGCACTAGCCTTATGCATGAACATCGATATGCATTACCACATAGAAAGCACCCTTGAAGCTAATATAGAGGAAACGGATCTTCTTTTCGTAGATTCTCTTCACGTATACGATCAAGTAAAAAATGAACTTTTACGCCATGGTAATAAAGCAAGAAAATATATAGTTTTTCATGATACAGAAACATGGGGTAAAAGAGGAGAGTTTAATAATAGAGGTATATTAGACGCCATAGATGAGTTTATGAAAGAAAACGACCATTGGGAGTTAAAAAAGCATTATTCCAATAACAATGGATTGACAATTTATGAGAGAAAAAAGGAACTTATCAAATGATGAGAAGACCAAAGCTATAAGATGGTGGCAGGAGCAGGAATTCTTACACCCAATGACCTGCATTAAAAGCAAGCATAAGAAGTTAGAACCCAGGATTAAAGATGAAATTTTAGAACTTTTTTGCAGCGATTGCGGGTATACTCAAAAAAACATACCTAGCACAGTATACGACCTGTACTTATCTAGAGGAAGGTTTCAAGAAATATGGAATATACGACGAAGGGATTCTTCAAAAAATCAAAAATAGCGATGCGCTACTGGCTCCTCGGGAGAAATTACAACACAGCCCTTAAGGCTATGGAGCTAGGGCTAAAATGTCATTCCGGAAAAAGAAAAGATAGTGTTACTCCTGAATTTCAGCACCAGCTTTCAATAGCTAACTATGCTAAAGCTTTTGAGCCCACGCTGCTCTACTCCGAAGAAACTTTAGCTGTGATTTTTCTACATGATGTGCTAGAAGATTGTGACATAACCTCCAGTTATATAAAAAATGAATTTGGTGAAAGAATTCAGTTATCTGTAATGGCTATGACAAAAAAGTATGAAAATGTAAAAAAGGATATAAAGCAGTATCACCATGAGATATCACAGGACCCTATAGCATCCCTAACAAAACCCTGGGATAGGATTAATAATATCCAAACAATGGTTAATGTCTTTACGGAAAAAGGGCAAAAATGGTATATAGAGGAAACTGAAAATTTTATACTTCCAAGCATTAAAAAAGCAAGGCGCTTATTTATACAGCAAGAATCAATATACATGAACGCTAAAGTAATGCTCTGCAATCAAATGGATTTAATCAAATTAATACATACCGAAAGAGGTATGGACTAAATGTCTGAAACTGCCTATCACGGATTCGAAAACGATACTTTTGAATTCTGGGATACTCTAATTATTCCAATTGACAAGTTTGAGATTCAGTACTATTCTATTAAGTGTTATAACTGGTGATAAATAATTTTAATTTATTTGTAATTTTATGTAAAAATATAATTGTATAAATAATAATAAAATCTTAACATTTAAAGATATTTTATGGTAACCTATAAATTTAAAATACAAATAAACATTAACGAAGATTACATTAGGCAATTTAATAATGTAATTAGATTTTCGTATAATAGATTTAAGGAAAATCCTAAAGCTAAGTTAAGCGATATTGAAAAGATTGTTAAAGAGAAA